AGCGTAAAGAGTAGTGGTGACCTCATTACCGACGCTGTCGGCCATGCTCCAGTTGCCGAGAACCAGGCTATTCGAGTACACATCCAGAGGGTCCGCCCCATCGCCATCTCTTACCACATAGCTAAAAATAAGTCTGTCCGTACCACTGCCAGTCTCGTAATAGGCATAGGCGGCGTTTCCCGTCGACCCACAATTCAGCAGTAGAGCCATACGACCGTCACCTGGAGTAACTATAACAGGCTCAGTCATCTCTATTACAATCGGAATTACACTGCCTTCTTGATAAGTGCCTGCAGGTATATCGGAAATGACTCTGTTTGCGGATGGGCAAAGAGTGTCAACGTATATACAAGAGCTGCCAGATAATGAAGCATCTTCACCTGGAGCCGGTAGCGTCATGACTCCGACCTCACCAGAATCCACACCCACTACTGAGCCGGACAGCGCTGCAGTGGAGGTATAATCTAAGAGGCCTCCCCCAGGCACATAATCTCCCGAAGCTGTGGTGTAACGCAGATTCAACACTCCGCTAGCCTCTCCTGATGCGGAAGCTACATAAGTACAGTAACATGCGCCCCCAGCATTGAGCAACAGAGTGGGAGAACCGGAAACTTCAATGCCTTCAGTAAAGTGTACATATATATCTATAGACTCTCCAGTAGAGGTGGTGGTGTACGTACCTGTGCATGGAAGTGAAGTTACATATGTAACGTATGGGGCTGGGACTGGAATATCAACCATATATTTACCTTGCATCCAGCAGCGTTGGTAAGCTGCTTACTACCGGAGTCTTGTCCTTATCATCAAACCATGTAGCAGGGCCCCACGCCGCTTTTCCTACCACGATAGGAATAGCTTCACTGATCACGCTGCTTATAGCTTGCAACGCGCCAGTGACCGACCCATCTTCCGTATAGAAATCTTCTATATAATCGGTCATGCCCAAAGACCCACATTGCGTGGATGTTACAGCCGCTACGGAGTATACCCCGATGGGGGTGGTTCCTGGTATAGAAGTAATGGTGTCTATATATTCACCATCATATGATATTAAAAAGTTGCTGGCTAGATAATGAGCATGCACATTCCCACGCGACCCAAGACCACTCACAATACCTTTTGTAGTGTCTACTGAGGGGTTTGTTATATACTCCCCATCAGCCACAATAACATACCCATCAGACCAATGCTTCCGGCTGCCAAAATAGTAATACTCCCCATCTATGACTTCTTGGGTAAGCCACTCGCTTACCGGAACAGAGGCCACCAGATTGTGCACATAAGCCAAACGTGTATTGACCGGCATAGTTACGCTGTCATTTCCGCCTGTCACATTCCATGTCATGACCGAAACTAGGCTGAGATCGTTCGCCACTAAGAAGGGAGTGCTGCCATAATCAGAGCCTACAGGCAATTTGCTCGTGTTCAGCATTCTTGTAAGAAAACTGGTATTGGTCTCGTCGTCTATCCGCTCGAGTGATAACATACCAGCAACCGCGTCAAGAGAGTTGCGATAAGTCAATCTTTCCAAAGCTCGTTCTACTCTTCCAGCAAGCACCACTGTAGCGGAGGTTTCCAAGTCTTCTATTAAATCATTACTACGATATCTGACACTGACATTGCCTCTGTATGGTATAGTTGCCCACACCGTGGTGTCTCTTACTAGAGCGTCTAGTGATACTTTTCTCCAATGAAGCTCTTTTGGAAGGCCTACCTTATCCGTTGGGGGAAGCTCATAATAAATAGCACTATCTTCATATATAGTATCGGCGTCCCCTATATAGGCTAGCCCGCCAGAACATGCCACTGTGATCGTCGTTACTTCTAAGTTTCGTAAATATACTAACGCATCACCATAGGCTAATCCCAACTGCTCTTCAACAAAACGCCCCGGATACCATACCGGATCAGTCGCTAAAAAGAAATCCCGCTCAGTAGCCGCACGACGAGGAGTTATCGTAGATAGTCCGAACCTCACTTCGATCTGGGCCTCATCCTCTATGCCTAGCGCTATATCGGATTTCCATAGGTAGGAGTCATCCTCTACTCCTATGATAGAAGGTATAGCAGCATCTACTGCTGATTTCGCGTCGACTTTAACTGTATGGGGCACGAATCCAAGGGACACCAGCACTTTTCTATAAAGAGAGTCATCACTGGTTTCGGCAGAGCAAGTGAAATTCGCGTTTCTTCCAAACTCTGAATCGAGGAATAACGCTACTGATGTGTCAGTAATACCGTAACCATTAGGCCCATATAACTTGGTGCACATATTCTGTGTACCAGGGGACCAAAACGCCGAATACTCACTACTGGTTAGGCCCGGTACATGTATGTATGTGAACAGGTCCTCATCATAATCATAGACATGAACGATATAACCGGTCGCTGAGGATAGTGGGTTTACATACTGTGTCAGCAAACACGCCGTAGCATTATAGGCAAACCCCCCAGCCGCGGCTCGTATATAACCAGCGGTAGATCCATCTCCTCCTCCGATTCCTACAAGGCGTAAACCGGAACCGTCCAGATTATAAACTCTCCAAGGAGCCGAGCTGGCGGGAGTTATACCCATTCCAACATAGATGCGATCATAGATGATCTCCATGGAAATCTCCGTAGGCCAGGAAATTTCCTCCAACTCCTCTGCTACAATTTCTTCCCATCCGGTGCCGTCAGAATGGCAGCGTGCTATTTTCAGTAAACTTTCGTCGGAGGCATTCCATGAGCTGCTGATGGCGACATAGATAACACCGTCGCTATCATGGGACACTGCTCCCCCTCTGTGGTCTCCTACCGCTTCCCACCCGGTATCTATGGATAACTCTTCAACCCCACCTAAAGTATGCTTGATCAGTATAACTCTTCCATCCGCATGGGAAGCCAAAACCCAAAGGTAGTCATCCAATACTTTAGCGGAATGAACTTTAGCATAGTCTACTCCGGCAACTATAAGATCCACCTGACTTCCCGATACGGGAATATTAACTACGTGCGTAGGAGTAGTTTCGTCTATTAATGCATATAAGTTCCCGACTGAGTCTCTACTCACCATTACCGGATACCCGCCACCATAGAGAACCTCGATCCAACCAGTGTACAACCAGTTGTGCAGGTTATATATTTTTAAAAAGCTGCTATCCTTATCACACACCACCAGATATTCTTCTGCTGGTATCTGCCGCAATACCGGAGGCGTACTGGAATCCGGGGGAGTATAGGGATCTGGAGTAGTAGCAGCCGTCTCCTCCGGTTGTACGAATGGATCTTCCCATCCCGGGGGCTCTGGTGGAGCCTCTTGCTCGAACCACAGGATTGTAAGAGGCGGATATAGGTAACTTCCCGTAGCTCCCACGGCTGTATTGGATATTAGAGTACCGTACGCCACGTCATAGTACACAGGCAGACAACCATCAACTCCGGTAAACTCGAAAGGTTCTCCCGACAGCCCTGGAGTTATTTCCACTGGGCAGTCTAGAGGACCAGGAAATCTCCTGCATACCCCGCCAACAAAAGCCACATTGTAAATATTATATGTAAGGTCTATTACCCCCGTAGAAAATAACGTGGAGTACTGATCTATCTTAGTAGTATCAAGTTTCACAACCGCCGACAGGTTTCCAGGAACACTAACATAAAATGGCAAGATATCATAACCATTCAGTATATCTGTTCCTTCTCTCCTGCATAAGATTGCGGAGGAGTGAAGAGGTTCCCCTATTATTGTAGTCTCTCCCTGATAAAGGTAGTCTATAATATCTCCAGAGGAGCTAGGTGAAGCCACCATAGTGGCCGTTGCTACTCCGTCCAGAGTAACGAGAGTATCCAGCAACGCTTCCCAGTCCGCGGAACCGAGAACCTCCGTATCCGTTGGCATATCATCGATTACGGAAAACCATCCCATGTCCGTTCGTATGACACCAGGCTCTCTATTCACTAAAGTGAGACTTGTAATTGTAGCGCTTGCACCTGGAGCCATTACTGTTTCAAACGTATACGTTGGTGTGGATATCCATTCGGGCAAGTCATTTCGTGTGTAGTAATCCGTCTGTCCTATCTCCCCATCCCAAGATGGGTTGAGAAGATCGATAGTCGTAGTACCGGTAGTGTTTATGTTCCAGTAAGGTTTAAGTCCAGATGACAATACTGGACCAAGTAGCTTTATGGAGCTGACCGCCCCGGCAGAACTAGTCGCTACCTGAAGGTTTTTTCCTATGTAGTAGGAAGCTCCTCCTAACGAGGAAGCCGGTACGGTAAACGTACTAGTGCCGGGTGTAGCATGTGTGTGCGGAAGCCCTGTAGAGTTTGAGACTGTTGAATCAGACGTGAGCGCGATAACATCTACGACACTTTCTAGAGGGTCGCTTATCCATGAGAATGTTCTGGTCATGCCTTCCGGCCACGATATCGGAAAAGCAGCATCCCAGTCTACGCTATCGTTGACTCCATAAACGAACGCTGTTTCCGTTACTCCAGTGGCCGCTTTAGAATCTCCGCTGACAGCCACGGCTAACTCCTGTACATCCTCCCTATCACCAGTGGTCAGGCCCGATATTTCTATGACAGAAGATATTATAGATAAATCGTAGTCACCATGCAGATCGAAAACCTTATCCCCATTAGCTACCTCCCACTCCCATGTAGAATTGGGACGTATACTAGCACATAAGGAATCTACTGGCAGCTCTTGTTCTGGACCACGAGAGGAGGCCGACATATTGATAGTTATAGGAGGAACGTCAATAGAAAGCGTAGGAGACATCGCACCCTGTGCTAGGTAACTTATGTTGTCATTACCTATGGCAGGATCACAAGCGTCATGATAGGGATTTCCTAAAGTGTACGCCCTGGCCGATACCACTATCCCATCGCCATACGGCTGGACACTCGCGTAACTATCTCCCACCCCTTCTATCGTCGTAGTGGGAATACTTAATGGAATACTTGATTCTACATATACAGTGGCATCAGCAGTCGATCCCTCATAGATATCAGATATGCTAGCATTCGCCGCTACAACCACATCACCAAGCTGCGGGTTAACTAAGAGTGCAGCTAGCTCACTCGAGTACCAGGTGTTTCCTTCTCCCGGACTTTCAGATGACCAGTTGTAACTCCCAAAAGAGCCTGATACACTGAGAGTCCAAGTAGGGAAGCCCCTCCTGCATAGCATGTAGCTAGTATAGTTAGTAGCCTCAGCATTATCGGTCAAACATAAAACAGGAACCCAAATCTCAGATACCGTGATATTCACTATTCCGGAATAGTCTACAGCAGTCTCGGTAAATACACCACACTCACCATAAACATCAGCACTGGGGTAAACAAGCGATGGGCCATCCTCATACCCCCCGGCAGAGTCCTGCACAGAGAAAAGGAAACTCAGCGTAGTCCCATTCCATGACCGTTCTGGCCCAGAAAACGTCAGTGTGCCTAGTGATAATGTAAGCTCACTGTTAATACTTTCCGTAGCAAGAGTAGAGGTAGTCTCAGATATGTAGTAACCAGTCTCAATATCAAGATCTATAAGATAGGCTACACGCTCCGTATCATAAGAACTAAACTCGTAACTAGCTGAGTATGTCCTTGTTATATCTTCACCATACTGTATATACAGCACTAAGGAGTCCCCCCAGCTAAACGTTTAGATGTGGCGGCAGTCCATTTGGGAATCATACCCATATAGCGCTCCAAAAAAGGCACATGGCTTATTGGAAGCACTTGAGAAAGATAGGCTTGAATGGCTGCCGTCGATACCAAATCTCTATAATCTATAAATTCTATAATGTAATCATACATTCCAACTACAGTAAGAGCGTAGTCCATATAACTGGTGGCCTCCGCCCCAAGCGTAGCGATTACTGTATACCCAGCCTCTCCCGGAGATCTGCGCTTGATGACTATATTTACTATGCTATTTGGAACGCCATAAGTCCGCGGCATAAATGCATCTAGACCACTCCACGCAATAGCCACATAGGAATTGTCTATTATTTGGGCTGTTATTGTTGGATCGTCATAATCTACTGGCAGAGAGATTTCATCTGTACTATCGACTGCCACGCGTACTACCCGTGACAAAGCCGACTCGCTTCCACTATCAGAAACCGCCCTTGCACAAACGCCATAGACTCCAGTAGCCGAAGTGGAATAGTGCTGTGAACACTCCGCCTCGATATCGCCATCCAGAAAACTGGTAGCAAACGGCGCATAGGTCTCTACTGGATCTGAGTAACTGCCTTGATAAAAGATTATAGCATCCAGACCGGATAGGCTATATCCACTAGCTACTACGTAGATATCTCTGCCCCACGCTCGCGCAAGTATACTGGTTATCTGAGGGTCACTGCTATCCGTACCAGCGTATAAGTACTCTACATTAGCGTAAACCTCACCAGGCACGGCAGAATCACCTAACCCGTAGAGTAGGTCTGGGTAGTACCTGCTTAGCTGCATTCCTACTTTAAACAGCTGCTCTGGGGCCCACATTATACCTGCTAGTTGGTTGGAGTCGCTGTCTGGGAAAGAGCACAGCAGGTCTCCTAGACTAACTACACCATAAGATCCTGTAGCTTCGCAAGTATAGGTGCTCCCGCCATCTATTGAGGAAGACACGTAATAGTAGTGCTGTGTAAATGCACCCGCACTAGGACATTGGCTGCATGTATCCGCAAACAAAATATCCAGGCTGACTCTAGAATATCCATCTACTCCAGTAGTCATATCGGTCGTGATGTCTACGCCGATATCAGTCATAGCGTAATCTACGCCGTCTAGATATCCTTTGTTGCCATACCCATCATAGATAGCTACGGGCCCACCATAGCAGCCAGCGTTTAAACCGGTGAACACTATGGCGTCTGAATATACAGCGGACGCGGGAATAGATACTACCTGGTCCTCCTCCGCCGCATGTGGCCAACTCTCTAGATAGATTACCTGTGAGCGCCTCCCGGTATCGGTTGCAGCTCCGGTTATGCTGGAGGTATAGGTAATAGAGCTAGTCGTCGCGTCACTTATGTATCCTGACCCTGTAGGGGAGGCGGTAGTCGATTCGAAGAATCGCCAGTTTCGTAAAGTGCAGCCTTTCTCTGAATCACTATTCCTAAACCCGAGCAAGAAGCCAGAAACGGGCTTTGTTGCCGTCCATGCTTCGTTGTTATCTATGAATGTTCTATACCCCAGTCTCGATACTAACCAGCCACTCGGCATTACTCCGCCCATATAGGCTACCTCGCCGGTAGAACCATCAGTATACTTGACAAACACCGCGGCCTCCCCAGACCCATCTTCGCTGGACGTCGCGCCCTCCCAGTTTATATACAGCGTGGCCATATAATTAGACGCTGCGGGGCTATCAGTCGGAGTAAAAACTACACACGGGCCAGACGAGAGTTCAATCCAGTTGCTGGATGCTAGCCAAGTACTTGTTGGGGTAGCGGTAGAGTCCCAGCAGATACCGGACTGTATATCGCTACCGTACAGATCAAGAGTGCCTGTCACAGACGCGGTACCAGTTACGATTGCATAGTCTCCGTTGACTATTACTTTGCCGTACTGCGAATTATAGAAGTCAGTAGAATATAGAGGGGCGTAGCTCATGTTTAATTCAAAATGAGAGGAAGGCTTGAGAGTGTGGGAACGGGCTCGTTACCATCGAACCAGTAGTCATGCTCACTCCACTCGACAGTGCCAAGTGTTATAGGGATATGGGACTGTATGACTCGTTTCAACTGTTGAAGTTTTTCATTGGCTTCGCCAGATGAGGTCAGGAGCTGAGACTCTTGGTAATCAACATCGCTGACTGGATAAGATTGTAGCTTATAAACATAAAGCAGCCTGTAGTTTCCCGGCACCATGTTGTTGGTAGGAGCTATACTAGTCACGTATCCGCCAGTAATTGTAATCTCATAGTTGGTTACACCATAAGTAGCGACTACCCTCCCAGACTGAGCGTCATCGAACTCAACTCTCCCACTCGCTACGGTGGCGCTGACACTAGTAGGAGAAACTTGCATACCGTCTATGTAGATTAGGTACCCAGAATCCCATTGTGCTTTACTGGAAATAAATACTTCATTAGTCGAGTCATGATATAGTTCATCGCCAGATACTAGTTCCTGTCTGGGTATTCCCCTAACTACAACGGATGTAATTTCAGTCAAGCCGGAAGCCGCAAAATCTACAGTAGATATCCCATCCCACTCCATTATTCCAACTAGCCCGACTCCCTGCCCCACTTTGGCTGTGACCGAGTCTTTTCCGATAGTGTCTACTAGACAATAGGCCGCCCTAATACGATCTCTTAGATCGAAGTTAGTCTCATCAGTTAGTCTGTGTTCACCTACCGACAAGGCCTCCTCGTCAAATCTGTTCCATGTAAAATACTTAGTAGCGGGCTTTGGAGGGAGAGTGTCTATGTAAATAGAGGGAGCCGATAGTTCATCTACTCGCGTGTCAGATACGTAGTCTATTAAATACTCACCTGTAGTGGGCATTACTGCTGTGTATGAGTCACGGTTTATATAAACTTCCGCTAGTAGCGTCCACGAAGAATAATCCTCCGAAGAAGCTACTAATATGCGCGAATCATGACTCATATTACTAGGTAAAGCCGCCACACCATCACTATTGGTAGCTACTGCATCGACTGTTGTATCGATGTTACGCATGTAAACCATGTGGTCTGGCGACACCACGAACACCGCATCACGCGAGGAGAAAAAATCGAACTCACTGGTAGCTCTACGCAGAACAGTTGCCTCTGTGTCGGAACTTACCATGACAGTTACAGTGGATATGTCAACCAGCTCGCCAATAGAGCAGCCCCATATGTAACTTTGTATCGGAAGGGAGTTGTCGGGTAGCCAGCAATTAGCGGCGAGTATTTTTAGATCAGAGTGTAAACAAACTACTGGAGCCAGCAGCCCGGACACAGTATTCCAGTGCAGGCTGGATGTGCGGATTGAATCATCATAGCTAGACACTAACATCCATGCAGGCAACAAGCGCTCAGCATCGTCTGGATCAACCTCCAGGGGATAAAGAGCGACCTGTTCCCCATAATAAGCAATACCATAAACAGCGGTTCCATACTTAGCCACGATTTATACAACTCTTATGGACTGTAAATAGAACCGCTCACCAGGTTTTGCTTTTTGGTTGATGTTGAGAGCTAACTTTCCGTCTACCTTCAGCTCTATTATTGCGTCGACTACATCAACCGAGGCGCCCATTACCCTGGAAGTCAGTTCATTATAGATAAGATCTCCTCCGCCCGCGCTATCCCCTATTGGTAAATTGTCTATATATCCCCTCGCAGCCGCGGACACCATGCTTCTAACCAACGAGGCATCTCCAGTCGCTGATACCCTCACGCTTATAGTAAGATCGACTGACCTCTCGGCCGGAGCCTTAACGACGGCAGAAATACCAAAGGCCACTACCTCACCAACCGCGGACTGACACAAATCGAGAAGCTCTTGAGATACTCTCCTAGCCACCGGAATTATAACTATATCGACTGTGCCTGTTCCTCTCACCAGAGACTGCACTACAGCATCTTTTACTCCAGGTACCTCTAAAAGTCGCATACGAATAGCAGCTTCATTAGACCCACCCTTGGCAAGTAGGGCCTGCGATATCCGGTACCTGTAGTTTTCATCAGTCTCGGTGGAGATCCCGTTGGCTATGGGTAGTATGTTAGTTACCGCGAGTTCCGAATACGAAAGGTTATGCTGTGTCAGAGTCTCCGGTCCTACATTAAACGACTCACCCACGCCGGCTGCAACCACATCAGTGTAAGCACGACTGCCATGAGGCACTACGATTGTAGAAGTCGTGTAGAAAGCCACGTTATAATCGCGCGGGCTCCAAATGCGGGTGCGTTCCGGTACTGTTATATCTTGCACGGCTGATGAGTTAGTAAACATTACCGAGGTGCCCCCACCTATAGTGGTCGCCTCTTTGGAACTCAGGCGGGTTACGCCAAAGAGCTCTCCTATCTTATCCAGATTCGCCCCCGTTGCAGTAGATAAGCTGGACTGAGTCTCAAGCAGTTTTACTACACTGTACATATCCAGCGTATAGGCGGCCATCACGTTGACAAGCGTGCCGATCACGCTTGATTCAGAAAAGTTAGTGATCCCAGCCCGCTCTTTCAATGCATCTTGTGCTATTTTAACTAGTTCATCGTAAGTTGGGGTGACTACTGCCATTTAATTACGTCCTTTTGGGGGTGGACAACGTCCTATGTGTCTTATTTATGCAACTCAGCTAACGCTACAACCACAATTACACGCTCTTTAGGCCCGCTTATAGGAACTGGAGCTGGAGGAGGCGGGGGTGGTGGAGGGGGCGCTGGCTTATCTGGTGGTGGGTTGTAGCCCCGCCGTTGTTTATTTTTCCACATCGCTTTATCCTCCTCCATAGCTTGGAATGCAGCACTTCTTATACTTCTTACCACTGCCACACGGGCATTTATCGTTGCGTTTAGGTTCCAAGTTGACAGCAAGAGCCGCTCCGACGTCCCCCATCTTTGCCGCAAAACCGATATCAGTCCACGCAGAAATATACTCGTCTATATGCTTCTCTATATCCCATTCCTCGCGTGCATAGTCGGCTAATGCTTGTCCTTCCTCACGAATCCTTTTTGGGTCATCGATATACTCCGACAAACGATCTACCCACTCAGATGTGGTATCCGAGGTACGGCCGCCGGGACTGGTCTGGTTAAACCTTTGGTAAGGAGCAACTCTGCTGGCGACATAGGGAATCCCACAGCTAGAAAATTCAAGCACTTTAAGCGGACTTTTTGCGCGGTTAAACGCTATATTTTTTATTGGTGCCAAGCCTATGTCTCCTGACAGAAGCCCAGACGGATAGTCTGCGAAAGAACGCATGGGTACCACCTCTACCCTGTCCTGTGGGATATCCCAAGTGTTTACCAAATACTTGAGTAGATCCTCCGACGCATAGTGCGCGTAGCGAACCTTGGGATATTTACGCATTATACGTTCAAGGGCTGCTCCCAAGATGGGCATATCCGGTAAGTGTGACTTCGAGCCTGACCATATGAGAGTTATGGCGTCTTTATTTTTAGTGTGCTTCTTTACTTTCCAGTCTCGCTCAGAAAAATCTATGTAATTCGGGATCACTCTTACGTTCTTAGAATACTGTAAAGCATCAGCAGCCAGCTCCGGGGTGGTTACCGTAATGCCATGAGACCTAGACATTATATTCTTCATCACATTAAGGTCAGCTGATCCTGTGTGGTAGTACCTGAAGGCCGGAGAAGCTGGATCTATTTTATCCATCAAGTCATCACTTTCAAAAATTACCGTTTTACCAGCTTCTATCATACCACCGAGCATACGATATATGGTGGGACTTACCTGACGCTGAGCGATTATGATATCGTAGTCTCTCAAGTCCCCAGGAGATACTACTACAAAGGTTGTTGTTTTTGCCCCAAGCTTCTTAAGTGTGTTAAGTGGGTTTATCACCCTATAGTAACCACATGCACTTTCATCGGCGCATAATCCGGCCACCTTGAAAAACGAATATGAAGTTGTCAAATGATCCTCCCCAATTACTGAATTGTAAGCTCTCCGGTCAAAAGATCCAAAGAGCTGAGAACACTAAAATTCCCACGTAATCCGTCCACGGTCACTAGTATCAGTAAACTGGTAGGTGTTAGCGGAGACACGCGCACGGTGAACTGGTCGAGTGATAGGAACCCATCGTGGGTAAGAGCGCTCATCACTCGAGATTCAATCTGTTTGCCTAATTCCTTGGTATTCGGGGCACCTATAAAGTCTTCGAGTGATGCCCCGCACTGGGGCGCCAGTTCATAGTCCCCAGCAAAAGTCTTTAGCCGAAATATTATAGACTCAACCATGACATCGTCGTCATAGACGACTTTGAGATCTCCATTAAATCCGACTTCCAAGTCCCCGTCTTCGTTTAGATACAGATCTTTATACTGCATTATCCCTCAGCAATTATGGTTTTTATATAAGAAGATATCCTGGAGGCCACGGGGCGACGACTAAACAAAGGCACCACATCCACCAAACTGCTAAGTGGCGTAGGCACGGAAGTGGGACTGCCCGCTACCTCCACCATTATCTTGGTATTCAACGCGCCAGCGGAACGGGCCACCAATGGGCCTAAGCTACATGCGGATTGCTCGCTAGTTTCTGATATCAGCCAAGCTGGATTTAGGTATCCGGCCCCGAACACATAGCCTTTTGGTGAAGATAAATGCACTTCCTCGTTAGAGACAGTTGCCACTTTCTTAGCTCCGATATAAATAGAGCCACTCTTACCGTCCACTAAAATACTGGTGCCGGCGGCGTTTATCTCTATGGACCCATCATCCCTGATATAAATGCCAGAATCCAGCTCCTTGTGTTTAAGCCCTACGCTACTACCGGTAGGGTACAGTCGGGACTCCACTTCGTCATCAACGGATTTAGCGGCGTTCAAATACTCATTTATCGATTTATAGTTTCGAGAATCCATAGTGGTTAAAGAAGGGACTTGTCTATTCTAGTGGAGTAGGTGTTCTTATTTCGCGTCAGCGTTTGTTTGTAGCTATCTTTCCAGAAGGCATCGTAAATACAAGCGACGTAGGGCCTGTCAGGATTACCTCCAAGGTAACCTACGATAACTTGAGTTCCAATAGACGGGGCCGGTATATATGCGCCATACATCTGTATGGGCCAAGGCAACTCGTGTAGCGCGAACTCCTTTCCTCTGCCCGTAGATACCTCAATTACCGCTGTATAGTAGGTGGAGTCGAATTGTGTAACCACTCCAGGACGGGGCAGGGCTATTTGCCCCAACCTCGAATCTAGAATAGCTTTAAAATGTTCTGTGTAATCCATTAGGCTCACCTTATATTATAGGCAAGTAGGCGTATAATATTAAGAGTAATATTTATTTACATCGGACTGACCGCGTCTCCATTAACCCTCTTCTCAAAATGAAGGTGTGGTCCCGTGCTATTCCCAGTACTTCCGACAGTAGCTATTTGATCTCCTTCTTTGACTACTTGTCCCACCTGCACTAAAAGCCTTTCACAATGGCCATACATAGTAGTTACTCCGCCTCCGTGGTTTATGATTACCTGATTACCGTAAACGCTATTCCAGCTAGCTTTTTCTACCACACCGGAAGCGGCGGCTTTTATCGGAGTCCCTTTAGCGGCAGCTATATCTACACCAGTATGCATCTTATACATGCCAGTTATCGGATGCTTTCGCATACCAAATGGGCTTGTTATCCTGCCATGCAATGCCTTGGCCCAATTTGCGCCAGTAGCATCATAGTTCGTGCCCCCATCTGAAGCCACAGCAGCAGACTGCTCGGCCTTAGCTCTAGAAAGTTCTCCACTAAGATCTCGTATCTGGCCATCTCTGAATAAGGATTTTTGTCTCGCATCATCATCGAATACGTCTACGCCCATTCCTCCAAAAAATACACTACCAAGGGCCACGATGCCTCGCATCGCTGAAGGAAACCCTCCACCTGTGCTATACGTCACTCCCGTTGTGCCGTACTGTGAAACAGAGTACCTCACAGTCGGTACCGTTGCTTGGATAACTCCATCCCAGAACCCAGGCTGATCTCCTACTATACATCCGGCATGCCCCTCTATACCAGCACTGAACTCTCGACCAGCTATCGTTAATGGTCGTAGCACCAGACACTGTCTGGCAACCAACTTACGCTCCATCCACTCACTCAGCCCGCCGGAGCCGGAAAGTATCAAAGCCGTTCCTCTTATTGGAGCGGATAGCAGTCCTAGGGCGGGAATCCTGCCTCCGAACGCGTGTTGGATATTCGTACAGCTAATAGTGTCCTTAAAAGTAGAAATAGCGGCGCCTACCGCAGCAGCGGTAAGTTTATCTCCTATAGCATCACCAATCTTTTTAGTCAGGCTTAACGCATTATATGCCTCTTGCCATGACACTAAAGGATGAACTACGGATTCTATATATTTAGCATCTGCTCCGGCCTGGTTAGCCAAGTCGACTACATCTTTCGAGACTTGAGAAAATGTGGGGGCGATCTCCTCTGTAAGTCTGCTAAGCCCGGATGCCGAAGATATAGCGGTGTCTATCCGATTAGAAAGCGCCTGCCCATCGGATCTTATATATCTCCCTAGAATATCATCTATTCCCGAAAGACCCTCATCAGGAGAGCCATTTAGTATACGTTGTGCCCAAACCACGTCCCCGGACGCATAGGCTTTTACGTACTCTCTGAACGAAAGCAACGCCCTGAGGCCATTGTTTACAGACGCCCTCGATATCAGAGCTCCTATTATCATACGTAACCCAAAACTGGATGCCAATCTAGAGCCAAATAAGGATATCCAATTCCACTGCATTTGGTCGGCGGTTTCTATCAGAGATGCCAACAGATCCGGCTGCCAGCTGGTGGTCATTCCAGTGTCGAAGGACAAGGAATGAATTACTTCCTTAACCTCCACTACCCCATCCATCTGTGTTCTTACATCATAAAGAAATACACGATCATGCGGCTTCATTGAAGGCGAGCCCAACTCCAGGCAATCCCCTCCATACATATCCTTAACTGATTCTTTCAACGTTTGAGCAGCATAAGTATTCAACGCTTTTCTGCACTCAAAGGGAGACATTAAATCCAAATTATTTAATAGATCCTTCAGTTTCTGACTTCCAGTAGAATAAAGTCCACTGGTGGTATAAAGAAGCTTCTGGTTCTCTTGGTATATATCTGTATCCAGGTTCATTATCAATGAGCGGTCGTTATCCTGTTTATCCAAATTGAAGAAGCCATTATGCGTACCTATTGCCTGACATTGCGTGTACATATCTTCGCTCGACGCCCGTATTCCATTGCTGATCAGATTCGTAGTGGAACTGGTAATATGTATTTGACTAAATGGCTTCCACTCTACGATAGAATCAAGATCATCCGAACTGGTATAAGGGTTAGTGGCTGATCCATCTACAGCGTTGAACAAGTAGTCGGATGTGTATTCGTATCTCAGCGGCCAGTGAGGCTTCCCATAAAATAGAGTGCTCCTAAGCTCGAACGGATAAACCGCAAGAATATATTCCGGAGCCACCCTCTGCGCCGTGGTACACACGTCCCAAGCAGTGGCGTCCTCCATGGCCACCCCTATAAGGAGGTTTGAAGCGCCAGCATCGACGGCACCCCACCCAGGAATTAAGTTGAGCGCGTTGATAACCCCCTTCACGGGACCAGTTTTCTGCCCATTACTAATATCATCAGATAATATAGCCCCATTAGTGACAGCGTAGATATTCATGCCGCACTCACCATTTCGGCTTACTGCCTTGTCGTATTCGCGGGCTCCAAAGTGCTCTATTCCGTGCGGGTTATCGTGCGCGTAGCCACCGTGCGTGACTGTGGCTACGAAACTTGGGGCGAACAGCCGAGTTATTATTTCTTTTGGGTTGGTGCCTCCCCCAAACCATGAAGTACTCTTATATACTTCCTTGTCAGTACTCCCAGTAGGTTTGAGCTTATGAGTAAGCTCCACGCCATCTCCTAGCGCAGTCACTTCGAGGAGATCATCTCCGGGAGGGACCTCGGAAATTACGCCGTTGAACACCACCGGTAAATGACTAGCGTTACTTCCATATCCCATGCGTATATGCATTCTAGCTCCAGGTCTCAGCATCAGAGAATTGGCGTACCTGGCCCATATTTCTGTAGTATCTTTAGATGGGGGACCTACAAACGATTCCTTGAAGGAATTCCACACAAACTCGCTACCCCATCTATGACTATCCCCTATCTTATCGGCCATGTAGTCATCCATTTCTTGTTCCGCGGGCCTGGTGGTGAGGTGGCCGTACATGTTCGCTATCTTCACTACAGCCACGTCTACCGGGCTCTTCCTGGACTTGGCAATCTCTATGGAGTTAATAGCCGCCATTCCATACCACTTATCGTAGAGCCTCCAAAACCGGAGCCATCTTCCACCATCTACCAGCAACAAGCAGTAGGTAGGGAATGCCTGAAGTAGCCGTCCTGCTTTAGAGTACTTACGCATGTCATGAAACATATCCCTGCCCGCCCCCGACTTATCGTAGAATGCTTGATCTACAGTACAGTAACTGGGCCCCTCGTCATCACTTGCGATAAATGCGCTAGTGGCGTCAGCGGAAACATAACTCAGCTGACCGGTATTTGAAAGTACAGGAGGAGTTCCTCCGGCTATAAGAGATGATGGAATACTACTTGACGGAACGCTTTGTCTGCGATTACTAGCCATCACACCCTCTAGTGTAAGATTGCTTGGCACTTTATAGGATGGTGTGCTGGAAAGCCAATCTTCTATGGACTGGCCACTGGTAAGTGCGTTAAATGCTTGTGTATAAGCTCGGTCCGACTCCATAAACCCACGTATAGTATTAGGTAAATATCGGGACATCTTATTACCTTTAGCATATTTAACCACTGCCTCGGGCATCGCTACAATCATGGATGGAGGACAAGTCTTAAGAGCAGTCTGGACGCTCCCAGCCCCGCTGGTATAACTCAGTACCCCCAACCCTAATCGCTCTTCAGCTCTTAGCGTGTACCCTTTAGTAAGGGAAGATACCCCATCATAACACATCTTCATGTACTGAATACTGGCCCATATAGCTCGCTGCCTGCCAGTATCCGAGCGGGGGAAACGATCATCCAGCCCAACCGAGCTAGCTCCCCATGGTGTTCTTTTGCCCGCCAGTTTACGGTTAATGTCAGTTATAGCTGAAGACCCAAGTTGGCCCATACCCGCGTGGCTATTGTTCGCTGGCTGTGTTCTTTGTGATATGCCCCCCTCCTGTAGAAACCATCTGCACACAACTCCAACAGGTAGCCCAGCTTCTCTAGAATAATCTAATATGTACTGTATATCCCCCAGGGTACATCCTGACTTGCGAAGTTGTATTATAACGTCTTGCGGTGTACCGGGATTCTTAGAGTCTGCGGCTCCGGAAAAATACTCACCACTTGTTAAAGACTGAAGACCGGACGCTTGCATGTCCTCCGCACCTAAAAAAGACATGCTGTTATACAAGTCCGCCCCAGCCTGGGCCGTAGTATCCAGTCCACCAAGGTACCCCATAAATGCCAGGTCTGCCTTGCCACCCCCAGACTCCGCGATCATAGTATACTTAGCTTGGCCGCTCAGCATCGCCTTTATCGTTGTATCTACTATTTCAGCTCCCACTTGATAGCTGGGGGCGCAATAGAAATCAGGGTCCACATAAGCGTCGGATGATGGGCATTCGAGATTAGCGCAATCCCCCGCCGTCCAGTTCCATCCCTCCACGCCTACAGGGCTACCGTGCGCGTCACTGACAACTGAGTCTGTGAGTATCTTAGCGACTCCCACCCCTCCCTGTTTCGCGTATCTTATCCATGTTCTCATCTGATCGTAAGTAGGCAGAGCCAAGTCTGGATAAAGCTCCAGGGTACTCAACTTGTCATTGAATGCCTCCGCCCTAACCATGTGCTGCTTAAACCCATCAGTAGTACGCTCTACAATATCATAAGGCGCTCCTACTTGCCCAGAAGGATTGTAAAAGTCGCTCATCTTTCCGGCTTTCAACTTCTCCCGACTTTCCTGCTCAGGGTCAAAATGTGCGAGCTGAAGCACTACATTATATGTACCGGGGTAGTCTTCTACCGTCGTAATCTGGCATGATACGGGGATTACTCTGTCCGCCCCAAGAAGAGAAAATAGTTCGTTATCTACTTTCATATATCCTTCATAAAAGGATATGCCACCGTACCTACGTACAAGATAATCTACATCTTCCAGCATCTGCTTGATAGCTCGAACATCGATCTCTTGATTGACAGCCATCTCCACCGTAAAATAAGAGTCGGCTCTTCCCATGTACTGATGCAAAGGTGAACTAGTCATCTGTGGTTGGACACTCGTCAACAAATTTTCCGTTGTAGCTGTTACACGTGTAATGACAGCAGATGGAAAAATATATTCCTTCCACATCTTTTCGAGAATCAGTCTTCCTTGGGCGGCGGATGGGCCAGCCTTTATAGCAGCCTGAGCCCCCCCCTCGTATAACGTTACAAGATCATTCAGCATCCCAATACTTTGTTTAGGGATAACGAAGTAAGCGCCACGCATCATGTCTAAGGCTTCTAGATACTTACGACTCACGCTGCTGTCCGAGGACGTCGATATGACACTTTCCATACTAGCAACGATGTCTTTCATGTCATATGGAATCATAACAGAGCCACGGATGGTAGCCGCTCCTCCGATAGAGCGAGAAGGAACCAGTTCTACATTACCATAAACTACAGCACCATTAGTGAAATCCCCACCGTCTTCCGATGTTCCAGCATCGGCTAGTCGTTTAAGCATTTCTACTATAAAGCGTGGGTCGCTGAGCTTAATTACCACTGCTTTAGTCGGAAATCCAGGCACGTCTACATCTGGTGGAATGATATCTACATTTCCAACGAAGAAGGGGCGATTAACGGCATAGTTACGTCCATGTAAGTTCTTGAGGTTCTCAGTAGCTACAACGCTTTTCAAGCCGTAGTTATCCTCTAGTTCCTGAATAGCATTTCCAGAAAGGTAGCTGACACCAAGCATCACATTTTCTATGTCCACCGACTCCTTTTCTATTGCCGATAGATCAGAGTAGGGCTTAGTAGCCTTCTCTTCAGTCGCAGCTAAATATTCCTCCGTCGGCAGGTACCACTTTAAAACTCCATCGAATCCTATATCATCAGAGTTGGCAAGGGGAACTCCACGTATCTTCTGGGTGTGTGTATTCGCCTCACACCAAATCTTCAGAAGCGGATAGCATATAGTAGTATCAAAGTTGGCCTCACCTGGCATATAAGCAGTCCAGTTGAACTCGGCCATTTGTATAGTGGCATCTATCCTACCGGGAAACCCAGGGATAGTGCTGTATTGTATGGCCTGCAGCGCTACCGCGTCTATATCTAAGGTATCATTGAAGTAGGAGTTCACTATGGGTAGAAACGGAGTCCTCTGAAATTGCCGTATCAGTGGAAGTAAAACCTGGTTGACCTGCATAGGGCTATCGAACTGGAAGTTCAGCTGGAACTCACGTGAAGAATGTCCAAACCCTCTCTTAAGGCTGGACGACGCCCGCATCAACGGCTTTATATCTACCGGATACTTACGCATGTACGTTATATCTGTAGGAGGCATTAAAAATCCAGCGTAACCAATACGCATATAGCCCGGCTTCAACATGCTTTTGAGCTCTTCCCTGCTAGGAACATATGGAATTGGAGTAGGGAACCAGACATCCACTTCCGGCTTTTTGATTCTATTCACAGCCTTGCCTACTCTCCATGCCTTCGCCTCTTCCATTGTGTTGGTTGCCCTACCTGAAACCTCATCTATTAAATTATGAAAGGTTTGGTCGTACCTGTATACTGGGTTTTTTGTGTCAGCTTTAGCGGACTCTGGCATACTGTTCCACGCGTAGTGCATTACGTCCTTATCCATGTTAGACAGCGCCCGTATACTCACGGAGTTAGCGTTGCCTCCCGCAACGATAGCGCCATCACTACTAGTCTTGGCTTTCTTGTTGGAAATCACCCTCACCCAATCCTCGCTGGTCTGAGACGTCGAAGAAACCCTATACTTAGTATAAGGAACTACAATAGTGCCGTCGCTTTGTCTGGTAATATCCTGAGGCCTGACGATGTTCATGTACCTTGGGTCACTAGTTGGGAGGACTATCCCCATGTAGCTATATACCCCATTACGCAGCTCTTCGTCTGTGGGATCGTACAGCTTATTTTTTTGTTGTAATGTCCAGTTATCAGGAACGCTGTTCATTTAGTATGCCAAACCTCGCTTATTATGCCTATGGTAGATATCCGAAGTATTCGGTATGGGTAAGTCTCGGGATCTTATATTAGTGGTCATTCTTGCCGGGGAGAACGTAGAGGGGATATTGGTTTTAATTATCTCTTCCGGGACAGGTTGGACCGTTTGAATTACCTTGCCTGCACGTTCTGCTGTTCGTTGGTCTGATAGAAGTAATGCAGATAAACGTGATACTTCGGACGAACCCGCTACCTGATTCATGCCGGCCTTCACCGCTTGTTTATTAGAAAGGAGTCTCGTAACACCGCTAATGTTACTAATTGATAAGGACATATTACATCAATCTTCCCGTGTACTTATGTAGAGACGCCTCTGTCTTATCCAGCCGCCTCTTATCATAATTGGTTCTATCGTCCTGCCCAGAAACTTCACCTACGTTTACTCCACCAGGAAGAAATGGGGCTATTGCTTGTCGCGTAGACTCAATGATGCCGCCTTCCGACACCCCTGGCAGTCCCCCAGTATCACCCGCAATGTTCACTGAAATTCTATGGTGTAAGGCAGTCTCTTTAGTTTCTATGAAGTGCAGGAATCTTTGTCTTGGGGTCATCTTTTCCTCATCGCTTCTAACATCAACGTCATGCCCCACGGTGTATACCATAGCAGCTGTAGCCGCCAACAACGCGGCCATTACTGCCCCTCTGCCCTCACCCCTAATCATATCTTTAGCATCAGACAAAAGGCTCCTTCCGGTTTCATCTATGGTGCTCAATACCTTCCCTATACCGGCCTGCTTAGTAGCTACTCCTCTAGGCTCAAAAGGTATCTCTACGGAAGGTTCCTTTATGAAGCCGCGAATAGTATCCCTGAACTCCTCACTGAGCCCCTCATACCTTACCAAGTCTCGCAGGTCCGCTTTGGTTAAGTCTCCAAGCTTTCTTCCAGAATGCCTTCCGGTAGGAACGACGAGATCTGCTATGTCATTTATGCTGGTGGCGTTTTCAAGGGCTGGGATACCTAGTAGGCCCGCTAAGGCTTCTTGTCCCGTAGAATCGAAAAGAGACAATGCTTTGGGATCAGTGTACACCTTGTGGGCCGCCCTGATTATCTCTCGTTTCGCGGCGTTTATGGCGGCGGTAGGATCGTCTGGATTGTCTCTAAGATGCCTTCTTATAGCTTCCTCTGTGGCCGATTCTAGGCTTCTTCGGCCTCGGAGGGCGTAAGGTATTTGATCACCAGATGGAAAGGCCGTACGCTCCGAGGCACTCACCATAGGAGACGGCACATTAGGGTTGTGAATCTCTTCGAGCATCTCTCGCATGACAGACGTGGCTTCTTCGGTCTTACCAGCTTCCGCTAACCAATCAGCGCCATAATCAGTGAAGTCCGCTTCCTCAAGCAAAGACAACTGAGACTTGGTCAGGTCGGCCTTGCTTCCTATCCTGAGGAGCTCTTCATAAGTTTCTTCCGGTCCAACGGCGAAAGCATTATAAAGTTTTCTGCCCCCAATTTTTTTTGCGAACGGAGTAAGACCGCGGCGTAAAGATTCGAAAATTTCTACGTCTCTTATACTAGAAATCACCACATCGGCAGCAGCCCTAGGAAGAATAGATATATTCCTATGAATAAGAAAGTCCGTCAATTGGCGCGGAGAAAGCTTCCCTTCCAACAGTCTGGCTAAGCGCTCGGACGATGTAGTCTTAACGTATCTATTGGCTACCCTTTCTACGTCCGACGCGGCCTCCGCGGCGCCTCCTATCCGTATAGTCTCGGCCTCACCGAACTCCTCTACCATAAAAGCTATCCTACGGTTTGCTGGGTCTACTTCCACCGTACGTTCCGGTCTCTTTGTCACGCCAGATAACTTAGAGAAAAAGGTTTTGGATAGATAGCTCCTATCTTGAGGTGACAACTCAGTATTTTCTAGCGCGTTGTATACTGGGGCTAGAATATTTCTATAGGTGCTACTTCCGAAGTAGTTCTCCTCCATCCACATGAGCTGGTCAAGCATCCTCGGATCTTGTACATAGTGTGTCACCCAGTCAATCATGTCCGATGACAACGCCGCCTTCTTAGAGATGGCCTTATCCAGCGCTTCTCTATATGCCTGATCAAGCAGCCCACCGGGAGCTCGTTCCCGCATCCCGGGAAACTTACTCGCGACCTCTTGCTGTACCACGTCCATGACTTCTGGAGTAAGCAACGCTGACTTACCTTCTATGAACTCATGGGCAAGTCGTATACGTTCCAGCTCAGCGGAAACACCAGACCCCGTGTTCTCTATCTCGCGTATTCGCTTCATGGCAAGGTCTTCCACCTTGCGCTGTGATAGAGCCCGTCCCTCTTCCGCCGTGACCTCTTTGAAGTTAGCCGATAGCTCCCTACCTGTCACCCATGGCTGTGTTATATACGCGTAAGGCACGTTTGGTAAGTTCGGATAGCCATGCACTTCCTCAAAAAGCATAGCTATGGGGGACAATGTAGGATCCATTGATGGATCATATAAAGGAACACGAGCGTATAAAGCTCTTCCACCTTCGACTTCCATCCCAAATGTATAGAGCCTACCCATTCTTGGATTCCAGTAGTACTTACCGGCAACGGCTTCTTGGCTAAGACCTCCTAAGCCTTCAGATAAATCCAGAGATTGCAGATTAGCTAGGGTGGCCTTCCTGCCTTTCCCAAACAGCTGCTCATTAAAAACATCTACCATAGTCTGGATGTCAGCTGGAGCCCTATGCTCCTCCACCCACGCCAGCTCACGCACACCCGCGGCCTTCGCTACGTTTTCTAGAGAGTAGCTTTCCAGATTGGGGTTCCACAGTGGGGTGGACGTGCGCATAGTGTCGATGACTCTATCCGCGGTCTGGGATTTGAAATACCCCACTACCTCTTCGGGCATACCGAGAGCTTCCGCCCTCTTAGCCAACTGTGGAAAATCGTACACCTCATTATGAATCAGACTGTAGGCATCAGGATGTCCTCGAAGTTCCTTATAAACTCTTTCTATTACCTCGGACTCGCTACCGACTTGCACCACTTCCATGCCTCTAGCCTCTTCTTTGGTAATAGACCTAGTAGTGAATAACTTACCGCCCGCCGTAGCGAATTTACCCTCTCCCTCTCTCGTATAAGCCTGAACCCCGGCCTCCCATACTCTACCAAAACTATAGGGATCCATACTGGCTTCGATGTCTATTCCTAAAATGGTGCGTTGCTTACCTTCTACAACGTCCAGCAGCCTGCGGATCTCGGCTGTATACTCGATAGGAGTGGTAGCGCTAGATATATAACCCGCGGCTACTTTATAGATCGGAGCAGCTTCTCCTGGCACGGCGGCTCCGGCTATTGCCGTATAAGAAGTATTGTACACAGGGCGCTCTTTTAATCCAGCATGCCATGGAAGCTCTACTGTTACTGGCTCCCCGCTTATCAAAAGTCGACCCCTGCCTCGTTGTTCTTCCAATATAGTTTCCCCAGTGGAGGCATGCCCCGCGGCTTTATACCCAGTACCAGTTTCTACGTTTACAACAGGAACAGCCAGAACAGCTTTACCATTTATAGTGGTGTAGGAAAGCTTAAATGCCTCAGCTATCGATCCACCAGAAAGAGTATCGATCTCTGATAAACGCCTCAAAAATAATGGAAGATCTTTCGGGATCAAAACCAGCTTGCCATTGACAGTAGTGAATTCGGCCTCATTCGCCAATCCTTGAAAAAGAAGTTCGTTGAACCTGCTCTTCGACATAGACGCAGTCATATCTTCCGCGGTCAACGTAATCCCATGTAGATCCATGTCAAGAAGGATTTTTCTGTAGTCTATTCCTTCTTGCACGGGAGAAGCCTTTTTCATAAGCTCCGATACTGGGTCGTCCCGCCGGCCCCCTGTAATGGGCTGCATCTCTGCTTCCCTAGTAAGATAGTCTTCAAATCCTTCGTTAGTCTTAGTGAGCTCGGCGAAGAGAGACACATCGGCGTCTACGTCAATCTGTCCCATAACAGCCCTACGAGTCAGAAGAGATATTATGGCATCTGTTTCTTTGGATTCGAATACACGATTAAACACGGCTCCTAAATCAACTGGGCCTGGCGTACGGTAAGCCTCTTCCAATGCCTTTTTATAATAAAGCACGAAGGCATCATCATAAATACTGGACAGTATTACAGGTTCCCTAGTAAGAAGATCTACATCCTCAAGGAGTCTCTGAGGTATGCCAGATTTCCTGATCTTCGACATTACCTTAGATCTGAACAAAGCCTCAGGATCTCTTGCATCACCATAAGAGGCAGATAAAAATTCCTCAAACCTAGGATCTTCTGGCTTAGGAACAAAGTTCTCAATAGCAGCTGATAAGTTAGAGATAGGATCTTTTCCCGTCAAGTACTCGGCCCAAACGGAGTAGCCTTCTCCGCCTACAAATCTAGATAGTAGCTCATGCACAGTACCGATTCCTGCCTCTCCGGCCACGGAAACCTCGGTCATAATGCCGACCTTGCTGGGATCCACGCGGCTTAGTAGCTCCCCTATAAGATAAGGCTCCTTACCTACTATCGGCTGTGCGGCTCCAGTAATTCTGAACATCAGACCTTCATGCTCAACCACCATAGGCTGTCCGCTAATAAGTTTACCAAGTACACCCTCGTTGTACTGCGCTACGGACACCCCAGCAGTAGGGAGAAAACCACTCGGCCTAGTACCAGCCCGATGCATAGACCGCAGCGTAGCATTCTCTGCCCTTGATTCAAAGAATGGTTGAAGTGTGCCACCTTCTCTGGACAACTTCTTCTCATACTCAGCATCAGCAAATTCATTAGGGCTATATACCTTAGTATGTCCAGGAAACGCTTCTTCCAGCTCTAACGCTAAATCCCATGCCGTATCGCGAATACACCATGGATCGTACCATCTACCACCGGACAGGACTCCCTCAAGAGCAGATGTGTGCTCACCAAGCCTACCGGGAGATAAGTTACCTCTATGAATCTGAAACAGATCTTCAACTAAATCCCTGGGATCCACGCCTGCTGATAAGGCCTCGGATATATCCCTTATCATAGGAGCCGCTGTGCCCGTATAATCCATTGACAACCCGCCGAGCATACTCGCACGCTTGCCCATATCAATGGACGACTTAAAGGCTATATGCTCAGCCTCAGCTCCTATAAGTGAACTATGCCTGGTCACAAGCAAATCAAATGTGGCGATAGATTCTTCAGAGTAAGTAGTCTTTCCTGCCTCGGCGAGTGCCGAGTTGATAGCGGCTTTAACACCAGACTCGTCAGGCCCGTGTATTATCTCTCGTAAGAGGCTTTCCTGTCTGCTCTTCGGAAGACGCGCTAAATCGTCCATGAGAGAGAGAATCTTTTCCTTCTCTACCCCATTTATGCGCCTGTCGAGATAAGTCTTATCTACATAAAGCCTAAGCTCTTCCAGCTTAGACTTACCTACAAGCTTAGCTGGGCTTATCCCTCCCGCCGCGCCCCTAGCCTCTACTGCAACTTGTGGTGTAATGCTATCAGGTTTAGCTTTAGCTACAACCTTCTGCCCGGCCTTACCCAGCTCGTCAGCCCTGACTTCCAGAGTGGAGATTGGAGAGGTCGTGGCTAAACCTCCGATTCCCGTAGGCCTTTCTACTTGAACCAGCAGCTTTTTCTGTATCCCGGAGAGACCCACTACGATGGTAATCAGCACTGTCCACTGGCCCATCGCCTGCATATCGACAATAGTGCCCTCTTCCAGCGTCTGGTTATCTCTAACCTTATCTCCTACTGATACTCTTGTGTAATCATATATCGGCATATTTGAAAATACAGCCGTGGCAAAGTTACCCCCACCACGGCTATCCTATATTACTGAAATTGGTTCGGCCAGAGTCAGTTAAATTAACCTACCCCTTGGCCTGATGGCGGAATAACATTTCCCGCATCCACACCAAGTTGGTCCAAACTACGAGTGTACATCCCATGGAGAGTCTCTCGCATATCATTGAGTGCTCTCCACAGAGTGTCTGTTAGTTGGGATTTGAGAGCATCTAGTTGCTGCCCAGGGGGCATTATGATCTCAACTAAAGTTTTAATGCGCCCCTCTAGCGTACTGCCATGTACTCCCAATAATTCGTGTGCACTCACGTAGTAATTATAAAGAACGTCTACCGTCTTATTACAATCGTTAGTGGCTGCTCTGGTGTTTTCCATTTTTGTTTTTACCTCCATGACTAAACCATACCTTACTATACCTGACCGAACCAAACTTAACATAACTCATCTAACAATGAATGGGGACTATAAAGTTTTGATAGCTTTACAAATTTCGCGGGGTATTTGCACCCGGTAGATAGTTCCACCTCAGCTAGAGTCCCACTGTCCGTCCACCCAAACAAAAAACCCTCATAGCTGCACACATCAAATCCGCAGAAAACATAGATGTCGGCAGACCGCAGCAACCCCAACTCTGGAACTATTCCAGGAAACCTCTCTATATTCAGATTTCCTCCGGTTAGTCCATAATGATCGTACTGCTCTTTGAATTTTAAGGCCCTGGTATGCACATCTATATTAAGCCCACTAACTATAAACGGGGGAAGGTAGGGGTCTCCGTTCTTAGTGTATCGTATGCTAAAGTAGTCGAAAAACCTACGAACAACCTGCTCCCCCGCTTTTTCTACAGGCCCACAATTATACGCATACGAAGCATAGCCCGTGCCTCTGAAAAACTCCGCGTCTTTTCTCGCCACTCTCGCGGCCTCTCCCACCTCTGTCGTGTCCAGTCTACAGAAGTAGGCCCAATCATATGGGCTAGTCCACTCTTCTGGGATGTTATTATATTCGTGTGTTGGTTTTATTTTAACTATGTCCCTTTCTAACGTAGTCGCCTGACATTCGTTATTAATTCGCTATCCCTTTCCATGTCATCCTGCCCATCCACCGGTCGATAGTCCGACACTGTAACCAGACCCCCAACTTCCGGTGTCGCGGCTATACCTACGAATCTTATCTGCCTTCCAACGGAGACTGCCCATCCCTCTAAGAACACATCTCCATATTCACTGCTGCTTTCACACTCAACTACCCTAAGCGTGGGCTTGAACTCACAGTTAAAAATAGAACCTGCCGCCGTTTCTATTCGGTAGATCTCTTTTTCGGCCCCCCCTATCTGTTCTATTTCGTAATTAGTCTCCATACTTAGACACCTTAAGTATCCTCTGGATGCCAAATTCTACCGCCTGCTCTGAGGACTCCAATACTGTATATGGTAACTCAAGCTCCTCACACGCTACAGCGGTCGTCAGCGACCCAGCAAAGGGATCAAGAACCGGGTACTTGCAGCCATTTAGTTTTATACACATCTTAGGAAGGTTCACCGGAAACGTGGCCGGGCGCCCCTTTTTGTGAGAGCGGCCAGTGGTCTCGTAAGGAATAAACCACAAGTTCCCCCTGCACCTAAGATCCTGACCAACGTTAAATCTGTCTATGTTGCTCTTGTCCGTGTACTCCACACCAACTGCGAGTCTATCCAGTGTGTAGAATCTTAGATCCTTTACCATGATAAAAATATTTTCAGTCACGCTAGTAACATGCTTGGTTCCCAGTATGGGGGTAAAATGCCCCCTACCCGACTGATGCTTGGTCCAGACCAGAGTCTGGACTAGATCCCAGCCAGCAAAGCGGTAAGCATTCATTACCTGCCAACTGCGGTCTGGCCACTCGGAATCGTCTCCCACGTTTAAGAAGAAAACACAATCGTCAGCCGCTACTTCGTAAAGTAGCTCTCCCGCTTTTTCCATCTCTTCCAGGTAGACTCCACGAGACGTACGGTCATTTATCCTACCGTAAGCCTTTCCAGTATTGTAACGTGGACTGGTTACAATTGTCCGGTAGCCAACCTCATTACCAGAACTTCTAAGTTTGCGCGTGTCTGCCGCTTCTTGTTTTAGAAAAGCAAAAGCATCGCAGCAGTATATCCTATGCCCATCATCCCGTCCATAATTACTGTAAAGCACCCTTTCCTCACAGTTTAACAAGTTATGGTATCCTCCCCTTCATGTAACTAGCGGCTAGTGATCCAGTCCGTAATGGCCTTAGCTGAAGCCATGGCCATAAGATTCCTCTTTCTAGAATCAGTCATAACTCTACGGTCACTGGGATTGCATATAAATCCCAGCTCCACCAACACGGCGCCGGCAGCCCGTCTTTCTGTAGCCTCTCGCAACACCCCAAACCCACCTTTTGGATATCTCGTAGTATCGGCTATGACCCCAGCGTTGTATTTCCTTAAAAATCCTGTACTCAGAATAGCCGTCAACACCGAACTGGCCAAATCTTTGGAGTCCGCTTGTCCTCCGTGATACCACACAGACACCCCATTTGCAGAGGAATTAGCAGCCGAGTTAACATGACACGAGATAAGAACATCTCCCTCACTGATAGTATCGGCCCTATCCATCACTTCGATGAATCTATCATCTGTTCTAGTGAACGACGTTTTCACTCCCTGCTCTCTTAAAAAGTGCCCTAACATTGCGGCAAACTCCAACACTATGTTTTCCTCTGCCACCCCAGCGCTAAAGGCGCCGGAGTCTTTTCCACCATGACCTGGGTCTATTAGTACCTTCATACTATAAAACTACCTCCACACCAAGCCGCTTCTCGTAAATAGCGGCTAAGCTTCTAGACAGCATAATTGCCTTATCCGCGTCATCTATCTTAAAGGATACCGCGTTGTCATGCCTGGACAACTGCCAATAAGGTTCTACATCCTTATTGATGAACTCTATAATTAGTTGCACGTTGGCCGCCCATCCTAGATAGGAAAGGCCTCCAGATACCGGACCAGCTACGGCAGCGCACAATTTGTGTGACACCAGACCCACCACTAAGCTGAGATCCAGATCGTCTACGACTATACACTCCATACAGTCGGGATAAATAAACTCCATGCCGTAGGAATCAAGCCAGTCCAGTCCTTGAACCAATATAAAAGGAATACCAGGCCGGATATCCTGCCTGTTCGCGTTGAGCCATTTTCTAGTCCTTTCGGCTATTCCGGGAACAGAAGGCATAAGAGGCCGATGCTCATCTAATTCGAAATCCACATTGAGCTGTGTGTGGATAGAATGCACATACCCCATTAACTTATTCCAGGTGGGCGTGTCCCTTTCAAGCATGGGATACTCCGGCGGTTTTTGTATTTTGTCCTCCGCAACATCAAGCTTCTCTGCTACCTTAGTTATCTCGGCGTCTATTACAGCTTTTCTTTCTCTACGGAGTTGAAGTTCGGCCTCCACGCAAACTGCCCTATCGACATCCGTGACGTCTACGGTAGACTCGTAGCTACTTGTATCTATCTCTTGCCCGGCGGCCACATGTATGACTTTTCTAACAAACCATGCATTAGTTAGAATAGGCATCAGGCTCTCCTCAGACACAGCAACATCTACCGTGGTATTGAACGCCTTACAGTAACTTCTCACTGCTCCCATAGCAAGTAAAGCGTCAGCTAATCCTGACCATGTATAAAAAATAGTACTCGTCATGATGTTTATTAGGCTACTCTTTCGTCCTCAAAAGACGAAGCCTACTCTCCTCCCAATCCGTTATCCCATCGTACTGCACTAGCTCAAAGTAGCCATTCCTTGGATATCTGTACTTCCCTGGCTTTTCCCACGTATAATCCTGCATCCTAGACATACACCCGCACTCGATAGCCAGTTTACCTCTATGTATTCCAAGACTGGCTAGATGCGTGTGCAATTGTATCAGAACATTCCATTCCCCTTGAGCTGTTATGTAGTCATTATCCAACATCCAATCGACTGCCTCGTTAGCGCCGCGATTAGTTACTTTAGCGGAGATACAATCCCAGTGCCCAACCCAAGCGTCTCCGCGCTTCAGCATAAAGAAATCTTCTATAGCAGAACTCATCATGGAAACATTTGGCATATTCGCAAACATGGACTCGAATAAAAAGTCCGCGAGTTCTGCTCCATCTGAGAAACACTGGGACAACATTGAAGCTAGACGTATATCATGGTTACCACGCTTTATTACGACGTCCGAAAAGTAATGACGGAGTATGTCTACAACAGCCGTCCCTGTCTTAAGAAGTTCCACCACTGACATACGCTGCTCGAGACTACGGTTCGCTGACCTTACATTTTTAGTGAACTTAGAAAATCTTTGAAAATCCATTAAGTCACCGGCTATTATAAGCCTAGACCCCTCATGCTCTTTAGCAATACGCATGAGTAAATCCATCCTGTGCTCTGGTGTGTGCAGATCTCCAATAACTATGGTGGTTTCCTTAGAAGACACTGACACATATGGAACTTTTTCTACTGGAACAGCATCGCGCTTGATTAGAGCGTTGTACTCCTCCAGAACCTCAGAGTAAGATAAATCAGCATACCCCCGCTCGGGGCTAGCTATGACAGCCTTAGATGGAGCCAATTCTCCACGATTAATTAGGTCCCTGACTATATCTCTAAGGTTAGCGGCTTTCTGCCCTGGGGTGCGCCCAGGAACCAACTTCATCAGTTGTATTGCAGGTAGCCCCTCATCTAGGCCTAATCTCACTTTCTCTTGCGTATCTACTGTATTCAGAACAATTTCCTCCTAAGCGTGGCCACAATTTATTATAGGCAAGTAGACACAGAATATTTCGCCCTAGTAGTATTTTCGTAGGGCAGAGACTAAGTCTGCTCTCCTATCGTGACGAATATCCATATTAACATCGATAACATCCTCGTGAGACTGCCTGTCCGGAACAACTCTCACATGGACGTTTAGATTGGACAGCCCCTGGCCCGCAAGTACATCGGCTAACGCGTTCTCTATATCAGAACCTTTACCATTCACTGTAGGCACTTCCACATTCGCGGCAGTCCTATCAACCTGTTCGACTACCTGCGGATAAACACCGAAGTCCATCGGATCCAATCCTTCATAGCGTATGGTGCGTATCTTTAGCGCTTCCAAGGGAACGTCTTCTCTCCACCCCTCCCAGTCTTTGCTAGGGAGCGTATGAGTTTTAAAGTACTCCGCTAACTCCATTCGCTGCAGTTTGTCGGAGAACCCTAAATGTGGACCGAGGAGGCGCTTCTCATAATCAGGTAAAAGACCATATAAACGCTTGCGCTCTTCTGGTGTGGAATTAGCTATGGCCTTGATTAGAATCTCACGCTCGTACTTAGGCAGAGCTCCCATCATAGTCCTAAAATCAGTGGGTTCCGCAGCATACATAGTACGGTCAGCCATCTGTTTGTATAGTATGGCTTGGGAAGCCCACGGTCCAAGGGACACGTCTTTTCTATAGCCAGCTATGCTGTTGATCTCTTGATTTATTATCTTGAGCTGGTCTTTGTTTGTCAGTTTAACGGACTTGTCACCGGGCGCTTTTATCTTAGAGTTTATTGAACGAAGCTGCTCGGCTGGAGTAGGAGTAGACGACATCATATCGTGCTTCAACTTAGCCTTACGTTTAACTAAGCCCCTACGTATGCGATTACGCTCGTCTCCTGCCGTGGCCTCCTCCAACAGGAAACCCTCTACATCGAAAGACTCTTTACTTTTCGCTTCTCTCTTAGCGTATTCGTACAGACCCATGTACTTCGTGTACTTTAAGATATCGTAGTACTCTTCAATTTCTCGCCGTTTGCGTACCCTCTTTGGTATCCATGGCTCCCCTGTACTTAACTCATGAGCCTTCAATCCCAAGGAAGCCGCAGCTCCAGCGGCCAAACCAACTAAAGCCAGTTTGCCCTTCATGCTTTTGGTTCTACCGAACATCGAAGCAAATGCCGCCATGGAAACACCGGCAAGTATTGGATCCCTGACCGCGTAAGCCTCTATTGTTGGAGTAATGAAGGAGGCTATGGGGTGCGACCACGAGGTTCCCAGCTTCCCATATACCTGAGTTCTAATATACTCCTCCACCGGGCTCCTTACCTTGGAGAGCTTGGTATTGAATGGCGTATCCGCGTGAGCCAGTTCTTCATACAGGGTACCGAACCCTCTTTGGATTGGAGTAAATCTTGCTTCTACTCCAGCAGATGAATAGTCGGTTTCTTTTTCAACCGCCAACCCGCGCATAAGCATGTCATGGCTAATGTTAACGCCATTATGGTAGAGGACAACACGCTCCGTCCCGAACATGTCTTTGCCGTACTGCTCCTCTGGATCCGTGCTTACCCCCACATCGATCTCAGAACCTTTCCGAATACCATACACCCTAGCATACATTTCCTCAGCTGGGGACGAAAACTCTTCATCCTCCATCCCAAGTAACCCACGAATCAAGTTTCCGCCGTCCATGTGGTGCTTGGAGAAGTATTCCGCTATACGCTCGCCAGATCCTCTCACCCCGGCCAGACGTATCGGAGTATCGCTGCCCTCAACTAGTATGGTATTAGGATCAACTATCCTATCCACTACGTAACTCTTCTGTGTAGTACTGCTGCCAGCAAATCGGTAGGAATCTAGGTTGTATTTTTCTTTGGAGTGCATGGCCCGCTTTTTAGCGGCCTTAAACCTTTCAAACTGAGCGTCATCGAGTTGTCCTACTTGTCGTTGATGGCTCAGGTAATCCCGCATGCCATAGAACTCATCACTATATGCCGCAACATCGCTAAGAATTTCGAAGCGCGTTATATCATCATATAGATCTGCCCTAGAGATGACTCCAGAATCGACTAAAGACTTGGCCTGTCTGCGCACGGAATTCAACTTGTTCATCGTAGAGGCGTACAGCCCAGGGGAGTAATCCATCCAAGTGGTCCTTACATCCCTTGCATCATCTCTATTAACGTACACCATCAATCCCCTGCTTATTCCTGTGGTATGCATATAGAAATTAAGCTGTTCCTGATGTTCAGGGAAAAGCCCACCCATATTGTACCTTTTCTCCGACATAGTCTTTATTTCAGCTATCACCGGACTGCCATTCCAATTAAGAACCGCGTCCATGTGGCCGGACACTCCAACTTTGTCATCGAAAATAGGAACTTCAGACGCGAGTAGCACCCCTTGCCGTCTCCACTGGGACTGGATAACTTTGTGCAGCTGCGTACCCAAACCTGTTATCTTTTCCGCTTCCTCATCCAGGGGCTCTTTCTGGTGTATAAGCTCGAGCAGCAGTTCATTAGGGGATTTTCCTACTGAGCTCGCACGTGTAAGCATGAGCTTTACTCCATGCGCCCTTTCGTAAGCCTCTCCTGGAAGCCTCAACAAACCATTGTTATCAGCATATGGGTCTCCACGCTGAAAATTAGTGAAGTAGCTTGAACCTGGCAGCCATGTGTCGGCCAGAGAGTTCGGCACCGGATCGTAATACTCGGCAGTCTTTGGCCTTTTGTATAAAAATCTTCTACCAATTTCACTAGCGACTCCTCCCAAGCCACCAATGTTAGCGCTCCAGTATCTTGCTCCAGCACCATAAGCCGCACTTGGATCGTCCATCCTCAGGCCATAAGTATCGTTTGTTCCAGTGAGTACAGCCGTTCCCCAACCATAAATACCAGCCAGCTCCCTAAGACTGGAGGCTGACTGTCCTACCACATCTGGATATTCTGTGTCAGTAGGATCTCCTAGATAACCAACTATTTCAGCGCCATGAGGATATTTAAGTCTGGCTCGTCCTCCTCCAGAGGTGCCTAGATAAGCGGCGCCGCGCCCCATACTTACTACCGCTCTGCCGGATGTAAGATTTCCATAACCTCCGCCACCGCCGGTCCCTATGCCGCCATAGCCGCCTTCTCCCGCGCCGCCATACCCAATTCCAGCCGACCCATAACCACCTCCATATCTCCCACCAACGCTAGCCAGCTGTACAGCGCCTGCAGGCATAGTTCTAGCGGCTGTAGGACCAGAGAGTATAAGGTCATCATAGGAGTAGTCGTCCCCCTCATTCCGCTCATACTCTAGCAGGTAATCATCCTCAGTAGGCGTATAGCCATAGTAAGCTGTCCCGCTCTTCATGTTTCTAGGATCGTACTCTGGGTACAAAACCCTAGTTGGTTTTAGCACTTGCCCTATCGTGCTATTTACTATTGGTCCCCATGGAGTACTGGGGTCACTCATTGGCCCGGAAATAACATAGGGCCTGTCAGGATTAGATCCCATAGAATGAGCGGACTCCCACCAGTAAGGATCTGCGAAGTGCTCTACGAAACTGAGTGGGTAACGAGGTGTCGGTAGTATGGAATGAGACCACGATCTGGCAGTAGACAGATCAGCATTATCGGCAGACTCCCAGTTGGAGTGAGCTCTCTGGTACGGGTCTGGTAGATAGTACTGGATCTTTCCACCGGTGAAAGGCGTACCGGTTCCAAACATCCAGTACCTGCCTTGCCTTACCGGTTCGTAGCCGGAAGACAACTGCTGAAGCTCTTCATCTACATTGCCTTTTGATAATATCGGAGCAAGTATGGGGTTGCGATCAAATCCCGGGAATAGATCATCCGCCCGCATCCACCCCGTAAGATGAGCTCTAGCTATCCTGGCTCTAGCTCTGACATTGGTAATAACATCTTTTGGGCTCGTCCCGAAATCGTTTTCAGACTCATAGTTTAGATAGTTCCACGCTTCGTAGGCTGCCCAACCAGGCAGCACCCTCTTAAATATGAGACCGGACAGTATATCCCAGCCACTGCCTAAGTGCTCAGGAGAAAGACCAAGCCCGTAATCCGCTATGGAGGTATTGAGTCTCTCCGCCATGAAGTAAGATGGAAGGGACCCAGTCGTAAAGTTCACCGGATCCTTTATTCCTTTAAAGAAAGCCGGTATGCCCTGCTGCACCACAGCGGATCTTGGCAACTCTTCTAAAATTTCCCGAACCGACTTGCCTTCTTTTATGCTTCTGTTTATGTACGCAAGAATGCTCTCGCCTTCACGAATAGCAAAGACTTCCGGCAAGCCCTCAACCTTACTAGGCTTGGTAAATGGCTCCAGAATGGATAGCTTTGTGTTAACTAACTGCTCGGCTGTACGCTGCACACTTCCTGACTGGGTACCCTCGGTCATATACGAAATAGCATCTTTGTATGATCCTCTTCCCAGTAACCTAGAAAGATTAGCGCCGTGCACAAAAGATTCCGCTTCCACTAACTCCTTATCAGTTAGCCCAAGGCCCTTCAAGCTTTCAAGGAGTGGCTTAGCGTTCGACCACATCGGATCTCCGTATTTTAATACGTACTCATCCAGCAGAGCCTGGCGCATCAAGTCCACGCCACTTATCGGATCGGGGGAGCCGAGGAGATTTATAGTGAAGAAGTCCGTATCCGCTAATATCTTTTTGCGCCCGATCACCCCAAGGGGATCCGCATCAAAATCCTTTAACAAATTACGAAGACTACCTGATGCTCCAAGATATTCTTCGGGTAAGCCTCTACGATATTTGAAAAAGAATTCTTTTACTGCCTCATCACTAGAGAAGTTCTTAAGCACCTCATCAATGGGTGAGCCCTTAGTTACCCCCGGAGATTCCGAAACCAGGCGCTCTATAGCCTCAGATGAAATGCGTCCTCGGCGTTTCAGAAAACTTGTTATGGATCTAACGGCTTCTTCTGGTGCGTCCTTACCCTGTCCGTATATTAGCTCTAGTGCCGTGGAGGGATATCTTGGATCACTGTACTTACTGAAAATCGATCCCAACTTACTCAGTAGTGAGGGCTGGTGCTGCCCGAACCCAAAAAAGCCCCTGACTCCGCCGATTGGTTCCTGGTTTGTGGAGGCCAGCAAATTCTCTACAACCCTACTCTGAAATCCCCCAGCGCCGGACTGCAACAATCTTACAGTGCCCTCGACTTCAGAGGCCGTCTCCACTCCCCCCTCTACGAACCTAACTCCAACAGCCTTTCCTTGATAGACGGAAAGATTCATTCCAGGCCGCAGTTTGTCTAGAAGTCCAAGCTGCTTTTCGGTCTCATTAAAACCGATAAACGCAGACTTGGGGGCCCCAGACTTGGCGAGCCATGGAGCCATGCTGAGTGGGTTGAAACCAGATATGTAGGGTATTATGGGTATTTGAAAGTGGGTACCTAGATAGTCATGTAGCCCGGCCATGCCTTCAGAAAGACCCCGCAGGTCTTTTAGCCCAGCCTCTGTATTGTACAACCCCTCTACACGCAGGTTGCGAACTACTTGCTCTACCCTCTCCTGGCTTGCCCCTACGCGCTTCCCGATCTCTTCTATGGTTCTCTTATCACCTAATAATCTGTTAAGAGACTCGCGCATGCCTTCTGAGACAGACCCCGAACTCAGCATCCCTTCTACTTCAGATAAGGTGGCTTCCTTAGTTCCACTCGCATATAGTAGCTGCCTTCCCCACCCCACCTTACCGGCATTATGAACGCCAAAGGCAGCGGGCTCGGCTAGACGCTCGAACTCCCCCCATGCATGTTTCTCATGTACGCGAAGAGCGTTCGCTAACTGCCGCTCCACGTTTTCTGGAAGTCCGCCGGAAGTAAAAAGATCCCCTACATTGGCTGCTTGCCTAGCCCGTAGAATCGCTCTAGTAGCCGAAGCTACACCACCTGCGGCCTCAACCATGTCAGCAAACTCTGGGGACTCCAGATAGCCGGAGATCTCTGGAACACCTCGCCGAGCCCCAGCAAAAATCCAAGAGTGCTCACCTTTAGCTCCAAACAGAGCTTTTATGTGTTGGGCTCCCCAAGCAGGAAGCTCTTCTTCTATACCAGTGGACAGGATCTTCTCCATCCTGGCCTGCCCAACTTGTACAGCGGCGGCATTACGCAAAGATTCGCCAGTCTGCTCCAAGTCTCTAACCCAACGCGTAACAGCAAACTCGGCATGACTTCGTTCACTTTTTGCTAGGTTAGCCGCGACTTTTTCCAGCCCACCGACAGCGTAGGCAGCTATCTTTTTACGTCCCACTACAAGAGCAGCCACCGCGCCAGCGGAGGCTCCCCATTTAGCTAGGCTATTACTATGCTCTCGCTTTTGATAAGTTTCCATATTTATTAAAAAAGGGACTCACCATAAGGCAAGTCCCCTTTATTTACTCGAAAAGGTAGTTTGGCGATCCCGAGGGCTCGATTGGCCCAGGGGGATGAGGAGAACGCGCTGAAGCAGGAGATGCCCCATCGGAGTCTGGATCTAAAAACGCTGCTATATCCATACCATAAAGGCTTCTGGCTACTATGTGAGCCCCAGCTACATATTTCTGGTACTCCTCAGGATTCATATCCTCTAGTGAATTCAAAGTAATTCCGGGGAAGCAAAAGCAGATAAGCATATCTACTCGACTCTGCGCCCCCCTGACCCACTCTAAAGCTTTTTCTTCTGGCGGAGTAAGCCTTACGCCCTCCCCGCTACTTGCGGCGGGAGCATAGCCGCTATTCGCCAGCACCTGCTCGACGACAGCTGTCGGCACCCCAGCTAAACACTCGTCCAAACCTGGAAAGTCCTCTGGGGTTTCTACTACAGACAACGAGAATACCAGATCCTCGAATAGAATATGATCCCCTTGCGCCTCCTCAAAAAGAGTGCGGAGTTCACGCCGGGTAACCAACCTATATCGATAATCTTTTCCTAATACACTGGTTACATATGTAACCATGCTTTACAACTCTTCTACAGAGGTAACTCCCGAGTATCCGGAAATATTCATTACGGCCCCAGTTATGCTAGAGCAATACCCGGCTGGCGTCTCGTCCCAGTTAACCTTCTTAGGCCAAACAACTGACCTCTGTGCTATAAGGTAGTCCCTTTCTCCTGAGTCCTCAGGAGCGGACTTCATAATCGCCCTCCACTCTTGTCGCAAAAGAGGTCGTATGATATAGTAATCGTCATCTATCCTGACCAGGTTTAGTTTGAGACTGCTTTGTGTCTTAGCCGTGGCAACGTCTTCATCTGACGGTTTACCATAAATAGAGACAGCGTCCCCACCTATAGGCTCGCTGGAAATCTCCTGCTGCCCGGCGAGATCAGGAACCAGGAACCCACTCTTCGCCTGTATCCATTTCGACAGTGTGGGAATAACTCCCGCCGGCACTATGGCCCACCCGCCTTTGGTAACATCCGGCTTGGGTCCAATTAACGCGATGTCTACGAGCTTCTCATCTAACTCCGGCATTCCTACACTGGGGTTATCCGCAGCAAGTTTAGTGACTATTTCCCAATCAGCTTTGTACACCGGACGGATAATGTAATCAGTCCCGCATATAGGAACTTTATAAAGTTTACCATACTCTTTCTTCAAAGTATCAATTTGTTCTTGAGTTAAAAAATCCAAAATCTGTTTCTCCTTCTCCTCATAGAGCTACAACTCGCTAGCTATTGCTGCTACTGACGATACGTACATCCAATCCACCGTCATAATACTATGTTCTCGTGTACCACGTAACATAGTATGGTTGGTGCCACGGGTTGGTCCATGGCGCAGGATACGGAACCGGATAGGGACATGGAATACTGGTAATACGCTCCTTTTCCAGAAGCTTCTCTATCCTTTCGAGTATGGCCACTATAGATGATATAGTGGCCGGAGCCTTCTTTGCTTCCTCTATGGCCCGATCCAGTTCTTGCCTAAGCCTTTTCATCTCGTCTACATTCACAGGTTTTCCTCCTATACATATATGTGTTAGCCACAAGGGGCTGCTAACTAGGCGCCAGATTCATATACCCCACCGTTACATACGCAGAGTTCGGCGATGGAAACGTAGCGTAGGCCTCCGCGACTAGTTCAGGTTCGCCCGTAACTGACGTAAACAGGCACACTGTAACAGGGCATCCAGACGCGTACCCAAGTATACAAGTATCGGCGATAACATCTGCTGCCTCGCTGTTCTCCAGCGGCTCATAGACATAACTACCCGCGGAGGTAAGTATGCCACCATACCGAATATAGGCCTCTGCAGCTTTTATTTGTGGCAGCACTATTGGAGATCCCATGAGCACAGCCCCTATGTAATCACAGATATCGTCAGCTTCACCATCTGGCGTGGAAGTGCATAAAAGATCCAACTGGATATGAAAAGTCTCAGGAGAGAGGCTGCATTCAGCAGGGACTGCTTCATACTCGGCTGCACATCCCCGCATCCCATAAACGTCGAAATACTTGGTGTAAGGCACCTCATCTGGTTTAGGGCAGCCCGCCAGCTGCCTTGCTGCCCTAGCGAGTTCCATGTAAAGATCATCGGTAAGTTCTGGTAGCTTATCTTTAAGCCTAGGAAAGAATGTAGCTACGATATCATCATATTCTCTTTCTACCCTAGGCTTCTCTACTATATGAGTGAATAACGGCCTAGAGTTTGGTGTAACCCTACACCCACTACAGCTGTTTATATCTTCGTAAATCAAATACGTCCTCCCTTATTCTACAGTCTGCCCAACAAACGAGTAGACTTCCAAGGTGTTCTTGCCCGTATCGTCTATCGTTTTGGAGACTCCCGTTATGTGGCAGCCCCTTACAGTTTCAATGGTTCCCCAACCGGGTTTGCCCTTTCCGGCATCCTCCGGTTGGCCATACTTTATTATTACATCGAAGCCTAAAGACGGCCCCCGAAATTTAGCGGTATCCAAGTCAACCCCACGCTTAGTTTCTGAATTGCGCTTTGTCACTACGTCCCTGTCATTGTAGTGTGCTGCGGGCTCCCATATAGCCGTGTCGAGCTGATCCATAACCTCTTGATAGTTATCTTTGTTGTACACTTTCGAGCCAGATGACGCTATAGCTACGAAATCTTCTAAAGTGAAGTCATTAGCTAATGCATCCTGAACCACGGAAACCTTCTCCAGCCGATCTTTAGCTTCCTTAGAATATGGGTAATCGGCTTCCCCGCTATACATCCTTTGTAGGTTGGCCTCCATAGTACCGGTATTACGTAAAGTTTTTAACAGGTTATATAGGTAACCGGACTCCTTAAAGTTTATGGTAAAGCTGCCCGTTACTAGTCGCGCTCCCCTCGATATGCTATTATACGTATAGCTAGCATAACTAAAGTTGGGCTTTACCTGCTCTACCTCTTGGTATTGCAGACTTATGACTTCATCCATGTACACCGCGCCGAAGTACACTGATATATCCAGGCCTGAGTAGTAGCTCGAGTTGAACTGATCCACCATCACCCACTTAGGCACATCCTTTGCATATGTGTAAGATGGGGCACGGTAAGTACCTTTTACAAAACCAGTCTTTGGAAACATGCTTTACACCACCGGAGGTATCACTATAAGTGTACCCTCGCTACTAGTGGAGCTGGACAGGGGAACATCGTCAGTAACTGTTTGTATCCAGCTCCTAGTTGCTGATGTTTTCTCTCCACGGTAGCCAAGTAACGGCTGCAGCGGAACGTAATCCAGCGCCATATACGAATAATTCTCAGTAAGTAATATATTTTCTAGAGAGTAGGTGACTCCACAATCCAACAAAGTAACACCAATGACAGTAGAGTAGCTTGCACGCCCAAACTCATTCACCAGCACTATAGATATATCAAACAGAGGAAGTTCATCGGCCTTTACATGGTCTGTAAAGTAAGAAGCGTTCGCTTCGTCGGTTATCCTGGTAAACATAGCCCTGTCTACTGTGTTGAAAGCTAGTGTTCCAGCGATGGTAGAGTGTCCTGAAGTAAACCCCCTGGGACGTACACGCGAAAGGGCTGAGACTGGGAACTTATCTCTGTGGGTAGATATGGATAAAAGAGATAAGGTTCCAAAAGGAATTGGATCTGTTCCCAGTCCCGTGCCGTGAGGAGGAAGTAAATATGCCGCAAGTTCTACGGCTGAGTGGGTATCATAATACTGATCGTAGCGCATACGCACGCTCCATTATATATTATAGGCAGCAGGCACACAAAAAATAAGGCACCGCGGAAATATTTTTTCTTTGGTGCCTTAAAAGAACTACATACCAACTCTTAACTTATTGGGTAAAAGAAGTCAGTAAGAGATGTAAGCGGGGTCACTTTCCGTGCTACGTAAGTAAACGCGCTAGAGGAAGTCAAGTCGTCGATACTAACCCCGTAAGCCTCGTTTACGATTACAACCCCCTCCACGGTCAAGTAAGAGGCGGCCCCACTATCGTTTATCATAGTTAGGGTAATATTGAATGGTGGAATCTCATCGGAGTACTGCACTACACGACTTCGCATGAACTCTTGGATGTCCGCTCGGCCTCCGTAGTTTAGGCTGCTTATTGCTCTTCCAGCATCAACCGTTACCGGATCGCCGTATCTGTCACCGGTAGCGTACTGCTGCGTGGAATCAAGCAGCTCTATAAGTCTAGTACTTCCATAACGCATTCCAGGACCGGTGCCGTTGAACTTGGACCTGAAAGCGTCGTAAATAAGGGCGTGCCTGTCAAACGTCGAAAACGACAGTGTTCCCGCGATACCACGTTTGCCTTTGACGAATCCCTTAGGATCCCGCCCATTCATCGTATATTGAGGAACTACTTCTCTTGTGATAGAGATGGTTATGCCTTCAAGAGTGCCAATCTGTACGTCGTTGATGTGTGCAATGGTATCACACCCACTATATGCTTGATATATACGGCTCGCACTGTCTCCAGCTATGGATATAGCATTTCCGGATGGAACTGTTTTAGCGACTCTAAAACTCATTAGACTTCTCCTTTATTCCTTACTGGCCTGCCGGTGGAGCGACATTGATTACAACTAACACTTCTTTGATCTGCATAGCAGGTCTGAGAAGTAGACTTATTCTGACGCGTCCGATAACTGCATCAAGACTGCTGGATTCGACAGCCAGCTCGTAGCCGTTGCCTTCCCCACCAGCGATTATACCTTGCTCTGACATGGTGTTCAGGAAGTTTCTCAGCTGCGTGCGCATCGCCTGAATAGTACCAGTCTGGTTACCGTGCCCGAAGAACGGGCTGACTATACTTTTAACGCCACTAGCTACTGTGTTAACCACGTTGAGCACCTGATCATTGGCGTAATCCGATTCTCGGCCCGCGCAGGTGTTGTCTAAGTTGATAACTATGTCTCTTGTCGCGTTACGCCTCAATACTACGTAAGAGCCGCCCTTTCCACTGGTCGACGTTACGTCGTCCCAAGGCTGCCCACCAGCAAGCTTATTAACTTCCCGTCTCGTATAGTCAAAAGCAAGTCCCTGGAGTCCTGGGAGCGTAAGATTCGTAGCCGCTCTAGACGGTGCTACAGTCGGTAGCAACCCAGCGTATAAACCAGCCGGAGAATCTAAATAGGTTCCAAGTTTGGCCTGTGAAAGAACGGCGTCCGGTCCTGCCACTATTTGAAGATAGCGGCCATAGTCTACATTTTCTCCTGTGTCTTCATCTACCCCGTCGAACAAGGTAGTATCTCCAGCGGACTGGCTAGTATAAGTGCCCAGCTTCACCTTACCGGCAGAGTTTAAAAGCACCCCATTATCCGCTGATACTATTAGTTCTCCAACTCTAGCGGAAACAGCCGCCCTCGTGTAGGACCCTCCTAGTGTGGATATGCCTATAACTCCACGCATAGGGTAGTTCTCAACGGATGCTACGTGAAGCGCCTCAGCAAACTCTTTTACCACCGACTCAGGAGCCAGCGCGGTACCTACATTCTCATCAGCGTACAAGCATGCTAGATAGCAAATATCCGCTTCTACGGACTGCAGCATATCAAATGCTCCTGTATCCTCTTCCAGAAGATCAGCATACAGTCCCGACACTCCCTTACTTCCTGTGGTTGAGTAATCATCTAGTCGAGTGCCATTCACTCCCCCGGAAAGCCTGAAATAATATTCCTCTTCATCTAATGGAAACGCTGAGGCCGGTAAAGAAGCTAAAAGCCCCGCGGCGATGCCGCTGATCGCGGAATCTTCAAGAGAAGTCGATCCGGCAATATACAATCGAATTGTCTTGTTCAGTGGATCAGAGTTAACCTCGTAGAAGAAGTCCATCATTCGCTTAGAGTTCGTAATCAAGTTATACGACACAGTCGCGCCTTTTCGAGCATCACAGTATGTAGTCGTGCCATTGGTATCTCCAGCCTGCGTTATGTCCAACACAGCAGCGGTGATATCTGCCACCCCACTAGACGTCGAGGAGAGAGTCAGTGTCAGTAAAACATCGTTATATACATCTCCTGGATATATAGCGTCGATGGTAAAGCCAAGATCCGAACTGGCGGGTCTTGTGGTTATTGTGGTGGGGTAGGTATCTCCAGTACACCTATAAGCCGTAGCAGCAGTTCCTCCAACGCGATATAAATAAATATCAGCGCAGCCTCCGGCCGCTATTTCATAAAACGCCTTTACAAGCGTGTTTCCATTAAACTTACCTTTTAAATAAGGCTTATCGGAACTGGGAGCGTAGCTGTCATTGAATATCAGTGGACCGAAAAGAGATTCCACTGTTCTGGAATTCACACTGACTGGCCTATCTGTAGGCCCATCAACTGCATTTCCGATGATTAAAACGGAATCTGTAATAGGCCTCTCGTCAACCACGGTAATCAGTCCGCCATCCCCTATATGCAGAGTCATGGACGGTATATTGTCTAAAGCCATAATAGTTTCTCCTTACGTAATAGTCGTATACGTGAATGCGTCTACGTCGCCATACATAACATAATATGTAGAGCCGGCCGCTGGGCGCTTGCCTGCAAGCGTCCAAGTAATATCTGTCGAGTGTCCATTCTCTGCCACCGTAAGCTCGTAGTCTATCCCGGCTATATAGTCAGGGGCTGGAGGTAGTGGTTGGTCGGCAATCATAGTGATAGCAGCGAGCGGAAGATTGATATTATCTACATCCTCGTCTCCCCTAACCAAAGACAAGGAGTTTTCCTCAAAGCTTTTACCTAAGGTGTTAACAGCTACGAACCGGTCTATCTGCCTGATACGTGGTATATATAGAGGAAGCGTAACCGAAAACGTAGCCAAATACCGCAGGCTCCTGCTTGGAACTTCCTTAGGGGTGGGAAGTGTGTAGTCTTGAAGTTGTTCGTAAAACCCGAAATACTCTATTCCTATGTTCTTCAAAGCGGATGAAACTTCTTTGGCAAACAACTCGAACTTCTCCATAAGTTCATCTACCGCTGCATTTGTTGCATGGAATAAATCGAATTGGTATATTACAGTATTCCATTGCGCCCAGTAATGCACTACGGTAGAGTGGTTTATATTGTGCTGCCCACCTCTTGCTCTAGGACCATACTTTTCCTTACCTTCATTTCCTGGAGTTCTGTGGTACACTCTCCATACTATCGTAGGAATCTTTACCGGGGAGTCTGGATACTCTTGAGTAAACACAACGCCCCTGAGTGCCGAAGTCTTGATGCAATCAGCAAGTACAAGAGGCACACAATTAGGAGACTGTAGATATTCCACTAGTCACTACTCCCACAGAAAACGTTATAGACTCTACTTCTCCAACAATGAATATTGTAATTTCCACTAAAACTTTTCCTGGAAAATATGTAACTGTAAAGCTATAGTCACTTATAGTGGATATACTTGAAAGAAGTTCCGTGACCGCTGTTTCTATCAGCGACTTATCAACCTCCGCTTGTCCTATGCACGGCTCTAGAACAGGCTGAAGTCCGCGCACTACTAACCCATAAGTAATTGGTATTATGGCGGAACAGTTTGCATTAGATGTGATCCCCCTGTAAACTACATGCCCTCCAGAAACACTTGCCGTTGGAGCGATATAGCCATAGGAAGATAGCATATCTAGAAGTGAAGCAGAAAATCCAGGCCTTGTAGCAGATACACTGAAAGACTTCCTAGTGGTTCCGGTATTGGACGCCGCGAACAGCGCTGCATACGACGTAGCCAAGCTTCCCCAATAGGAACCCCTAGGTTGATAATCGTAGGTACCTTCCCCAGCTACCAAAGAAAGCATCCAATTAGAAATAGTTTTGTTATCTACTAATCCAGAAGCATACGCTGAAGCCAAAGTTTCAGGATCGTAGTAAGCGCCCTGAACAAACATGACTGGGTATCCGATATCTTCAAAGAAGCTATCTGTAAGTACTCCAGCCACATCATCGAATGTCTTACCTACAAGCGTGACCACTTTGGTAGTCGCCAAATCCATGATACTTAGGGCATCACTATAATCTCCAGACGCGGCAGCACCATCCGCCCCTCCTGTGAGATAACAAGAAAGGGTACTTTCTACCACCACATTGTCGGCCCCATTGGTGTATGAGGCTCGAATCGGAGAATACCCCTTGGCCCAGTCCAGGTCAATAGCATCAGCAAGTTCGCTTACCAAAAGCCCAGAGGTGATCTTATACTGGCGCTCGAGCCCCTTACTCGCGGGAGGACGAATACACAGGTATTGGTAGCCATCCTCTCCCGTAGCAGATCTGACTAATGTTGTATTATAAAATACACCATTATAATAAGAACGAAGTAAAAGCTCAGAACTTCCTACCTGAATACCGAGTGTTGCCTTAGATCCGGTACCTAACCTGAAACAAGCGACTGGCCGATTAACTGTGGTCATGGCTTCTGCCACACCTTTATACAGCGCGGTATCTTCTTGTGCCGCCAAGTACCTCAGCGCTACGGATACCTCTTCTCCCGTAGGCTCAAAAGTTATGATGTCTCCACTAGCCTCGAGAGTGTACAGAGGGTAATCCACCAACTCTCCATCCTCCTCGACAAAAGTCGAGAAGTCGGAGATCGGCGTATGAGAAAGTTGGGCACTCGCTGAAGACGAGGTCAGGTCCACCCAATCCCAACAGTACCCCCCAAACACATCGTACGCTTGGTCTATGGATTCTATGAGAATGGGAACGGAATCAGGTCCATCCCCGCCAGTACCAATTAATAGTAGATCAATCACTTACTTACTGATTCCTCGTAAAGAGAGCTTTCTCCAGTGGGGCCTTCTTAGTGTCCATAACATCTAGAACGCCGGAGAAGTATAGTATATCTTCGTCATACTGGGGCTCTAGAGTGTCCACTTTATAAGCATGAATAATGGAAACCGGCTCACCCACAGACTCCACGTAGTCGGAGTCTACGGTCCACTCCACCTCTAACAAATAATCTCCTTGCTTTGGAAGATCATCTTTAGTAAAATAGGCGCGTATTTCCCCTAACGAGACTAGTCCAGGAAGATTATCTGAGTTGGGTCTTGCTGTCCTGTTGGCTTTGGCAATAAGAACCTTGACCTTTTCTAAAGTAACTGGATATCCGGTCCCCATGCACATCGGACATGTAGGATCCCCTTCGCCAGCATTAGGGTCAGGACTACAATACTGGCAGGTGAAATTTTCATCCCGCCTTATGTAAATGACCCATGGAGCATGCTTGTAAAGGAAGGCAGAAAACCTGTCCAGGGTTTGCATAACTAAAACTTTCCTCTTCTCAACCTGGCCGTGGACCAATCATCATAGAGATTTGCCACCCTCCACCTGCTGGACCTTACACCGACCTCTGGATAAGGAGCTCCACCAGACACAACGCTGACCTCAGCATCAGTCATGTCATCTTTCAGCTTAGCCAATATATCGGCTATCTCTTGAAGAAGCCTGGCGCCTGTCTCAGCTGTATACGTATCTACTTGAGTGCGCCTGTCGACTTCTCTAAGTAGCTGAAATTGATAATTCTGTATTAGGCAGTAGGCTGTACGAATTTCAACAAAGTGCCTTATTTCGTAGGTGACTTCCTTCTGGGTCAACAGGTCCTCGAGTAACGTTCCGCTACCTAGAGTAATAGTGGTAGCAGCCGCCGCGGCATCATCTATCATCTTATTGCACAATACGGAGTTTCGATGCAGCTGAAACACGATATCAGCGTCAGAATAAATAGACAAGAACTCTCCGTATAGACTCCGCACAGCATCAGACGATGAGTAAAGAGGGACATACGGCCCAGTGAACACCAACTTAGTGGCGGAAGATAATAGTTTACCGTCCGTAGAAGAGATGCCTGGAGCAAGAATAATGGTGTATAGTTTATTGCTCTCTACTGTTATAGGGTCGAATAGCACGACAGCGTCGGAGACAGTGCCAGCAAGCGACGATATCGTAGACGAGGCAACCGATTCTCCGTCTACATGTGTAACAGACAAAGTAACTTTTCCAGTGAGAGAACTTGCGTCTACATCTCTGGAAAACGTAACTACAGGGGACAAGGCACCGACGGATACGACGCTTTCCTGCTCCGGGTAGAGCACAGAAACCGCGAAGGGTGTAAAAACATCCCTTACCCTGGAGGCAGGAGCGGTATCTGGAGTAGAGTCTATCCTGAATGCTCTGGTATCGCTCCATGGGCCGGGTCCCCCATCAGCATCCAATCCACAGACTCTCCAGTAGTATGTGGTTCCGTCTCTGAACTCCGAAGCTGATATATTATCTAGCGAAGTTCCGGACACACTAGCAGTGTAAACTATATCCGCGGAAGAAAAAACCAGAGTATCAGCTATCTCTATCGTGTATCTGCTAGCTCCGCTAGCGGCATACCAAGAAAGTGTCGGAACCGAGGCATAATACGTATTGTCTGCCGGGTCGATAAGCAATACCTTATCAACCCCATAGTCATCTACAGTGAATGACCAGGTATAGTCATCGGTCATCCCCCTCCCGCCCACGGATCTGAACTCTCTAGAACATATAATAGTGTACGTCTCGCCTGGAGTCAGATCAGCAGAAGGAGCAATGGTAAGTAGGTAGTGCGACGTATCATAGTCCGCAAATACCACGGGGAGCTTCATCGGAGATGCGGTAGGAAATAGAGTAACCAGCTCGTTAAGCTGCGCGTTTAGTCCAGCCTCGTCTTCCTCATAGTCATGAGGCAAGGCTATATCCAGAGAAAATCTGATTTCAATTTCGGTGTCTCTGGAAATACCCGTACTGGTGGCAGCAGGAAGTGTAGATATGATGGCGGGATAGTATGAGCTGGAAAAATCTACCAAAGTGTGCTCCGTTTAGGAATAGAGAGGGGTGGGGCATGCCCACCCCATGTCAGTAGAACTAGATAGTCCTTATCGTATAGAGCGGCGCAGCGTTAACTGCTACTCTTACCTTCTTAGCAACTACGGAGGCCTTACCAGCGTTGAGAGTTCCAACGCCATAGTACTCCTTGATTTTGATATTCCTTATGTCTCGATATGGGTCGGTGAACTCGTCCGTAGAAAGAGCTTCCTTCACCAGAAGAACTAAAGAGCTGCTTCTGTCGAGAATATGAATACTAGTCGATGGACCAGTCAAAGACTGGACTGTGTCGCTTGCCGTGTAATCGATATAAGGACTCACATTCAGATTATACGGAACCGGCATCGACGTGCTAAGTCCTTGTGCTCCAGCAGCCTGGAAGAACTGTCCCACATTACCCGACTGCACTACCTGGTAAGAAAGGATGGGATCCTTAGCAAACGCCGACCAGAGTAGCGGGTGTATACAAACGTCAGTTGGGTTGAACTCATTAGCCAGAAGCACGGATACCATATCGACCAAGTCGAGCCAGGTTATTGTATAGTTCAGGCCTCCGGTAATGTCAGTGCCCGTAGTCTGAGCATCAGTGTCAGAGATATCGTTATCAAATACCACATGGGAATTGAGCGTCAGCTCCTTGAAGCACTTCTCTTCCTTAAGCCTTACCATAGCATTTCGTCCACACTCCAAGAAGAGTGCTAACACGTCCCACATGGACTCTGAAATGACATACTCCGAAACAGGGATCATAAGACCATGCTTTTTGGTCTTAACTTCCGTAGTGTTTTCCGCAAAACCTGGATGAACTTCGGGATAATTCTGCGTATCTCCGATCTCAGCGCCGCGTACGGCTCCGAGCGTAGGGAATACAACCGAACGAGCACCGCTATCTATAGTAATAACCTTTGCCAACTGCGTAGACGCTAGTGGCGCGGGCTCAATAGGCTTGATCAGCTGTAGATCTATCGCCCTTGGGAATAGGATAGAGGCATCAGCCGCGCCCAAAGCCTCCCTCATATCAACATGAGGCAGCCCCAGGCTTTCTCCAGAAGTCGACATGAGTGATAAGATGACCCCAACGTTCTTTTCTATGGTCTTCTCATCAATTACTTTATCTCCGATCTGAACGGACTTCGGCTTCTGAGCCTCATGGAGGATTTCCTCGAAAAGCTTTTTCATTGATTTCTCCTTTATGGTAGTCATGGGGAGCAGATAGAACCACTCCCCTTACTTGTTTAGTGGATGGCGACCCTCAGGATACCAATCGCTCCAGTGAGGTTGTACTGAGGCTCAGTACCCACAACGCCGTTCAGCGAGCCATCAGTAAGTCCAACAAGGCCCCTAGGCTCATACACATTAGCGCTTCGGCTAGTAGCCGTAGACTCGGCATAGAAGGTAACCGTGAAGTCGTCTGTCTCCAAAGCGCCCATATCCGAATCATAAACCCCGAAGAACTGGATCGTACCAGTGATAGGGTTGATATTATAGTTCTTACCTTGCGTATAATCAGCACCCTCAAAATCAGCCGCCGGTAGGGTAGTCAACGCCGAAGTCGTCTGAAGATCATTGTTTTCGTCCGCGTAGATGCAACCGGTAGCAAGCTTAACGGTAATCGGCTTGGACGCATCGATTCTCGTATAGACTGGCGAGGTTCCGTCCTTAGCGAACGAGAACGCTCCATTACCCAAAGAAAGCATGGCGGAGCTGGCGGGAGTAGTAGAAGTAGACGTCGAGTTATTTGGGTACATGAGAGGCAAGCTCCATGCGCCAAAGTTATCTTTAACCCACTTCAAATAGCCAGGAAGGTCGTCCAAGGTCTCGAGACCATACACCTCTCCGGCAATCATGCTGGCCTTCTGCCCATAAGCATAGATAATCTCTAAAATGCCTGAGGCAAAAGTAGCAGTCCAGCGGCCAAGGCCGTCGCTTCCCGCGGTAGCGCTCCAGCTGGTTGTTGCGGTCGATGGTGTAACGTACGCTCCGGCTGCAGTATAGCCTCCAAGTAATGTAGGCTCAAAGCACTGATACGGAGCATCCGCTAAAACTACCGTTGTACCGGAAGTAGCACCTGTGTAGGTCTCCGTGTATACCGTCTCTGGAACCCACTTTACTATCATTCCTTTTAAGCGCGGATCAGACGCTGTCGCCGCGCTGACGGTGTAGCCAGGGTGCGCGGTAACCTTATCGCCCTGAGTAAGCTCTCCAAACGCAGAGTTAGAAGTCTCCGCGCTGCTGGCTATGCTCAGGTATGGAACAGATATGGCGTGGTCTCTGGCCATAATTGGAGCCATACCATTAGTACGACTGTTCCAGTCTTTTAAAATATTGTACGGGGCATACCCAACAGGCGCGACATTAATTCCGTCGGCTATTGTAAGGTATGTCTTGTGGTCAGCCCCATAACTCTGGGTTATGCCCGAGGAGGTGGCGGTTGCGGTAGATTTAGGACCTACCAATTTACCACGACCAATGACTATGGCATCCGAGACAAACCTCGGATCATAGCTGAGTATCGGAAGAGCCGGATCTACAACCCACTCTTCGCCGGGAGCTTCAATCTTGTAGCATTCCAGCTGTCCTGGCCAAACGTGACCAGTAAGCTTGTTAGTACCAAGTAGTGGCATTTAATTTCTCCTTTAAAAGATTAAGCGCTAGCTTTCTTATCTCGTCCCTGATTTAGCCTTTGAAGGTACACCGTGTACACGTCGTCTTCAGACTCCTCTATAGTCTCCTGCAGAGTCTGCGTAAAGGTTTCGTCTGGAACTATTGGATCAGACCCGCTGGCGCCAGCGTCAGCGACTACACCAAGAGGGTTAGTAATTGACTCTACCTTAATAGAACTACCCGATTCATCTACTGAATCCAGCTCTAGTTTGAGGTCGGCAATGGTATCTTTGAGTGATTCATCGGTCCTCGTTACAAACAGCGCACAAAGGTCATCTAGTAACTTGTCTTTAGCCACAGGCTTCTCAAGCTTGCTAGCAAGTTCGGCAGCTTCTCTAGCAAGTGAGTAATGCTTGTAGGCTTTAAGCTCCACTGCGGCCTCTTGAAGTGAGGCTATCATGGAATCTTTCTGTGATACAGTCTCGTTGAGGGAATCAACCTTACTTTCCAGTTCAGAAGTTTTTTTAGCTACGGCTTCCTTGATGATATTATCAGCATCCAGTGTGCCGGCAGCAAACTCCATATCCTCATACGACTCACCAGGATAAGGCTTACCCATCTTCTTATAGTACTTGTTAAGATGGGCCTTGACCCCAGGCTTATCTCCCGCTGGAATCTTAGAACCCGCGAGTCTGCCAGCGGCTGCGGATATTGCTCCCGGAACAGCTGTCAGCTTACTATTAATAATAGTGGCTATGGGGAACTTATAAGATGTGTAGTTATCAGCTTTTTCGGCGTCATACCATACAAACCCCCTCTTATATTTGGACATATCCCCGTTAGCCCAGTCCTTAAGCTTAGCTCTGGCATCCTCTTGATCCCATGTCGTACTGTCTTCCGCAAGGGGGAGGTTTTGGAATGGAACAACCGCCTCATCAAAGCTCATTGCGGCCTCCATTGCCCTCTCAGCCTCTGCCAGCTTCTCCTTAAGATCCTCCAGCTCATGAGAATTTTCCGCGGCAACAGTATACTTCCATTCTACACATTCGCCATCTATGGCGTTTGGAATGAAATTATACAAAAGTGGTATGGTGTTTTCGCCTAATTCTATCGCATACGGAGCCGTCTCTTCAGCGGGAGTTATTTCACCAAACAGGTTGGTCTTCTCCTCCGAAGAAAATAACTCATCGTCAATATTAGCTAATATAACTCCGAGCATTCCGCTAACTTGTTCCGGAGTCAAGTTAGAGTGATTAATGGCATCTATGGCCTGCTCAACCTCTTCCTTAGACTCCGCGTCCATACAATAGAAAGGAAACTCTACCTGATAGGCCGAATCCACCAGACGAAGAGCATAAAATTTCTTCATACTTAGTAAGGCGATGGATTATACATAATAGTCCAACGCCTGCCTCCTTTCGCGCTTGGCGTTTAGTAGCCTCTCAACTTAGAATGAAAGGCCATGATCTTATCTTCATCCACCGTCAGGTGGCCTAGCCTAGGTGTTTCACCAACGGCGTATTCATACGCTTTTCTAGACTTTTCTGCTCTCTTCATGATCGTATTGAAAGTCTCCTTACTCACACAAAGAGAAGTAGACCTATAAGCCTCTGCCGATTCCTTACTACTGGTAGCCATGTCTAGAAGGGTTTCTCCATCTGTTCCAACTATGAGAGCCCTAGCGGCCTCACCTATGTCAGGCCTAACTACACCAGCTTCATCATCAGCGGGCTCGTTTACAAAACTGGTCTCCAAAGCTTTGATAGGACCTATAACCCAATAGCACAATCCCTCGTCATAGACCTCGCCTCTATAGTGATCGCACCTACCCACCTCGATCATATTAGGGGCCTTCTTCTCCCCAAGCTGCGCCATACAAATAGAGCACTTAACCTCATCCGTCTCGCTTCCTAATGAAACAGTCAGGAATCTTTTCGTGAGAATCATCTCTATCGCCCAAGGATCTGTTATAGCAGGCACTGCCTGCACCCACTTAGAAGCGTTCTTTGGCTGTTTCAAAGCGGCGTGATATACCCTTCCATAAGGAGCGCAGCCCTCCCCACCGAAGAAACCTCCGCTTGTGTTGTGATCTTTTATGATCGGTACGTTATATGGGTAGTAAAAAGAAGTGATGCCTGTGCCAGCATTAGGATCCCCCTTCAAAGACTTGTAGGGGTAGTAGGTATAGTTTTTCGTAACTTTATCTGCCGTAATAACATGTATTTCGGGAAATATGGCAAACGGAAGGTCGTCGCCAAAACTTTCGGTAACATGTCTTAGGTCTTCGTATCTTGTAGGCACCGGGAGCGTTATAGACTCAAAGTACCTCCGCATCTCATCCATCATTCACCTCACTGATATTCGTGTTACTGCGCGGCAATACTATTGTCTCCTCCTTTCGCCCCACTATCCTTGCCGCTAACTACATCGGTAACAGTAGTTATCAGCTTTCTGCCGCCACTCTCGATAAAGTACTGGCCACCGAATCCCCAAATACCGGCGTTTAACCAAGTATTGTCAGCGTAATATCCAGCAAACCCACCGCATATCAGTCCAACCAAACATCCTAAGCACAGCTTTTTACCTGTCCCATTCCTTAACTGTACGATCGTAGGAAGCTCTAGGCCTCCGTCTCTAAGGTTAGCGGATACTATAGCACCGATCACCCCAGCTATAAAAAACATATATCCAGGCATTTGTCCCTCGTAGTGTGAAGTTTGTTGTGGCCAGATGTGCGGGTTAGTTACCTAACCGAAAGTCTGTGCATATACATCCAGATAAGCATGCAGCTTACTAACTTTTTCAACTATGGAATCCGATTCGGATGTAGAAGCACAAAACAAAACAATAGCGTCATTTATAGAGTCTTTAACCATGAAATCAAATCCATGTGCATCCGCGTAGCCTTTTGCCTGAAGGCATAAATGCTCGGAATCAATAACACCGGAAGTAACACTGGGGGTCAAGAATGCTTTAAGTCCGTCTATGCTTATATTAGTTGCCGCCTCTTGTGTAGCATTTTGGTAGGCGCTTCCTCTAGCTGAAGCTTGGGCGGTAATCTGCGGAATTTGAACTAAGTTCAGGTACATGTCTTTTCTATCAGATTCAGCAATTGGGGACATCTTAAGCGTCGCTCGAAGCTCTGGTTCCGTTATGGCGTTTCCATGATATTTGAGTAAGTTGTTGGACTCTTCCTTTATCCTACGATCTATGTCTACTTCGTTAAACACCCAGTACGCACGATCCACTGAGTTCATCGCTGGGGAGTAACCCCCCTCCTCCAACAACTCCCAAAGCATACCGTAAGTAAGCGCGTCTGCAAATTCTTTCTGAAAGAACCGCACCCTGTCGTGCATGATGGCAGTAAAGCCTTCAGTAACTCCGACTCCAGTGGTACTTGCCTCTCCCATCATTACTGGATTGACCCCAAGAGCAGCGTACACTCTATAACGGAGCATTTTTAGGTAGCCTTCGGCTCGTAGGGCCTTGGACTCAGCTCCAATCATCTGAATCTTGTGGCCAGGAGGAGTAATAATGTAGCCGTTAACGGCCATTACATCATGTTTTTGCGCGGTTCGAGTTACATCTTCTTGTCTGCCTCTTCCGGTTCCCGTGGAATCAGGCACCTCATGATGTATTAGTGGGTTGAGGCTTTTAAATACAAGCTGTATGACCATCTCTTCCAGCGCCCTAAGCGCTCTTACGTCTTCCAACGCTGGTATGACCCACGGAATCCCACTAATGCTACCAGATTGTTTATCGTACGTTATGTGGATAAGGTCATCTTTATCCACAGTCTTCATGCCAGAAACACAGCTATCGATGTACCACCCGGTCTGAGTAGACACGCCATTAACGTATTCAGTTTTAGGGCTCACATGAAGAGGAGAAACGCTGTAGTACCCCCCAATTGGGCCTTTACCATTAATTCCCTGTATACGTCTGATCCCTTTAACCTTGGGACCCGATAACACAACCGAGCTGTCATATCTGGCCTTTAGTAGGTAACCATTAGCGTACTTGATATAGTCTCGTAGGGCTTCAAGTATTGGGGTGAAGAAAAATTCTCCAGTCGCCACGGTCATCATATCAAGACGAGTCTGTAGGTATTTTACCGGAGCTTCCTCGCCTGAAAAGTAGTAGCCCTCTTTTATAACCTTTTCCGCATATCTGCTTACGGCCTGATGAATATAACCATCAGTCATGTAGCCATTCTGTATATCTTTCAGAGTGCGAGAATTTCCGTTAAGAAGTGAGTGTGCCCTAGAAAACCCATAATCCATCTCAGGAGAAGGGTTGCCTATTCTTGGAATAGAGTAACTGGCTTCCGTGGCGTCTATACGTCTGAAACCAGTTATTGGACGGAGTGGTAAGTTTGTTTCAATTATAGCCAATTGTCTACTACTCCTTCCACGACTCTAAGGCTTTTCTTACTTTAAGAGCAATAGTGTACACGTCAGTTTTGTCTTCTGGCTCTACCACCATAAGAGGAACTCCCGCTCTATGGCACACTACAGTTACATACGCGGCTTCCTGCGAAATCCTGTTCCCTACTCTAACATCGGTATGCTTATACGCACCTGGACATACATCCATATTAGGCTTAACTAAAATAGCCAGTGGAACATCGGGGAAAAGAAAATCCAGGTATATCGGGTTATTTATATTCAGCCAGTTATACAAACCAGCTTCTATGAAAGGCCTTCCGCCCACCAAGCATTCCTTGTCCTGTAAACAAGCCTTAACATGGCTCACCCGATCCATTTCGGACGTAGCATACACAGCGGAATCTTTTAGTTCTTTTGCTTCCTGGGCTAAATTATCTCTATCTATAATGGCCGCTTCACTGACTAGAACCACCTTTTGTAACTCATCCCTAAGTTTACGTATAGTGGATTTCCATGTAAATAAATCTCTCAGCATCCAACACATCCTCCCGCTGACTTACCCCCGATTTGAAAGCTCTGATTGAGCCTTTATCCAAGCTTGCACAAAACCACTTCCATCGGACCCTGACCCCATTGCCGAGGAGTCTGACGAAAACTGATCGGCAAACACCACAGGATAAAGGTCTTGTGGAACATTAGTGACCTCTCCTACCACTAGGGGGTCAAACCCGACTTCTTCTTTCTCTTCTTGAGAAACACGCTCATCCCACCCGTCGGTGGCTGGTACATCACCGCCGCCTGATAAACATGTGTGCGCCCATTCCGGATCTAATACTCCGCTTATGACTTGAGGAAGCATAGATATTAAAACATCCAGTTTCATTATCAAGCCACGCATATAGAGCATAGACTTCACTTTACCAACACTGGCTACGTGCAGAGAAGTCCTTTGTTGCTTGCGAATCCTGAGATCAACAAGACTATCGATAGACCTACCGGCCAAATCTGAAACCGTGTTTGCTATCAAATCTAGTAACGATCTCTGCTCAGCCGGTAAGTACACGGGACTGTTCCCATGAACTACTATCCAGTTAACAACCGGAAATATAAGCTCGTTCCTAGCTCTGGACGCAGCCTCGTATACCTCATAAAGAGCTAAATCCATGGCCTGGTTTGTAGCGTAGTTTCTTGTATACTCCAGGAGGCTTTGAAACTCCGTACCATGAATAGCGTAACAAAGTTTAAGGACGCTTCTCATCTTACGAAGCATGTCCAAAAGGTCTTCCAATTCTCTACGAGTAGAGAAAACAAACTCCGCGTTCAGTCCTAAAAGCAGAATCCAATTAGCCCGCATGGCTTCCTGAGTAGCACGCCCACAACGAAGGATCTCAAGCCTGAGCTCATAAGCCTCTCTGGCATCGCTATCTATAATAGCTAGGACCTTGACCGCCTCCGGGTTGCCGGTAAACATTCCAGCGCTGCCTAACGCCGTCAAATAATCATCAGAAAGAAGTTCACTTCCGAGGATATCAAGACTTCCCGCGAGATCGCACTTAAACCGCTCTATTATTCCAGTGATTAGATTGCCAGGATGCCCCTGGTTATAATAACTGGAATGATAAGTCTCATACGCCTCACGAGCCATTACTGCACCTGGATCCTGACTCAGCAACCCGCTAATATAATCGCCTCTAGTCACATAGGACTTCCCTGCTACCGAAGCCACCTCTGTTTGCAGGACCACACTCTCGTCCTCAATAGTGGCAAAGATTGCGTCTCGAGTATTCGTAAGGCGGGCGGTATCTTTGATTATACTATCGCGTATAGCTACTCTGGCCTCGGGAACGGTGGTCACCGTGCCTTCCTTTATAGCCAGCTCGGTGAGCGTCATGGTCGGCGACTCAAGAGTGGAGGTCCGTGGATTATAAGCAAGTGAGGGTTTTTTTAAAAACTCTGTAATGTCCATAAGTATTAGTAGTGGCCGGAAGAAGTGGGGAGGATGGGGGAACTTCCCCCGGCCAGCTACACCTAGAAACTACTTCTTGTTGGAAGGTCCGTGCCGTGCTGAGCATCCGCATCTCTGGTAAACCCCCTACCATACCCGATAGGAAGCTTTCTCGTAGTAAAACTTTCTGCCCGGTAAGCCCGATCCATTATGGGCCCGAATATGGCTCTCCCCTGCGCCTCTCCCACGGCAGGTGGAACCACATCGGGTATCGGCATTAGATAGGAGTCTTCCGCGGGAGTAAATCTAAATGGGTCAGTGTAGTTTTCATGCATCGCATAAGCAGCTAACATACAAGCATCTATTATGTGTTCATTAACTGAAGAGTAAGTAATATGATTATCGGTTGTGCGCACTACTTTGAACTCTTCTAGTTGTGTGATGAACTGCTTATCAGAGGCCGGATAAACAATGCTATTGTCTTCGAACCACTTTACCAGAATATTGACCATGTAGGGCTTTATCCTTTTCTTCACGGCCTCACCGGTAAATGGATCCATAACCTCCACGTTTTCAGAAAACGACACCCCACGCACTTTTTTAGCGAGTCCGGTATCCGGGTGCTTAGCCCCGTGCAGGTGCAATGTTTCTACAGCCTGTTCAGCATACCCTCTATCCACGTAGATATACGAGGGATTGAATATTGTGTTTAACTCGATTATCCTCTCTACCGCAATGGTAAGAGAATACTCGGTCCTAGGGATTTCTTCTCGGTAACAAACTCTATAAAACTCGGCTTTGGGATCCAATTCCAGTACTACTATATTAGGTCCAGCCTGCACCTTATCCCAATCTACTCCCATAGTCCTTATGGCAGTCTTAGGTATAGTTTCCTGTTTATCGGCATCGTAATAGTAAAACGCCCTACCCGCCCGATCAATATAACTGCGCTTGAATACTCCTTCTCCAACGTCAGGGAATTCGGCTTCCCACTCCTGACGAAGCTCCTCTTCAGTGTGCATGGCCCTTATCGTTGCCCGAGCATCTTCATCAAAATCAGGATTATCAAAAACAGATACGTGTATCTGATCCCAACGCTGAGACTCCTTAATATCAGAAAAGTCTTTGGTGCAATACATATAGTAGTGCCCACGCTCAGACGTCGGAGTAGAACTTATCAAACAGATTACTTTCCCTACTCGCTCCGAATCACCCGTCATAATGGGTAGTATGGCCGCCCAATCCTCTTCCCTGAGATAAGCGGCTTCATCTATTATCACCACATCAGCCGACTTACTTCTTACAGACTCACCCTTAGAGTTAGATCTGGCCCCAGTAGTGAATCCTGCTATAAGCGAACCATTAGTAAACTTCCTTCTTGCGGGAGTCTTCTGCCGCTCATGTACGGACTGAGCTATTCCAGGGGAGACCCTGATGAAATCATCTATGGCATTGAAGATAGTTTCCACTTTACTAGAGTCCGGGCAAATTATCATCACCTGTCTGCTAGCATGAGTAAACGCATACCATATAGCATAAGAGGCCAACAGCCAACTTTTACCAGCTCTCCTATGTATCCTGAGTACCTTGTTTTTTCGTTTTGTAGAAAAAAACTTTCTCTGTACATAGTTGAATCTCAGAGGCTCGTTCGTCAGTGGATTTCTAAGACATGCCTCTATCCAGAGCTGGGGGTTATCCATGAACTCAGCGAGAGCTACTAGTTCGGAATCTGGTAAGTTTGCGAAATCCTTCATTATGTACTATCTCTATACGTGGGGGCGGCACCGAACTCGAGGAGAGAACAATGCCGCCCTTTTAGGGAGGAGGGGAGGAAACAGCTGAGTCTATACTCAGCGGCGAGAGTAAAGGCTGGCCATCATACCAGCCTCGGAGCCTAGCAGCCCATTGTGTTTGCCTATCATAGCAATACCACGCTGCTGGGCCTGGTAGGTAGCATCAGTATGAGTGAATGAATGAGAAAAGGATTGGCGTGCAGTACGAATATAAGATGAATTTTTAGCGTGAATCTGGTTGGCTAAGGAGGCCACTGAGTACAAAAGCTCCGCGCCCAGCACCACCTGACCCACCACGGGGATAGCGTACCACATGGCCATTTCAGCGGCTGTTTTGGCTACTATGCCTACGGCGCTTTTACCCGGCTCACGATTTTTCAGCTCGCTTGCCCCGGAATAAGCAGTCACCGCAACGATGCCGTATTTAGAGCTCGCAGCTTTAAGTACTGAGGATATCGCTCCCATTAGCCTCTGCCTCTCTTATGCATAGAAAATACCATGGAGCCCGTGGCGTCAAGCATGCCGGGAGTGCTTATCTCGAGGTTGCCATTAACGGCTATGTTTCCTGGACTATCTGGAGCTGATGCTTGAGCCTGCATGGAAGAATAAGTCCCCAAGCCCACACCTGCCGCTAATCCAGCTGGTATAAGCCTCTTTTGTATAACTGGGTTTACTTCTCCTCCAACTATCCAAGGTAGAGTAGTGCCGTTTGGCCCGCGTGCTAACATCCTACCCGCCCCCCTACCGCCAGACATCAGGAACGATCCCGCTTTCTTATATAGGTCTATTTCTGCCCTATAAGTATTAAACAGGCCTTTAGATACCTGTTTACCAATACCTCGCATCGCCCTGCCTGAAACGCCATGAAGGCCTTCTCCCGCCTTCACTCCAGCTACGAGCATGCCCTCCGCGGCTTTTGATAGTTGTTCTGCTAATCTTGTGGATAATCCCATTGCTAAAAGTAGCCCACTAATTGAGGATTACATAGCGTGTAATGGCAGCATCTAGTGTATTCCTGGCCCACGCATTTCTCTATATGCAGAAAGTGCAAATCTACCCACAGGTTTAAGATTTTTTATATTACGTACAGCGCTTCCCCCTAAACCAGCTAATGCTCCATACTTAGCTCCGCGCCATGCTCCACCAAACACATTATCCCCTCTATAAGACGCGTAGCCTCCACCAACAGCAGCACCCACCGCCGCGTGCAAACCTATACCCTTCGCATAATTTTTATACCTATAGGCTAAAAAGGCTCGGCGTGCTGCCTCCCTTTCTACCGCATTCATACCAGACTTAACAAAAGTACTCGCATCTGCTGCAGCCACTGCCTGCTCAGCAGCTGTTTTTCGTCCCGCCTTATATAGGTCACCAAACACGCCCCGCATAAAATCAAGCTTACCAGCCATTACTATTCAGCTCCTACCTTCAATCTTCATCACTAGAGACTTCGAACTCAGCGTCTACAGTAGATGTGTCTTTCAATTTCTTTACTTTATCTTCTTTGTTTTTATTAACCTTAGCCGCCGCCGCATATATATTTGCCATGACCGTCGCCATATCTTTCTGGGCGTTGCCAGTGGCAACCTCGGCTTTGACTTTACTTTCTCTTGTGGCTACAAGCTGCTGATATTTTCTATCTAGGTCGCCACGAAGCTCCCTAGACATAGTGTGCCCTACCCCTACTACTTTGTTATATTTAGCCTTACCCGAACTCTGCACAACTCCAGCCACGTTCTCCTGCCAGATGGGCCTACTTTTCATATAGAGGTCACACCTGCGTATTTGTAGATGCAGCCTGACTATATCTACTACAGTCTGGATATCGGTAAAGTCAGAAGGTTTTATATCAAGATCTACTATGTAACCTGCGAACAGTTTAAACGCTTCAACTACTTCAACCGGGCAGTTAATGCCTATAAACCGTTCATTAACTTCTTCTTCCGAATAAGGACAAAACTTCGAATACTCACATCCGCCGGAAACTGCTTTTCCCATGCACAGCATAGGGATGTCACTATATAGACCATGCTGAGCATCTACAAGTTTTATGGAAGCAGTCTCCCATCCGTCAGCCTTCTTACCTGCGCTTCTAGCCATTAACTGAATAGAGTTGGACTTGGTGGCTGGGGAAAGGGGGTAAACTATGTTATCTTCAACCGGTTTGGAGAAGTCGATATATAGAGCTGGGAGGCGCTCGGGGTTTGTTTTATTAGTTTTACCCAAGGTTTTTAATACACTATCCTAAAAGTGTCATATATAAAGTGGTCTTTTTTTGCCACGGATTGAGCTAACAGACTGTGGTATTTTAGGGATATTTTCGTTAATTGGTTGTAAGCTACCACCCCCCGCGCTTATGCTCACACTTAACTCCAGTGTACATAGCGCATTTATACCCCAAACCAAATATATCATGGCTAATGAAGGCATCAGGGTAGCCAACTAAAAACGTGGGGTCGTACCTAAAAGCCACCTGCTCAATCGATCTCCTACTATATAGCGTACATCCAGAAAGTACATGGGACATTTCCTCTATTTCCGAATGCTCCTCTTCATACCACTCCTTAGGGTACCGGCCCTCGTAGTAGAGCCCACCAAATATATCATAAGAGCCCACTTTTTCTAAAAGAGCCTCTATAGCATTACTCGGAAGAAATACATCAGATTCTACAGTAAAGAAATAGTCACACCCGCCACCCAAAAACTTATCACGTAGAAGATTAGCAGACTGGGTTATATGCTCATGTGTCTTACTACAACCTGGTGGCACGACAATATCCAAATGCGAAATCTCTGAATCTGTACCATCGAGTAGTTCAGCTAATCGTGTGGTATACCCACCAGTAGTGGAGTTATCCACCACATGAATTTCTTTATTCGTGTAAGTCAGAGCTTTTATTTTTCCGAAAAACTCCTCATCACAATAAGACTTCTTATCAAACGTATAAATAGCCAAGAAAATCCTTGGGCTTTCATCACCCATATCCAAAATTATTAAACACCAAGAATGTTTTTTATACTCTGGTTCCAAAAGGAACCTGAGGTTCCGCATGTGGCCGCGGATAAATAGTGTTTTTCCTCCTCCGTCACGGTATCTGGCGTAAGGTACCAGGGCAAGTGCCTTGCTGAATACGGGGGTGCGGCCCTGAGAGCTCCGTTTATAAAGCCCCCTATATCCTCCGGTACTGTCTTTCGATTATACAAGGCAAACGTGGTATCTACCGGAGCCACATAGTAACCATCGCCAGTGTAGCACCCCCAAAATCTCTGCTCCCAGTTCTTAGCCGCGTTAGCTATAGAAGTATTTGGTAGATCATCAAGTCTCAGGGACAATCCCACTTTCCATACTCCCGGCTTGCTAAGACCATTATCTAAATAGGCTATAGTATTGGCGGGCAGGCCAGAGAGGTCCAGATCAGGATCCGTTACTATATAAACATCCTTCGTCAGTCCAGAAATAACACCTGACGTCCAAGGCGCTCGAGGACCTAGATTATCTTTGAGCATGACCACCTCACACGGAGCAGAAACGTACCACTCCAGTAGCGGTGGGTAGGTGGATGCGTTATCCACAATAATAATATGAACATCACCCATCCGTTGAATCTCGCCTATCATGGCCTTAGGCCACACTAAACGGTCTCGATTATTTATGATGACCGGCATCATTACGGTAACACTCTGTAGTCAACGAACACCGGAGCTTCTCCACGCTCTATCTTCCTCACTCTATCAAAAAATACAAAAGATTTACGGCTAATCTCTCCTTTGATGGTGGCCAGCTTTTGTGTGTACTCTTCATCGTGCTCGTCAGAGCACCCAGCGCAAAGCGACAAATATCGATTACCTGCTTTAGACAACATACCAGCTTTCTTGAGGCGTACTCCATAATCAAGGTCATGAAAACCCCACGCCCAAGGATAGGTCACACCATCATAACCACCAACCGTAGCAACGGCGTCTCTGGTTAAAACGTTTACATTCCCGTACCAATCCCTGACTACCTCGAATCTGAACTCTCCTATATAGCAGGTCCCCTGTATATATGAACCGGGGAATATAAGTGTGTACGCCGGGAGCAGCTTAGATGCCCCTTGAGCTAGTTCTATCCATGATAGATCGGTGCACCAGGAGTCGCAGTCCATCAAAATAATCTGGTCATAATTACCCTCCCAGAATCTAGTAAGCGCAAGATTCCTAGCTGTACACCACCCAGGATTGTCGTACCTGCAGTTCAGTGTTACTAGTCTTCCACAATCTTCCGCTGCACGTGTAACAGCAGATACTTCATCTGCAAGGATTCCGCAGTTATCAACAATGTGCAAATCCCAATCCCCAGTATATAGTCCTAAATGCTCTAGGTGGCGAGTAACCAACCTTAACCTAAACTCTGCCCTATCCGGCACCCATAGAGTTGTAGCTACGAGTGTTTTCATTCGTTACTCCCTTCATAAATAGTAGCTACTAATTCATTCCATGAAGAAGTCTCACTCTTACTTGTAGTAGCCATAAAATACTCAAACTCCTCAGTAATATTATGTGGAGTAATATACCAGGGCATGTGTCTAGCTGTATATGGAGAATTAGCACGCAAAGCCGGATACACCCGTGTGGGTTCTTTATCCTTATGGTATACAGCAAAAGTAGTATCTATGTCTGCATGAAAGAACCCATCTCCTGTAGGCCTTGCCCAAAAATGTGCTTCCCAAGTTCTTGCCACCTGCCCCATCTTAGTTTCAGGAAGATCGTCTATTCTTATACTTAACCCACACTTCACTACCTTATGTTTATTGTAGCCATCAATAAGATGCGATACAGTATCGTTAGGAACCTCTGAGATATCTAGATCTGAGTCCGTCACTATGTAGTACCCAGTAGCTATTCTATTTACTGAACCGCTACTCCATGGAGCCAGGTGGCCTGTGTTGGTCTCTAATCTTATAATCTCACAGGGGGTAGAATCATACCACTCTATTAGAGGAGGATAGGTAGATGCATTATCCACAATTACCGGCTCCGCGCCAAGCCTGTATAAATTTTCTACAAGACTTTTAGTCCATGTAAAGTGGTTGAAGTTATTTACAAATGCTTTCACTGTATTAAAGGCCTGCTACTAGCTAGCTCTTCCGGATGCTTATACGCCATATACTGCCTAGCTCCAGCACCCTCTGCCTCTGAATATAGCTGTGGATGCCTTAATATTAAGTAAGGAAGACAGTTCATGTCTACCCTATTAATAGACTGCCCCGGATGTCTTCTGTAAAGAAATAATACCTCCGGTATTCTTTTAGCGGTGTATCCAAGTTCCGCTAAGGTTAACCAGAAGTCCCAATCCTCTCCACCAATATTTCTACAATAATCATAGCGATACCCCGCATCGATAGCATGATCCAATGCAGCTCTTCTAAATAAACTACAACTTGTAATTATACATCCTCTTTTTAGAAGTTCTACCGAAAAATCACTTTGGTGTATAATTGCGTTAGTGCCCCCAAAGCACTGGTAATTGGTATAAGCTACTACTATATCCTCTTCTGCGTCCAACAGACTAACAGTTTTGCTAAGAAAGGTGGGTAATAGTTTATCGTCTGGGTCTACGTAGAGCATATAGTCCCCACACGCTTCCTGCCTACCAGTCTCTTTAGCTCTGGTCATAAACTCATTGGTATCTCTTTGTATAACCAGGCCCCTATTTTCACTGCAGTATTTGTCAATTAGGCCCGTCTCCGTCTCTATAGAAGATTTATCCGTGCTGTTGTCGTCTACTAGGATTAGCTCCCAGTTTTTATAGGTTTGGTTGTGTATGCTTTCTACCAGATCTGGTAAAAACTCCGCGCAGTTAAAACACGGCACTATTATAGAAACCAAACTAGGCATTACGATACCTCCTGCCTGAGCATATCTTTTCCCAGGTAATAAAGAAACATATCATACGGGGAGTGATGAAGAGAGCATATATTTAAAAAGATAAGAGCTGTTATTACGTCTACTTTCCACACATCATACCCCTCTTTCTCTAAGAAGGAATAGAACTCTTTCTGGCATGCAACCAATCGATGTGGTCTGCACATATCATAGTAAATCCCACCAGGAGTATTTTCTATAGAAAATAAGTTATTCTTCACTATCGTATGCGAAACAATCATTCCATGATTCAACTTAGCTAAATCATAATAGACATCTCCATAGCCAAGCTCACCAGCAAAATCTTCTCTCCAGTCTATCAGTTTATATCCCTCATTCGTAGAAAACACGTTAGAGAAGTGTAAATCGCCATGAAATCTTTCAGTAGCTATCCCACTTGTAACTCTATCCCAGTCCAGATCATTAAGATAACAAGCCAACGAGTCGGCTAGGATACCATTTATACTCTCAGAAGTATCTGCAACGTGTGCTTTATCATAAAAATCTGCTATTCTGGAAAGTGTTTTAGCCTTGTAAAACTTAGTACACAATGGTTGTATATCAGGCGGCTGCGGGTTAAGTGGAATCCAAAGACACTCTTTGCACCAAGCTAAAAAATCCTCCATCTCATATGGATACATGGAAGAATCTAGTAAACTTCCCTCTGCTTTTCTATAAGAAAAGAAATTCTTAGTAGAGCCTAGGATATCCGGTATAACACCGGCTAACATGTTTGCCCTCTCTACTCGGTTCCGGTTACTTTTCTCCTCCGAGAAAAACTTTACAACCCGGTCACCTACTATATAGACAGACTGATCTACCTTATCCAGGTTATCCATACGATCTGGTATACATGCTCTGGCTTCTTCTAGTGAGTGGGCATTACCTATATCCAACCAATCGTTACAGCCACCCAACACTGCAAACTCAGCCCCTGCTGATAGCATGGCATTTATAACATGTGCGTCAGATAGTGAACTGTCTGCCGCTGCGCACGCTAAGGCTTCTGCTTCTTTCCAGAAAGAATCATACTCATAAATACCCACCACTCCTATATGAGAAGGAGCGGGAAACAGGCTTCCCTTCTCTGCCACGGACACAAGTTTAGTTCCGGTACGTAGATGTTTAACGACAAGAGTTCTATACACGCTAGAGTCGGCTTTAGGACCAGCTGCTACCCAGTTATACGCAACATCGGTGGACGGAGGAGACACTATTGTATCTCCAGCATGAAAGATAAAAGGTTCTTGTAGGTAGCGCCTAGCAGCCAGCATAGAGTGTACCAAGCTGGACCCCGGACCCTCGTAGTTATTTACCGTTACATATGTAACATCTACGCCCGGGTGTGCAACTTCTATATACTGCTTTACTAGGTCTCCCTTATAACCGAGAGTTATTACGAAGTGGGCATTAGGATAAGACTCTATTATATAAGAGAGCGCTGGTTTACAGCCGACACGCACCAACGACTTATTAGTGTAGCTTGTAAGCTCTCCAAGTCTGGATCCAGTACCGGATGTAGTTATAAGTACAGTGGGAGTTTTATGAATTAGCATAGTCTACATCCGCTCCAGGATAATCAGTCTCTAATCTAACGACATCGCCTAATTCACTAGTAGATGCTTCGATATATACACAATTCCCTTCTACCGCCGACATTCTATGGATCTCCCCTGGCAATATAGTACAATAATCCCCAGGAGACAAAGTATGCTCCACTCCCTCAATAGTAACAAGCAGTGTCCCACTGATATTATAAATAGTCTCAGTTTTAACTTCATGGTACTGAAGACTGCACCTTTTACCAGAATGCATAGTTATGCGTTTCAAAGTGTATTTGGGATTTGTCTCTACTACCTCCTCTAACCCCCACATCTTTACAACTACTATCATGCGCTTCTCTCCTAGTAACTTATGCTTAAACGCATACTCCCGCTAAGCCGGCATCCCTCTCAATCGTAACACCCCACGCTGTAAGTTCGCCTGTATGATCAGGCTTTGCATCATTAATTACTACCCGCTGCCCTCTAGGCAAAGACATCAATAGACAATCATAGAATACCCCCAGCTGACTAAGGTGTTTCTCTGTAATGCTTCGCTCACTTTCTCTACGACCTGTAGTAAGCACTATCTTATAACCTTTAGCATCCCATTCAGTGAGCTTCTCAAGCACTCCTGGTAGTAAGGTTGGTGGAGCCTCTATATTAGAACGCACACCGGAGGCATGCTTTAATACACAGCCATCAATATCAAGAAATATAGTCTTTGGATAATCCATTACTTCCTGGTTTCCCTCCCCCCCCCCATTAGGGGTTAGCGTTACTTCCTGGAATACACGGGGAAATCCTAATACTATGCTTGTTTAGATGCTGTGCCAGCAAGAACTCAGTGCCCCATGGTTCCGGTAGAGACATATCCGCAGTTTCGCACAAACTTTCAAAATTGGGGTAAACTCCGCAATAAATATCCATGTTAGGTGAAGTTCCAACCCCCAATAGATCACAAGCCCCTCCTCGGGGCGTCCATATAGTAAGTGGCGTAGAAATCACTGAGTAGTCCAGACTATTAAATGGGATGGGCTTAGGTATGTGCATATCAAATCTACTACGCACCACCACGTCATAAACAAACCCGCCTGCCTCCTCGTAACTTTTCTTGATATTGCACACCTTATACATGGAGTAAAACATGCTTAAAGGGCAGGTAAAAACCTTGTAACTATCACTATATAAACAGCCTCCTCTTGCGTGTACCAGAGACATGCAGGTCTTTGCTTGCTTAGTAAAATCTACTTGTGGCTCAATGACATAGGATACCGGATTATACAGATCCAGTATGGCCTTATCTACACCAAACTTCTCTATGCCTCCAGTTCTACCAGGAAAACTCTTATGCCACAGAGCATGCTCGTAGTGGTTACCTGCGTTTTCTGGATTGTACCAAGCGTGTGCAAACACATCTACACCGCCATAGTCTAGTATCGCGGACTTTATAAAGGGGAACTGCTCCTCCAGCAGTCTAGGCTGACCCGATAAACAAAGAGCTATCCTCACTAAGGTTTCCTCCAGCACTTAGTAAATACTGGTGCGAAAATGTATGGGGTACGGCTTTCAGTCACCAAAGTAAATCCCTTATCTTTGAACAGATCCCAAATGTCATAATCCTTTATGGCAATATCCTGTTTGCATATGGCTTCGAAATCCCATATGGGACTGGACTCACAAATAATCCCACCAGGAGAAGTATGTTCCATTAGGCTTTGTAGTATCTCCAACCGGTCACAGGCGTGCTCAAATACATCCCTAGCGTATATAAAGTCATACTGCCCCCGCAGGGACTTATGTGGCAAACGTTTATTTTCTGAATTATCCATAGGGTCTAAAACCACAATATCCAATCCGTGCTTACGCGCTCTCCAGCGCAGAAAGTCGTTAAGTGTGACAGCCACATCTATAGCATGTACGTCTGAGATGCCTGGTTGTTCCCTTAACCAAAGGGCTACCGTGCCAATACCACTCCCATAGTCTAAGCACCTCCCCTTCGCGTACTTATGTATTTGCCCCAAATTGGGATCAAAACATCCAGCAAATCCAATCAGGTCAAATAGATATAAGAAATTCGTAGCATAGAAGTAACGATACTCATCTGTAGACCCAGTACGGTCTCCAAACATCCACCTCCATTGTGTGGCTATTCCACAGAGATCTTTATTATCATAGGCAGACGCAGTCTCGTTCACCAACTTTTGCACGTACTCTCTAGAAATATTAAGGTAATCCGCCATATCTGAAACCAGTAATGAATGCTCGTTATAATTCAAAAGCTCTCTCCTTACCCACGATAGCTACAATTTGTGAAGGACAGCCCGAGTCACTAAACCCTAAATCATTAAAAGAGTATAATTTTTTCTCGGCATGCTCTTTCATAAACATATCCACCGCCTCCCTAACTTCAGTGATGTTGTAATCATCCAGCACTATGACCCCGTCATTATCCAACAGTGGAACTACTCCTAGCAGATCGGCTGTTACAGCTTTCTCGGTATGCTCTCCGTCTATATACACCCAATCAAAAGTTTTCCCTCTCAAGGTGTATAAAGCATCGGGAGAGTAGCCCTGGCGATAAGTGAACCGTCCCGGAAAAGTTTTCTCCAAGAACTCGGTACTTTCTTCGTGACTTACAGGATCTATGCTAATCAACGTACTATTGGGACTGTTGTTTAGCAGCGCATAAGCTGACCTCCCAACCCACAGCCCGATCTCTAATGCGTGTAAAGGCTTAAAATACCTAACAGCTGCGGCTAAAGCCTCATAGTACTTGGGGTACAAGTTGAAACAGTAATGTAGTGTTGTAGAAGTATTCCTATTCTTCACTCTAATTTTCCTATACTCTATCTAACAGCACATCTATCATGTAGCTGGCATTATTTTCAGCTTTGTATATATTTCCTGGATCTAGTATATAGGCCGCTATGGCTTTTTGATAGCGCATGTAATCCTCATCCGTAATGCTGTGCAAAAAACTGTAGAGTTCCTCATGATTAGAAAAGTTTCTTCTATCTATAAAACACTCGGTAGGTACTGTGTTAGCTACATCTGCAGCCCCCCAATAAACAGGGATGCACCCAGCTATTAGTGAGTGGTGCAGCTTCTCCGTGACGTAACCGGGAAAATCTTTAGTGTTTTCGTAACAGATGCTGAACTTATATCTTTGAAACGCCACCGTCTTAGGCTCATTCATCACGCCTTTGTAGCATCTATTAGACCCCGGCCAACCAATGCCGTATAGATCTAGTTCCTCTGGATGATTCATAGAAAACCAATTTGCTGTATTATGTCTTTCATGGTATATGCTGATAGATGGGCCACCAAAAGATTTCGCTCCGTGCGCTACTAGCACGCAGAAACGGTCGCGGCCCTCTAGTCCCTGGGGAACAGTAGCGGGAAATCTATGCGCCACTGTATGCCTGAAGTACTTCTTACCGTCTATTAGATCCGTGTTGGAAGTAAAAACATAGTCAAACTTGTCATGTGTTGCCTTACTCCAGTTATTTGGAGCTATGCACGGAGGCTCTGATATATACACAAATTTTGGAGAGTTGACTTCCTTATAAATAGGAGAGTTAAAGTCCGGAGACTCCACATATATCGCAGCATCAAGAGTAGAGTAATCATTTACATCAGAAAAATCGATGAACTCCACACCCCTCGGTGCACCTAAACTTTTCCAGCAAGTGAATCTATACCCATCAGAATCGAAATCCACCTCCGGATACCTGCCCTGCCCTTCCATGGGACGAGGGGAAGTAAACATGTGCGGCTCCCAACTAAACCAGCAACCTACCCTTACCATTGCCTACTCCTTTGTAAAAGATACTCTTGATAAGCTAACGCTATTCCCGTGTCTAAATCAGTGGCTACCTCCCACCCAAGCTCCGTGGCTAAACTACAATCCAGCATCTTACTTCTCATTCCCATAGGCCTTTTTAAGTCAAAGTCGAAACTGCCTGCATAGCCTATAACCTCTGCTGCCTTCTTGTAAAGATCTACAACACTTATATCTTTACCTGCTCCGATATTTAAATAGTCGGGCCAGCTCTCCATACACCATAAATTTTTGCATATGAACTTGGCTAAGTCATCCACGTAAAGAAACTCCCTGCGTGCACTACCATCAGACCAGATAGTAACTATGGGTAAGTTATTGACCTTAGCCTCATGAAGTTTATGTATTATTGCAGCCATGAGGTGGCTTCGCTCTAGAGAGTAGTTGTCATTTGGGCCATACAGGTTGCAGGAAATTATCGTTTTGTAGCTTGTATTATATTCTTTGTTACAGTACTCGCAGAGCCTAGCTCCAACCACTTTGGCTAGAGCATGTGCTTCATTGGTAGGCTCGAAGGGAGCAGCCAATAGGTCTGCTTCCTTAAGTGTAGTCCCATAATTTCTTGGGTACATACAAGAGCTGCAAATATAAATAAGCTTTGTTACTCCGCTCTCCAAACAACCTTTGATAAGGTTAGTCCCTATAGCTACGTTGTCATACAGAAACTCTACCGGCTTCTCTATATTCTCTTGTATACCACCAATCCTAGCGGCGGCTACAATAACTATATCGGGGTTCTCGGACTTGAGAAATCTAAAAGTACGGGTGTAGTCTAATAGATCCAGCTGTCCCCTGGATATTGTTATTAACTCATCGGATCGCGCCAGGTTTCTAACAACAGCCGATCCCACCATTCCAGCATGACCAGCAACATATACCTTAGACACCTAAACACCTCTCCGACCATATATTATCTCTGCTGCACCAGCCGTGTATAAAATCAGTAAGGCCCTTGCGAATCAGTTGTGTGCTGACACCATAGTCACAGAAAAGCTCACTGATGATACTTCCTAGCCCACCGGGCAGAAGAGTTTCTTCTAAAGTTATAACTGCTCTATAGTTAGATAATATAGCCACCAGTTTTTCAGCTCTTACCGGCCACAACCTAAACATATCTATGTGCCCATAATCTTTACCTACCACAGACTTAGCTAAAAGGCCGGTTGTTATAACACAAACATCACTTCTACCAGCACTAACTAAACAAAACCCGTCCTCCAACATACCTTCCGACGTACGATCATACAGGTGTAATCCAGACTTTTCGAGTCTTGTGTAGCTAGGACAATTCCTATAGTGTACGTATCTAGCTAGGGGTGCAACTGTCTCGATATTTATGGGAGAGTACACCGACATGTTCGGCAACACCCGCATGATGCCAATATCCTCAGTAGAATGGTGGGTAGGCCCCATGGCAGTATACGTTAGCGCTGAACCCAGACCTACCAGATGTACTGGTAGATTGTTTACACAGACATCAAGCTTTGTAAACTCATAGCATCTAGACGTTATAAATGGTGAAATGGCATAGCAATAGACGGTAAAGCCTTCCAAAGCCAGCCCCGCCGCCATGCCAATCATCTGCTGCTCTGCTATTCCCACATTAAAAAACCTGCCAGGAAACGCATTGGCTATCTTATCAAGTGCGGTACACCCAGTATCAGCAGTTATAAATACCACATTTTCATCTTCTGAGAAGATATCATACAAACAAGAAAAGTAGGCCTCACGCATCTAAGGAACTCTCCCATGCCAAAACCTCTTGTTTTCCATAATCTGGCATCCCTTTCCTTTTATGGTGTGAGCCGCCACCACTATGGGACAATTACCTGTTCTCTCGTCGCGCAGGTACTTAAACAACACAAACATCTCTTCTATAGAATGGCCATCAACCTCATATGCCTCAAAACCAAAGGAGACGAATTTTTCTGTTAGGGAAAGTGTACTCGGTAGGTCAGTAACTAGTCTATCTGACGTGTCAGTAAATCCCATAGATCCTTGATTATTCTTATCCACTATACACATAAGATTGCTCAGTCCCCGGCTCCCAGCATAAGCAGCCGCTTCCCAATTAGACCCCTCAAATAACTCTCCGTCCCCCAACAAACAACACACTAAATGCTTACTATTGTTTATATGCGCCGCTTCAGCCATTCCTGTAGCTATAGGTAATCCGTGCCCAAGGGACCCGGTAGAAACCTCTATGCCAGGTACAACCGACGAGCAATGAGGGCACAGCTTACTGCCCTCTTTACCATAGCTGAGCAGCTCTTCAAATGATATCAGGCCCATTTCACATAATATTGGATACAAGCCTATCGCACCGTGCCCCTTACTTAATATAAATCTATCCCTATGGGCATGCTTAGGGTCTTTCCAGTCAATGCGTAATATCCCTCCTAGATAAAGAGTCACTAAGATATCCAACTGAGATAGAGCGCTGCTCACATGTCCTGAGCCAGCACCTCTAGCCATACAGACTATCGTGCCCCTTAACCTATCTGCTGCATCAACTAGTTCATCTATCTCCATAACACAACCCTACTTCATTACTTCGCGCAAATCATACCTAGCTAATAGAGCCGCGTTAGTCTGGTGACTTCCCATACCTAGATCTTGGAAATGAAACTCTACCCACTCTGGGTGGGTGTGTTTAAATTCATTTATTACATCCCCCACCCCCCTACTCCAGCTATAATCATCTATAACTATTAGTCCTTTATCAGAAACTAGAGAATAGCACAGACCCAAATCACGAGCAACGCACGCCCCAAACGTGGAAATGTCATTCGAATGGGCATCTATATACACATAATCAAACTCATACTTCTCATGCAAGGTTGGAACTACATTTTCAGTGGAACCATTCATGAATATAAACTGATCAGCAAACTCAGCAGCGAGCCATTTTGGGTTGTAAGTAAGATCTGGATAAAGCTCATCCAATGAAAGTAGGTCTACTCCGACTAATATACCATCGCACCCACACAAATATGCATAAGCAGACATCCCACGATCCACCCCAAGCTCCAATCCAAACTTAGGCTGCAATTTTTTTACCAGAGAGTAATACAACTGACCATACGTTGGGGAGTGTCCGAACAAATCATCATAAACTCTAGACAAACGATTACCTTCCTTTTCCAAGACCATAAGAATATATTTTATTGATACCTTCATTTAGTGAAGTCTTAGGAAACCACTGGTAGCGCTCCAGCGCTAATGTAGAATCCAACAGTCTATGCTTACATCCTGACGGCTTAGTAGTGTCATATATAAAATTGCCTGTGTACCCAAACACCTTGGCTACCGCCTCATAGTAATCAGTTACAGAATAATCCTTGTTGATTCCTACATTCAAATACTGAGGAATAATCTCTACCAAGTGACTGCTGCAGAGATAAAGAAGATACTCAGCAAAATCATCCACATAAACCAGTTCTCTTCTATTACTACCATCCCCCCAAATGCCTACAGAACCACTTCCGCTTTCCATAGCCTGACGTATTTTAGTGATCGGCGCCACTACAAAGTGAGCGTCAGTGCCCTCATACTTATGGCACGGACCATATAGGCTTGCAATAACTATACTCTTATAATAGCGTGTGCCTCTACTGCTATTAGTTATCTGCCTGCAAACCTCCCCGCCTATGATCTTAGCGTAAGCATATCCGTAATTCTCCGGGCTAGGAGGCCCAGTTAATAAGTCTTTTTCCTTCATAGCTTTATCATAAATACCAAAAGGATATATGCTAGAACTATTCATGTACAAAAGATTACTAATATTAAAAGAGTCTGCTGTAACTATGGTATTTCTATCAATAACTATGTTATCGTATAGCAGGGATGTGGGTGATGCTATATTAGCCTCTAGACCAGAACACACGGCAGCGCAGTGTATTACGGTGTCAATGGGAAGACACGTAGCATAAAACTCCCTAACGGCCGCCAGATCAAGCAGGTCTACATCTTTTCTTGTCACCAGAACTATTTCCAAGTCAGCGAACTTGCTAGCTACTCGCTGTATAGCTGACCCAAGCAGCCCACCTGCCCCAGTCAATAACACTCTTTGCTTCACTAGGAAACAGCCTCCCTTATAAGCTTTTCATTTCTAGCAAGGGCCATATCACAAGCTACCATACTTTTTATAAGAGTATAAAAGTCTACAGTAGGTTCCCAGCCTAAGACCCTCTTAGCTTTGGAGTAGTCCCCGCACAAGTAGTTCACATCTGCAGGTCTTACAAAATCATGGTGAATCTCGACGTATTCTTTCCAGTCCAACTCGCATAAATCAAAGGCATACTCCACCAACTCTTGTACCGAATGCGATTCTCCGGTAGCTATAACAAAGTCATCGGGTGTGTCATGCTGCATCATGAGATACATGGCCTTTACATAATCCTTTGCGTGGCCCCAGTCTCGTTTAGCTTCCAAGTTTCCTAAGAGTAGCTTATCCTGCAAACCCAACTTGATTCTTGTGGCGGCGCGTGTAACCTTACGAGTAACAAAAGTTCCACCTCTCCGCTCGCTTTCATGGTTGAACAGTATTCCATTACAAATAAATAATCCATATGCTTCTCTGTACAACCTAGCATTATGATAAGCATTTACTTTTGCGGACGCATAGGAACTTTGTGGTAAAAACTGAGTACCCTCATTTTGAGGGGGAGGCGAAGAACCAAACATTTCTGAGGAAGATGCTTGATAAAGCTTTATGCTTGGATATCTTCTTACTATTTCCAGAAGATTTAGAGTTCCTATCGCTATGCTTTCCGTAGTATAAACAGGAACATCAAAACTAACCTTAACATGGCTTTGCGCACCGAAGTTATACAGCTCATTCGGCATAATATCTGACACTAAGTTATTAAGCCCACAAGCATCAGTCAAATCTCCATAGTGTTTCTCTATAGAGTTATAAATGTGGTCTATCCTTGCAGTATTGAAACTTGAAGATCTACGAACAAGGCCATGCACATCATAGCCTCTATCCAGTAGCAACTCCGCCAGGTAAGAACCGTCCTGGCCAGTAATCCCAGTTATCAACGCGCTCTTTGGCATTTACTAGCCTTCCTGATACTCGTTGTAGCTGACGATCACCGGGAAAGCTATTCCACCGTGATCATTAGACATCTCAATCAACCACACCAGATTGGGTATCCTGTTTTCAGGTAGATGGTCTATGGGCCAGAACTCCACAGGCTCATCATGCATGTTAGTCGTGTTTCCATCCACTATGGATATCAGCTCGGAGCTGTAGGCGCGATAGCAATATACTATGAAGTCCGGACCATCTAGTATGATGGTCGGCTCCCACTCTATACCTTCGGGCCACACCCCAGTCTCTTCGGCGAACTCTCTTCTCATCGCCTCGATATCGGTTTCTACTTCTTCTATATGGCCTCCTATGCCATTATAGTTGCCCTCCTGCCACTCAGGCCTGGCCTTCCTAAGAAGAAGCACGCCATCTCCATCATCGCTAAATAGAAAGCCCAAAACATATCTACTGCGCATCGGAATCAAGCTCCTCCTGTGCGGCCAGCAACTTCGGCATGAGAGTCTTTATGTGGTTGAGTTCTCCTATTGAGGAGAGTATACTGAGGTCCAGATCTCCTCTTGTGTCTGCTCCCATGTGATTCAGCGCGGCTCTGGACCCTGATATCATAGTCGCAATCGTATGGCACAAATAAAATATTCTCGCCATACCTACTTTATAATAATGCTCGAACTCCTTCTGACATATGGTGTTTGGATCATTACAGGCCGGGCACTCAAGCCACAAACTCAACCTCTCCATAGTATCCGAGTCCTCATCAGTAAACTCATCGTTAAAGTCATCCACCTGACCGAGGGAAAATCTCGGCATATCTTCCAGCCCATCAGTATACAAGCTCACCGTATCACCACCGGACTCATCTCCGGTACTATCGGCAGGGAGACCCGCCATAGGAATCTCCAGCAACTCATCGTTTCCCAAGCCGCCTAGATCGTTTAAAAATTCATTATTCTCACCGTCATCAAAGTTTCTTAGCATGACTCCGCGGCATCCTCCTCCTTACACTGTATGAGACCGAAGGCAAGCAAACATTTCCAGCTGCAGTAACTACCTACAGTATGGTTATCCCTTCTTAGGTGAAGGGACCCGGACTCCGGCAACATCCCCTGGCAATAGGTACACGGAATTCCATCCGTGACTGCTTGGTTATCTGTAGCATTCTTTATTTCCTCAGTCAGTCTTGCCACCGACCAGCCATCTTGGCTGGCTTTTTCTATCCAGCTCATCGGGTTTTCAGCAGCCACACATGCTCTGAAGTGGCTCCAGCTCAGATTTTCAAACATCCTATCTCCTCTGGATGGGAATGTTTGCGACACCCATGCATACTGTTTCAGGGTTCTTGACCTGACGCCTATATCCACGGCGAACTTCTCGAGGGGTGTGTCTCCATCGGGGCCCTTTTCGTTGCCGAATGTTACCAGCAACTCCGACACCAGGTCGCCCTTTACCCAGGAGCATGCTCCCTCCTTAGCGTCCACCAGCGTCCAGCTCGATATGAACCCTTCCCAGTCTTTTCGTTCAGTGTTACTAGTAAGTTCAGCCGGAGGAACTGCCAGCAGTTCAACATCTATGGAAATATCCAATTTAACTCTCCTCCATTATCCACGTGGGGTCTTCGATTATCAGTATTTCTAGCGGCATTACGCTCTTTATCAATCCGGAAAACTGTATGGTAGTATTCTCCCCAACATCGACAGTTACCTGGCATCTGCCACACATGCATGTCTTAGCACGCAACTCTTCTAAATTGGCTGTAGTGCGTATGTAGCCGTTCTTTCCTATAGGAACTGGTAGTGAGGTCCAGTGACAATCCGCTCCACCAACAAACGACCACTCCCCGATAGCATATCTCCAACCTCCACCATTCGGACGATACCAAAAAAGCAGGTGGTGTTTATTATCTGGGGCACATACGACCGAACCAGCAAGCTCTAGAGTTTCAGGCTCACACTCAGTAAACTCGGGCCTGTTCAACACCCAGACACCTAGAACTTTATACCAAAGCAATATTACAGGCCACCCACTAGGATCTACCGTGTCAGTAAACTTAATATCCATATCCACTTCCCCTGCATCAGTTACATGTGTAACAGCGTGAAAATCTTCTAGCACAACCACACTATATTATAGGCAAGTGAGCATACAAAACTGGAACACACTAACTATTTTTAATACCAACCCCTAAAGACTTAACTAAGTACATGTACTCAACTCCGTGTACGTGTACAACTGTACAGTTATAGTACTATACTCTTACTTATATTACTGGCGACTAAGACAATCGTCTCTATACTAAGTGATCTGGTAATAGACCAAGGGCGACCTAGCTATAGGCTAACCCATGGATCGGGCTTAGATAAAGAGTAGGAAGACTGCCATAAAGGTACCACGCCCTTGGTGGTTGTACTCTGTGGAGAGAATCCACTTAGTTTTTCCACTCCGCGAACTGAGTCGCTTTGCGACCTCATTAACCAAGGTAACAAATACTGCAGTTTTTTACTCATACTATAGTTAGTTCGCTTCGTTGGATTTGACTCTTCTACAAAGTCCCTATTAATAATAGAGATTGAAGTGTGCAACTCAGGACACACCCCCCTGAGATAGACACCAGCCCCTTTGTAGTAAGCTACTCTTTCATAGTTTTTACCTGATGTGAGTTTCCTCTTATCATCAAGATAGGCGTTCCCCATCTTTCTAAACACACCTATCAGTCTGGCCGACTCGTCAGGCTCATCATTATGGGCGGAAGCGCTTACGTTGACTGCTCCAACGAACACGGCATAGGGCTTATAGTTACCCGTATCTACACCCTCCTCGTAAGCCTTTCTAGCGCTTTCTACGGAGTCGTGCAATTCCAGCACTTCTATGTGCGTGGCCCTGCGTTCTTTCAGTCTACGATCATATAACTGCTGTGATCGTCTTGGTATGCCGGTAAGCTTCTCCAGGGTGGTCCTCGATATGGGAGTTCCAGCTTTATAGGTGTAGAAGCGACGCATAGTCTGCCAAGACCACTGTCGGCACGTTCCCCCCCTCAGGCAGTTGACATGAGACTTCCAGCCCTCCGTGTATGCAGGCAGGCCTACAATCGATAGAACGGCCCCTAGCGTAAAGATTCTGACACTTCCGGACTCATTCCTGACTAGAGAGTGGGTCACCTGCCAGAACAGGCCGTCATTCCTCTGCAGTATCTTGTATGCGTGTCTTCTAGTGATGCCGAAGGTGTCTTGTAGGTAATGGATTACTATAGGCATTTCATACTCATGTCCTGGATGATTCTCAGCCATCTCGTACATAGAGTACCAGTATCTAAGTCCGTTAAGATAAAAGCCTTCGTCGAGGGCCTTTTTGGAGAGAGCGGGGTATTCTGTAAACCTGGTTCCTACTCTCATGTAGGAAGCGTTATTCATTTTCTTGGTATTAAGCGGAACCATTATCCTCCCTATAGCTGCGCGTAGTACACAAAGCTGCGACAGTCATAACGTATCGGCGTGACTGTAGTTTTACTATCACTATAGTCGTATCGTATTTCTTTACAGGTTATCCAGTTACCTATCGAATCGTAACTGTAGAGCCACACCGTCCTAGATATGGCCTTAGAGTCAGGTCCTATGGTAGTGTCACCCACCAAATCCCCGCGGCTATTATAGCTCATCATATGTTTTTCTATCATACTGCCCGATGCGTCGTCTTTACGCGACGTAGTAATCAACCCCGACGTGCTTAAATAGTAAGTAATGACGCCGTTATCTTGCAGACTAGCGCCATAAACTTTCTCTACGACGTGATCTGGGTAGTAAGTAAATATGCTGGTGCTAGGAGTCCACTGCGCGTATGGCAGTACCGTCTTTGTGGCCACCCTTCTTGAAGAGTCATAACCATAAGTGATCTTCACTATCTGTGAGTTTAGCTCTAAATCGTAGAGTATCTCCATAGATAGAAGGTTGTCCTCGTTATAATTACGATACTCGTAGGTGAGGGACTTAATCAGCGGCGTCGGTTCTTCGCCGGGGTCCTTAGACACCATCTCGAATCGGTACCCATCGGCGTAATCAAAAAACGTTCCGTCTCGCTGGACTGTTCTATAGTGTTTAAGACGCAGCTGATCACCATTCTGGCTGTACACCTCGCGGCTGAAACCTCCCAAGCGCAGGTCATAGCTTCCATCAGAAGCGAAGGACATTTTTTCATAGAGATAAGGAGGCGTAGGTAAGTACACGCCGGTTTCGTTCGTATAGCCACTTCGTGTTACAATACAACTACTGACCTTCCCCCGCATATGCAGCCGGGTCAGGTCACTCTGATGCTCACCATTTGGAATGACTAGAGCCAAACATAATGCCAACAACACTTTCATACGCCACCTCTTAGCTAACTATGCTATATAGGATCCCCGAAATTAATCCTGAACCCTACTGGAGCGCTCGGAACAGCGTTCCATGTCTCTGACTGGCCGACTATGCTACTACCATCCGGCAGGTAAGCCGTCACCTTCAGATAACCCGAGTCTCCAGCGGTACCTACTTCCAGGACACCTTTGGTCTGGTCGTCCGCGTCGACCACGAATGTTCCGGGGTTATCTCCGTTTACGGGAATCATTTCCCAGTCGAACGTAGTGTCCGGCGGAATTGTGGTAAGCGCTCCTTCGGCGTCTACGGCTCCAACTATTTCAACTGGAACCTTTACGATATCGGAAAGATCAAATGACACTTCTAATCTCACCTCCCTTCGTTTACGAGTCTTAAGTAAACGTCTGTATTTAATCCATGCCGCGTGGAAACCGGCTTCGGTGCCCACGTAAAAACTAACTAAAACCCAAATCAAACTAATCAAATAGTAATATAACATTAATCACCTTTAGGCATTGCTACAAACAAAGGACAAGCTATAACTATACACTTGTCCTTTCGTGCTTTTAAGTATAGTTTACATGTGGCCTGTTGAAACTTGCCGCACCGCATGCAAACCGAATCCTCGAGTTTGATAGTTTTAAATACCATACCACCTATACCCCCAGCCCGAAGGAGCTTGGATTAAGTCCAGCCTCGGATAGGGCTGTATATAAGTTCTTTACTTCGTTTTCAGAAAGGGTCACGGAGTGAAGGACATGTTCGGTGAACGCCGCGTAGGATAACGGAGCCACCGCGCAAGTCAGGTAGCCTATGACATCGGCATAGTCCCTTATCTCTTTTTGGGCATGCCTGCTTAACCTCTGCTCTAAGAAGTGGAAAAGATTACGAAGATCCATCTGCCACATCATAGTGGTATAGGTAGAAACCGGTAGGTTTATCCTGGCCTGTTCCCTGGCCAGTCCCAAATCCAAATAGAACTCGTAGCTTCTGGCCGTCTCGTCTTGATCGTCCTCCATAGTAGATATCACTATACTAGCGTCGTCGGCATCAATCGACACACCGTCTTTAGAAACGAGGTGCTCGGGAATATAGAACTCCTTCGGTAGAGTAGAATACCTGGCCGACTGCTCATTTATCCTACCCGTCCTATACCTTACTAGCTGTCTTGCTACAAAAATCGGCATCTTTATTTGAAAGGTAAGAACTGTCTGCTCGAAAGGAGAAAGGTGCCGGTGCTTCATTAAAAACTGGATAAGGTCTTCTTTGGAACTCGTTGGTTTAGACATCCCGCCTAAAGAGCATCTGGCCGCTTCCACTACCCTAGAATCCCCGCCCATATAATCTATGAGTTTAACGAATCCACACTCGTGAACTCCGATTTCCCGGTCCAACCAAAAATCAGCCCACTTGTTAATCTCTTTACTCATACAAAAAAGTTCCCCCTAACCCACAATAAATACAAGTGCCAGTATATATAATAGGCAAGCGGCGGCCTTTCATGCACGCGCACGCGTATTTTTTTATTTTTTACTTCACTAAATAACGCAACCCCCACCCCTTTTTCCTTTGTAAATATGAATCACAATAATAGGTTGTACTTATATCACAGCCTTATAGCTTAACCATAACTGCTTAGTATTGCGAGGTCGTAGCATAAGATCCTCTGTACACTATAGTAATACCTATCACAATACAAAGTCATGTTTGTCCTACTAAGCCATATTAACCGAGCTGTAATTACTTCATACTGCGAGGTCGTAGACTACTTTTATTGGGTAGGGGGTAGGTGAAATTTTTGACCCCACCCCATTCAGTGAGTAAGTCTTGACCATTAGGCAAGTATCACAAGGAGAAGTAAATGGAAAACAGAGCGGAAAGCCAGCTCGAGGTGAAGAACATCATTGACCCTGACCTCTGTGCGGGGTGCAACTGTGCGTATATAGCCGATGTCATCATGGGCAACGGCAAACGCAAGAAGATGTTCTACTGCTCGCGGCTGGACTGCGACAACTGGGAGACAAAGAAAGGAGGTAAGTAAATGGAAACTGTATTACACAACACATGGTTAGTGGCGCTTGCGGCAGTGAAGATGCTTGGCATATTTGCTGCATGTGCCATACCGGTGCTCGTGGCTGCCGTTGGGGTGACCGCGGTAATGTCAAATCGAAAGGTGCGGAGGTGATTCAATGCCATGCATTAGTAAGAAGTGTCCTTACTGGACATCGTTTGGAGAAGGATGCCGAGGATTCCTCGGTGATTGCCCTGACTTAGAAGACAAGGTAAGGGCTGACCTAGAGTATGACGAGGTTAAGGAAAGAACTATTGTAGTGAAGAAGGAAATTAAAATGCCACGTATCAATAACAAAAGAGAAGACATCGAACACTTGTTGGATCTCGAAGTATTCGAGTTCCAGCAAACAACTATGGAGGAGGAAGTCGATGCTAGTTCGCCTGAACTAGACGACGTATCTACTCCTTATATACCAACCGTCAGGTTTTCTAGCCAAACAGGCTGGATAGGCGGACACAAGCTTGCTTGATAGGAAAGGAGAGCAAAAATGAACTGGAAATGGATTCTTGTTGTAGTTTTAGGAACTGCCGTGGTCCTTGGTTATATGGGCTATGGACTATGTTCCGCGATGTCCCAGGTGCTGACGGCGGCACAAAGGTAAAGAAAGGAAGTACTATCATGGAAACAGGAAAGTGTCATCCTCAGGGCTGTATGTATTGTCCTGATATGGTAACCGGCTGTGACAAAGAGCTGTTTACGAAGTCTGATCCAAAAGTGGATAACTTTGTAGTGTTCCCTTATGAGGGAATAGAGCAGAGTACAGGTAAAACTGTAGTCCTTGAAGTTGTGTCTTGGGATTGCAAATGTGGTAAAAGGCATGACTTTGCCTACTCCGTTAAGATCTCTGGAGAGTTAGTCGAGGCTCTTATTCGTAGGGCACCTGAAGTATTCTGCAGAGAGAGCAGTAAATGCTTGGAATGTGGTAATGTATTTTACCGTGCGAGCTTGTTGGCGAACATTATATTCGCCACCATAAGAATAGAAGCCTCTGCACTTGCAGCTAATAGTAGTTATACTACTATAGCAGGCGAACTGAAAAATGGTACAATTTGCAAAGATTGTGCCATTAAGAAAATGAGAGAGATAAAGGAGGAACGAACATAGAGATAATAGAATGTCTTGTAGGGGGGCTGGGAGAAATAAGGACTAAACTCCCAGTCCTTTTTATTGTCAGAAAGGATGAGCATATGAATGAAGATGGACTCAAATTCATAGATGTTAGAAAGCCCGGAAAGGATTTTGAGCCCATGTTGCTTTTCAGAATCGAAGATCTGGAGAGTATCTTAACCCACGGGTATCGGGGGCGATTTCAAAATCATCACAATCAAGGTTCTGTGTATTTTGAGAAGCGTGATGAAATTGAGTTGTATCTGTGGGGGACTACAGATATCTGCTATGGGTTTAGCAGAATTCATGGGTTCTATGATCCTAGTTACTACGGGGACTCTATCTTGGTTCTTAAGAAGACAAGGATCAGGTGCAGAGCCACTGTCTGTAATGGAGACAGCCTCAATGAGCTGTGTGGGTCTAGTTCTCATGATCTGCGATATATGGAGATGCAGATAAAAGGGAAGGTGTACCCCGAGGATATCAAGTTTGCTGTGATATCCATGCATAACTGTACAGAGGCAGTGAAGCTGCTTCTCAAAAAATACAATGTTAGGTATCGAGTTGTTAGCAGCAGAGATGATATCATCTGCTGGGCAAGAAAGGAAGGTGAGTTATGATGGCTCCGAAATGGTTGAATGAGCTGCTGAAGGAATTAGCAGCAGCAGTGCAAGGATCGACGTATGAGGCTACTATTCCTGGTCGTAGGGCACGCCTCATCAATCGAGAGGGTATGCTGGAAGACGTAGTGGTGCACGTTAGCGTCGTCGGCAGGAATGTTCCTGGTGGAATCAGCATGCTGACTTACTCGACTTATCTTGAAGATGTATACTTCAGGGTAAAGGCCCTACAGCTCAATCCGGCTAAGAGTTCGCGACCGAAGGCTAGTAAGCTGGATACGATGTTCTATATTACTATAGCGAGAGAGGGAGAGCCTAAACTATGGGATAATCGTCGCGCCATGTTGATGCATGGCGAAGATGGGGTTAGAATCTTCGATAACTAGAAAGGAAGGAAATAAAATGAAATCACTTAGCGAGGAGACTAGTGAGCTTATGGAAGCCACTAAAGTTGTCAACGACGTAGAGACTTTACGTCGAATGGTTGTGTCCCTTGGTAACCTACTTATCAAGGGAATCAACAGGATTGAGGCACTGGAAACGCAAGTGGTGTCTCTTGGAGTGGAAGTACAGGCTGCCAAGGACCGTGCGTCTACGGCGGAGGTTGTTGCTAAAGCGGCCGGAGGCAAAGCTGGACATGCCATGCAGGCTCAGGTAGCTCGGGATAGAGCTAGGCATGTAGAAAAAGTTTCTCCCGCTAAAATATTGGCTGCTGTTAGAACAATAGCAGCTAGTATAGGTTATGACAAGATAACCACTATTGGAAGTTCCGGTAGTAAGTTGGGCCTCTTTCAGTGGTGTCTGCCTGACGGCACTCGGGTTACTTGCCGCTCAAGAGTGATGAGTATTCCTGGTATGAAAGAATATGTTGAGAGTATGCTTCCAAAGCATACCAGACTTACCAGAGTTATGATGCTACAGGCTGTAGCATCAGCTTGTAGCTCCAGGAAAGGTAAGGAGTTGCTGTCTCAAGTATCTTTAGAGGGGGTGTAATATAATGTCGTTAATGCTGATACTCTTCGTGGTGTGGATGATTCTGAGGGCTATTTGTAAGGTGCTTGGAATCAAACCTTATGGTGAGAAGTAACTCTGTCGTGATAAATATAAAAGAAAGGTGATTGATATGAAAGTAAAAGAGTTGATGGAGCAGCTGAGGGCGTTTCCAGAAGACGCGGAGGTTAAAGTTTCCGCGACTGTTCCTGAGGACATTGTTAGGCAGTTTATGGGGGATGGGCTTGATGGCCTGTTTTTCACAGTAACTGAGGCCCAGGATTTTGGTGTTGGGCATGAAGATGAAAGAGGTAGCTGGGTGTGTTGTGAGGTATTCCTGCTTACTGATGACCCTTATACGGAGGGTCGGTAACAAGGAGCTGGCGACTAAATCTAATAGGCTTTCCAGGAGCCATGTTTGAAATCCTGGTCACTTTTAACAGAAAGGATGAATAAAATGAAAACTGAAAAGAAGAAATGTGTAGTGTGTGAGAAGGAGGTAAACATCAAGGAATCCGACTTGGTAGACTACTATGATGAGTGTTGTGCACAAGCTGATGCTCTTGGTATGGAGAGTCTTACTGAGCACCAGCAAGTGTTGGTTGAGGGGTTAGTGTGTTGCACAGTGTGCTATACCCATCTACTATAACTACTATTGTAGGAGCTGGTAACTAAATATTACTGGCTCCTACGCACTTTGATGTAGAAAGGATATATAAATGAACATCTGGGATTACTATAGTTCCGGTTATCACATCGTTATTCCTACCAACGAATGTGTTAAGAGTAATGGTGAGGCTGTTATGGGTGCCGGCTTGGCGCTCCAAGCAAAGATCAGGTTCCAGAACTTAGCCAAGTCCTATGGGCTTAGTCTTAAGTCTGGTCAGTCTCTAATGGTTCATGAGGGATATAGAGTAATTTGCGTCCCTACGAAGGGAGACTGGAGAGATAAGTCTACGGTGGCCAGAATAACGGCTGCGTGCTACGGGCTGGCTAAAACTCTGGAGACTCATCCAGAGATGCGACTGGCGATACCCGCTCTTGGGTGTGGGTTGGGAGGCTTGAACTGGGAAAAGACTATCAAGCCCTTGATGACTGGGGTGTTTTCTAGGTTTGGTGAGCGCGTGGCTTTGTTGCCACCACAGTAAGAAAGGAGATGTTTATGGCTTACCAGATAAGACATACTGAGTACGGTATCTTCCAGGGGACATTCATGGGATTACTCTACTGGTATACTGAGGAAGATTGTGAATGCCCAGAGCAGGGCCTTGTTAAGTACGAGAGCGAGGCTGCTGCTCAGCATGAGATCGACATGATATGTAAGGAGGCCGCTCATTTAGGGTTTGATACCCTGACTAAAGATAAGTTCGTAATAGAACCGTTTGATGAAGTTCTACAGGCCAGGTGCATGGCTTTACTAAATTACCTGAGGTGTTCTCGTAGATATGGGAACGTAATAAACTGAGTTGAAAGGAGATGTTTATGGAAAGCGTAGTTGAAGTCTACGTGGATGGCAGTGCGCATACCCATGACAATGTTATTGATGTCGGTTGGGCGTACAAGATAGTGTTCCCCGACACGAGAGTTGTATCTGCTCACGGGAATGATGTTGAGGAGGGCTTCAAATCACAGCGTAATGTGGCTGGTGAGTGCACAGCCGTGATGAGAGCCCTCGACAGGTTAGTGGCACTAGGTGTTACATATGTAACACTATACCACGACTATGAAGGCTTGTCAAAGTGGGTTAGGGGAGAATGGAGAGCAAAGAATGTTTACACTTCCGATTACGCCGCTAAGGTTCGGTCGAGTGGTGTAGACATAGAGTGGCGGTGGGTTCCTGGCCACTCTGGGATTAAAGGTAACGAACAGGTGGATATGGCTGCTTATGCTGCAATGAAAGGAGGCAGTGGAGCGTTGCTGGTAAGCACAGCCAGCTTCAAAATGAAAGTTCCCGATGGTGCTGTTGGTGTATCTATAGCAAGGTCTAGCCCGGCGGATTTCGTTGGAAAAACAATACATCTGCTTACCCCTAGTAGGTGCTTGCTTGCAGATTATAAAACTGCTAGTATCTCTTGGGAAGCCTATGCCGTTAGATACAAAGCTGAGCTTGAAGGAAAGTTATCCGGGATTCCAGGAAGGAACCTATCCGAGAAGCTTGGTGATTTAGTAACAAAGGCCGCTAAGGAACTGAATACTAATCACCTGGTCTTACTTTGTTGGGAAAGCGAGGGTGTAAATTGTCATAGGAGACTTATCTATAATCTCCTGCCTTCAGAGATAAGAGGTAACTTGAGATAGTAATGTTACTTGGTGGGGCTAGATATATACAAACTAGCCCCGCCTTCGGCGGATAATAAACCTGGAGGTGTGTGTTCATCAGCCGGAGGGGAACGCCAATAAAGATAGCGCTACGCCTTCGGCGGATGAGGGTAACTGCTCAGCCGTGAGTTCTGACATGGTCGGGCGAATAAAGATACATGGACTCAATATCGAGTTCATGAAAGAAAGGATGGTTTGAAATGCAACAGATTAAAACTACGACGGTAGCGCCAGAGGAAGGGTCGCTAAAAAGGAGCGGCCTCACCGCGTTTGAAGCAGGGCTTGTAAAAAGGTCTACGCACTACGCGGAGATGTGCAGGCGGGATTCGGAAGGCAAGAGAGTTCTTCTGGATTCCCCGGAAAACATTCGGCCAGAGCACCTGATGCGGGTGGACGTGGACGGAACGGAGATGTACGCGGAGGTGTTCGGACAGCTCTTCTACAACGTTAACACCGCCGATGATGGGGAAGTAAGATCGGCATCAGTAACGATACAACTCCCGATGATCGGCACCTTCTATGGGATCACTCTCCTAGCTGGGGGAGGCGCCTCAGTGGCTGGGCAGCGCATCGATGCCGGAGGAGAGCGGTGGGTAAAAGCTACCTCTGAGTGGCCTGAGTGGACGGAGGACCGTAAAGACCCGGTCACGCAGGAAACAGTCACGGTGGTCAGGAGAGCAGCGGGCCCGCGAGCAATCGCGAGTCTGTCAATGGGCTCTATGGCTAAGATGGCGTCTGAACACTTCGCCTACGCTCTGCCGATAGACCACGAAGGGCTCGGCCTAACGTACACGCCGTATCAGGCTCCGACTGAAGCTGGAACGGCGGAAGAAAGTAAGACAACTGCTCCCGCCGCGGTGGGAGAGACGACCGAGAAGCCTACCGCCAAGGAGACGGTCAAGTCTGGAGGCAAAAAGTCCTAAAACCAGAGAGACAATTGCATCAAGGGTATTCCCTCTATCCCCGCTCATATACGTATGTTCAAAGACTGCGCAGACAGCGGACTCTTTGTATCGAAGATACAAGCACATTGGGCTGTTCGTAGATTAAAATTTGATTCTACGAAGTGGAGTCTTTGACTACACGACCCAATGACTTTGAATCTACGAGGGGGAATACCCTAGTAATTCTGGTAACACAGGCTTAAGAACCTAACATATGTTTCACACATTGATGAACGAGCTCTGGCGTGTAACAGCGTGTAACGGGGACGAGGCTCGTTTTGACCCCGGTAATGTAGCGACTTTTATGGGGTGTTACAGCGTGTAACACATGATTTTGAGCGTGTAACAGGCCAACTGCATTCTAGTTGATGAGTCTATGAACTGGATATGACTGTCAAACAATAGGGTTTCTGAGTGGGGCTGAGCGTGAAACACAGGTTTTGACCCCAGTACAGAAGAAAGCTATGTTAAGAGACTTTCACATATCCCCCCGGAGGGGGGTGCAGGGGGGATAAGACACAGATGAGGAGAGAATTGGATAGTATCAGGTCACATATGCGTATGCATGTGAGTGTGGATGGGAGGAGTGGTAGACTTTTGGTAGACCTTCGGTAAATATTCAATAGATATTTAGCAGCTATTTGGTAGACTTTTGGTAAGTCTTAGTAAATACTAGACCGAGTTGGGCTTCTCAGGAGGTTAACTAATATGGAACTATCAGTGGAGAGTTCTGTTACCAATGAAATTAAGATGATGCCTCTTTGTGAGGCAATAAGTTACCTGTGGGAAAGCAGGGATGATCCTGCTCTATGTGACAATGTACGTCGTGGTGACAAATACCTGCTATCACTAGCAGATATCGTTCTAGATAGTATGGGGCGGGGTTCCTTACTTGTTCCTCCATTCTGGGAACGGTTACTGAAAATGAGTTTCGAGGGCAGTTCGGTTTATAGTAAGTTCAAAATGTTTCCTAAGGGAGACCCTTGGGTGCAGGATGCTCGAGAGTATGGGCTGAAAAGAGATCAGGAAGTGGATTGGTATTATAAGTCCCATGTGGAGATACCAGTACATCTTGGGAGAGTAAGATCGGTGTTTGCTATATGTAAGCCTGATATACTTAAGGATCTACGACGAGATCAGGATGGGGATTTCCTGTCTATTAGTGGGCGGCGTTTTGTTTCCTGGATCTCCAGCGCAAAAGAAGTGTATTGGGGGAGGTTGGTAAGTGATCATTACTTATCGACTACTGTTGGTCGTGTAAGTGACCACTATATCAGTGACCATGCGCTTGAGCATCTGCTTTCCTATCTGGCGAACAGGCCAGAGGAGCCGAAGGTAACAGACTTTGAGGTCTGCTTTGGAACGGACTCTTAACTGAAGGATTAGATTTCCTGAAAGGATATGAGATGAAACTCAAATATAAGGAGACTGGGGTGGAGGTGGAATCCAGTAGATTCAACACTCACACTATAGGTGAGGTGCTGACTGGGGATGATTCCGTACCTGTGGCCGAACTCGATGTGTATCTTGAGACGCTTGGCGTGTGGAAAGACATGGAGGCCGCGTTCGAAGATCATGACCTTATTACCGATAATCTCAACACGCGTTTCTTTGAGCCAACGATGGCAGAAGATAGGGAGCGAGGTTATACATATGGTTGATGTATATGATACACGTCCTTTTGGTTGTAAGGTCAGCGTCTATATTAAGGAAGATCGTCATGGTAAGTGGCGGCCATTTACCATTGACACTCATTTGCATGTTCATGATGGGTCTCATCCTATTGAGGCGGATAGCATAGCAGAGCTTCGTAAGATACTGCGTCGGCTTGGTCTGAGGGTGGTTATGGTCATGCCCTATAGAGAGGAAAGTGAGATCGATGGTTAGCGATAATAATGTGGCAGCTGTAACCAAGTGATATGTGGTACAATAAGACTTCATAGGTGTAGGGTTGCGGAGGTAGTGCCTATGTAAATTGGTTCCGATTCCAAATCACTATAGCGAGGTGTGACATGTTAAGACCTTTGGAACTGTTTGATGGAACCGGTTTGGTCAGCCGGAGTTTTCCATTGAAGGACACCATTATAGAGTCCTTCCAGACTACTACTTGTATTCCTTTGGAGTTTGATTATGATCTGGGTGGCGTTTTTCCTGGTGGCCACAAGATAGACCATATCGTTCTTCCTCCTTCTATCAAGATGGGGGCTAGCAGAGACTCCAGCGGGAATATAATTCTGACTCCCATCCTAATCTCCCTGAATGAAGTGGTACGAGGGGTACATAGTAACAACCGTACGGTTGTTGAGCGCGGGATGAAGAGGTTCCTGGCTGCTTATAAGGCTGCCGTGGCCAAGTCGCTGCAGGAGAAGGTTGGCCGGTTGAGGGTTACGGTGTCGGGAGCTCTAGTGGCCATCCCACACATAAACCACTCCTCTTTTAAATACGGCAGGTTCAAGAGTGGAGATTTCTCTGCTCTTAAGCCGGGAGAGATCGGGCTCTCCACTAAGGTAATGGATCGTATGAATAATAAAAAGTCCATAACCTTCGTGGATGAGCATGGAAGAACTTCCACTATAAAGAGAAGAAATATAGTGGGAGATGGAGATTATGGTATATTCTCCAGATGGCCCACTACTGGAGCGAAGTCATGCACCGTGCGGGAAGTTCCGGGCCAGGACTTTGTGATCTTCGTCTCACCATCTATATTCAAGATGGGGGACAGGGTAATGAGCCAGATGGATCTCGTGGAGGGGGACTGTGATGGAGATACCCCCTCAATAATAATTCCAAGGAGCAGGGAAGCCAAGTCGGAATTGGCTTGGCATAAGATAGTTGCCATGGGTAACTTACAACCCATGGCGGTTACGCCGCAGGCCATGACGTGGAAAGATCATGAGGACCTTCAAGTCGATCCGCTGAGCTCGGTGGTAGACGCCATAGAGCAGAAATTATGGATCTCGAATCTCTCACTCATATACTATGCTGGGTTCGCAGTCATAGATATGATAGAGAACTGTCCCATCGACTATCAATCATGGTCATCGGCGATGACGGCCGCGATTGAGCTGTGCTTTGATAAAAAGCACAATAACCAGTCTGACCCAAGAGGGTTGTATGGACTCCTCAGAGGTCTCCCGGGATATTCCTGGGAAAAGGTGGAGTCCAGCCTGTCTAAACAGGGGCTGGATACAGCGACTTTTAGAGCGATGTATGAGATACTCGAGGGAGGTGATATAAGAGAGAAAGCGAACCATAATCTAGCGTTCGCAATTCTACATGGAAATAGCATGAACCCGCCGGTTTGGGAATTCATGCAGTCTGTGCCGGAAGAAACCACTATGGCCGAGTGGTTTCAAAATACACTTATAGCTAGCGAGGGTTGATAGGATGAATGAGGTAATTACACGTGTAACAGGCGCAAGTGAGACTTCGTTTAAGAAGTCGGAAGAGTTGTTAGTCGTAAGAGAGGGAGAGTCGATGTTCGCTATGCTGGGAGATATTGTCACCAAGCTCCCAGTGATAGGTGAGCGAATACTACTTCCGACCGGGTCTACACCGGTATTCAGGCCGGCAGTATCAGTTACTTTCGTCCCAGATGAGTCCGGAGAGATTTTTAATCCGCTTGTAAGAGCCTTCGGAACGTTGGAAGATTATCTCATGTTCCGAATAAAGAGAGATTCTCCAGCCGAACTGGGAAGAATAGTTAGGCTTCCGGCTGAGATAGGAGCTAGAGCACTGTCTGCTTTGGCGAATAGAACCCTCTCGGAGATGTATACCGAGGAGGGAGCCTGGGATGAGGTCGAGACGCGCTTCGAGACCGAGGCACAGAGAAGGACCATCATCTTGGACAGCAAGACTGAAGTCCCATTCATCCCCGGGGTGATGAGGAACGATGTGTTACTAGCACAGAGGAAGATATTCCTCCAGTTCCTCGAGAACAATAGCGTCTCGAAACTATGCGCGACACAGCCGGGCAATCCGGGTACGTCTGCTGATTGTGTAGATGAATACGGATATCCGATATACGTCTCGGTTCAGCCACTGGCTTGGCTACTGAATCCAACCAGATGGAAAACAGCTAGAGGGCTGACCCATCTGAGAAAGATCGTTGGGGCGGAGGAGCCTCTGGTGAAGGTAGAAGGAAACCATATCTATCCGGATATGGTAAATCTGATCTGCGTCGGCATGAGCTGGATAGACTCGGAAGGGAATCCTGTGGGAGTCTTGAATGACTCAGTAATCGTCTCAGAGTCAGCTGCCAAGAGACTGACAGTTGAGCATGAGGTTATACATACTCATGGCATAGATGGACTAGTGAACTGCCGCGGAGGGATCCACTCATGCGGCAGAAATAGCAGGATGGTCAGAGATGGCGACGAAGTGTCTTTACAGGTGAGATCTCCTAAGGAATCCATCTTTGTGAAGGCGAGAGTGGATGAAAAGACCGCAGCGAGAATAAGGTTGTGGAAAGAGTGGCTAGCAGCCTCGGCCTCGAATCTGAATGCCCGCAAAAAGGCGGCAATGGCCACTGGAGCCAGCGAGATAGAATGGGATCTAAAGTATGGTCCAGCAAGCAGCAATGGGTACCGGAGGTTTACTGGATGGCTTGCGAGATCTAAGTCCTGGCCCGTGATACCGGCTCAAATACCTTCTCATAGGTACGAGTCGGCTGAGATAGAGAGGTTGGTAATTCCACGGCCAGTCGGTGAGGAGATTCTCTACCGGGAGTTTGCCGGGAAAGAGGAGATACTTCCGGCGACCGGAATGAAACTTCAGTCAGAGGCAGACGCGTTCAAGGGAGTGGCAAACATACTCCCGGATAACGCAATGCCGTGGGTTAAGTGGAGCGATGGCTCTATACAGCAGGCTGATGTGGTGTTCGATATTACATCAGCTAAGAAGCATGGCAGCCTAAAGCTAATAGGATTAACACTGGCTCTGAATAAAATAGCCAAGGATCTCGGTGGAATGGTGGTCAACCACAATGCCCCACTGAAAGAGTCCGATATCGTCAACGTAGCTCAGGAGTATGGGTACTCGGACGATACCCTGACTTGTGAGATCTTGGAGTCGAATGCCTGGCACAGAGACGTTTCCCTGAAGACGGAGTTGGGGACAAGGTACGAAGGCCCTAAGGCCAAAGCTCTCGGGAGATTCCCAGCAGGCTACCTACGGGTAGGCAGGCATCGGCAGGATCCGGATGTGGTGGGCGGTATCGTTGGCCAGATAGGAAAGCGACTATCCGACCCGAACAGGATGAAGGCATCTGGTCGCAGGATCGGGTATATCGATACCTGTGTGATGAACGCAGAGGGGATGGTATCCTGTGCCGAGGAGACTCGGCAAACGCCAGATAAAGTAGTGAAGGAATTGGAAGAGCTAAGAGGTATGATCTTCTAATAGAAAGGAAATACAGATGCTCAGTTTTCTACTGGGAACAGCCCTGCTTGCTGCTGCGGCAAAGTATGGTGTCGAAGCGATAAAGACTTCCAGGGAGATAGACTTACCTGAAGCAGTGAGGGATGCTAAGGGAAAGACTAAGGAGTTTGTCTCCTCAGCGTTGGGCCATGTTAAAAGCGCGGTCTCAGTGGTGGGTAATGAGATTCATTCTCATGAGGTTGATAAGAAGGCTGCGCTGATATATGATACAGTAAAAGATCTTGATGAGTCTACAAGAAACAAGGTTCTTGAGGCCCAACAAGAAGAAGTGGTAACTTTGGTGATAAGGCGATTAGGGTTAAGCTAGGCAGCTTGCGCCTAAGCGGTATATAATATATAGTTACTTGTGGTATGGTTCCGGCCTATGTTGGTGAGGGGCTGGAACCATGCCCCTTTTTTGTACATGTTGGCTCCTCGTTACTCAAAGAAAGGAAGTGCCGAAGTGTGTTTCATGAACATAGGGCACAAGTATAAGGTACTTAAGTACTACCATGGTGTTGGGGAAAACCTGCTGGGAATAGAGATGGAAATGACAAGAATATATGAAAGATGCTCTATATGTGGAAAACTGAGAGTTAGAGATATCGAAGGTCACTGGGACTTCGATATTAAAGATTCATAAGCAAGATATCACCACCCTCGCTAGGTGTGATAGTGCGGTTATCCCGCACAGAGGTTGGCTGGGCTATGTAAGGCTTGGCCAACCTCCTATTAATGAGGAAGTGTAATGGATATTTCTGAGGCGATTGTGACAGGACTAAAAGAGAACGCCCGGGCTCTGATGAAGGGTACGAGCTATTATTCCGAGAACTATCAGTTACACCTGGATAATGTTTCAGATGTGGTGTCTCAAGATGTGGTATGCCGCATATGTAGCTCGTTAAATGCTACGATAGAGGTTAGTCCCAGTGGTGGGGTGGTAGTATTTCATTGTAGGGATTGTGGAACAAGACAAGACTGCGAGCGAGTAGACCCATAATTTTCCCAGCATCTGAGATTGAGTAGTATAGCAACTATTGATTTTCGGGAGGCTTTTGGCACTTGGCTTTTTACCGGTAATCATATAGTGATCATCTGGTTCAGTGGAGGAGAACGAATGCCAAAGCTAAAATATACAAATAGAACGTTCCGAGTAATCGATTATGCCGACTGGAATGATTTTATCAAGGAAGTTTATGGTCTAAGTAACTATAATATAGTCGCTGATGAAGACTTGCGCAATGATGAATATTATAAATTCCACGCTGAATGTTGTAAGGTAGATGATTATGATGAGGAGGAACTTGCTAAATTTGTCAAGTTCCTTAATGGTGAACTTGTCACACATATGACCTTCATTCTTATGAGGGATCTTTGCAACCGTGGTCTTATTACAGAAAGTGAATACTTAATTACAGTCTCTTATCAGTGTTGAAACCGCTCTTAACACGGTTGCCTCCCTAGGTGGGATGGCTGGTGAGTATTACGCTTCCCATATCGGGCTGGAGACATAATACACCTAATAAATGGGATCGGGGAAAAGAGATGGCTGAAGAAGAGACATTCGAGCAGTTTCAAAGGAGGCTGCATTGTGGCCAAGTTAGTTGGGATGACTTAGAGAAGTGGTATTACGAGCAGGGCAAAGAACTTGCAGCCGCTCGTATACGGATTGTGGAGCTTGAATCTGAGATAGAGGGATCGCGGCTAAGCTCTAAGTATATGGAGGAGTAATCTAAGGTATATTACTATGTCTATGGCTAATATAAGTACAGGCAAGTATCTGATGTATGGTTGCCATGTGTGTGGGTTCCATTGGATGGTTGATCTAAAGTACCCTGCCGAGCCCCCTCTAAGTCGCCTTTGTGCTGTGTGTGATACTAAAGTACATCCTTATCAGGAAACAGAGACCATTAGGGAACAAAAAGGCTTTAGAGCGTCACCTCATGATAGGTCAGGTTGGGCTAATGGTAAAGTCTGCAGATTTCACTTCCCACCGTATGATCGCTATAAGATGAAAGTTACCGATATCCTTACCAAAGTTTCGGTGCGAATCTGTGTTACCGCGATGTGTATTACTCATGCCAAGGCTATTGCCATGGATATATTACCGGGTAAGAAACTCAAAGCTGTGTGCCTGGATGGGATACCTCAGCTCGATTATCCAGAGTACCGTAGGGCTAGAGGGTGCGATCCAATAAAGGTAGAAGAGCTTTTAATCGATATGTTGAATGTTAATAGACATCTCCATGGGGTGGATGTGGTGGCGGTTTCAATAGAGGATATGCGAGTATTGCCCACCAGTTTTATTGAGGTACTCGAGGAGAAGTTCGGCCCAGATTGGAGAGATATGGTTAGGGATATATTCCGGGAAGAAAATACATCTTTGCTTCAAGCTGTATGAAATGCGCAATTACGCGAGGGAACTTACTATGACGAAAAAAATGAGAAAGTACAGAGACTTTCTGCTTAAGCAGCTGCTTATAGATGGTCTCCTATGTATTATGAGTCACAAGGGTGATATCCAAGCACAGATAAGGATGCGTGGTGAAGTTAAGGTAGCTTTTATGGTTAGTGAATGTAAAGGTGAACCACAAAGGGTATATGCTGTTTCTACAGACTTTTCAAAGCCTGGCCCTATAGATTATGGTAGTGCGGATATTTTCCAGAGGTGGACTGGATATGCTTATTACATAGACTGTAGGAATACAGATAGCCCTCCCACTATGAACTTTGTGGCCGAAAAGGTAGCTGAACTACTTATAAAGGACTTGTTTCCTGAAGAGAATACCGATATAGCTGTGCCAAAAGATAAGGCCCAGCTTACTCTTGCTGTAATTGAAGGTATAAAGTACCTTGCAAGCTCGCAGTAAACCTTTATGTTAAGGGGAAAGAAATATGCATGGACAAACCCTACAGATCGTAGTTCCTACCGCTAAGTGTGTTAACCACTGCCCATTTTGCGTGGTAGGGAATGGGAGAAACTCTATAGCCGATTGGGAAAGTACTTCCAGAAACGAAGGTACTTCGTATATACGCCGAATGGCTTATGCTAAGGAGTATGGTTGCGATACGATGGTGCTTACCGCAAATGGCGAGCCTCTGCAAAATATAAAGTTCTTACTTAGGTTGGCGGGGTACCACGACCTTCTAGGGGTGGCAGGATTTCATAAGATAGAAATCCAGACGACAGGCAGTCTTCTATTTTCTAATAGAGGTGTGCTGAAAGCTCTAAAGGCACTGGGGGTATCTACTGTTTCTCTATCCGTCTGTGATCCATGGAGTGACGTGGTAAATGATAAGATTATAGGACGTCCGGAAAGGGTACCTACTCCTTTACTGGATATTTGTGACCTTATTAAGAAGTGGGGTTTCATACTTCGTTTGTCATATAATATGATACAGCTAGATAACTTCTCGCTGCATCAATACTCGGACTTCTTAGGCTATCTTTCCAGAGCAGCTAGTCTTGGAGCAGATCAGATCACTTTCAAACGCCTTCATGCTCTTGACTACGATTGCCCACAAAGAGAGTGGGTACTGAAGAATGGAGTTACAGAGAAGCAGTGGAGGAATCTACTTGATGACATCAAACACCGATGTTCTCCATTAGAGGAGGAGATGAATGGAAACATGAGGTATAGTATAAATGGTATATCAGTTCTGGCCATTGGTGATTGCATGTCCCCTCGTGATGATAGTTATAGGTACCTAATTATCCGTGAGGATGGTAGATTATACAGTAGGTGGGAAGATAAAGGATCCCTGATTTTCTAGGAACAAGGATTATTGGTTAATATGTTGGAAGTGGGAATGAGAAAGAAATTATCGCCCATTGCAGTAGAGTTGCTAAAAGCCTACAGGGAGATGTGGAAAGAGGTCTTCGATGCGATATACAGCGATTTGGCCGATAAAGATATGGGTGGCTACGATGTCAACGCCCTAGATATGGCGGGCCGCATAGTCCAATCACCACTGATATTTACTGCGCAGACAGATGAGTCAAATCAGATGCGCATAACTACCAATAATAAAGCCGCGTCGGATTTGCTAGAGGCAAGTAAGGCGCTGGTTAAAGCAGTAGCTGATCAGAAGTGGGTCAGTTACCAGCACCAGAGCCTCATCCAACATGTGCAGGAAGCCGTGGAGAAGGCCGAGGAGGCGAACGGCGATGATAACCACGACGTTTAGGATACTGCGAGAACACGGTGCTTGTCTCCCTGGATACCGAAAGCTTGAAAATAGATTAGGTAAAGATCATGTTTATGGACAGGATACACCTATAACATTACTTCAGATATTAGAGAGCAATGGAGTCATTGATGCTCATTGGGTGTTATCTAATGGAGCGGTTAAAAATGAAGATGTTGGTATGGCACGGGAGCTTCGTTCAAATTGGTTCAATCATGACAGCGACGGTTTTGCAACAAGCGAGCATCTAACCAAACTCATTAGGAAGGACGCGGGGGAGGATGCCTGAGTTTAGAGCAGGAGATAAGGTTATTCTTATAAATGCAAATGGTATGCTATTGGCTGATATAGGTAGTGAGGCGGTAGTGACGAGGGGCAATTATTTAATTTTAACTACAGAATTTGTTGATGTCGAATGGACAAAGATTATATATAAAAAAGACGTAGTGGGCAGAACAAAGCCAGATGAAAAAGGCTACTTTCCATTAAGGTTTAAGATCAAAGAGGAAAGTAGAGTAGCAGTTGAGAAGGAAAGCAAGGAAATCAAATGTTGATGACTTTAGCAGATGGCGCGGTAGTACAGAGATTTGCTATAGATGTAGTATTGAAGCCCGGAGAAACACTATCGAGTGGTGAGACTCTACAGCTACTAACAACGTCTATGGAATTTGATGGGGGTAGTACTGGTGGTGTGAAATTGCGTGCTATAGCCTCTTCCGTGGAGATATCTGATATATTTGAAACTGCGGGCTCTACCAGATTGATAGTGGAGTTTATGTGCAGATCGTAGGGTATAATAACATACTTGCCGCTTTACCGGCTGAATAATATAGTATGTAGATGTAGGAGGTGCTAAAATGTGGTTTAGAAGTTTCTTTAAGCCGACTATGATGGTCTTGCTGGCCATTATGCTAATAATAATAGCCGTGGCTTTCGCATGTAATGCCCCGCCGACAGTGCAGCGGCAGATGACTATTGCCCCAAGAGCAGATAGTAGAATGCATACTACTACTGTTCAAGTGGTCGTCTCGGCCAGGACTGTGTATTTGTGTTAATCTAAGATCCGCTTTCTATATGTTAGAGGCTGGTTTAGATAGACCCTCTAGACCAGCCTATCTTGTGGGAGGCCCCATGGTAGAGTTTAAGCCCTTGTTTGATGAGTTTGGGTTATATAACGACTTAGGTAAAGAAGTAAGACATTCCTTAGAGGCAGAATTGGCTGAGATAATTGGTAGGTATGTCTATGAGGGAGAAGTGAAACCTTCTGATCTGGAAAATATAATCTGCGGGGTAGCAGGACTTGAATGCACTAAGCTTGCAGCGAGTGCTAAGATGTTAGCGAATGAGGAGTTGTGTGTTTATGCTGCGATTGTTGGAGAAGGTGCTAAAGAGGCTGTTGTTACGCTACTTCTTGATTTGTGGGCGAATAATATATCAGCGGAGACCGATTTTACCGGCAGAAGCTTGAAATCGCAGATGAAGCTCGCGGATAAATACGGAGCCAAGTTCGTGCTCATCATCGGCGATGATGAAGTTGCGAAAGGTATCGTTACGCTGCGCGATATGATAACGAAGGAACAGAAAGAGATAGCTTTCGATAAAGTTGCTGAGGAAATAGTAAGGATATGCAATGAATAGAATGCTAGAGCATGCATTTGTGGTTATCATTATTATAGGGGTTAGTCTGTTATTTAGTGCTATGCTGTATCCTATGGTAGTACTTGAAGATGGGTGTACGGTACGTCAACATGCGGAAGCTGCTAGATCATTGGATAGTGGTAGCGGCCCTTTTTATTATGGTCCCGGCCAAATAATTGGAGCGGTACCAGCAATAGTAGTGATGTTATTGTTATATTTCATAATTGGGCGATGTACAAGAAGATAGTGGTAAGAATAGAGGCTGCATGTGGTGTAGTGAAAACTCTATACCGCTAAGATATAAGTTCTTTAAAGAGTATAGTACCCCAGTTTCTAAGTAGTAATTATCAGCCGGTAGCTCAGCGGACAGAGCGCCTGTTGTTCATGTGGGGTTAACATCCATGAGCAGAGAGAACATAACTAACTTGCGAGTATCGACAATATATGCTGCTTGTAAGCGGCATGGTACTGAGTGCCATAGGCGCCAACGCACAACATGTCCTGAGAAAAAGTTAATAGCTATGTAATCTTACTTACGTGCGGGAGGTCGAGGGTTCAAATCCCTACCCGGCTGAATCTTCTTTTGCGAGCGTATCTACAAGTGGGGTAAGTGCATGGGCAAGATGAATGAAGTAATTGGTATCGTAAACAGGGCCAGGTCCTTTATACAAGGTGTTGAGAAGCAGAAAGTTGTGGAATTAGAGGAGGCTCAAAGCCAGCAGAAAGCTCTGCATGATAAGCTTATTGCTCCTATTAAAGAAGCTGTTTGCGAATTTAATCAGGCCAGTACTGGTAAGAAGTATGTACTTCAATTCGCTGGTAATGATAAGGACCGCTTCTTTTATATTATAGATATCGTTCCACATTCTGAGCGCATTGTGATTACACAATCCTCCTGGATGCCGGAAGTATGCATCTCTTTAATTCCCGAGTGTGTTAATAAGCGAAACGATGACCCTTGGTTCCGGTATAGTTATGTCATTCCACATCCGGAACATAATAAGGATTACTGGACTATATATCAGCGTATGCATATTAGCCTCCCGGTAGGATATGAATTTCTTGATCCTGAGGACGCTGCCGAGATGCTTACTTCGATGCTTGCCGCATATGCCGGAGGCTTCGATAAATTCTGCTGCTTTTCGAGTCTACATGACTGTATGGACTGTAAGAGGAAGTGTGTCAGGGAGTTTCTTGGTATTCCGAGTCTTACAGAGCATAATCTTGCGCAAAACCTAGAGCGTCAGCGTCGGATTTACCAAAAGTGTAAGGTCACGGATTGAGGGAAAGCCTATAACTTACTTGATGTTTCGTCAGCGGGTAGCTCAGTTGGTAGAGCGACTCCTATTTAAGGAGAAAGCACTGTAACATGTGCAAGGTCGGGGGTTCGAGTCCTTCCCCGCTGATGGCTTATATTTATAGCTAGTCTATTCTATTAGATGAATGGAAGGTATGATGTTATGAAATCAGTTGTTGCTATTATAGATTTAGTAGGAGCCCTTGGCTCCGCTATAGCTTGTATTACCACCGCCTGTGATGGAAACTATGGTACCAGTGAGATTCTACTGGTCGTCTTTGTTCTATTTATTGCTAATTTTTCTGCGGTGGCAGAATAATGGTCTAGTAGCCTAGTAGTAGAGATTGATACTGCAAGGGATGATCTCCTGGTGGATCAATAGGCAAGGCAGTAGAGCAAGGTTGTGGGTAGAGTAGTTATCTTGACATTCCCAATATGGAAACACCCCTGTGGGTAAGCATGTTGAGGATTGGGTTTACTTTGCATGTAACTCCCGAGAATATATCCTTCAAGATAGCTTGTTGTCTTGTCTTTATATTTGTCCTGTCAACCGAACACAGGGGAACTAGATGCTGATGAGTTGTGGGAGGATATCCTACTACTTTTGTAGTCAACGACCAGCAGCAGCGGGGCAGCATTCGGATGACATCACTGTATATGTCGTGTAGCAGGACAAAATCTACAATACTTATTCTATAACTAGAGCGTGTACGTATAATTATATAACTCGCTGAGGGGCACAACCATGGGGAAGTTCGAGTTTTGTGAGCAATGTCCACAATGTAAGACGGTTTTTAGTCGAGGTAATGTTCCTGTAGTCTGCCCGAAGGATGGCGTACCCTCCCCGAGGTTTATAGCTGTGTCTGCTAGGAGAGTTGGTAGATGTTGTTGGTATAAGCCCTGGACTTGGTTTAAAGTTCAGTGGGAAATAAGTTGGAGTGGTAAGAAGTAAGAAGGAATATATAGTGAAAGTTACCTTTTCGCAAAATCTAGTTGATCCCACAGCGGCTTTTATAAATATTATACCCGAGAACGAATTCGAGAAATCATTCATGGATGCTTTTGTAGAAGGCAGACTCCGAGTTGGAGTATGTAATAGAACCATAAGCGTGTCTAGTAATTATCCTCAAGTCATTGCGGATAAACACATGGAAAAGTTAAAGTAGGAAAGCTAAGTAAAGGCTATAGGGATATGATTTACAAAAAGGGTTGAAGTGCTATGCCAAGACGAAGGTTTATCGATTTGAAGGTAGGAGTCTACTATAAGTTTTTCTTTTGCGGGCATATTACGACAAGTACGGCCTATAATGAAAAGGACAAATAAAATGAAATTAGCAATGTGGATCACAAAAGTAGAAGTAGCGATAAGAAGGTTGCTACTTAAGCAAGACTGCGAGCTTGTAAAGATCATTGAAGTAAGTGACACGATGGTGCTTGGATATCCCGGCACGAAGATCATAAGTGTCGGAGTCAGTAGCAGCACTGCGTATTGTGTGTTTATACCGTGCAAGCTTCAAACTGGGGGCTTCAGGAAAATGGTTCCCTTCTGGGTAAAGGTGGGAAATTACGCCGCCGTTAAGAGCTGAAGGTTTTATGGGGAGCATATGAGTAGGGGCAGTTTAAACACCGGCGGGTAGCTCAGTGGTAGAGTGTCTACAGTAATGTACTAGTAGGAGGACTGGGGTTCAAATCCTTACCCGCCGACTATTCCAGAGGGTAGATCTCCTTTGGAATCGATGATCCGTGCTACAACTCTCTTCAGTTCCCACTTTGTTTCCTAGATGAAGAGGAGTAGGAGTACCATGTCTACTGGGAGTTCTAATACAAAATCTTTTGGCAAGATCTTCCAGATCCGTTGGGCCGAGAGGCTCGGTTACTCGGAGTGTCCATATCTTATAAGGTGGACTCTGGTTCTGTTTGGTTTCTCAATAAGACTACATCACTGGATAAAAAGTGATGACAGAAGATTCTTTCATGACCATTCCTGCGATTTACTATCTGTAATTATCAGGGGGCACTATAAAAATGTGACTCCTAATGGTACATTCGAGGCTACCACCTGGAAGCCGCGTAGAATGAAGGCAACCGACCTTCACTACTTGGACATTCCAAAGGAGGGAGCATGGACTGTGATATTCTGTGGTAGGCCTTATCATAAGTGGGGGTTCTATGTAAATGGTCATAAGTGGAGGCCGCTTAGATATTTCCATAAGTTTGGGATTATTCAAACATCTAACTACCAATAAAAGTTATGGTGGGGGGGGTTTGAGTGTGATATGTTGAGCCAGGGAGGTGAAATTATGGGAACTATTGCTGCAACTAATACTGTAGAATGGGTGACTGGTCTTCCTATAAAGACAGATGATTTTCCTATCCCCGTTTCTGAGGACTATGGTAAGGTAGTGGAGAAGGCAGATAAGCTTGCCTTTCTCGTTGATAGGCATTTGGAATTCGAGTCGAAACTACAGGGAAGACAGCTAAGGCCAGTAACGCTGTGTCCTGAGCAAAAAGTGGAACTTGCTACAGATATGTCGTTAGCTACGGAGTAGGTTTATGCAAAGTATTCTTGCGAAGGGGAGAGCACTGAAAGTACGGCAGCCTATAGCTGGTGGAGCTGTTCGCATTTTGCAGCGTCACCTGAAGTTGCACGGTGTTACTGAGGCGTCAGCTATTCCAGAAGAGGGAAGAGTTCGTTTATATTACGAACTTAAGAAGTTCTTCCATGCTGAAGGCTATCCGAAGGTTGGTTGGTTCCGTAGTAAGTACTACAGTTTTGTTGATGTGTTTTGGTACGACTTTAAGTACTACAGTTTTGTTGATGTGTTCTGGCATAGCCTAAAGTATGCGGACCTTCCCCTTATAGAAAAAGGAGTGTGCCTGCTTTCCGTTTTGTCTATCATAGCTGGTGTTATTCTATCATTCTTTCCTTCAGATAAGTATCCGAGCCTTTCGCTGTGGTCGGTTGGTTCTTATATCGTTGGGTTTATTTTATTGTTTCCGTATGAAAGGTTATTTGATAGAAGATGAAGTATTTGGGATCCGTTCTGAAGTTCCTGCACAAGCAGATCGCTGAGGTACCTACCACATATATGATCATGGCTGCTTTAGTTGTATTTATTATGTTCTGTGCGGTCGCCGACAAGAAGTATTCCACTTGGATAACAGGCACGGTTGTTAGTAAAACTACGTCCTTTGAAAGCGACCTTGGCACTAGGAAGGTATTCTTAGTTTCTATAAGTTCTAAAAATAGTACGCAGACTCTGAGGTTCTACAACAGTGATTGGGGACTCTGGGAAGGTCTGCAGGTAGGAAGGAGCTATGAGTTTAATAAGATTCCTGGTTCCTTTGGAGAAGATACTTGGAGGGTGAGAAATGCTCACGATTCTGGAAGTTAAGCTTGGACTACCAGTAATACGGGCTTTCATAGGAGAAAGATGATGAAATTGTTGAAAGATAGAGTCACCGGACAAGTATTTTTCAGGGAATACGGGGAAGCCCCGACCAATGATGGTAGAAAGCTCTTTGCGATTGTCGGTTTGATTGCAGTTCCAGAGACTTTTGTTCCTAAGTCGGAGCATCAGTATACTATCCTAGGGGGAAAAGATGGGCTGGAACTCACAATTCTTGACGCATCTGGGGTTGACGTGACTGATGAGACAATTAAAAACACTCTAGGTAATATACTACAATTACCAATTTGGAGATGCTAATCCTACTATCGTGGAAGGAAAGAACGTGATGTATCGAATAAACTATATAGTTTCTGTTCTTACTCTCGTCCTCATAGCAGTCTGGGGTGAGGTATCAAGTGGTTCCAAAGTGGCCTGTGTAATAACTATAATTGCACTAAGGTGGGCCTATGACTTCTTAGATATGTATGTTAAGAGAAAATAAGGAGTGCGAAGGTGGAAAGCAATCAGACTTCAAGAATAACACACCCCCATGGGTTTGTACGGAATGATAACTGTGCTAGGTGGCATGTGCCTGCGAGGCGGTCGCTTAATGGCTACTGGCTCAAATGCGGTAAGATTCTCGATGGATCTATCGATGAAGCTAGTGAAGTAGATGCAAGTAGTCTTTGTAAACGTTGTGCCAAGAATGCATCCAGGGAGCTGGTGGCGTTGAAGGGATAGTGCTGTGAGAGTTATAGTTTATAAATGTAGTCAGGGATCGAAGGAAGATAAGTATGTCGCCTGTTTGGAAAACGATATGGATGTTTCTGTGAGGGGTGCGGCTGGTAGTACCGAAGAGAGAGCTTTGGATGCGCTCCGTAGCATGATCGGCAAGAAACAGGCATTCTGGAACGAGGCAGCTACGCTAGCAGAAATGGAAACAAGGAGTTGTATCTCTTGTGTAAATTTCGAAAAGTGTGGCGGTGTTGATGGAATTGAGTTGGAACAAACAATAGACCCAGGAACTCTATACCACTGCTGGGAGCCAGCTAAAAAGCAACTAAGTATCGAGGATGTTCCTGCTGCAGCCAGGAAAGGTGATCGAGTTAAACATTCCACTTGGGGGAAGGGAACAGTTGTAGGTGTTTGTATACAGACCGAGAATGCATCTGTTCACTTTGACCGAGATGGAGATGAGCCTATCAATACACCTGTAAAATTGAAAGACTTGACGATATTAATAGGGAGGGATATGCCCGTCATTACGATGGCGGAGGAACCTGTTGACACAGCCAAATCTGCTGCAAAGGAGAACAAGGTAATGAATGAGGGATATGAGAAGCATAAGGCGCACGGCGAGGGGTATGCACAAATGCACAGATTGTAAGCACGCATATGCTTTGTGCAGTCAATTGCCGTGTCGTGAATGCTCAGATTTGATGCGTGGTGAAAAATGGTGTTACTTCGTTAAAGTAGAACCGCTAAGGTAGGAAGAAAAAGAGTATGTTTAAATATATAGTAACGGCATTCATGTTCTTATCCTCTACGGTTCTTCTCGGGACTCTCAGTGATGCGGATAGTAATACTCTCAGAGTGGTGCTTTTGCTGGCTCTGATTGCTAACTGGTGGATTTATCTCATAGTAATTTCCCGGCCAAGAGCTAGTAATAGAAACCTGGCTGGGGAGATTTCGAGAGAGCATAACGCAATGGAGGGTACTGAAACGCAGGTAGATAGTGAGGTGTCATATGTGGAAATCAAGGATGCCAACAACAATCGTTTGCGGTTTAGCAGGTTAGGTAGTGACTGGTACACGAGCTTCATAGATGTCTATGGCCATAGTGAATTTGGTGTGAAGCTCAGTACACACTCTATAATAAGGTTAAAAGCTTGGTTAAATAAGAATCCATATCTCTCGAATAGTTTTCTTGAAGGAAGGAGGAAGTAAGATTGGCTATTGTTTGGATACATGTGGCAATGGTAATGCTTCCTGTTTTAGGCTTTATCCACAGTTCCAGAGAAGTGTATAGGGATATAAAGAAGAGGCTTTTTGCGTGCATGATAATAGATATAATTGTGGTAGTTTTATGCACGCTGCTCGCTGTAAGCGCAGTGGTGGCGTTTTCTGGGCAGGCTTACTGGCAGGGCTGCATACGGCAGTAATTTTACCTTTGCGGGGTGCAGGTATTATCTAATATACGAAGTTAGGAGGATGAGGTTGTGCAGACTATAATTAAAGTGATGAGTGTGATTGGGTTAGTTGCCTTTTCGATAGGTGTGTTAGTAGTCTCTCGAACGATGCTTTTTAATAAAATGCACTTTAGTGTTTACCCGGATGAGTATACCATAGTGCGTGATGAACAGGGTAAGATACTGTATCAGTTGCACACTATTTCGAGGAAAACAATAAATATTGTTCAGTCTGGTGGCAGAAGGCTGCTTATAATTCCCCCACAAAATGATCGGGACTCCAAAAAAATACTTTTGGAGCCTGGATGGACCGTCGAGCAGATGAATGACATGGATTTTCCACCTGAATAAGATAAGCGGTTACATGTGTAACCGATCTATACCTAGATGGTGCAGGTAAAGAAAGGCGCTATGAGCCAGTTTATAAGTATTTGGTAGTGGTAGCGTGGCAGCGCTAGGTAAGGCAGAATGGTGTCGGAGATGGGGTATTAGATACACTGGGCCTGCCTCTTGAGTGAAGAGCCCAAAAGTATCCCTATTACCTGCCGCAAAAAGTGCAGCGGAGAACGTAACTGTATATCACTAATACAGTATCGAAGTTCGTGAGAGGCATTGTGCTGGGATTATAATCTAGTGAGTATAACTCTAGTGAGATGTCGAAAAAGCTGTGTAGGAGCTGAGTGGGGAATCCAGCCCACTACCAAATCATAAATAAATCGCTCTTGACAAGTAAACATAAATAACATATAATTGTTTAGGTTGTTCCGCCGAGCCGTTAGGTCATGGTTATCACTTGTACTGATCGCTCCATGACCAATTTGTTTGTTCGGTGGAAGATATGTGCCGGGCCGAATGGTGACGGTTATCATAAGGACAACATCGTCACCAATCTACTTGTCCGGCAGAACTATTAGTAATATGCTGAGCCGATTGGCTATGGTTATCACTGCCAATGATCACCCCCATAGCTATCTTACTTGCTCAGCATATTCTATATGTATCCGTGTTTCAAATACGGGTGGTGTGGCGTAATGGCAGACGCGGCCGTATATACATCCTAGCGAATACTAGCTCTCTATTAAGAGCCGACAGTTAGGGTTATCAGCAACAGCTGTCCGAAAGGACGTGTGGGTTCGAGTCCCACCACCACCCAACTACAAATGATTTGTCCTGACTAGGACCAGAGGAACCAAAAGCAAATGACTAACTACAGTAAGCATGTGTCTGTAAAGAAAACTCCGCAAACCCAGCCTATTCCAGGTAAGTCGATGGTGGAGAATCAGGCAGGGGGATACTCATTCGAAGTGAGTGAGTGGATGAAGGTGAAGAGGTTCTTGATCCTCGGCACTGAGGGTGGCAGCTATTATGCTACAGAGAAAGATATGACTCTGAAGAGTTTTGCTGCTATGGAGAATGTAATTAGGGCAAGTGGCGTCGAGTTGGTTAAAGAGATAGTCGATATCTCTCAGGCTGGACGAGCGCCAAAGAATGACCCTTGTATCTTCGCCCTCGCCGCGTGTATGAGTTTTGGAGATGTGGAAACAAAGAAAGCAGCTGCTGCGGCTTTGCCCCAAGTCTGCAGGATCGGAACTCACTTATTCCACTTCGCTGAATACGTTACTAACCTTCGCGGATGGGGGCGCCTACTGAAGAACGCTGTTGCGGATTGGTACTTAGGTAAGTCGGCCGGTGCCTTGTCACTGCAAGTTACTAAGTACCAGCAGCGTGATGGGTGGAGCCATAGAGATTTGCTCAGGCTATCTCATGTTAAAGCGGACTCCGATCTCTTCTCTAACATCCTTCAGTGGTGTACACATGGCACTAATGGATGGGAAGACAAGAAGCGCGGGGTTGTGCGCGAGGGCTTGGATGCAAAAACGTTTGCTGGTACTCCAGCTAAGATAATTTACGCGTTCGAGCAAGCTAAAACTGAAGACGGGAAGAAAGGTATAATATCTTTAATTAAGGATTATAATCTTCCACATGAGTGCATACCTTCTCAGTTCAAGAGCGATCCGGATGTGCAGCTGGAGTTGTTGCAGGAGATGCCTTTTCATGCAATACTCAGGAACCTGGGCAACTTTAGTAAGAGTGGGTTATTAGCTCCAGGGAAGTTCGACATTATCAACTTCGTGGTAGATAAGCTATCAGATGTTGAGATGATCAGGAAGAGTAGAGTCCATCCTATAGATGTACTCAAGGCGCTTCTGACATACGGATCAGGGATGGGAGTAAGGGGCAGTGGGAGCTGGACGCCAGTAACACAGGTAGTGGACGCGCTCAATAGAGCATTCTACACTGCATTTGGAAACGTTGAGCCAACCGGAAAAAATATAATGCTGGCTCTTGATTTATCTGCGTCGATGACTTGGGTGAACATTGCTGGTTGCCCAGGACTGACTCCAAGAGTTGGTTCTGCTGCGATGGCTTTAGTTACCCAGGCTGTTGAGAAGAACGTCGTCGTGACAGGTTTTACAGCCGACTCTACTAATCGTCGTATTCCTAGTGTCTCTGCTCTTGATATCAGTAGTAAGCAACGGATAAGCGACGTATGCCAATATATAGAGGGACTGGATGCCGGTGGCACAGATTGCTCTTTGCCTATTTTATACGCATTAAAGAACAATCTAAATATAGATTTATTCGTTGTGTACACGGATAGCGAGACTTGGGCTGGAAAGATTCATCCCACCCAGGCTCTCGCTGAGTACCGGAAGAAGATCAACCCTAACGCCAGATCCGTAGTGGTAGGGATGGTAAGCAATGGGTTCTCTATCGCAGACCCGGATGACTCTGGGATGCTAGATTTGGTGGGGTTTGATACCGCTACTCCAAATCTTATTTCCCAATTCGCTTTGGGAAACATATAAGTAGATCATTCGATTGAACCCCATATATTGGATATTCAATCCAACTTCAAATAGTACCGGAGGAGTGAATTAAATATTGGAAAAAGAGATAACAATTCTAGACTATCCAATGCGGTGAAGTGGTGGTGCAGGACGATTGTACCAAAGTTGCGACTTCATAAAATACTAAGCAGGATTAGCGGAAAGTTTGGTAAAAAGTGACCACAGCCTCAGATAAAAGGTTTCAGGAATTCCTCACTTCCATACGACCGAAGCCTATATATTTTGTAAATCTATTTCATGGCATGTCTCATCCTAAAGCCGGGTTAGCTAGGGGTTGTGTACGTATTCAGTCCACCTTGTGCGAGCAATCTAGATGGAGCCAGATTATAGAAGATCTGGATTATAATTTTCTGTACTGCATAGCCAGAGGACTTAATGTGGTTCTTCTCGATTGTTCCTCTAGAAAGCAGGTGAGTCGGGCCTGCTTTCAAGGCATACCTTTGATAAACTTCGTTCTCCACGACAGGTGGAGGGGCCAAAGGCTTGACAAAGTTTTAGTTAGGGAGCATAATGTAGCGGGTTACTTCTCCTCCATTGAGCTTTCTAAAAGGGCTAAAGCAAAGGTAGATAGAGTAAAGGATCTCTACACTGGTGGAGAGATCCTTTTAGACTACGATTCTGTAAATGTTAAAGAGGTTCCGACTGATAAGTGGAACTTCACCAAATCCCTTTTGCTTGTATAGCACTGGGGGTATGCAGCTTAGACGTCAGCTGCAGGCTATTCCCGTGGTGTAAGTAGGTAACACCCTCGTTTGTAACGAGGAAGATCTTAGTTCGAGTCTAAGCGGGAATAACATAAGTAGTGGCTAGTTGAGATGTTGCCTTACCCTAATATAGGCAACTGGCTAGGGCGCGAGCTAAATGGCGTCACGGTTGTATGGCCGTATCACCGATGGGCCTCCTGACGAAACATGGAGGCGGTTTTGGTAGTGTGCACCATAAACACTGCAGTCGACAGCAGACTACACTGCTGTAGTGGGGTGGGAGGTCCATTAGGAAGTGCTATGTACTAGCATTTAGACCTTCCCACCTTCTCTAGGTTTGTAATTCGTAAGTATCATCTCCGAAAGGTGTTAATTGTGCATAGTGATTGTTTCTTCCGAATAGGGAATAGCCATAAAATATGTCAAGATTATGCGTATACTTATTGTGGCCATCCTCGTACTCCCGATGATGAGGTGGGGCTTGCCATTATATCCGATGGGTGTTCCGGCTCTCCTATGACCGATATAGGAGCCAGAGCTCTGGCTTTATACATTGGAAGTTATGGTGTGGATAATAATATAAGGCCGGAAGAATTGTCGCGAGTGGCAAAGAATACGTTATTAACTCTGACCTCGAATTTCCCCAGACTTCCCTCGGAGTGTATGGATGCTACGTTACTTACACTAAAGGCATCCCTACGAGGGTCTGGAATCGGCCAGTTAGAGGCCTGTGCCTATGGAGATGGTGTTATAACCCTCGGAATGAAGTCCGGCGAGATCAGGGTAGTAGAACTTATCTATGAGAACAGCTACCCCTATTATGTGGTATATGAGTTCGATAAGTCTAGACTAGCATATGTTCCTGATGGCTGGGAATTATGCGTTTATGACTATCTCATATCGGAGTCCGGCCAGGTTTCAGGCGAGACGATAAGTTTCATGGAGCCGGGGAGTTACTATGTAGATCTCAGCGAAGGGAACTACGACTGGGCAGCGGTCGCCAGCGATGGCTTAGCCAGCTTCTTACGATCAGGAGGCAGGGTACCGGTGCATGAAGTCGTAGCTAAACTGTTCAAGTTTAAGTCTATGACGGGGGAGTTTCTACAGCGTAGATTCCAGGGGTTCGAGAGAGAGTATAGGGAACTTGGATGGAATCATTATGATGATCTTTCCATCGCCGCTGTGATATTGTAAGGGGCTACTGATATGGATGTATACGTGCAGGGTAAAAGTAAAGTCACACTAACGCAGAATGACTTTATTGCAACTGGTGGGGAAGGCTCGATATATGTCCGTGGGTTTGAAGCTTACAAAATCTATCATGATCCAAGCAAGATGATTCCTGTTGGCAAGATCAGGGAGCTTTCCAGGATTACTAACCCGGATGTTATCAAGCCGGAAGATATTCTGCTCAGCGGCAGTGGTGAGCCAATCGGCTACACTATGCGGTACATCAAGGATTCTTACCCGCTCTGCAAATTGTTTCCTGCAGTTTTCAGGACTAAGCATGGTATCACCCCGGAGATAATTAACAAACTAGTACATCGCAAGCGTACCGGAGTGCAAGGCATTCATGACTGCAGTATACTCCTTGTAGATTTAAATGAGATGAACTTTCTTGTCAGCTCAAAATTCGATACCATTTATTTCATAGATGTAGATTCTTACGGGTGTCCACATTACGCGGCTCCTGTGCTCATGGAGAGTGTGCGAGATAGGCACTCTAAGCCAGGTGTATTCAACGAAGGAACCGATTGGTTTTCTTTTGCGATAGTATCCTTTCAGATGTTCACTGGGATACATCCTTATAAAGGCAGCCATCCGAGAGTAAGTGGCTTAGACGAAAGGATGCTGGCCAATCTATCGGTCCTTAACAAAGATGTGTCTGTTCCGCCAGTATGTCAACCATTTGACGTAATACCTTCCGGGTATTTTCAGTGGTACCTGCGGGTGTTGGAAGGGGGAGAACGTATTCCTCCTCCGGAGGGCATAGAGGCTATCGTATTTACCACGATTGTAAGCAAGCCTATAGTAACCGCAGGGCTTATTAATATGGAGCTGGTGCATGAGTATAGCTCTAATATAATAAGCTATAGGTGTGGTTTGGCCATCACCTCGACTGGTACTTATAGTGGAGCAAAGAGGGTGTTTGGGGGCGGGGATTTCCATATAGCCAGGACAACCTCCGGTAAGCGTGTGGCTGTATGGAAGCAGGACATGCTGAAAATGGCAGGCATCGATTCTCCGAGAGAAATACCCATGATTCTTGATGTGGATGATATGTTCAGCTACGGAGGTGATGTGTATGTTAAGCAGGGTAATAAGCTACTCCATATTGAACTTAAGGAGTTGTACCCAAGTGTATTCCCAGCGGCTACGATGGTTGCTAACGTGACATCTAAGTCTACTACTATGTTTGATGGAGTGGCTATGCAAGATGCTTTGGGCATGTGGTTCGCTACGATTTTACCCAAGGCCGGATGTACCTATAATGTCAAGATACCTGAACTGAAGGGCTATAAGGTAGTTGATGCCAAGTTCGAGCGTGGAGTTCTGGCTGTGGTTGGAGAAAAACAATCCGTATATGATATGTTCATATTCCGGTTTTCCAATGACTACTCCTCTTATGACATTATAAAGCATGAGGATATAACTTATACTGGAATAAGTATGGCTGTACTCGATAGCGGAGTGGCTGTAGTGATGGTAGAAGGAACCGACATTGTGCTATTCTCTTCGAGGAAGGGAAGCACAGGAACTAGAAGATTTTCAGACCCGGCGTTTTCCGCCGATATGCAACTGGTAGCCGATGGTAATACGTTGATGGCCATTCAGGCTAATAGACTGTATAAATTATCAATGAAACAGTAGAAAGGACAACCGAAGTGAGACTTGAGTTATTAGTAATCGATCCCCAGAACGATTTCTGTGTGGCAAAGGGGCCAGGAGGAGAGGTAGGCGCTCTTGTAGTCCCGTCCGCCGAAGACGATATGAAGCGGTTAGCCGCTATGGTAGGCCGTCTTCAGAGTAGAATCGACGATATTCACGTGACAATGGATAGCCACCGGATTATCGACATTGCACATCCAGCTTACTGGAAGGATTCGGCTGGAAACAACCCTGCCCCATTCACGCTCATCACCGCCGGAGATGTGGAGAGTGGTAGGTGGACTACTACTATGCCATCGCTCTACAATAGGGCGCTAGCTTATGTGAAGGCGTTGGAGACGAATGGCAGATACGTACTCTGCATATGGCCACCGCACTGTCTAATAGGATCATGGGGGCATGCCCTCGTTCCGGAATTCCACAACGCTATAACTCTGTGGGAAAAGGCACGTTTCAAGAGCGTCGACTTCGTTACTAAAGGCAGTAACGTATTCACGGAACATTACTCAGCTGTACAAGCCGAGGTGCCGGATCCGAAGGATGCCAGCACGCAGCTGAATACCCAACTCATCGACGTGCTTAGCAACGCGGATATAGTGGCGGTAGCTGGAGAAGCCCTTTCGCACTGCCTTGCCAACACAGTGAAGGACATCGCTGACAACTTCGGTGAGGAGAACATTAAAAAGCTAGTTCTTCTCACGGATGCCAGTTCTTCGGTAAGTGGATTCGAGGACCTGGGCGACCAGTTCGTTTCCAGCATGACTGCACGAGGAATGCAGCTTTCTACTACCGAGGAGTTTCTGAAGTAGTAAAGTTTTAGTTTTTGATGGGAGGAATTATGCCGGATATAGTTCAACAAGATGATATGGAGCAGTTGGTTACTGCTCAAAACAACTTCGGGTACACTGGTACCCGACTGAGCGCTCTAGGTGCGTGTGAATACACCCTCGCCACCATAGTGGTAGATGAATCTGGTTCTACGGAGCCGTTTAGGGACTACATGGAAAAAGCCGTCCAGGAAGCTGTCGCCGCGTGCCAGCGAGATCCGAGGGCTGACAATTTACTGGTTCGGGTAGTGGCATTCGACAGTAAAGTACGCGAGATCCATGGGTTCAAGCTGCTGTCCTCTATAAATCTAGGGGACTACATCGGATGCCTGAAGAAGACCGGAGGGCAGACTGCACTTTACGACGCCACGACTGGGGCGATAGAAGCCGCGGCCAGCTATGGTGCTACGCTAGTCGCAAGCGATTTTGACGTGAATGGTTTCACGGTAGTGATTACTGATGGCCTGAACTGCGCCGGAACTTTAGGGATGAGCTCGGTGAAGGCCGCGTTTGAAGCTATTTCTAAGAAGGAAGCAATGAGTGGTATGATATCGGTTCTCGTCGGTGTCAACGTAGCCAACTCAGAAGTAAAGCTTAAGCTGGATGAGTTTCATGCTCAGGCCGGGTTCTCCAAGTTCATTGCCGTTGAGGACGCGGAGAGGACTACGTTCGCTAAACTAGCGGAGTTCATCTCCAAATCTATCTCCAGCCAGAGTAAGGTAATCGCCGGCCAAGCACCAAGTCAGCCACTCATGTTCTGATAGCATGAGGGGATAGACTTTATATCCTATCCCCTCCTTCAGCAATTATGTTGTACGGAGGTAATAAGATTGTTTAGTAAATCCATCGGTCCTATCGCTGCCATAGGCATACTTGTGCTCGCGGTTATAATATTCATGGGTTATGTCAGCTACTCTAACCGTGAGATAGACTTGCGTATGTCCATACTGGCGAAACAGAAGTCCAATCAGGCTACTTTTGATAAAGCCTGGAAGGTAATAGCGCAGAAAGCTGATATAACGGCGAACTACAAAGATGACTTCTATGAAGTGTTCATAGGAGGCATGAATGAAAGGTATAAGAACACGTCTGGTGTGGTTTTTAACTGGATAAAGGAGCACAACCCGACGTTGGACGCCTCAGTTTATAAGGATCTCATGTCTACGGTAGAAGGTATGCGGGAAGCTTTTAATCGAGAGCAGAAGGAGCTCCTCGATATGAAGGCGGAGCATGATAAACTGAGGACTAAGTGGCCTGGCAGTACGTTCCTAGCCACGCGACCTGAAATCAAAGTGAAGATTGTCACGTCCGCTAAGACCGAGGATACCTTCGAGACCGGCGTAGAAAATGATGTTTCGCTGAGGAGGTAATCTCAATGACGCTTGTGTGGTTTTCGCTCGTTATACCATTCATCACTATGTTTGTGCTGTACAAATGGTTCAAGCGGAGGATGGTCTGGTGGGAATACGCCGTACCGTTCGTGGTTGCTTTTATCCTGATAGTCATCTGTGTGACAGTGTCGGAGTCGGTACAGACGCGCGATATCGAGTACTGGGGAGGGTATGTTCAGAAAGCGGAATACTTCGAAGCATGGGATGAGAGAGTTTCATGCCAACACCCAATATATGTTACTGACTCGAAAGGTAACCTGATTCTGGTAGGTTACCAGCATGCTTATGATGTAGATGATCACGAGCCTTACTGGGTAATTACAGATTCTAATGGGGCTACCAGAAATGTGAATGAGTTGGCTTTTCTCCGGCTCGTTAGAAAGTTCGGGAACAAGCAGTTCGTAGAACTAAGTAGGGATTACCATAGTAATGATGGAGACTGTTTTGTCACTTACTGGGGTGGTGACGATAAGTCCCTTGAACCTACAGTAGATTTGCGTAGTTATGTGAATATGGTACAGGCATCTTCCAGCATTCTTAACTTCCGGTCAGTGAATCCTAAGACTTTTCATCTCTTCGATTACCCAGAACCTAATGGGTATACATGCCCCGTCATACTCGGACGCCTGAATAGCGGCCGGGTCGAGGCCGAAAGGCAGCTTCAGATACTTAATTCCAGATATGGTGCCAGTAAGAAGGTCAGAGTTTGGCTGCTTATTTTTCATGACAAACCCTATGCGGCTGCACTCGACCAGGAAGCTTACTGGAAGGGTGGAAATAAGAACGAATTTATCGTGATCGTTGGCCTGGGGAAAGGCGATCATGTGAGTTGGTGCAAAGTAGTATCCTGGACGGAACAGGAGGTGCTGAAGGCCCGGACGAAGCAACTTGTATCATGCATGAATAGGTTTGACCCGGTCGCTTTAGCTAAGTGGTTGACTTTGGAGGTATCTAAGACTAGAGGACCCATACGTAAGGATTTTCGGCAGTTTAGTTATCTCTCAGTGGAGCCTCCTACATGGATGATCATAGTTACTTTTCTTCTCACTATAGTGGCTAGTGCTATCACCAGTTTTATCCTTGTGATAAATGACTACTCGGAGAGCGAGCATGACGATCCATAAGTGGAGATGTGGGTTGAGCTGCCCGAGGTGCTTGCATAGAGGCATCAAAGCATCCTCCGCCCTGGATGGGAGACCCAAGTACACATGCTGTGCATGCGGATTCGTGTGGACTTCTGGTAAGAAAAGGCCACTATCCGTCGAACAGCTGAGGAAAGCGGAGAAGTTCATCAGGGCGCTGGATAGTCTTCCGAAGAAGCCCACTAAAAAGCAGATGAGGAAGGCTGAGAAAGCACTAGACCGTATGATTGATGATTACACTAATAAGACTTAGGTTATTAGGGAGGTGGGCTTAGAGGCAGCCATCCTTTAAAGAGTGACAAGTGGAGTCCAGGTACAAAGCGAATAAGGTATCCTGGTTAAAAGTCAGCGCAGGCTCGAAAACGGATGTATCCTGCGTGTATACCCATGGTAGTATACAATACCTGGTACGGTGAAAGATCCTCTAGCCGTTGCGAGGTCTGAAGGTAAGAAGCCAGGCGAAGCCGTTGGAGTCTTTAGCGTAGTAGCACACCTATAACCTAAGATATGCATATGAATAAAATGCGATATATGCCACGGGAGACTGGCATGACCTTAAAAGAATTACAAGAACGATTTCCCGATGCCACGGAAGAGACGTGGCATCACCACCCAAATGGTGATGGCTGGGTACAAAACACGGCATTAGTCAGTGATACAGCGTATATTGGACCAGATGCTATGGTATATGATTATGCGCAAGTGCATGATAATTCCATAGTGCGTAATGATGCTAAAGTGTTCGGCGGCGCCTTAGTTTCTGATAGTGCTCAGATCTATGGTCATGCTGAAATACATGGCAGCGCTAAGGTATGCCAATACGCTAAAGTGTTTGGCCACGCTGAAGTATGTGACACTGCCTACGTATATGGCAATGCTATGGTTTATGGCACTGCTATATTACGAGGGAATGCTAAAGTGCACAGTGATGCTGTAGTGTATGAAGGAAGCTGGGGTGGATCTCCTCTCTATATACAGGGGAGTTCATACTCGTTTTGTATACCTGCTCCTGGGTGGATAAAGATAGGATGTCGTGTTCTTTCTGTAGAAGACTGGTTAGAAAAGGGAGAAGAGATAGCGCGTGATTACCGCTTATCTGCCGAGAAGATAGAGGAATATAGGAAGTACGTTAACTTGTACATAGAGCTGAGCAAATCTCAGTAGGAGGAGTACGGTATGCGGCGTTATGTTGATAAGGTGGTGTTGCCCCTGGCAGTAATACTAGTTCAAGTAATATTGCTCTCGACTGCCACTTATTATGTTGGTGTTTTATTCAGGCACTGCCCTGGCGGCGGCGTAATGGCTAACGTTCGTGATGGACATTTAGACACAGTAATAGCTAGACCGGTAAACGTTAGCGGTATTGGCGCAACAATGGTAGTGTTTGAGCCCAAGCGAAGGTCAGATTGCCCGCGAGTATCTCTTTGGTATGGACTCGATGATTACATGCCGATATCTGTAGCAGTTGAAGTCAGCGAGACATGGTGAGGAGGTTTGTGGGATGTCGTGGAAGGATGACGAGGGTTACAAATATACAGTCGGTAGAGATTTGGATGACACCTATAAAGTGTGGAAGTGTTGTCCATGCTGTAATAACACTTTTCCGATAAGAATAGGTAAAGACAAGCGTGGGTTCCATGCAGTGCAAGAGGCTCTGGATAACTATGCCAGGGAACACGGCTGGACGCAGGTAGGCTAGTTAGTAGGTGAAGCGAGGAAAAGTTGGTGGATGAATATAAAGTATTGAAGGCACTAACTTGCTTGGCTGTCTTATCTTAATTACACCCAGTTTTTTGTGGTTTACGGGAGTGGAAGAAGTTAAAAGATTGCTTCTAGTGTCTGATAAAGATACAGTCATAGCAAGAAAGGTGATAAGCCGTGGCTCATAACGAGGATTATAAGATTGTTCCAGATAGATACAAGAAGTTTCCGTACAGAATATCTTGGGAGGCGTTTCAGCATCTGCCTGCTGGAACGACAGTAAGGTTCACTAACCAGGAAGCCGACGTAGATTTCTATCTGATCGTTCGCGGAAAGCCGGAAGCGGTTCTGGATTCGAGGTTTTATAGTGATCAAGAAAGCTATCTTCCGGGAGTAGTATGCGAGACTGTGGAATTTAAATCTATAGATCCCTTGTTTGATGTACATGGTATCTATAACGATGCTTTGGTAATGGTTTATCCTTGGCATGTCGATTGCACGTATTATGTTACATATGTAACTGGTAGCTATGGAGGTTAAAGCCAGTAATGAGCAATAATAAATGGCAATCTTTTGAGATAACAGATATCCCGGAGATTATAAAACCAGGCAAAGGAAGTTCTGTATTTACTTATGTATATTCTGGCGTAACTGGTGGGGTTCTGTGTCCTGTAAATCTGTCTGATAACGCCAATAAGTTAGCGCTCGTTGGTCTTGGAGAGAGACCCCAAAAGGTATGTGAGGCAATGGTCGGACACCCCATAGTAATAGCGGAGTACGCTGGAAAATACTTCGCTTTGGTGGGGAAAGATGTAGTTGAGGTATGGTTATATGTCACTACTAAAGGCAGTATTTCTGTAGATGATCTGTTTAGCTACGATGGATTGGTTGGCTCTGATTCTTTGCAGCGCGTGGTATCTATGGTTGATATTGGGGATAGAAGTTTTGTTTTAGGGCAGGGTGCAGCCATGTACCCACATAAGACAATCGGATTGGTTAAATCTATAACCAGTAAGCTAGGCATACCTGTTCGTTTACTGATGTCTGGAACTACAGATGTTATGCTCGTAGATTTAAGCGAATAGTGGTTCAGAAAGGATGGTAATATAATGATATTTGTGCCGGGAATAGATAAGTCCGATGTATTGAGGATAGGTCTACAGGGGCTACTTTGGTCAATCGGTAATGAGGATGGCTCAACAACTGATGGGGTGTTGATGCGCACTATGGAGGATGTGAGAAAACTTATGGTGGCGACGTCCAATGAGTTTGTAGAGTGTACCCCTATTCCAGATTATGAGAGGCTGGTGAGGGCTCACTATAGAGCGATCCCTAACAGCTCAGCTGGAGAGGCGGATGTCCAGGAGTACGAGACATATATAACACGGAGCTTACCCGACTCGGTAGAAGTAGTCGTGAAAACGCTGACGTCTGCTATACTTGCGCCTATTGTAGAGCAGTCTGTAGTTATCTCCAACTGGAATATGGAATGTGCAGTTCCGAGGAACGATCTGCAGCATAGAGGAAAGTTTGTCGTCCATATAGGCACTGGGCTTTTGGAGTGTAACAGTGTGTTTCAGCGTCCATGTAGGATCATTGATAATGCTGTCTGGGGCATGATTCCGCAAGACACTAGAGCGTTTTCCGCGGATACTGATAAGGGTGTGGAGCACCTCTGGAGTGACTCGGACTCCGATGAACCTGATATAGTGGCGGATATATACCAAAATGCGTGTATGGTACATCTCAACCTACTTTGCGGGACCACAGCTGTGGTAATACCCCTTTATATGGAGTTTATCCTGGCCTTAGCCGAGCATATGGCAAAGAAGAGAGATAAATTAGAGCTGTTCAAGAAGTTATGTGAGCGTATGTTTGCTCCCTCGGAGGAGTGGCTCAAGGCACTGGAAACTAAGAGAATGTCTTACTCAGTGCAACACGCGATAGAGGTAGCAGAGGCCCACAAAAGAGAGGAACGGTCATGCAAAGAGCGCTATATACGAATAGTCTCGAACAGAATACAAGCGGAGAAGGAACTGGCTTCGCTGTATAAGAGAGTATTGGAAGGTACCGACCGAACCATTTCGATGATTGATAAGATCCATCGGATAGCTGGAGTGAAATCAGCCTTCTATATTGGAGATGTCCTAATGGTGCATACCGACACCATCAGGGTAAAGGACGTAAGAACTGGTTATACACATGAGCTCGGGCGGTTTACGATAGTGATAGATTATTATGATGAGGGTCCGATCCGGTTCTATAATAAGGATCGACAGGTCAGAGCTTATCAAAGTAGTCCATGTCAGGCGCCACATGTCTTTCTTGACGGGGATGCTTGCTTCGGCAATATAGAAATATCCGTTTCGGAGCTGATGGCTTCCAGAGAGGACGCGGTGCTGGTATCTCTACTGATAAGTTTTCTATCGTCGGTCAATGTGTCTGACGATGCCGGGCAGTACGTTAATCGCTGGCCGAGAGTCACTGATACTGGGGAGCTTATAGAGTGGGATGGCGAAGATCTAGACGCGGAAGACGAGGACGATGAAGAGGACGAAGAGGAAAACGAAGAAGATGAAGAAGATGAAGACTAGATTCAATCAGGTGGAGAAAGAGTTGAGAGTAGACTACGACCCGATCACGTTTATTCCACACGAAGCCAAAACGGAGATTCTATACTCTGGAGACACGCCTAGAATCTTCGTAAAGCCAGAGGCCTTAGTAAAGATGGGAGCCATTGTCGAGCTAGCTGACGAGGAGGTTTCATGGTACTGCTCAGTGGAGGAGGCGGGGACCGATTATATAATAACCGGTGCCTTCCTAGTCGGACAGGAGGCGGGACCGGCTGAGGTGGAGCATACCACGGATGGGCAGGTCGCTTTGGCGGAGGAGCTGCTTAGCACCCCTGGAGGGCGTGACATAATACTTAAGCTTAGGGGATGGGGGCACAGCCATGTGGACATGTCTACCAACCCCAGCGCTGAGGACTGCAAGACGTTTTCGGAGTTCATAGCCACCGGTAAGCCATTCTCCATACGGCTCATCTGCAACAAGAAAGGGCATATGGAGTGGACAGTATACAGGGCCTCGGATAATCTCATTTTCCGAGATGTAAGGTGGTTTCCCTATCTACCTGAAATGCTAGATAAGGAGGGGTTGGCAAAGGAAGTCTCCGAGAAAGTTAAGAAGGCTCCAGCCAGAGCTGATAGTTATCGTGGTGGCTACTTTAATGGTAATAGGAGCAGTAAAGCTACGTACGATGATACTGATTATCAGCCAGGTGAGGACGGTTATGACGATCCTCTCAGCCCTGATGTAGTGCGGTCGCTGTTAGGGCGACCATCCGGTTCGGCAGTACAGTCGTCGGTGCCGCTGGTTGGTGGTGACTCGGAAAGCGTAGAAGATGTCATTAACCAGCAGAAATTGCCTAAGAGGTAGTAGCATTTATGGAATTCATGCGACAGCAAGAAGTTTTTAATCCCTCACTCATCCGCAATGTAAGGATCGATGTAGTGGGGGCAGGCGCTATTGGTTCCGGCCTTTGTTGGCAGTTAGCCAAAGTCGGAGCAACTAAGATCCGTGTCTGGGACCATGATATTGTTGAGGACCATAACCTGCCGAACCAGATGTTCATGCTGGAACACGTCGGGATCCCTAAGGTGGAAGCCGTTAAGGATATGGTTTATCGGGGGTCGGGTGTCGAGATAGAGAGTAGGTTTGAGAAGGTAGAAGGCCCCAATACATTTGGGGAGGTAGTCTTCCTGGCCATCGATTCTATGGATGGTAACTCTGGACGTAGAGGGATATATGAATCGTCCCTGAAGATGTCCGTGTCAACCAAACTGGTGATAGAAACTAGGATGGGTGCGATGATTGGGCGTGTCTATGCCTTCAATCCTAATTCGCTATCAGAGTGTAGTGCGTGGGAAAAAACGCTATGCTCTGACGATGAGGCTGAGACTTCAGCCTGTGGGGCGGTAATATCTATAGCCCCTACTGCTGCTCTTGTGGTAAGCTATGCCACATGGCAACTTATGCGGTGGCTCAAAGGGAGTAGCGTGGAAAACGAACTACTCCTTTCCGCGTCGCCGCCACTCATAGTCTCGAGTAAGTTCTGAGGCTATAACGTTAGCTAATGTTACGAGGAGGAAAAACTATGATTACAATCGCTGCAATCGGGGCGGAGAACTCCGTCTACGACGTTGAGCCCGAGGAGGGGATGACTGTCGCGGACGCGCTGAACTCAGCCGGATTCGACTGGGGTGGCTACGACTTGAAGCTGAACGGCGAACCAGTCGCAGACGAAGAAGTGGTTCAGGTGCGCAATGGTGATACAATCGTCGCGGCAAAAAAAGTCAAGGGCGCCTGCTAGGAAACCCCTGACTAAATATACAACATAATATAAAACTTAATATGGAGTAATATGCACCCCCGAGTGGGTTCGGGGGTGTTTGTCTTCGTTATACCCATAGCACCCGGAAGGTAAACAAATGTTGACTTATTATATAGCTCTTAGAGATAGTAACGGTTTGTTTTTTCCACAGCAGCTTGTCATTTCTCCACGAACTGCACAGAACGTACATTACGTGAAGCCTGGAGATGTAGTCATATTTGAAGATAAACAGCTCATGCCTGCTTATAACTACTTCAGTTTGCTTACACCGACTAGATGGAAGCATGGTTTGGACGCTTTGGTATTATCAGATATGCCTATAGTGGATTCGGGTGTTGACTGGGGCGATCTTATTTCTAATTTGTAGCCTGCTTGCTTGCGGCGGCTGAGCTTATAAATGCTACAATAGGCAAGCGAACGAAATAATCAATGGAGGTCAGGACATTGGAGGCAAGGGACGGGGTGTACCCCGTGATTGGGATTCATTTATCCCCGGAGGAAAGAGCGCATCTAATACAGGCGTTGGTGTCCTGGTGTGAGACACCCATACAAGTTTTGACGTTCCGGCAGCTGGCGTCCGGGCAGATCCAGTTTATATTGACGCAGCCGAGTGATGTGGCGTCCGAGATGGGTCGTGCGCTGTTTCCTGGGATAGAGGCACAGCTTAATAGAGATGAGGATATCCACCTCGTTCCTTACACCGAGGACAGTGGTGATGTCGGGGTCAATGTGATGCGCGGTGATACCTGCATAGCTAATTATATCATGCCGACGGAAGAGGCGAAGACTCTTGGCGAGGCACTAGTATCGTCTTCCAATGAAGCAGTCCCCTCGGCTTATGGGCTGTATAAGGAACCTGGCTGGCCTAAGGCTAGGCTGGTCGAGGTGACAGAAACCCGCGAGGATGGATATTTCTGGTTGATAGATAAAGACGATGGGTCAGAGTTCATCGGTAAGGCTGAGATGTTTACGCCATTATCGGAGTCTGAGATCCGCCAGATAATGGAGGCTAGAAATGGAAGTTCTTAGCATGAGTCATGCCGACCTTGTATGGCTGCTCAGCGAGGAGTCCTCCACGATTAGTGGGGGTATCTGGGTGCTATTGATAGAAGACCCAGGTTCTAAGATTCCTGATGCTAACTGGGCGGCTGTAAGACAGACGGCATTTGCCATGTTTTCAAATGCTGAGGCATATACTCAGCAAGAGAGCAAGGTAGCTATGTCTGTGGCTGTCGCTGAGAGAATGGCGATACATATACGCACGGCACTTGCGGCTAAAGCAGACTACTTACTTGTTAGTTCTCCGAATGGTAAATCACGCGCAACGGCGGTAACGAAAGCCATAGCCGAGGCGGGTATGGGAATAACGCCTCTGGATATGGAGTCGGAGCCGAATCCCAATCCAATAGTGTATAAGCTTATGCTTCAAGCTCTGCGAGAGAGCATGGAGAAGATGGATAAGACTACTGAGATAGAAGCCTATATAGCTAGCAAAAGTGAAAGGAGTAATGTTATGTCATCGGATAGGGTGATCTCTATAAGTGATTACCTCAGGGTTCAGATGCGGGTCCCGGATATTGTGTTGGTAATGCAGGCGTCAGGGAAAGAGGTGGTAGCGTACGGTCCTACCGCCGAGAAGCTTGCGGAGCTTATAGGGACTAAGGTACAATCTGCCTCAGTCGTTATCTCCAGCCTTCAGATGCCGTTGACTGAGTATATAGCCTTGGTGGAAGAAACGGGACTACCGAATGGTTTTCTGACGTTGAGGGAGGAGGGTGGCGAGGAGTCCAAGAAAGAGCCAATCGAGCTCGAAGTGTTAGATAAACTTGCCAAGACTTTATAATATGAGGTTTTTGTTTTACGCCTTAGTCATCATTATAGTGGCTACTGCTATTCTACCTCTGCTTGGGTATTTGTTAGTGATCGCAGTGGCAGCCCTGGCACTTTGGTTCTCTACATGGATCTTCGTCCAGTTGGGCAGAAAACCAAAGAGCGCCGATACCACCGCAGCCAGATGCCCTCGTTGTAGTGAGAAGATCTCACTGGAGACTTGTCCTTGTTGTGGTGGTAAGATCGTACCAGAAGCTAATACTGGGACAGAATACATTCTTTGTCCCTGCTGTAAGGCCCCACTGGAGGTACTGCACCACTATAGCGTCACTAAGGCCGGTAGTGGGTGGGGGTCAAATTATAATAAGTATGTCTAGTTATAAGTGAAGGAGGTGAGAAATGATGTTAAATAACGTAGTGCTTGTAGGTAGGCTGACTGCCGACCCCGATCTTTCCTATACGGAAGGTGGAGTGGCAAAGCTCCCATTCACAATAGCCGTGGATCGCAATTACGTGGTCGATGGCAAACGGGAAACTGACTTCATCCGATGCATGGCATGGAGGAAGACAGCCGAGAACATGGCCAACTATACCGCTAAGGGCTCGCTGGTTGCGGTTGTCGGTCGCATAGAGGTAAGAACGGTTCCAGATCCGTCTACGCAGACGAAGACCACCTACACAAATGTGGTTGCTGATGAGGTCACATTCCTCGATAAGCGCAAGTCCGGGTCTGCGACTGAAGAAGTGGTAGAATCTGAGCCAGCGCCTGAACCAGCGGCGGTCAGCAACCCATTTTAGGGGTGTTGAGTAGATTTTTAATCTACTGATAGTGGGGGCTAGACTCTTAGCCCCCGCCCACTTAGGACGGAGGGATTATGGGGACAGCTTTTGAAGATCTTACTGAACTTGAAGAGAGACAACTCGAAGAACTGGATCAGGAGATTGGGGTTATAGAACTTACGGAAGCTTCCGCTGATGTTTTTGTTCACTCCGGTAGATCAGGTTCTAGTAAGCTATACGCCGCGGCGTTGGCTGCACGCAGGAAACCCATTGTGGTCAAGGAGTTACGCGATGTCTAAGTTAGGTAGTAATGAGTTGGGTGGTAAGTTGGATAATGCACTAGAAGCTTTCATATGCGCAAGGGATTCGGGAGACATCGAAACAGCACGCGCCAGCAAGCTCAAGTTCTTAGAGGAGGCTGCTCCTTATATAGAAGTATCCATCCAGCGGGCTGCTGTAGTGGCTGCGCATGATATAACGCGTAAGGATCTAACGCAGGCGGCGGTGGCAACACTATCGAAAGCGGTAGACACTCTGCCTTCCAACAAGTACTCCAGTGCTAAAAACTTCGTCATAGGCGTGCTGCGGAGAGCTATCGGGCAGCGGCGTTCTGAGTTCTGGGGGCTGCTTGGGAAGCGCCGCCAGGGGATGGCGAAAAAGATGGAGGCTGATATCGCTGGTACGGCGGCTATACTACATCAGAGGCTCGGAAGACCACCTACCTGTGCTGAGCTGGCCGGTTATATGGGTATGGCCACGGATGAGTTTGCCGTGAAGTACTCCGCACTTACGTTAGCCACTCCGGACCAGATACAAACCAAGTCGAGCGCCCAACAGCCCATAGAGGAGGGGCCGGATATCCATGATATTTGTGTCGACCGTGCTAAGGCGGCAGCGATTTATGAGGCTATCAGCCACCTTCCAGAGGAACTACAAGTAGTGGCGGCTATCATGGGCCAGGACTGCCGTGCGTCTGACGTGGCGGCGGAGTTGGAAATAGATGGGAAGACGGCCACGGCGAAAGTACATGCCGTGAAGAAGGCCGTACTCTCCTATTTGCGTAAAGAATACTATGAGTTATTTGAGGAGGAGTTCTCTAGGGCCAAGGATACTACCAGCCCGGAGCCAAAACTTCTAGTAGTGAGGTAATTTAAATGTCGAATGGTGGTTATTCTTATAGTTCTGAGAAGGAGCCCCCGGTTCAACCAGCTAATTCTATACTGCCGTCTGGCTATGGGCCCAGGGTGAAACTGCTCACCGAACTTCCAGTTATTTATATGTCTCCGTTAGCTTACGGCAAGCTGAACGCTATTGTTGAACTTGTGACCAAGAGTGTTGTTGGTATGCTTGGGTCAGTAGAGGTCGTGGGTGGGGATATATATGTCAAAGATTTGTTTCTATTTCCGCAAACGAGGAAGTACCAGAGTGCCTCAGTATCGGATGTGGATATATCCTCGTTCATGAAGCAGCTTCCGTCTGGCACTACGCCTGATATGCTCAAGATGCTGGTGACTATACACTCTGATCATAGTCTTGCCCCTACTAAAGACGATCTGGAGATGCTGGCTATATTTACGGACGAGACCGGTCCGCTCTTTATTCATTCTATAGTCTCTAGGGTGACGAATGCGATGTCATCAACTATTTACCTTTATGATGCTGGAGTGAAGATAGAAGACGTGTCTTGGTTCATCGATGTGCAGACGCCCCCCAGCGTGACGGCAATGATGTCTAAGACCTTCGATGAGAATGTAAAAGATTACTCTACTTATCACGCTGAGTCTGGCGTTTCTTCAATTCCGGCAAAGACTGCTACTGCAGAGGCTACGAGTAGCAAAGACACTAAGCATGCAGCCGATAAGCCTAAAGAGAATAAGAGTGTGGTGAAGTGGGATTTCAAGACTAATCCAGAAGACTTTGTCTTCCTTGGGCAAAGTTATATGAATATGGATCTGCTTATATGGCAGATAGCCTCGGAACCCAGTGAGGAATTGGAAATCCTTATGGAGGACCTTTTCGAGTGGCCGATACCGCCAGAACTGAAGATTGGCGATGAGGCTACGAATGCGGCTGTCGCTAAGTACGCGTGGAAATCTATATTAGAATACAAAGGCTCGCTTGCCTATAATACATAGGGGCTAAGATATATGAAGACGCTGTTCGTAATGATATTTTTGGTAATACTGGGTTCTTGCATGCATGACGCATGGAGCGATGTGTATTTTGAGTTCAATTATAGATCATCAACGCTGCTGCTTCGCAGCTTTCCATGTTCTACCGATGGATATGACAGTTGCACTGATCTACCTGCATTGCCTGGGTGGGATGTAGCTCTATATAAGGATAGCTCTACAGGGCCAGTCGGATATTATTTGGCCGATTATGTAGCTCCACTAGACTACCGTTCCTATGTCTGGAATAGTATCTGCTTCGTAGGATTGGGGCAAGTGGACGTTTATGTATCGGGCCTATGGATGCACGAAGCTATGATTACCGGCGCGGGCCCGGGGTGGCAGTTACATAACGGTAAAAACTCCGTGGCTGCTAGTCCCAGTATGCAGTTAGCTGTTACATATGTAACGCCGGAACCATCTGCGTTCATGGTAGTGATTTTTATGGCCTTATTTGCGCTGGTGAGGGAGGTGATCAAATAAAAAGAAGTATTAGTGCTATCGTAGGAGCAATAGCAGGCCTGCTGGTGGCGGCTATCGTCTGGGGGTTTCTCATATCTGGGGTCATCATGTTTTTATGGAATGTGGTTATTCCTTATTTTGGTGGTAAGGAGATTACCTATTGGGTAACTTACGCCGGTTTTTGGCTTATCGGCTGTATAGGCAGTGTGCTTAAGCTCGCTGTCGTCGCGAAGAAGTGATTCGAATCTACGGTGTAAGGAGGTGAATTATTGAAAAAGATTATTCTACTTGTAAGCTTATTGCTTGCGTGTACGTCTATGACGATTAACGCTGGTGCGGACGTTTTATACCTGTCCAGCAGGATGTCTGCCATGGCAGTTACTGTCACTGAGGAAGCACCTGCTAGTGACGCTCCACTCGATTCTATCGGTGCGTTGCTGGATAAGTTGGATACACGAGTCGTGTATTTACAGTCATTCGAGAAATCGGATTTGAATGGCCTGGCGGTAGTGGGTAACTACCCGCTGTTTGCGTTCAACGCCCCTCCGATAGTTGGCGGGGTTGCCACAGTTAATCTGGACATCATCGGGTTCTTAGATGATGGAGTAGACGGTGGTGTCGGTGGATCTATCACCCTAGAGCGGGTAGCCAATGTGTTGAATGTCGGTATCGGCTATGCTCCTAGAGGGTATGGATGGAGCGGCTACATAGGGGTAGCTAAGTTGTTCTAAACATAGATGCGGGGGCATGTGTAGGCTCTGTGTTTAGTCATTACTATGCCCCACCATATTATATCATAATGCAATCATAGCTGCTAGTAATCTTAGAAGGGATGAGTTTAATGAAAATACACTACCGAATGGAAAACGCAGTGTACTGCCCCAGTGGCCATAAGCTGGGAGGTAGGAGGCTGCCAGTTGAGTAAGATAGTTGCTACGCTGATTTTGGATGACTACGAGCGCAGGGCTAGGAAGTTTCTTTGGGCTCACCCTAGTGCCTGGTGGGTCAAGACGGCCCCAGCCTGTATAAGTGCCCTGGAGAAATATATATGGAGGGAGGTGTTTCTGGACCACGATCTGGAGGATAGCATATATCCGGCGAGTGGCAGGAAAGGCGATGGCATGGAGGTGGTGGAGTGGCTGATAAAAAAGAAACCCTCTCACTTGAAGGATTGCGTGTTCACAATACATTCCATGAATAATCGCAGTGGCCCGGAAATGGTCAGGAGGCTCCGTGCAGCTGGGTATACGGCGTACTATCGGCCTTACCATGGAGATTTCTATTCCCTTAGTGGGGAAAGGGATAACGTGGTAGAAAAAGCACATGATCCAAATATATTATATATGCCTGGGGCGATTATACTGAATGTGGGGGAGGCAGGCATATCTTCCGACGCCGAGGTCGAGGCCGCAGTGAAGATCATAAGAGACTATATAAAAGCTAAGCGGCTTAAAAGTGCACGGGAGAAACCCTCCTCTAAAGCTTTGGTTGAGGTGAAATGATGGCTGCCGATGAGCAAGACTATAGAGTTGAGTTATTTGACGCTTGGAAGAAGGAGCATTCTCTCGAGAAGTCCTTCGTCACTTACGATATACTGATGAAACTGTATTGCCAAGCCCCGAAGTGGATTGATAATGTCACGGGAGCGATAGACATGTTGCTGAACCTACTGCTTTGGTATGGGATAGACGAAGAAAGTAGAATGATTCGCAACGCCAAATCTGTATTAAACTTTTCTTACGTGGCTTACTTACCACAGGTTGGTGATGCCTTTGTGTCCTCGAGATTACTTCCAGCACGTGATTTGCGGAGGCTTTGCAGGACTGAGGGTAGGGATTCGAAGTGGATAAGGGATAATACCCATGATTTGTTCCTGGTGATAGATAAGAAAAATACAGACATCAGTAAAGGACTGTTGGAATTTAAGTACAAGAAGGAAGTATGAAAATGGTTCAGTTGCTTGTTGGTAAACTCGATACCCCCCACCTCCTGGATGGTGTAGTGCATAGATATATTTATGTGGTACTAAATGGTAGCGAAGTAGTAGTCTCTGGTGTATCTAAACATAAACACACAGTCTATAAGGACGCCGCCATCAACTGTAAAGACGACGCTGTGAGAAATCAGATACTTTCTCAAGGCGAGTACGATCTGGGGAGCCTGGGAAGAAAGAAAAAGGCCATATTGTAGTGGATATGAAGACTGCAAGTGGGATACTTCACAGTAATTACCTTATGAAGTGGGCGACAAGCATTGGGCCGGATGGTGGTGAGCTGTTGTATTCTATCCCTTATACCGAAGATGTTGAGGATGAAATGCCTGTAATTCTTGCTAAAGAAACAGAACCCGAAATTACAAACGGAATGTTGGAAGAGCTTTCTATATTCAGGGACAAGCTGGCCGGCTTGAGCGTTATCGAGTGCCCTGATGCCACTGGAAAGATCTTGCAGACAATAATGGGCATAGCGCCGGAGGACTTAGAACAAAACAGTCCATCTGGCGGAGAGTCCCTGCCTGGTAAGGTGAATACCTGGGTGAAAGCTGGTAAGGACACACCGGAGGGTGGGTTCATGAGAGAGCACACGCTGGGTGGGAAGAATATCGTAGCATGGAGAAATGGTTATGATACTGATGTTACCGTTGGAGACGAGGTAGTTTTTATGAGTCATGGGCCTAGTGTAATAATTTATATTCCTGGCGATTGGGAGAGTGTTCTAGATGAATAAGCTTTACGAAACTTTTGGCAGAGAACACGTTATACTTCCAGTCATTCATGTCGCGTCTGAGGGGCAGGCCATGGTGAACGCAAAGATAGCTATGAGTGCTGGGGCGGATGGGGTGTTCCTGATAAATGGCCCACACTTGAGCGATATAGCATGGAGTCTCCACAAAGCCATGCCCGGGATGTGGATAGGCGCTAACTATCTGCATCTTATGCCGCATGAGGCCATGTACTATGCTCCCGAGTGGTTGGGAGGGATATGGTGTGATACTCATATCGTATCTCAGAAGGACATGGATCAACCCTATGCGAAGGAACTCGTGAAGTTCCGCAAAAAGATTCCCTGGCAAGGTATACTTTTTGGTGGGTGTGCATTCAAGTACCAGCCTTTATCGACTAGTGAGAGTTGGCTTGCCGCGGAATCGGCGAAGTATATGGAAGTTCCAACTACCTCGGGCAAGGGGACCGGCTCGGCCCCATCGGTGGAGAAAATAAAGAACATGTCGGATGTCCTGGGGGATGTCCCGCTTGCTATAGCAAGTGGACTTACGCCATGGAACGTGGTAGATTTTCTACCTTATGCTAAAGCGTTTCTGGTGGCTACCGGCGTAAGTAAGTCGTTTAATTCGTTAGATTTCGATCTACTGAGTAAATTTGTGCGGGCCGTCAGGACCGGGAAAAAGCCTGAGGGAAAACCACCAAAGTGCCTGGATGATCTGTCGGTTTCAGTAGACGATAGTGGAGACTATGATGCGTGGTGGTTGGCTGCACTGAGGAACGGACAAAGTTTTTAAAGCTTGTCTGTAATTTGCAGACAAGGAACCCAAACCTACTCTAGAGGAGGAAAACGAAATGAGAGTACAGACGGAAACTGGGTATCTCGGATTCAGGCCTAGCGAGAGCAGGCCAGGAGAGGTGACAGTAACCCTGAAGGCAGGTAACACTCGAGTACGAACGAGAGTGTCGCCCGCCGCAGCTCTGGAGCTCATCCAGGCGGCATCTGCCGCAACCGCTAATGTTATTGCCGACTAGGCAATCCCGTTAGCTATTACTCGGGGGGATAGAGTTGCTATCCCCCAGTAAACTTTTGGTACATATATACAATTTTTGTTGGAGGGTTCAGGGATGTATGATCCTGAGTGCTTTTGGGTAGGGGAGATTAAGCCTCCTGCTTATGAGCTTTACTGGAAGATAAGGAAAGGCCAACTCATTTCCAGTGAGGATTGGGTCGGGGTAGATGATACGAGTCAGGTTTTGTATAACGCCGACACTCTGGCAGGCGCTGCTGTAGTTGCTAACCGGCCAAATTTACTATCCAAGCTCCTTAAAGATGGTGGCCCCTATTATATGCGCGGGCCGGATGACAATACTTGGGATCTGGCTACGGCTGTCTGCTCGCCGGACCTTAACATCTCATTGAAAGTCAGGGAAGCGGCCCTACTTACTATCATAGGGTCACCAGCATTCAGCCCAAATGGGGTGTACAAAGGCGCCTACTGCTGGTGGGAAATGCTTAACTCCGTATGCTTGTTGACGCTTGGTATAGTGGCGGCTTCCGTAGAGGCTGGGGAAAATGTGGATGGTATCAGTAAACATGGATATCATTTTCTTAGTCTCACAACTGATGCACAAATTTGGGATTATGCTATCACGCACGGAGTGTCTCCTGGTACTAAGGTCAACAATACTACGCTTCTACGGATTTCGCTGAACCAGCAGATGGGAGTGTTTAAGAAGTTCCTAAGTAACGCCAGCAAAGATATTATAGATTCCACCGATTCAGGCGGGAAAACTATTTTAGATATAGCAGTAATTCAGGGCTACTTCGATAAAGCTAAACTGCTGCTAGATGCCGGTGCCGATGCAAGTAAATCGAATCAGCCACTTTTAGCCTGTGCTATGAATAGTGGGCAAGGCGATTTGGCGATGCAACTATTGTCGGCTGGAGCTAAGGTGACCGAAGGCACTCTATCCGCGGCAGTCCGCTCTGGAATGACGGAGCTTGCTGAAAAGATTAAGGCGCTTCAGGCAGAGTCTATAAAGAAAAACCGCCAGAAGATGAGGAAAGACTATAATATGTGCTCATCTGGAGCAGCAGATACGATGTCTTTCATCTATATGATCACCAAAGATAGCGGTATCGATCTTTCTTCCACCGCTGACATAACTGCAAGAGCTGCAGATGCTGTTTCTAGAGCCGCTAAAGGCAGACCGACCGTTATACTCGGTCGCGACGCGGAGCCTGTATTCTGGAGGCTTAAGGAAGAGGGGTTGGATGTTAGATATTTCTTAGTATCCAGGAACGTGTGCAGCAGTTCTGGGGTAACCGATACGGCAGTGAGGAAATGGTGGAGGTTAGAGGTTCCAAGAGGAGCTGTTGTAATTGACACCGGATACGCTGGTAGTATAATAAGTGCAATCAGGAACAGCATAGATTTTGGAGTCAGTGGTTATCTAATATGTTCCGGCAACACTTCATATCCAGAGCTGCAGATTGCGGGCAACAAACCCTCGCATAAACAGATCGTCGTAGATATGGAGAAGATACCAAAACCCATAGGGCGCATAACGTCTATGGACTTGTATACAGGCCTAGCGTACTGTCCTCAGTCTTCGAGGGATAGTGACGAGCGGGTTGTGGGTTTCACTCCGGCCCAAACGATAGCGATGAGGATGGCACTGTGTCACAAGTTAGGAGTGTCTGAAGATTGGGCGCAGTTTACTGGCATAACCCATGAGGAAAGGGTCGGAGGGGTGGCTGCCCTATCTAAAAATTCTCTATTCTGCAATATGTCTGAGTGTGTTACTAAGTTACTTAATACTCGTAAGTTGTACCACTGTGGTGATCTTACATGCGAAGGCTGTGGCAATACCCCAATGAGTCCTACGGCTATACTGGTTACTGAGAGGACTGGAGAAGGTGTAGCTGAGACTCTGTGTTTACAACTGCGGTCACTATTGGCTAAGAAGACTCTGAAGGAAATGCCGGAAGTATTTGATACTAAGGTCACAGGCTGTACATGTAATAACTGCCAGCGTCTCGCTGATATTTATAGGAAGTGTTACGCCACCTACTCCAGCTGGCAGAAAGAGATGGGTACAGTTGAGGATGGGTTGATTAGCGCGGATGCTACGCTTAAAGACAATTTGAATAGATGCATATCTGTAATTAAAAGTGTAACTGAGGGTGTGGTAAAATGATAAATATTTTTCCCAGGGTAGTTTCTTCAGATGAGCTGGTAGAGTCTCCTGAGGAATGCACCTATACGCTTGTAGTTAAATGCGCGGGTGTAGAGGAGGAGCTCCCATCGCTTTCATTCTGTGAGATGGATGAGATCTTGAGTAGTCCGGAGTGTATAATACCGCTACTCAGTGATAAATATCCGGACTTTGCGCAGGAGCTGCTAATGACGGCCGCACGAGAGCGTGTCGCTTGTGTGTGTGGAAGGTACTGTGCTGTATGAGAAGAGTTATTATAGACACAGATATAGGGACTGATGTAGATGACGCATGGGCAATCTCATTGGCTATGGCGTCTCCGGAGATTTCTATCGAAGGCATTACCTTAGTTCACGGGTTCTTGGATATAAGAGAGCGCGTTCTTCGTAGGCTTATCTATCTGGCCAACAGAAACATACCAGTAGCCAGGGGGAGTGGAGATCCGATGACTCCCGGCTATCCTATCTACTGGAATGGTAGGGAAACCGATTATGTTAAAGTAAACATGCGGGAAGTGCCTCGGTATGGTGCTCATTATGAAAGTGCGCTGCATATGTTCAGCAAAACTACGGAGATAGATCCCGTAGATGTGCTTGCAATAGGCCCGCTGACTAATGTAGCAGACTGGGTAAGTTATGTTCCCGACCTGCATAAGTGTATCTCTAAGTTGTACATAATGGGAGCAAGCTTTACTAGGTGGGGAGTACCAGTAAAGGAGCATAACGTCAGACTCGACCCTATGGCGACTAAGATAGTGTACGAGCGGACTGAAATCCCTATCGTATCAGTAGGCTTGAACGTTACTAAGAAGGTGGCCGTAGCCTACCAACAAGTAGCAGACAATATGTCTTCGGAATACATGGAATTCCTTGGGGGCATGACGCTGTCTTATATGTCCACAAACTATGGTGCCTTCACCTACATGCACGACCCGCTTGCGTTAGCTACCATTATAGATCCGACCGTATGCGACTATATCAGAGGGGTACGCGCGGAGGTTGGAGACAATGGCTATGTCAAGTTTATAAACGAGCCGGGCAACATAGACATTGCCATAGATGTAGATGTAAATAAATTCAACTCGATTCTTAACAGGGTATTTAAGACTTTTTCGTAGCCTTTATACTTGTAAAGTACGTCTGCTAACGGCACTGCCATTTAAGATGGGAATCCACAGACCACTGCTTTACTTACGGCTGAGTCTTGTCACTCAGCCTATATAGTGAGACGGAGTCTCACAAGGGGGTAGAATCACATAGGGTTAGTCTGTACTGGTGGGGCGGGAGTGGAAAAAGCGTGCAGGAAACCCTAGTATATCTGTACAAGTTCATGCATAGTGGCCAGTGGTAGCGTGTAATCAAAGATCATGACAGGCTTAGTTTTACTATTCAGCTTATGTAGTGAGACAAAGTCTCGCGAGTAAGCCGTAAGACTAATACGGTGCACGTAGCGCATTGGAAAGTGTATGATACATAGTATAGAGTATGTGCCGGTTAAGGCCCATGAAACATGTCCTACTGAGTGTGGGAGGAGATTAAACAATCATTATCGGGCCTTGAAACTGTAGTCGCGCAACCGGAGAGTACGCCTTGAAGTATTACCGGCACATTCTACCTCCATAAGAAAGGTTAATCACTTAAACAGATGGGCGGACGTGTGCAGTTACCCTATCAGGCTATAAGCTCCGCTGGTACAACACTAAACCAAATAGCTGCGACGTTTAAGCTGGTAGAGTTCAAGCCAGGGACTCGTAATCTTGATATTGGTGGCGGGCGATTCGATGCAGGGACTGAATACTTGAATAAAAAGGGTGTAGAAAATTTAGTCTATGACCCGTTTAACTGCAGTCTAGAGCATAATGCTGCTATAGTTAGTAAGTTATCCGAAGGGCCGGTAGATACAGTTACTGTTAATAACGTGCTTAATGTCATTAAAGAGTCTAGCATTGGGCTTGGTATTATTCATAAGGCCGCGATGGTGTTAAAAGATAGTGGGACTGCGTATTTCCTTATTCATGAGGGGAGTACTAAGCGGCTTTCATCGGGTAGATATAAGCGGTCAGGTGATGGTATAGGTATACACACGGCCAGAGGTTGGCAGAACTACCTTAAGACTTCTTACTATTTGGGAGAAGTATCAGTATATTTTGACAGTGTAAGTAGGCGTGGTAGACTTATAATAGCGAAGGAGCCAGTTAGGGGGAGTACATGAAATTACTTATGTGCATAAACTCCATAGTAGACGTAATAACCAACTCCAGTTCGGAGTTGTTTATCTGCGATACCGATAAACCGGTGGGTGTAGTCAGGCAGCTTTTAGTTGGGCTGCTGTATCTATATAATAGGCAGTTTGAGACCGATTACGCATTCGAGCAGGTATTTAAAGAGCCGAAGATGGAATCTTTACGGTTTATTCTGGACTATTACTACTTAGGCAGTAGCTATAAGGCCAGTCTGGCTAAGCGGGTAGAGGAGAAGGATGAGCAGGTTCTTATTATAGAGAGTGAATCTGATAACACCATCCCCTATGAGATGTTTGATTGGATAGAGCGGCTGTTCAATGCATGCCGCAGCCATCAAGGGTAGGAGAGGGTATGAGTAACGAGTGGTATCCTTCAGTGATTTGCGAGGAATGTGCTTCGGCCGCCAAAGGACATACGGCCGTTCTTGTACATGGTGTTGCCACGTTCTATGAGACAGAGTGTGATGTCTGCCTGGAGTTAAAAATATGTACAGAGCCGAGAGACTATGGGCACTTCGAGGGAGCATCGTATGATGTCCTCGTTGATATACATGATACTGCTGTAAAGGAGAGAAAGCTTTGAAGATACTTGTTCATAGCATTGTGGATCTTATAACGAACTCATCTACTGAGATCTTCTCATGGCCTAGAGAAACAGCTGTAAAAGCTGCTAAATCCATGTTGGAAGAGATAATGCATGCGTTAGGAGTGACTGGCAGCGTTGATGACTACTTCGATATCAGCCTGGAGACTCGTCCGGGGTGGGAAGATAGGGTACGTCAGGCGCTAGCCGGGGAAGTTTCAGAAGCGGTCATAGACAGGATAGTAGAAAGCCGGGGGTTTGACCGAGAAGCTGTAGACATGGCGTTCAGTGAGGGTGGCCCACCTCCAGGCACACTGCTAGTAGTCACGACTAAATGCGGACTACCAATCGATCTAGAAAATAGTATGCTACAAATCTTCGATATTGATGAGTGCGAGGAAATATGATACGGGTTAGAACTGAAAAGGAAGCTAATTACAGAGGTATCTTCTGTGGAGGCAAGACCATCAGACTGGCGCTGGATGTAAGTAAGCCTATTACCGAGCTTAAATTTCCTGAGTTTTACGATATTAAGCTGACATCAAAGTGCCATGGGAATTGTGGGCAATGCTATACGGACTCCAGAGATACCAGCCAGCACGCGGATAACATCTTAGAGAAGCTCTCCAAGATATTTGGGGGTATGGATGATAATCAGCGTCCATTTCAGTGTGCCCTTGGAGGTGGGGAGCCCACCGAACATCCAGATTTTGTTAAGGTTTTAGAGCTTTTGCATGGCTTCGGTATAGTGCCGAACTGTACGACTAACGGTATGTCTGTGACAGATGAGTTGGTGGCGGCTATGAAAACCTATTGTGGCGGGGTAGCCATATCGTGCCACCCACATCTCAAGGATTACTGGGAGAGTGCCGCTAAGAAGTTTAGTGACGCTGAGATTAAGCTCAATTTCCATCTGATAATATCGGATAAGGAAAGTATCGACTACTTCCTGGACATATTTAACGCGTGGTTTACCACCGTGGACTACTTTGTCCTGTTGCCATATGGCAACCAAGGAAGGGCTCCTCACAAAGACATAGATAATACCTATCTATTTTCCGTCCTTAAGAACATGAGCAAGGACCAGTTATCGAAGATAGCGTTTGGCGCTAACTTCTATGAGGAACTGAAAAAGCACACGAGCTGGCTCCAGCTATCTCTATACGAGCCTGAGCTAATGAGCCAGTTTATAGACCTGGTTGAGATGAAAGTCTATCCATCCAGCTTCTCTATAAATGCTGGAGAAGATGTCTACTCATGGTTAGGTAAGAGAGGAATATCGATATGAAGGAGTTCAGAGACCCATCTAAAGATGAGTTGGTACGTATACTGGGAACTATCCATAAGCTGCTCTATTTGGATATCGGGGATGATGGCACGGCCAGGCTAAATCCAAATAAGGCGAGAGGCAAAGATACAATAGAGGAGATAGCGTCTGCGATGGGTTGCTATGCTCCGGAGAAGTTGGTATGTTTAGGTGTGGACATGGTAGCCTCAGTCTATACATGGACATGTCCGGTGTGTGGGACTTACAACAGAGAGCTACAAGTCTTAGAGACAGCCACTTGTAGCTTTTGTGATAGGACGTTTGTAGTTACGGCGTGTCGGACTGCCGTGGGGTAGTGGTGATGGAAGCGATAAAGCGGATACTCAATAGTGTGTTACAAAGGTTCGGGTGCGATCACGATCTGGCGATGATACATCTAGTGGCGAGTAGCTTCCAGGTGGCATGGGGGAATATGTGTTTTGCACGCTGTGGAGGAGGCGGCAGTGTCGCTCCACTTCCAAGCTACCATACTTTTGATGCTGAAGGCAACCTGGATTTTTATGAGTGGCAGTGCCGACGCTGTGGTAAACGTTTTCCCGCTACGAAAACTGATGTCGAGAATAACGAGGTAGTAGAAGCTTTCATGCTTCCTAGCAGGTTCTGGAGTGCCGGCAGAGATTATTGAGCGTAGAATAGAGGGAAGGTATGTCTTACAGTCTGAGCAAGCTCCCGACTTTTCTTAGCCTCCCAGAGGCTAAGAACGCCGCAGAGCTCGGGGCTAAGCGCCACCCCAGTGAATCTGCCTACTTAGTATGCCACCATTGTAAAAGAGATATCTATATAGTGGTTCCGGAATCATGGCGTACATACGTGGTGTATCCATGGATTGTTTATAGCATTGTGACTACACCAGATAGTAAGGGAGGAAATGGATGCTTACAGAGGAACAAAAAAAGAATTACCTGAAAAGCCGCGGACTCAGGTGCCCATACTGCCTATCGGAGGATGTCACTGGCATTTCTCCCTTGGAGGCGGATGGAGATACAGCTTCAGGCAGATCTGAATGCTTTGCTTGTGGTAAGAAGTGGATCGATATCTATACTCTAGTAGGTATTGAAGATTACGAGGATTAGTGAGGAAGGCATGTCGAGTATTGTTCGTAAGTTTATCGATAGCCAACTGCTAGCGACCCCGCCACCCTTCATCTATGATGGCCTGGATTACGAAGTCATCATGGGCAGTGAGGCTTACGCGGTATCCTCCGGCGGGAGCGACCGGGATATCTACGGATTTGCTACGCCTCCGCTAGACTACCTGTTCCCGAGCCTCAGAAAAGAGGTCCAGGGATTCGGCCCCTACGGCCCTTCCTTCGAGCAGTATAATCCCCAACATATCATCCACCCAGACACACACGTAGAACATGACTTCGCAATTTACAATATCGGCAAATATTTTCTCCTTACCATGAACGGTAACCCCAATATGATAGACTCCTTATTTGTACCAGACCGCTGTCTGCTTTACACTTCTAAAGTAGGGAAGATGGTGAGAAAAAATAGGAAGCTATTTCTGTCAAAGAAAGTCTGGCATACATTTAAAGGTTACGCTTACAGCCAGGTTTCTAAGATGAAAAGCAAGAATCCTGAGCCAGGCAGCAAGCGGAGAGAGATGATAGAGGAGTACGGATACGATGTCAAGTTTGGTTACCATGTGATTCGCCTTATAGCTGAGGCAGAGCAGATACTGGAAGAAGGAGACTTGGACCTGGAGAGGAATCGCGAGCAGCTGAAAAGTATCAGGCGTGGGGAGTGGGCCGCTGAAGACATAGAAGCCCACTTCAAGAGACGGGAAATCGAACTAGAGGCTCTCTACCTTAGCTCCAAACTTCAGTATTCGCCGGATGTAGATAAGATCCATGGGCTTCTGCTGAGCTGCTTGGAAGAGAGGTATGGGTCTCTTAGTAGAATTATATCTCAAGATAAAGGAAGTGGGTTATGGGTGTGTATCCTGAGGGCTATCAAGAGCCTTACGAACTAAATATAGATATGTTCTGCTTGTCTGGGGAGCCTGGGGGTTACTGGTCCAAGGGCCATCATCTTCCAGAAGTTTTTTGCCTTGCGGTATGCAGATTCCAAGAGGAGGTGCTGGAGGTTTCACCACTAGATGAGGACTTCCCGCTCCCGAAGGATGTAGTGCATAAGTATTGGAGGGAAGAACTGGAAGACTCTGAGACTGAAGTCACTTTTATAGACTGCGAGCCTTCCGCCGAAGGAGCTTATCCGGTCACTATAATTAGCTTAGAGGATATGGTTCCTCAAAGCGAACTAAAGTTGTGGAGGTAGACTAGTGACAATTATCAAACCCGAACTTAAATTCAATATATGCAATCCACGGACAAAAGTCTGGTGGTTACAACCGATAGTGGTTTATGATAAACCATGCAAAACATGTGGAGTGAAAAGTATATTTAATGACTGGAAGCTAACCAAGGTCGAACTAGTGAGTGTAACTTATAATGCTCTTGGGCAGGTATTTTATAAATTTTTCGATTGTGATAATGGTAAATTGGACACCTGTAAGGAAGATAAGTTATTTGCAACTAAAGCGGAAGCGCTTAAACAAGTGAAGGTAAAAAGAGAGGAAAACCAACGTAAAGCACATTGTTAAAGGTGCTTACGGGAAGGTGTACGCATGATATGCCCGCATGAAAAAAGACGAAGGGAAATAGCCGATGAGTTAGGACGTATGGTGCTGGAAGCGATTGAGGCTATAGATTTTTCTGGAGTCTTGAAGGAAACGGAGGCCGGTTATAGCATACTAGAAGCCCCACTCACGACTAAGCAGCTTCTGGACGCAGTAGATTTTAATGCACGCATAGACAGGGTAGTAAGAGTACCGCTTCGCGTTGTAGAAAGTGGGCTAGAGTTACTGTTAGACTACTTATCTACAGCTATCACTGGAGGAGGTCTGATGACTGATATATGTTACGAGGTAGTTGGATTCGAGTCCGGCAATATACTGCACATTGCAGTGAATGGAGACGTTTCCGAGGAGCTGATGCTATAGGTGCCGGTAATATGATGTGTGCTGAGAAGTAGGCACAGGAGAAGTGAAATGACATGGGTGCTATCAGTAAGTACTATCTTAAACATGTGGTTGATGGGAAATAAAACTATCGCTGGTCCAATATCCGGTTTAGGCAGTCAAGTATTATGGGGCATCTACACAGTAAATACAAGACAGTGGGGGCTCTTACTATCTGTAGTAGTGCTATGTGCTGTACACGTACGAAATCTACGCAGGTGGTTGAATAGTTAAAAGAGAGGTGGTGAAACTATGAAGTTAGCTATCGTAGAACAGGCGCTGCGAGATGCGCGGGATTGGTATGATTCTGCACCAATCGAAGAACTAGAAGCAGTAGAATCAGCAATAGAGTATAACTTTCCGGTCCAGGGTCTAATGGATGCTATAGAGAAAATACCTAAAGTAGTCGAGGAATCAGTGACGATAGCGAAATGCGCGATTACTGATATCGATGGTTTGCTTCAGGACGGGTTCGATTCAAATGTGGAAGATGTAGTCACAGGCAAAGCGGAGATTAGCTATGATACATCTGCTCTTACCAGAACTCTCTGTGAGTTAGCAACTCAAGTATCGCAAACGGAAGATGGGATAGCTTGGATGAAGGAAACCTACCCCAAGCTGTATAAGAAGTCATTAAGGTAGGGTCGCAATGGAAAAGCCAATATACTGTAGGGTATGCCATAATAGCTATGATACTCATGAAGCAAATAGCAGAGAGTGCTATGAGACGAGAATAAAACGTCTGGAGGAGTTGGTGGCTATCTATGGCCAAACGCCAGTTGTTTGTGAGAACTGCCAGGCTAAGACGCAGGCGAGGTTTCTAATGAATACCGTCAAGGGCTCGGGCTGTGTCTCCTGCGTAGATTACGATTACATATGTAACAACGCGGAGTATAAGATGGAAGCTAGGCGCATAGCGGAACAGATTGAAGGCGGAGGAGAGGCAGGTTCATAACAGATGAGGTGGTCGGAAGTAATAGGGCTTATGTGTAAAGAGTGTGCCACAAAATTCGGTATGCGGCTGGTAGACTATCGTAGGCTGAGGCTTGGTAAGTGTGTCGTTTGTGGGTGTGCCGCGTTTGTCTCGGAGAAAAGGAACTACACACTGATGGATAAGGAGCGCTAATAAGATGACGCAAGGGATTAAGGTGTCTATATCTTCTGTTGTGGATGTAATAACAAACTCGTCTACGACTATTTTTACCTGGGCAACGCAGAGCAGCGTGGCTGCTGCCAAAAGCGTTATGTCGGAAATAATGAATGCCATGGGAGTGCCGGGCTGCCCGGATGATTATTTCGATTTTGGTTTAGAGCTCACTGAAGAGGGTGAAGACGTTTTACTTTCGGAATGGATGGATGGTCTGCTTGATGACCTGCCGGCTGACGCTACGAAAGAAGAATTCGAAGCCTATAAGGCGAACCTGAGTCAGGCGAACTACCCAGAAAATGAATATGGCTATCCTCATACAATGTTGTTCATCACTCCAAAAGGGAAGGATAGCTACAATATAGCAAAGGCTTTCCTTGCTCTATTCAGGCAGGAAGCCTGGCGAGATGGGTAATCAAAGGATTACGGGAGGGCTGGCAGATGCTAGTGGAACTAGACTATACGGAAATTGAGGCTTTTCTTACAAGGACGCTTTCCGATATAAAAGAGGATAACCATAATATTGATTTCCTTGCTAGTTGGATATTTAGAGGAGGCTTGGAGTGCCCAAGCTGGTCTGGTCCAGACGATTCTGGTGAAGGGGAAGTGGATCTCGAATTTGATGTGGCAATGAATTGGGCTAGCGGATTAGATGATACGGCAGGAACCACTTTTGCTAGAGTGACTTTAACATTTAACTATGATAGTGATGGTGTGTTTCTTGATCCAGCCGTGGTTAGACAGGCTGTTCTTAAGATGATAGAGTCTGAGTAGTTAGGTGCGAGAGATAGGAAATGGGACGTGAAACTTGAAGAGGTAGATCTTGGAAGAGGAGAAGGGTGCTGTCACCCAGATATAGTAATAGGCGATTATTATCTGATCAAGCTCGACTCAGGAGAAGGTGTAACATATCACTGCGGAACTTTCTCTAAACAGTGGTATGGTTTGAATTTTTCTCCATGGGGAATAAGTGGCCTGCAGTTTGATGCTCCCGGGACGAACAACTCTAGGTGGTTGCGGGTGTGGAAGATAATAGACTAAGGAGAAAAAGTTGAGACTAATTATTGCGATAGATTCTATGGTGGATGTTATCACCAACTCGAGCTCTGAGTTGTTCGTTTGCGAAACGGATAAGACACCAGAAGCAGTAGAGAAAATGCTCCGTGATCTACTCGGGCTGTTTAATAAGCAGAGTGCTAGTAGTTACTCCTTCAGTGGCTGCTTCAAAAAACCCTACTTAATCTCAGCCACCGCTTTAGTGGCAGATAACTATTACTGTCAAGATAATTACTGGATAAAAAAGCTTGCTGAGGACAAGAAAGAGGTGCTGGTTATCGAGAGTACTAGCGATAACACTATCCCTTACTCATTGTTCGATTGGATTGAAGAGGTCTTCAATGGCCATAGGGAGCATATGGGATGAATAATATAGCTTACCTTATTCCAGATACTAGAGATGAAGACAATCCTCGTCTTAAGGTAATATACGCCAAGGTTGCTGGATATGAGCAGGGAGGCTGTGGTTCGAATAGGCGGTTCTTTGAAACGCTTAGCCATGTCGTCACTGAGTGGATTCAGACTGAGTACGGGAAGTTTTATTGGGGTAAACACGGAGAGAAGTTTGATCTTCATGACCTTTTCTTTCATTATAATGATCCCGACTTCCGTGATATTCTTAGAAGCCATGGCATTTTCGATATGGCAGTCGAAGACTACGCGCTTAATTTTGCGGATGTCGAGTGGACATGGGATACTGACCTTACAACTGTTTCTAATCCAGCTGTGGAAGACAACTGTGACAGTGACTAGGTTTTAGGAGAAATCTATATGAACGATGACCAAGTTATGATGGTAATCCACGAAATTAGGTCGGTAATGGGAGGTGGAGAACCGCTTATTGCTTGTGGGAGTATGAATGATGGCTGGGCCTTGTTTAGATGCGATGATAAGTTTGAAATACAGAAGCTTGATGAGGCGGACCAGTTTGAAACAGACCAAGATGCGCTCATCTTTGTTATAAAGAGAGCTAGCATGGGTGACCCAAGAGCACTAATAGCTCTGTGTCTACATAACGTTTCTTTATGAGGTTTAGTTTGCTACTTATAAAGAAAGGAAAAAGAGTAGAAAATAGAAGGGACAGATAATGGAATGCGCAAAGTGTGCTAGGTCTGAGAAGATGGCTGCCGTACTAGCCAGGTTTGTCGATCCATGGCCAGCAGAGTTGGCCTACCCACAGCGCTGGGATAATATAATACTGGAGTTGGATAAGGAAATAGCTAAGCTGGCTCCAGGATACAGGCTTAACCAAATCAAAGAGAAGTTTGGGGAGCTTAGGTTCTATTATGAGTATGGTAGCATACCGAGCGGTGTTGAGGATAAAGTAGCTTTCCTTATAAGTATGGCCGAGGTAGACTGCTCTGCCAAATCATCACCAGCTAAGTTATAGTAAGTAGTGTGTTTGTAACTTCTTGTTTATATAGGGGAAAGTTATGATAACCAAAGCTGTTTGCCCAGAGCATGGGACAGATACTACGTTTTTTGTCAACGCAGTTGTTGTTGAGACTTGGGAGGTCACTCCCAGCGGAGATTTTATAAGGGAAATTGTTGGGGACGAGGGAGTAGTTACTTGGCCCAATCCGAATGACATTTGGACGTGTGCTAAGTGCGGGAAACAAGCGGCCTTCGATGCTAAGAGTTAGGCAAGCGTAAAGGAAAGTAAAAAATAAATGAGTAAGGTTTTTGTAACCGCTGATCTCCATCTCAATCATACTAATATTATAAAGTACTGTGGGCGCCCATTTTCTTCTGTAGAAGATATGAATAGAACTATCCTGGACAACTGGTACTCTACGATATCCGAAGAAGATACCGTGTACATTCTTGGTGACTTCTGGTGGAACCCCAGAAAGGAGTACCCCTTATATCAGGAGTTCTTTACCGATATGGGGTACCCAGGATCGCCACCCGGGAAAAAGATACTGATACGGGGGAACCATGATAAGGCGATAGATGAGTGGTTGTTTGATATGGTGTATGATCTTTATACCATATCTATAGATATTGGTGAGGGGTACCCGGTGCCTTTGGTCATGAGCCATTACGCTATGCGGGTGTGGGACTGTAGCCATTATGGGTCTTTTCATTTGTTCGGTCATTCTCATGGTACCTTAGATGGTTATGGTAGGAGTATAGATGTCGGAGTAGACACCAATGAGTTCAAACCTTATCTACTAACGGATGTGGTAGAGAGGCTGCTAGATATCGACTACCGGCTTACTCATGGAGTTGGAAAGGAAATAAGTAAGTAGTGAATAAAGACCCCTTCGCATTAAAGCTGTTTTGGGCCATGACAATAGGTAATCCGTTTAGAAACGACGTATTCAATACTAAGCTTAATAGCGGGGTTGTAGTAGATACGTGCATCGCGTATGATACAGAGACGTGGGAGACGGGAATTAGCAGGGATAAAGGCTCTTGGATAATAGTTCAGCAGTATGAGTCCAGAGAACTGGCGGAAGTTGGGCATCAGGAGTGGGTTGTTAGATTGACCTCCAATCCTGATATGAAGCTGAATGATCTTGATTTGTAGGGAGTGTTGTATGGATAAGATGAGATTTACGTGTGCGGCTCTAGATGCTATAGACAAAGCATGCGCTGGGCAGGATACTATCATCGCCGCGGCCATGGCGAGAAAAGTAGTACCACAACTTACGAAGGAAATACGCAGGTTGATGAAGGAGCATACCGACTGGGACGAGGTCAGGGAACTACTTAACACCGCCAATGTTGGTCAGCAGGTAACTGATTAAATGATTACGTACAGAGCTTATACTGGGTACACGCATTCTAAGGGAGTTACTGCCGCGGATGTAATCAGGTACGAACGTGATACACTTGGTAATAGAATAGATATACCCGACCGCCTGCTTGACTCGTTGGAAAACGATCCGGCGGAAGCTGTGATTTGGGTTACCTACCGCGAGGAAGATGCTTTACGCTACGGTACAGAGATAGAAGAAATAGATATACCGAGTGATGCGTTATTGATTGCGGAGGATGGGGATGGCGGGTATCTTTATTTTCGCTTTGACATATAGAGAAATGTGCAGGTAAGCCAGCTAGTTGAAGAGGAGGATTGCTATGCCTACTTATTTATTTCGCGGGGAAATGGTCACGCGTGAGAGTGATGTGGTAGTCAGTATAGATGCAGGCAGCAAGGAAGAGGCGGAGGCGCTTCTTGATCAGTGCGGGTATGATGAGATAGTGGATGAGGGCAACCCGGAGACTACGGAGTTTCACTGGGATGGTTCAGAAATAACGGAGGAGATTAGTAAATGAGGAAAGGATTAATAAACAATAAACTGGAAGACATTCTGCCGGAAGGATCTATAACGGATCCAGACTATCTAAAATGGATCGGGGTTACTGAGATACGTGAGTTCGTAGACTATGCCGAAAGTACTACAGTAGTTTCCATCACCGGAATCTATGAAGGTAAGACCTACGTGACTGTTGGGGTAGCTAAACTTTCCCCAGGGGATCAGAAGAACAGGAAAATTGGCAAAGCCTTAGCCAGGAGCCGTGCAATCTCTAGGTTTGTAAACCTGGTAGAGAGGGTCAATGCCAAGTTCGAGGATATGGAAGAGGATGCTAAACTCGGTGCTAAGTATAGGCGGTTATGCAACCTGGTGAGTAGGGCATGTATCATATGTATGGATGGCATCATGTGTAATATCGCATGTGTAGACTCGACGAAGGAATTCGTAGTTACTGTAAAAGGGACACAAATGTCGGAAGGTAACTCGCTGACGACGAAGCAGAGTACTAGGTTTTCCGCTGACTGTCTCAAGTACGCCAGGTTTGAGGGTAAGGATCTTTATATAAATGACGCGCCCAATAAAACGCATAGTCTCGCTTTCTATGATCGTATGTTTGTATAGCGGCACGGGCTTGCTGGAGTTACATGTGTAACGGATGTTCCAAGACTATAAATAATTATAAGAAAAAATAGCCAGCCTCCTTAGTTTTAGGGAAATGATGCCTATAATATAGTATGCGGCCGGTCATAGACCGGCTGTTACTAACTTATAGGGGGCTTCTTATTTTTATGGCCGTTGATGCTAAACCAGCATTCTCTCAAATACGCAAGCGGGACGGTAACCTCGTCCAGTTCGATTCAAGGAAAATAACTGCTGCTCTTCTGGCTGCTGGGAAAGTATCTGGAGAGTTTTCTACCGACATCGCTAAGTCCTTGACTAACAAAGTACTATCTCTCATGCAGGTGTCTGTCACAGACGAGGTACCTTCGGTAGAACAGGTGCAGGATATAGTCGAAGAAGTGCTGCTTGCTACCCCGTTTAGGGCGACAGCCAAGTCTTATATCATATATAGAGAACAGCATGCCCAGATGCGAGAGGCTGTAAAGAAGTCCGATCTAGCTTTGGTAGATAACTATCTGGAAAGGCTTGATTGGAAAGTAAGAGAGAACTCTAATATGGCCTACTCGTTGCAGGGACTTAATAACTATGTGGCCAGTACAGTAAGCGAGACCTATTGGCTTAATAAGATTTATCCTAAGAGAGTAAAGACGGCCCATGTGAGAGGCGATCTTCATATACACGACTTGAGTCTACTTGCGAATTACTGCTCCGGATGGTCTTTGCAAGATCTACTTGTCTCTGGGTTTAGAGGGGCCGCCGGTAAAATAGAATCTAAGCCTGCTAAACATTTACGTGCTGTTCTTGGCCAGATCGTTAACTTTTTCTACACTATACAGGGTGAAGTAGCGGGAGCCTCTGCTTTCTCTAACTTTGATACGCTTCTAGCTCCGTTTGTGTATTATGATGATCTTAGTTATGAAGAACTAAAGCAAGCGATCCAAGAGTTTATTTTTAATATAAATGTACCAACGCGAGTAGGATTTCAGACGCCTTTCACTAATTTGACATTTGATTTGCAGCCCCCTGAACATTTGGCCAGCCAGCCAGTGGTTATTGGTGGCGAGTACAAGGACAGATGCTACGGTGAGTTTGTAAAGGAAATGGCCATGCTCAACTGTGCTTTTCTAGAAGTCATGGCCGAAGGGGATGCATGTGGAAGAGTATTTACTTTCCCTATTCCAACTTATAGTATAACGGAAGATTTTGATTGGAATAACCTTGAGTTAGATAAGCTGTGGGAAGTTACAGCGAAGTACGGCATTCCGTATTTCGCCAACTTTGTAGGATCTGATATGTCCCCGGACGATACGAGAAGCATGTGTTGTCGCTTATCGCTACGGATTGACCAGTTAGAGCGCAGAGGTGGTGGCCTGTTCGGAGCCAACAGCCTAACTGGGTCGCTGGGAGTTTGCACTATCAACATGCCAAGGCTGGGCTACCTATCTGAAAGCAAAGAGGAGTTCTTTGTACGCCTAGGTAAGCTTATGGATATAGCTAAAGAGAGTCTCGAAATAAAAAGAGATGTCCTTGAACAGTTTACCAGCAAGAAGCTTTACCCATACACATGTTTTTATTTGAGAGATACTTTCAGGAGGTTCGGTAAGTACTGGACCAACCACTTCTCAACGATAGGGCTCGTAGGAATGAACGAGGCGTGCATTAATCTGCTAGGAAGTGATATATCGACTGAAGAGGGTCGGCTTTTTGCTGTTGAGGTTCTCAATTTCATGAGGGGTAAGCTTACCGTTTATCAGGAAGAGACAGGCAGCCTTTACAACTTGGAGGCAACACCAGCGGAAGGTACCAGTTACCGGCTAGCCAGACTGGATAAGCAGCTGTACCCGGATATAAAATTCGCGTACCCTGAAAGCCCTGAACCGTTTTATACGAACTCTACGCAGCTCCCAGTAGACACGACTTTCGATATATTCGGGGTGCTGGATGCCCAGGATGAACTGCAAACACTCTACACTGGCGGCAGCTGTCTGCACGTGTTTCTTGGTGAGGCTGAGCCTGATCCACAAGCGGTAAAGAAGTTCGTGAGGTCTGTTTGCGATAACTATAGGCTTCCTTACTTCTCTATAACCCCGTCGTTTTCTATCTGTCCTACACATGGTTATCTGGATGGCGAGGTTGACAAATGCCCCACCTGTGAGGCCGCTACAGAAGTGTATTCACGCGTAGTTGGGTACCTGCGCCCGGTAAGTCAGTGGAATAATGGTAAGCAAGCTGAGTTTGCTCTTCGCAGCCACTATACTCTGCAAGATGTGGGTAGGAGGGTTACACATGACATGAGCTAAGTAGAGGAGGTTCGTATTATGTGTACCAGACAGCGGTTTCGCGCTGACAATAGACGAAATAAGTGGAAGCTGATAGGCTCTAAGAACCGCCATCCTTGGGGATGGGGACTGCATGAGGGCAAGTACTATAAGAACAGATGCAATAGGGCCTGGAGATATTACTGGAAAAGGTTTTCCGAAGTGTATGTAGATGATCCTGTTTATGAGCCCAGGCTGGAGATGAGAGGCTTAGCGCAGGCATACTCCATAACCGACTGGAAAAACTGGTAAAACGTTTAGTAGATGTTCCTTCGTAGCTCAATCGGCAGAGCGGCTAGCTGTTAACTAGTAGGATCGTAGTTCGAGTCTATGCGAAGGAGCCATGTCGAGGTGGGTGTAGCTTCAGCTGGTTAGAGCGCTGGGTTGTGGCCCCGGAGATCGTGAGTTCGAATCTCGCCACCCACCCCAGTTTTCAAAAGATGGAAGGTAGGATTACTGTAATGTTCATCGGCGGCTACGAGCCATGCAGCTTATCAGATTACCCAGGGGAGGTAGCCTGTGTCTTGTTCACCCAAGGCTGTAACTTCAGATGCCCTTGGTGCCATAATAAGGGACTGTGGCCTTTTGTAGCTCTATCTGAGCGCGGTGAGATAGATCGTTGGCTCGAAGTGCTGCAATACCGCATTGATAGAACGCCTAATCAATGTTATGTGGTAATAACTGGGGGAGAGCCTACCGTACGGCCGGAACTCATGCCTTTCCTAAAGGTGTTGAGGGAGAGAGGCTTTAAAGTAAAGCTCGACACTAATGGCAGTAATCCTGATATCATTTCTGAGCTCTGTTCCGATGGCCTTGTGTCTTATATTGCTATGGATATTAAGGCTCCACTATGTGATGAGCGAAAGTATAATGAGGCATGCGGAACAGCTGTAGATATGAACGCGATTCATCGCAGCATAGGTATAATAGCCTCTGGTGGATTACCTTATACGTTCAGGACTACTATGATCCCGGCGCTAGCGCTAAAGGATATCGTTAAGATCCAGCTGGAAATGCAGAATTATAACCATAAGCTGCAAGGTTATAAGGAGGCGAAGAAATGGGTGTGATGCTGAATCGTGAGGCAGGTGCGACAAACTTTACCGAACTGATAAAGGCATATCTACACAGGCAGAGGAGGGAAGTATTTGGGTTATACTACTGTTAGTATACCAGATTGGTTGAATTATTATGTTACTGATCTAGGTCCAGTTGGTAACTGCCCAGCGTGTGACGGGACCGGATACTCTGCATGCAGCTTTACTCTGAGTGTAAAGGAAGGTAAGTTTTATTATTCTACTAGCTTGCCTGCTTGCAGATTTTGTAATGGTTCAGGTAGTATAGCTTGGTCGTCATACACAGTAAGGTTGCTACGATTTGCTTGGGAAGATTTCTATGATGCTGTGGATTATGGCTTGAGAGAGGCGGCCTACTATATAATAGATTGCATTACTGGAATAAAACGTAGGTTACAGATAATTAGTTAGCCGCGTAGAGGTAACGTATGTGTTCAGAGAAAGAGTTGAAGCTTTTAAAGAAAAGGTTGCTAACTATTAAAGAGGCTGTGGCTAACGATCATGACAAAGCGCTGCGTTTGCTGCAAGCCGCTGGAATTATAACTGAATATGGGGAGTTATCTAGCATATATAGAAGCTGATTTCGATTTCTGGGTGTAGCTCAGCCTGATCAGAGTTCCTGGCCTGGAACCAGGATGCCGGAGGTTTGAATCCTCCCACCCAGACCAAACTAATTGATGGGGTGATGGTGTAAGCCATATCAAGAATACCTTGGATTCCAATATGTAAACCAGGATAACGAAGCAGTGGCATGAGCAATGCCAGAGGCGTGTTAGCCATATTCCCACCAGACTTGCTCGATGGTTCTGGAATGGGTAGTGGAGCTAGGTGTGGTGTCAGCTGGGGAAACTGACCTGTTTCGTTTTAGGAGAAAAGATGTTTGTTTTTCATTTTTCGCATAGTGAATATTGGGATGTGGATAATTTCTTCGTAATTGCAGAAACTGAAGAAGATGGGAGAATTCTCGTTAAAAAGGAAATGGAAAGTGGGGATAGGTGGAGTTTCACTGAAGATCATCAGGAAAAAGTAAATGCTGATCTTTATCTTGAGGGCAGCTGGCCGATAGAGAGAGGAATTATCACTTATGTCTGCCAAGAATATAATTAATGCTCCGTCGGAAAGTGGTATACAGGGGATAATGATGATGAGTCTAGTTGATAGAGCGATGGTATACGCCATAAGGTGTCATGAGCATGCTAAATATGGCGACTATCCTTATGTTGTTCACTTAATCAAGGTTGCTCTGGTAGCTGAAAAGTATATCCACCTAATTCGTGAGGAAGAGCGGGAAATTGTTCTTGCCGCCATTTGGCTGCATGATGTTATTGAGGATACCGATCGTACGTATAACGATATTAAGACTGAATTTGGTGTTGAAGTCGCTGATATCGTTTACGCTCTCTCGAATGAGCTTGGCAAAAATCGAAAGGAACGAGCTGAAAAGACATATCCTAAAACCAGGGAAAACGCCTTGGCTGTATTTGCCAAAATGTGCGACCGATATTCCAATACTAAATTCTCGCTGGACGAAGGTTCAAGCATGTATAAGAAATACAAGCAAGAATACCCTGGATTCCGAAAGGAATTTAACACAGCAATATTCCTTAATCTTTGGAGAGCGTTAGATGAGTTGAATGATTTTTATGGCGATTTTTATTGTCCTTTCTGCAAACAGAGACTTTACGACGACCGGTATTCATCCTGTCCTCATTGTCGAGGCTCGTTTATCCTTGCTCGGCCTGTAGAGGATGCATAGTTCAGTTAGAAGAGCATTACAATGACAGCGCTAGACAATATAAGTAGAGAATTCAACATATCAGGTATAGTTACCGTGGAAGTAGATCAATCTATACAGACATATTGTTGTCTCCCATATCCAGGGCATCCCCGGGGTTGCCCGAATTATGGAAAGAAATCGGATTGTCCTCCACGTGTGGCATTATTTCATCACCTTTATGAGTCTGAAGCGCATATAGTGTCACTTTGGATTGACTTTGGGCACTATAGGAAAATGATGAAGGGCCGTCACCCTGAATGGAATGATCGTCAATGTCGGAATCCAATATATTGGCAAGGCTATTTCCGTAAAATATTTCATGCGAAGGCTTTAGCATTCTGCAATCCGCAAGAGCAGCATCTAATTTTTGTCCCTGAAGCGATGGGAGTGGATGTAACCAAGACTTGCCTAAACGCAGGGATAACCCTAGAGTGGCCCCCAATGGATGATGTGTTTATGATTGCACTCTATGCTAAGCCTCAAAGCTGGGCGATGGGGGGGGGTAGATATATGGCATTAGAGGATATTAGACAAGAGATGGTGCTTGCTTCAGAAGAAGCAATCAAGCGGTATCTAATCGAAATACCTAATGATGAGTATGTTAAAATACTCAGGCAGTTGATCTATTGCGATGAACAGTATTGCGACTATGATAGACTGATCATCAATGAAGGATTGAGACGTATTTATGGCTCTCCAGAGGATGAGGATTAGATATATCACGATTAAAGATTGTACAGAGGTCTTCAAAGACCAGAGAAAGCTAAAGGAGATAAAGGAAGCATAAGATGAGAGAAAGAGCAGGACTAAAGTCCCAAAGAGTGAGGAAACACGGGGATAAGAAAGCGTACATCGCTTTAGTGTTAGATGAGAGTGGATCTATGTATCCACTTCGGGAAACTACAATTTCAAATTATAACGAGCAGCTGCAGCAGATACAGAAAGACGCTAAGAGTACTGGAGTAGACACCTATGTAACGCTAATAGTGTTCTCTAACCACGCGAAAGTAGTATTTGCTAACGAGCCGGTAAGCAACTTAGATCCTGTCAACTCAAAGGACTATGACCCAAGCGGTATGACGGCTCTAAGAGACGGTATGATGCTAGCGATCTCGACTATTGAGGAGTCTATGACTAGCGAAGACTCCAAAGCACTAGTCGTAACTCTGACGGATGGCGCCGAGAATTACTCAACAACCCCAGAGGAGAAACTTAAGAGGAAGATAAGCGCGTGTAAAGAGTCTGGTAGGTGGACGTTCTGCTACCTAGGGACTAGTGAGGAGAGCATAGCAAGCGCCACTAAGACCTATGGATTCTCATCATTCAATACAAGAAACTTTATACCCAGTAGAAGTGGACTAGATGATGCGTACTCCGCGATATCATCGGCCGCCTCTTCGTTCTTGAGTAATGTCGCTAATGATATTGACGATAATGAGTCGCTACTAAAGAGTAAGTAGCACAGTCAAACTGGCCAGTCTTCTGTGAATGTTCGCCCAAATACTTATTGGAGGAAGTGGAACTTGGACAGTTTTGGTAGTGATTTGTTCATCGACGAGGACGATTATCAGCCTAGTATAAATATGCTGCTGGATCAGGGGTATACAACCTACTGTGACAACTGTTACGAGCCTCTAAATGATGAGGTAGGTAAGTCACATAACTGTACTGCTAATGGGCTAGTAAGAAGTACCGGGACGGTAAGAGAGCTGAGGACTGAGCTGCCTCAGGGCTGGAATAAGGAAGCTCTGATAAAGTTTGCTCAGCGGTTGATGGCCGATGTGGTATTCAGGCATAGCTTTGGTAGACAGTCCAAGGAGGAGTGTTTAAACTCTCTCTTTGCTTATGCTAAATCAGATGCGCCTGATATAGTAAGTCTTATAACGTCGCTAGATCCTATGGCGCAGATAGAGTGCTTAAAGGATCATATAGAAAGCAGAACCAGGATAGCGTTGAGATAATGTTTCGAGATCATAGTAGGACTACGAAGGTTAACATCTACCGTGCTATGGAGATGGTCAGCAGCTATTTGTCCGGTGCTAGCATAAGAGAGATAAGTAGGGGGTCGGGACTCTCCTATGGCACTGTGCATGATGCGTTGTACATCGCTGGTATTCTAAGAGACAGAAGGCAGGCAGTTATCAACCATGGTAGACGAGAGCTGGTCAGGCTCAAGTCTACTGTTAGTGAGGAAATCAAGGAGATTAATTTATTGTGCGTTTAGCAGCTAATAAATATCTCCGGTAGGCAAACTAGGGCAATAGCGGAGGGTTCAGATAAAAAAGATGCCGTGGAATATTAGTGGGGAGATGTAGAAAACGTATGCTAGAAATGATATCAGGAACTTCTGATCATGCACTACTTGTTGGTGAGATTCAGAAGCTTTCCGAAGAGGAGAGTGTTATTCAGTGGAGATTAGGCGACTTGCTTATTCAAGTACAAGCCTATGCTACACCAGGGATATCTCCTATAAGTAGGCTGGTCTCTTCGGGAGATATACCAATGTCTGTTTCCAGGGCATGGCTCAGGCATAAGACATCGAGCGTATTTCCACCACAGACACGCAAGCTATCCCTCCCGTGGGTCGCGTACAGTTACTGTGTGGCAAAAACGGATAACCCCAGGGAGTGGATAGACAAGGCGTTGTCGTCTTCATGGAATATGGCCGAGCTTACAACCGCCATACTCAAAGAAGAGGCCGCTACCAAGCAAGCTCAAAGTAAGAAGCTTTCTGAGTACGAACCTATTCTAAATATTATGGTGAAGCCCGGGACTAGGATAGTGGCTTACTGTCATTTCACGGACGCGGGGGCGTTACCATACATAAAAGTAATACAGAGTGAAGAGAACTACAATATGGAAGAGGCTGGTAAGCTAGCCGACTCCATAAAGCAGTGTGTTTCAGCAATCGAAGAATTTGTTGGAGGTGTGGAGCAAGATTCCGCAACGCTGCTAGACTAAAACCGAAAGGAGCATAGCCTATCAAAACAACCGCAACGGTGTTATGGCACAGCACTAAGCTGCATTATGCCATGCTTATAGTCGGTTTGCTGGCTGTTACATATGTAACCTTCAGTAAGGTGGCTAACACACCTAAAACGGCCACTGCTCATGATGGTCTCGCTACTCATGCAACTTTGCTTAGTGTGAGAGAAGAACCTAAGATTCTACGCGATGACTATCATGCCAAGTGTAATGTAGAGACGGCGAAGGCCTCAAGGTCTTCAAAAGCTGCGCGGAAATCTCCGCAAACTAAAAAAGCCATTCCAGCGGTGAAAACGCGAGACAATTCCGTGAGGGATCTTCCCGCTCGCTACCTGGTGCCGAACAGAACGGCAAACCTGGGTAAGAATGGCGAGGCACGTGGCACGAAAGGAATAGAAATGTACGCGGTAGCTACCGCGTACTCCGGTAACTGCAAGAGGCAGGGGACTGGGCCAAGGACGGCCACCGGAAGAGACTCCAGAACATCAGGCATAGCGGTAGATCCTAGAGTTATTAAGCTGGGATCTCTGGTAGAAATAGATGGCGTAATCTATCTGGCTGATGACACTGGAGGAAGTATAAAAGGCTCCAGAGTCGATATAAGACTCGGGAGTTATGAGTCTGCTATCAACTTCGGCAGACGCAGAGTAAGGATGGTGGTATACCCACCATAGTATTGGGCGTAGCTGTTACCCAGCCCAATTACTACACTCTTAGCGCGGTAGTGGATACCAGTCCACGAACTGTTCGCGCCTGGGCCAGCTGGCTCGTCAATGATATAAGTGTATGATGAACTAGCTGGCCTTTTCTTTTTACAAGGTATTTGAGGTGTGGAAGGAATAATTCGATAGGTGCTAGTAACATTAAAAAGACTCGAAATAGATGATGTTTTGCCTGCGTTATGCGACCCTACCATAGTTAGGAAGTACAAAGGGACGGATGGTAATGTCTACAGAGTACGTGGGGGTTCTGCCAGGTACCGTACATTTAGGAGAAGTCTTAAGTGTAAGTGCTGTGGGTTGGTAGGCCGCTACTTTCTAATGCAAAGACACACTAGCGACCTGCAGGTGGCCAAAGATATAGCACACCTCAATTTATATGCTGAGGAGAACGGGGAACCGGTACTGCTGACCAAAGACCATATACTTCCAGTGTCTCTTGGTGGCAAAGATATCTACCGCAACCTACAGACGTTGTGTGCTGTATGTAATATGATACGCGGGAATGATAGTATTCCTTTCAACATAATACGAAAGGTAAGGCCGATATGGATAGCTGGTGATAAAAAGCAGGCACTAAAAATGGCACGTGAGATGGCACATGTGCAAGAGGCGGCAGCGTAATGAGTGGTTACACTATCTGTAGGTTTTGTGGTTGGGTTGATAATAAACGGAGAACTGGAGAGCATGAGCCGGTACTATGCCCTGATTGTGGCTCCCCATTGGTGTGTAGTATGGGGGTGCTAGTGTCAGGAAGTCCGGGTCGTGATCCCGCTATAGGTGGGTTCGAAGAGGGGTTTATTATGAGGAAACTTGTGGAAGAGGTCGCAGTATAAGAGGTAGTAAGAAAGGACTATAAGTTACATGTCTAGTTGGCATAGTTATCCATCGATCTATATGGTGGGACACAAAGCAGCAGCGGAGATTATGTCATTACCGTTACAGGTGGAAGAGAAGGTTGACGGTTCACAGCTCTCCATAGGAAGATTTGATGGCTTTTTAAGAGTAAGGTCTTCTGGTGCGGAGTTCCCTTGGGATGCTCCGGAGCATATGTTTGCTCCTGGCGTCGAAGCACTGTCTAAGCTAGATCTACATGATGGATGGACATATCGAGGGGAATATGTAAGGAAGCCAAAACATAATGTACTGACCTACGGCCGAGTGCCTAAGAACCTCTTTATTGTTTTCGATATTAACACCGGAGAGGAAGACTATCTGGACTACGAAGCTAAGAAAGTGGAAGCTGATAGGCTTGGTCTGGATTGCGTTCCACTTCTATACCAGGGGATTGTTACCGCTGATATACTAAGGGAACTTCTACAGAGGGAGTCCATTCTTGGTGGAACTACGGTAGAAGGGGTGGTACTGAAACAGTATGAGGTGTTCGGGCGTAACAAGAAAGTTCTTATGGCTAAGTATGTCGCGGAATCCTTCAAAGAAAAACACATAGAAGAGTGGGGTGCTAGCAATCCTAGTGGCAAGGATACTATTGAACTTATAGCTACTCAACTAAGAACAGGTGCCAGGTGGTTGAAGTCAGTCCAGCATCTTAGGGAAGAGGGTAAAATCGAAGGATCTCCTAGAGATATAGGTAAGCTTATAAACTATATTGTCGAAGATGTTGAAGAGGAAGAAGAGGATTGGATTAAAGACCAGCTGTTTAAATGGGCCTGGCCTAAAATAAAACGTTACATAACAAGAGGTGTGCCAGAGTGGTACAAAGAGCTTATTATGGAGGAGCAGTTTGAAGAGATAGCAACCAGTAATAATACAGAATAAGGTAGTGGTAGAGTTTAATGAAGAATAAGGACTTGCATAGTTATATCAGGGAACTTTATTTTTGGCATCCAGAGCGCAAAGAGCAGCAGCAGATGGCCGAAAGGATAAAGGCTGGGCTGGAGTTGTATTCTCCTGATACTAAGTTCTGGTACTATCCAGAAGACGCGCATGCCGCGAAGATAATGTTTACGACAGGCGAGATTACCTTAGACTATCTTATACAGCATGTATTTCCTAGAATATCTGTAATCCACTCGTTGGAACCATGTTATTGGGACCGTACTGGGAGAGAAGAGCTAGAGCACTACGTGCAATTCGGCGATACTAAATGCCATGTAATACTCTATACATGGGAGCGTTTGGTCTGAGTGAAATTGGGAGATCTGGAGGATTCTCAAAATGTGTGTGCATGATTACAATTTGAGATTTGATACGCCGTTTGATGGTGGCAGCGAACATAGGGGCAAAAAATGCCGAATGATCCGTGAAGCTCCACATGAGGATTTCGATTATGAAGAAGTCGGTCCGTTGTACGAGGTTGAGTTTGAGGATGAAACAATATTCACTGCTTATCCTGAGGAACTCTTTAAGGATGGAGTTTGTATAGAACCAGAAACTATGTTCCTGAATAGAAAAGTTATGTGGAATCCTGAAGTGTTCACCGAAGAAGAACAGAAAAAAGCTAAAGAGGTTTATGATAGCTTCGATCAGGAAAGTGATTCTAGTAATAGTGGAGTGTAGTAGTAATGAATCATCATATAGACAGGGCAATCAAAGTTTATAACAGTATAAAGCGAAGAGAAAAAACAGATGTTTGTTGCAACGACTGTTTATTCCATAAAGTATTACCACCCTCCGGCTATGCAGGCGATAACTTTGTTACTACTGGAATTTATAATAGACATATATGTACTAGTGGAAAGACGACAGTTTTTAGAAACTATGTAACAGGAGAAATTACCGATAGATGTAGTTGTTATGAGTTAAACGCGAGCGGTCGTTGTCCATATTTCAAACCCAAGCACGTGGCTGTCCAGGATTGAGGTTAGTGCAGGGAACTTGCTGTCTGTAAAAAACAAGGAGAATATGTAAATGAAGATTCCTGGAAAATTTGGATTTATTAAGTATGAAGAAACCGATGTACCTATTATTATAATAAATTGGGAAATCGACATAGAAGAAGGTGCTGTTACATGTGTTGTAGATGAAGATGTAGATTTTAGTGCCAAACCCAGTGATGGATTTATACAACTTCTTGATGAGAATACTAATGTAATATATGAAAGTATAATTCATAGGCAATACGAAAAAGATAGAGACCCCACTACGCATAAGATCACGTTTTGGTTAGAGTACCACCCAACAGAGAAATATATAGAATACATACGTAACTATGTAAAGACTCGAGGACTGGGAGTGCGCGAGGGCAAGTCTGGATGGGTAAGGGACTTTAAGGAAATATGGGATAGACAATGAACGATATTATGAGACCGCGGTTTTTTATGCCCATTTTGAAGAGCTTTAGAAGAGGATTGCATTCGTGAATGACCAATCGTGGTGGTTGATAAGTGACTCCATAACCCAGACTCATAGAGTCGCCAGAGTACCTATCCATAAGGAGATGAGAGCTGATTGGGAATAGATAATCCAGAGCTGCTTAAAGTAATAGATAAACTAAATAGGAAGAAGAAGAAAGACCACCCCACAGACGACCGCCCAGCAGTATTCATAGCTGGAGAGCGTCCGGACCTGATGAATCCTGGTGTTATAGCTACGCCGAACATAGCCATAAACCGAGCCCTACATGGTGGTTTGAAGCGAGGAACTATACATGTCTTTTGGGGAGATTCTGGTACCGGAAAAACTACCGCCGGTCTGGAAATCATAGCTGGGGCACAGAAGGCTGGTGGTGTTGGCCTGTACGCGCTATCAGAGGGAGTGTTTCCCATAGAGCAAGCCCGTATGGTGGGTGTGGACTTAGATAGTCTCATATTTATAGAGGGGTTTGCTATAGCCGAAGAGGCCTTGGATATGATTATAGAATTCCTTGTAGATAAGGATACGTTAGTTCCAAGGAATGTAATAGATGTCGCCGTTATAGACTCAGTAGCGATGCTGGTACCTAAGGCTGAAATGGATAAAACTATGGAAGATGGTATAGCGTCTCAGAACATAGGACTACACGCTCGCCTTATGAGCAGAGCGACAAGAGATATCAATCCATTCCTTGGCAAATGTGCCATGGTCATGATAAACCAGGATAGAGTAGATATTAATTCCTACGGGGGCGGTAAGACACAACCTGGAGGAAGGGCCATGGTGTTTAATCCTAAAGTTATTCTGAAATTCTCAGCTCCTAAGAAAGACCTCATTTGGGAAGGGACGGGAGCTAGCAGACATGTGGTGGGACATACCGTGAAGTTATACGTTGACAAGAATAACGCGGGTTTAGGCGGACATCCACATGAAACGGCGGAGTACACGGTACGTTATAATGTAGGAACGGATAATATACTTCTATTATTCAATGTCGCGCTTATATCTAAAGCCATAGTAGAAGGAAGCAAAAGTTACTATCAGTTTAATATGTCTAAGGAGCTTCTTGCCCCACTAGGACTGTGGAAATCAGATGGTAAGGTGGATGAGCCGTTGAGATTACATGGACAGGATGCGGTTCTGGCCGCTATTAAGAGTTCAGATGTTCTAATCGAAGCCATAAAAGCCAGCTTGGAGGAAAGTAAAGATGGGTGAGAGTGCTGATAATAGAAAAGTGCTACTGGATTTCGAAGCAGCTTCTAAGTCCGTCGCATCTCTGGCTCAGGAAGGGCTTATGGGTTTCATGAGCAATAAGCAGCTAAGTCGTATCTTATACGCATTATCTTGTGATACGGTAGATGCGTCTTATAAGTATTTACTCATAGAGGCCGCTAATAGAATTGAGAGTATAGATTTTCAATGAAACCTTTTGGCGAACTGCTTAAGTTTTATAGGCTACGGAACAAGATGAGCCTAAGGACATTTTGGAAGGAAGTTGGAAAGCATTTTGATCTATCGCCTTCGGAAATAAGTCTAATTGAAAGAGGCATTTGTCCCCCAGTACAAGGTAGAGAGCGGTTATTGCGTCTTGCAGTGACGTTAGGCCTATCCGATTATGAACTACTGGATTTTCTAGCAGCGGCATTGTTTCCTGGCGATGAGGTTGCTGATGTTGCTAGGGAAAACCTAGCGGCGATGGAAAAATACTGCACGGAGAAGGTTGGAGGTAGTAACGATGATGCTGCCAGTTGATATAGGGTCCTGGCATATGGGAGAAGCTGAGGCATATAGTTATATGGTAAAGCGCGGCAAGTTGGCCGCCTATCTACAACTTCATGAGGCCGATCTTAGTAACGTTTTGAATCTACTAAAAGAAGATGGAATTAGTTTCTTAGTAGAAGAGTTTGCTGGCTGTGATTGGGTAGGAGTTTGGATGTGGCACCGACCCTTTGTCGAGGAACTTATCAAAGCATTTAATGAGATTGAGGAGCGTCTGCCAGAGGCAGCTAGGGCCTGGTATCTTGGTAAGTTGTTTGGGTATTCTGACGATTCTATAGAAGGTTATATAGCGGAGTACGCAGATTTTAATCGTGCTACTAACGAGGAGGCAGTATAGCCAGGTGAAACCAGAAAGAGAATTGCTCTTTTCCTTATCTAAAGAGAAAGGGGACTTTATAGTAGAGACTTTTCGCGCTGGAGGTAAGGGGGGACAAAATCAAAATAAAGTAGAGACCGGAGTTCGCATACGCCACCCGGAATCCGGAGCAGTTGCGGAGTGCAGGGAAGAAAGGTCTCAGCTGCAAAACAAACGTAAGGCATTTCTACGTCTAGTGGAAACCAAAAAGTTTAAGCTTTGGCACAAAATGGCGGTAGGGATGGCGCTTAGAGGAATCGAAGATTTCAATAGGGAGTTGGAGAGGCGAGTGGCTGATGCTATGAAACCTGAGAATCTAGAAATAGAATACTATGAGCCTTAGCCATTTGTGGAACATGGATTTGGTAATATCGTATGAATGAGCACGACTTGATAGAGAAATTGGTAACTATGGCCGCGAAACTGTGGCCGGAAGTGTTTACGTCTGAACGTGTATATAAGCTATTAACAGAATCATTTAGTATGCCAAGCGGTGAGCTTATAATAGAAGTAAGGAAAAACCTGCTGGCTGCTGCTTCCGATGCTTGTTCCTCATGTGATAAGTGTAACCTGTGCGATAATAGGTATGGGGAGTCCGTGTTCGCCGACGGATCTATACATGCGAAAGTAATGGCTATAGGAGAGGGTCCTGGCCAGTATGAACAGCGTACTCTTATACCATTTTGTCATAAGGATGAGTATATAAATAGTCGATGTTTCATGTACTGCGCAAACCATGAGAACTGTTTCCCACCTTCGTATGTGACAAGGGGAACTCCACTGCCGAGCGTGGGGTGTAGCTTCTTGAAGATGCCGGATTCCGTTACCAGGAAAAGGTTGGAGGATAAGGCGCCTACTCCTAACTCCACAGCTGGTATATTGAACGCTGCTCTCGATGGAATATTTCCAAGAGAGTCATCGAGCAACAGACTGACGTTCTATGGAGAACCTGCTAGCTACTCGGGCCTGTATATAACTAATATAGTGAAGTGCAGGCCTACAGATAATAATGGTAAGGACAGGCCACCGACCACTGAGGAGCAACGAGCTTGCGGCCGTTGGTTGAATATTCAGATGCGCCTGATTCAACCTAAAGTAATAGTGCTTGTAGGAAGAGTGGCAGCCCAACGATTCCTCGGGAGTAAGTTCTCTGTTACTGCCTCTAGCGGCATGTTTGCACCAAGGAAAGATCTTGAGATAGTGGGAGTACCGCCTAGCGTTGAGTACGTAGGTGTTATTATGCATCCAGCCGGTGTAGCAAGGCGCGGGGATGTAGCCACGCAGGAAGTGGAGATAGAGAAGATGCGTAAGGTTTTTGAGAAAGCGAGAGGAGTGATTGAATAGATGAAATGTTTTATAGTAAATGTGCATTCTGTGGTGGATTTTATAACTAACTCGTCTACTGAGATTTTCACATGGGGCACGAAAAGTTCAGTAACGGCTGCCCGTTCGTTACTGGAGACTCTTCTATCAGCTCTTGGAGTCAGTGGTAAGGTGGATGACTACTTTGAGATAGGGCTGGTTAATGAGGATTATAAGGATCGCTGCGATATGAGGGGGCAGTTTCCAGAAGTCGAGAGTATGTCCTGGGAAGAGTATGAAGAGTGGGCCAGAAATACGCCGGAAGCTGCCATTACGCGAGGAAACGGGGAATATCCGGGAACTATGCTTGAAATACGGCTTAAGAGTGATCCGAGCATAGACCTTGTCGCGAAAGTATTGGGCCTGCTGGGGCAGGAAGCGGAGGCTAACTACTAATTGGCAGAGTTACTTGCACCACCGTCTATGTGGTGGGAATCTAGGGAGTTTATCGACGCCTGTACTAATAGGCATAAGAGCCAGTCCGACTGGGATGATCTATTCATGTCGATAGCGAACTTAGCGGCTGGTATGTCTAAGTGTGCCAGTAGGAAATGCGGGGCCATGATTGTAAAGGATACTAGGATAGTAAGCTTTGGTTATAATGGTGCGCCCTCTGGATCATCCTTATGCCAGTTTCCACTAAGCTCGGATTCAGGTGTGTGTCCGCGCAAGCGACTAAACCTGCCATCAGGAGCTGGGGTAGAGCTATGCCCGGCACAACATGCTGAAAGGAACGCTATTACCAACGCCGCCAGACAAGGCACGGCTACTCTAGGGACTACTATATATGTATCAGCGACAGTGACTCCATGCCAGCAGTGTGCGGGTGCGATAATTAACGCCGGCATAAAAGAGTTAGTGTGCGGGTCTGATAACTGGTACGATAGTTTAGCTAAGAGGCTCTTAGAAGAGTCAGACATAGTAGTCAGGTTTATATAGAGGTGTGATGACCGAATGGTTTTTTGGGTTAGTAAACATGGATTCAGGCATTATGTCGCCGGTAGTGGAAATAGGTGGCAGATAAATTATGCTTCTCCGGGTTATAGCGTTGGCTGTGCCGCGAAACTAGGAGGCATTTTTGATTCTTATGAAGATGCTTATAATGTATTGTGCGACTACGCCAATAAGCACGGCTGGATAATGGAAGAGGGAGAATTAACGAGTAGCTGAAATTACAGTAATTGGTGGGAAGGGTAAAGGTTAGAACATATATGGTACTGGTTGGATTGATGATGGTAGTGGTGGGAGGGATACTGGCGACTGATGATAATCTAAGCCGTGATGATGGGAAGGGCATACTTAGCATAGTCGTAACGGGACTGGTCTTATTTGTAGTTGGTGTCATTCTAACTATAGCGACACGTAACGACTTCAAAGTGAAACAGGGAGTACCTGTGAGCATAAATAATATTGAAGTAAGGAAGGTACGCGATTATCCAGTGGGGTACAGAAAGCTGGTAGTTTACCCAGCCTCTGGAAACGAATGGTACGAAGTTCGAGTGAAAGATAAATGGATTGTCGTGAGGGAAAGTGGGTTCTTAGACAGCTTTGGATTGTAACTAGGATGTGTTAGGGAGGACAACAGATGCTTAGATTATATGGACATTATCAAGATGGTAATGTCATCAAGATCGGAGAAGATCCGAGTATTAAGGCTACTGATGATATTCAGGTGGATAGTGGCGATTGTGTATTGGGGTTCAAACTACCAGATGGATATCGTCGGCACAAGCTACCTGCTATGCTGCGCAGGGGCCCGTGGCTTCTGCGAGTAGATATCGCAATGGAACCTAAGGAGGAGTAGTGATGAAACTACTATTACCGGCTGTAACGCAGACATCGGGTGATGCTTACGCTGTACTTGAGGTGACTCGAGATCTGATAACTAAGGTTAATAGGCGTACGCGAACAGTTGACTTTCTAACAGCAGCAGATGAGGACTTCCTTACCGTAGAGTACGATGATGAATCCAATATTATCTGGCTTAATGACCTGAACGACGAAGAGAAGATGGAACAGTTGGACGACATGGCGGCACGGGGGGAAGGGCCTTTAGCGATACTGCTTCCTGATGATTACGATGTATCACAAGAAAACGGCAAAGCTATTATACACTTCAGCACTATGACGATATCGAAGTTTGGTATCTCTTATGCCGCTGATGCGGGTTTTACTGATAGAGGATATAAGCTGGCTTGTGTACTACCCGGTGATTGGCTGGAAACTACATATGAGGCATGGGAGGATAAGAATGGGAACAAAATACCCGGATAAAGTATTTTCTAAAATAGTTGGTACTACTTTCGATAACCGCCAGGAGAAGATAGTCAGAGCTAAAGAGGCTGGAGCTGCTATGCTTCACTTGGAACGTGAACCAGAGAATGCTTACGACCCCGACGCCATAGGCGTATGGGTAGAGTTGTACAGCAAAGAGGGTGGATATGAGACTATCCAGCTGGGTTACATCTCTAACTCGGAATACGCTTGCGCTGATTGCGGCTATATAATGCCTGGGCGCGGTAAGGGAGCTCCCAGTGCGTGCTCAGAATGTGATGGCACGGAGTTTGATCGCATTGGACTGGCTACTCAGTTGGCCCAGGCCATGGATTCCGGTATCAGTTACACGTGTAAAGTACTGGAGTACACGGGCGGAGATATGAAGGAAGACGGTACGGAGAAAAAGAACAGGGGAGTAAATATATTTATAGAGATGCTCAAAATAACTGAGCCTACCTATGGAGTATAGGAGAGTATTAATTTGCTGTTAGTTAAAGAGGGAAACTGGACTAAATGGCATCGTATGAATCCGGACAATCCCGCTCAACTCTTATGCGGTAAGGCGGTAGATACAGATAAAGCTATCTACAGGGAAGCTTGTCAGACCGATGAGAGTAATCGGTGTGCCAAGTGCGAACGCAAGTACTCTGAACTACTGAAGGAGATAGCATAGTGGCTGAGCTTAAGACTCCGGTTATTTCATATACTCAGCTGAGTCTGCTTGACGACTGCTCTTTAGCCTGGTACTTTAAGTACGTCAAAAAGATCGGTAAGCCTCAAACAATATACATGTTTGCTGGAACATGCTTCCATGAAGCTATGCAGGCGGCTAATTTGGTGTTTATTAGCAATGGTAACAAGGCTGAACTCGATTATGTGATAGCGGTATTCGACTCTAAGTGGGATAAGGGTATCAAGAGCCTCGAGCTCTTGCCGGGCCAGAGTCCAAAGAAGTTCAAGGCCAATGGTCTAGCCGCCGTGGAAAAGTATTGGTCGGAGGTGGGCCGCTACCAAGCACCGGATGCCTGCGAAGTAAAAATAACTAAAGACTTGCCTGGAATGAACTGCCGCTTAATAGGTATCGTCGATATGATTCGCAGCGATAATACTTTAGTAGATTATAAACTTACTACTAAGAAGTGGAATGAAGAAGAGGAAGCTGCCACGAATACACAGGCCACGACCTACACGTTTCTGACTGGGAAGCCTTATGTAGATTTTGAGTTCCATGTAGTACAGAGGAAAGACAAGCCTAAGGTAGACGTGATCTCTATGAGAAGGGATTACGTTGATGTGGAAGACTTCTTGGGTTATGCTAAACGATCTCTTGCACTTATGTCGGCTTTGAGGGAGGGAACAGTTCCGCCAGAACCAAGAGACAAGTATTGCAGCGAGCTGCTGTGTCAGTACTATAGAGAGTGTCAGGCATGGAAGTATGGTATTAATTTGAGTAACTAAACTTGTGCGTGTGCCATGGGTGTTTACTACGCCAGAAATGACCGCTGTGGTTGCGCACTAGAAGCCTGTGGGGTGTGTTTCTTCCATCCTTTCTGATCACACCCTGCAGGCAGTATATAGCTATTAAAGCAGGAGGAAAGATAAACACATAATGTCTGTTAAAATGTTGAGTTTCAACGAAGAGGCCAGGAAATCATTGGAAAAGGGAGTATCTACCGTAGCGGCGGCGGTCAAGGTGACACTTGGACCGAAAGGCCGCAATGTAGTGCTCGATAAGAAGTGGGGCAGCCCTACGATCACTAAGGACGGCGTAACCGTCGCTAAAGAGATCGAGCTTGAAGACCCGTATGAGAACATGGGCGCTCAGCTTGTTCGCGAAGTAGCATCGAAGACCAACGACGTCGCCGGTGACGGCACAACGACGGCCACGGTGCTCGCCGAAGCTATCGTGCATGAAGGTCTGCGCTACGTCGCGGCGGGCGGCAACCCGATTGCCGTCAAGCGCGGCATCGAACTAGCCGTAAGCAAGGTAGTGAGTGAGATTAGCAAGATGGCTACTCCGATTACTGAAGGCTCGGAGATTGCACAGATAGCGTCTATTTCAGCAAACGAGCAGGAAATAGGAGAGCTTATAGCCGAGGCTATGGATAAAGTGGGCAAGGATGGTGTGATTGCGGTCGAGGAGTCAAAAGGTACGCAGACTACTCTCGACGTGGTCGAAGGGATGCAGTTCGACAAGGGCTACATTTCGCCTTATATGGTCACCGACCCCGAGCGGATGGAGACTGTATTAGAAAGCCCGGTTATTCTGCTCTACGAGAAGAAGATTAGCTCCGCCGCGGATATAATCCCCGTACTTGAGCAAGCGATCACTGCTGGCAGGTCTATTTTAGTTATTGCTGAGGATGTGGATGGTGAGGCTCTGGCGACCATGGTACTTAACAAACTGCGTGGTATTGTGCTCGGGGCTGCTGTGAAATCTCCTGGATTCGGTGAGAGAAGGAAGGCCATGATGTCCGATCTTGCTACGCTCACGGGCGGTAAATACTTAGCAGATGAGCTCGGCGTTAAGCTTGAGAGTATCACGCTAGATATGTTCGGTACTGCTAAGAAAGTAGTCATAACAAAGGATAAGACTACTATTATAGAAGGAGCCGGAACGTCGGAGGATATCGAGGCCAGAGTTTCTCAGATCAAACATCAGATGGAAAATACGGAGTCGGCTTACGATAAAGAGAAAATGCAGGAACGGCTAGCCAAGCTTGCCGGGGGTGTTGCCGTTATCAAAGTTGGAGCCGCTACGGAAGTAGCTCTTAAGGAGAGAAAGCACCGGATCGAGGACGCGCTGTCGGCGACCCGCGCAGCCGTTGAGGAAGGAATCGTCCCTGGCGGCGGCGTGACTTACATATCGGTGCTTCCGGCTCTTGACTCTTTAGGGAGTGATATAGATGAAAAAGCTGGGGTTAACATCGTCAAGCGAGCTCTAGAAGAACCGATGCGCCAGATAGCCGATAATGCTGGAGTCGAAAGTTCCGTTGTAGTAGAGAAAGTGAAGACGTCCGACCTAGGCGTAGGATTCAACGCCGCAACCGGTGTATATGAGGATATGGTAAAGGCAGGGATCATCGACCCGGCTAAAGTTACGAGATGCGCTCTTGAGAATGCGGCCAGTGTAGCGGCACTGATATTGACTACGGAGTCGATAATAGCAGACAAGCCGGAGAAGGATAAGGCCTTACCTCAACAGGGGTATCAAGACTACGGTATGTAGTTTATAGGAATTGGTTGGTGGGTGGATTCCTTACGCATAGTAATTCCACCCACTCACCAATATAGGTGCGGATATCTTGTAGCCACACTTTTGGTGAGGAATATGAGTAAAGAAACTGTATTTATTTGTAGTAAGTTTAATGGAGACATGGAGCATAATAGCGAGATAGCTAGAAAGCTTTGCAGAATGGCTATGGATGCTGGGTACGCTCCATTCGCGCCACATCTGCTTTACCCGCAAATACTAACCGAGGATGGAGAGGACAGAGAACTGGGAATACAATGTGGGCTTGCTATGTTAGAGAAATGTGACAGAGTATGGGCCTATATAGGTGAAGGTGTCTCACCTGGGATGAGGGTAGAGATAAAGAGAGCTAAGGAGCTTAATAAGCTCATAATGATACTGGCAGAGGAGCTGGAATAAAATCATGCGAGATTGGGATGCCGCCAAACTTTTGGATGGTAAGTATGGGTTTGCTGGGTGGGATATGTCTTATACTTCCCTAGGGTCCGATTTAGTTAAGCTATGCATAACGATAAAAGAGTTTGGTGTCAATAGAGAAGTAGTAAGCCACACGGATGACTTAGATACCGCTATGGACAGGGTCTTATCGATGCTGGAGCTATGCGGTGGTGTAGAGCAGATAGGAGTGGCAAGTAGTCAGAGTATTTCTGATAGCACTAATCGGGAAAAAGAAGTGCAGGCAGAAGAGAAGCCTGATCGAGCGCCGGAGAGTGCGCCAGTCGAGGACGATATTTTAGCTGCCGCTGATGAAATATTTTCTCAAGCCGCCCAAGCTTCAACCAAGCCGCAGCCGAATAACAGGCCGCCCAGTGTAGCTGATGAAGTAAAAAGCTACTTAAGCTCAGGAGCAGCTGCTAAAAAGGGTGGTGGTAGTAGTTATGAGTGCTTGTATTGTCACAAGTTAGTGCCGATTCCCGTTGCAAGAGAGTTAGAGGCGGCAGGTAAGCCAATGCTGCATCCTAAATGCACCGCGAGTTATGCTGCTCAGGAAGGAGGATAGGGGTGGAAGTAAATATAATACATGAGTTGAAATCAAGCGTGCCTGAAGATTACCCGGAAAAAGAGCCCCTAGCAACATGTGGGGCTCTTACTCTTACCGCTAGTCATGCTACAGATACTTTTGTAGTATCGCTTGGGGATAGAATAAACACGCATATGCGTGGTACGCTTGGCATAGAGTCGATACTGGAAGAAATGCAAGAGATAGCCGAAACGGAGGCGAAACGTCTTCCTATGCCTGATATATCAGGAGATAATGTAGTTGTAATAACTCTGTCGGGAGGCATTGCCTACTTGGTTAAGAAGCCTGCGGGAGTCGCAGTTCATATCCATGACTACGATATTGAAGATGACGAGGGGGATTACATTCATAGGGATGAGAATGGAGATTTGGTAGCAGTTAGCGTGTATGAGTAGGAGAACTATTTGAGTGTTTGGTTTTATTGTAAGGATATGCGAGGTTATTGGGGGCTTTAATCATTGGACGGATTATTATGTGGTGGCTGAAACTGCGACGCAGGCCGTAGAAGATTGGTTCTATGATAACTTACATACCTTAGAGATAGGGTACACGATAAGCGATTATGGATCTATAAATATTAGTAACGCTGCCATGAGTATAGAGGCTGAGGATGGTCATACCTTAGTGATAGATGACAAAAAGAATATACACAGTCCGGATGGGACATACATATCTGGTATGAGCATAGAGGGGCCGAAGGATAGGACACTCTGCCCCAGGTGTGGAGGCAGAGGAGAGGTGTTCGTAGATTCGTAAGTGGAGGAGTGAAATGGCACAGGATAATGCTACTTGGGTGGGCGATGTTTATGTCACGGATCCGGATAGCGGCAATGACATAGGAGTATCTATTTATAAGGACGTAGTGTCCGGAGGCATGTTCGGAGTAGATAGCAGTTACATAGAGCAGGTTGATGATGTAGTATGGAATCCGCTTAGGAAATCAGCCACGCAAATACATTGCGGCGAACCTGTCTACGTAAAAGGAGAGTTCTACCCTCATGGGTATAGAATACTGCTAGTAAACACGTCAGATATGCATGCGAAGGTACTTTATGAGGCTGGAAACGATCCACTGGATTCATCCGGAATCGTACCTGAAGCGGACGGGGAACCTATCAGCCAGTTAGAGCGGTGGTGCACGGAGCAGGCTGCTATTTTTGCCACAGAAGCAGGTGTGCTTCTGTATAGGTGTTTTCATGGTAACGATCCTTATACTGATGCTGATAAGAGTGTTACCTGGGAGGGGCATGAGTATGGCCTGTGGCTCTAATGATGACGTTGAGATAAGAATCGAAGAGCGGATAACGGCGTGGCTCTCCAGTAAAATGAAGATGTGTGATAAATGCGTGGTGTGTGGTAGTAAACCGTCAAGCTGGACTGTTGTGCCCTCCATACTTCTATGTCCCACGTCTGGTGGCTTTGGCCCTACGCGGTTCGCTGGCAGCGTGCCTTTCGTTGTCGTAGTATGCCCCGTCTGTGGTTACTCTATGTTGTTCAACGCTATAGCGATGGGTTTAGTAGGTACTGATGGGAGAGTGTTAGTATGACAGTGGATCATGTCGACTTTGAGGTCGTGGATGAGTCGAGTTTTTATTTGTTACACATGTATTCCGATAGAGCAAAGTCTTGGGTAGGGGCTAACGTAGGGGAACATCAGACTTTAGGCGAAGATATAGTAGTAGAGACTAGGTATATCCAAGATATCGTGGCGGCTATGATAAGAGATGGCCTAGTAGTGCGTAAAGATGGCAGCGAGCTGTATATAGATGAAGATGGAAGTATCATGAAGATACTTCAGCTATAGAAAATCAGAAGTTAGGTGAGTGAAGTTTACGTTGGTAGGGATTTGTGGTGGAAAACAGCACGGTAAAGATACAGTGGCTGCTCTTCTTGCGAAGATGGCTGGCGCTGATGCTATAAGAACAATTCGTAGAGGAATGGCTGACTATGTTAAGGAAGAAATAGCGGAGTGCTTCAGCCAAAGGATGAGCGTGCCTAAGGAAGAACTGCTAAGACAGATGAACACTACTGGGGAAAAAGAGCGCTGGAGACTTATCATGCAGTGGTGGGGTACAGAGTACAGGCGAGCAGCGGATAAGGACTACTGGGTCAAGAGGATGGATTCGTGGCTGCAGTCCAGTGAATGCCCGGAGCATGAACTCGTAATCATTCCTGACATAAGATTCACTAATGAGATTTTATATATAGCTGACAACGGAGGCTACCTGATTCTGGTAGACCGTCCGGGGCTTTCGGAGGTCGTAGACACGCACGTTTCTGAGCAAGAGTGGAGAAAGTTTGATGGATGGAACAGCATAATTATCAATGACGGCACTGAGGAAGAGCTTGCCTTGAAAGTAAAAGCTCTGTTTGCCCAGGTCTTTGATTTTATGACACAGAATGCTAGTCCGGAGGTAAGTATGCCTAAGTATAATGTACATGTCTATCCAGTTGTTAGAATAATGATACCAGATATACAGGCTGACTCTATGACTGAAGCAATAGATAAAGCCGAGAGAATGGTATCGTTCGATGCGTTGTTCGAAAGGGATAACCAAGGTGGAAACTGGACTGAGATGAGTTTTGCCGAGGAGATAGCTTATTGGTTGGTGGACATGGCCGATGATCCCAATTATAACAAAACTACGTGGTTTATACCAGACACCTCTGGAAAACCCGTACCGGATTATGATGTAGCAACTAATGTAGTCGAGCTTAAAGATGTGATGTGCATGTATCATACGGCCATCAAAGAGTTACTTCTGTCTGGGAAGCTTAATGATACTAATACGGTTGGTCGGCTGAAAGCAATCCAGAAGATAGCAGAAAGACGGCTGGACTTTGTCACCAAGAGGATGTAGTTAATTATGGATATACATGACTTCGATCCGAGTAAACTTACTACTGATAATGAAGGTAAGATACCGCGTAGCGTGTACGCTACGCTAAGTCCTATGGAGAAAGTATTAGCGGCAGCGCAAGAAGGGTTTTGCAGAGAACATGGCTTTGTCAGCCCAACCTCTTATAACAAGGCGGTAGAACTTAAATCGGGAGACTCCTTACTAGATCATCTAGTAATAGAACTTATAGAGGGATGTGATGGAGAGGATGATAACCCGGACCTTGTAGAAATAGCTATTTCTAAGCTAGAGGCCAGCATTGATCTTCTCTACGCCGCTATCGAAGGTATAAGGAGTTTGGTAGATCTGCATGGAAAACTGGAGACGCCTGGAGAAGGATCTAGCTCGTAAGATACATGGGTACCTGACAATAGGAAGTGGTAACAAGTGGCAGAAGGGTGACGCACAAAACAAGTTCTTTTTGGTAGAAGCTAAGTGGCGAAGCCCGGTTCTTGATCTAAGCGAAACTTGGCTCATTACCTTACTCAAACATGCCACGGCCAGAAATAAAAAGTCAGTACTCGGTATATGCTGTGATAACTACTGGACTCTTGCTATGCTACCACTCGAAGATTGGCCAGGCCAGGAAGATTATAGTATTGAAGAGGTAGTAGACTGTACGAATAAGAAGCAGCACCGCATGTATCCTTACGGCCACTACCATTACAAGCAGTTTGATTTCAAGACCGCTGGCTCATGGATAGTTATCCCATTGGATGATCTCATCTCTATAACACGTTGCGCTGATGCTGCTGGTGTAGACAAAAATAAGGAAGAGGAAGCAAAACTCAGGCATAAGGAAAAGCTGGCAAAGCAACGGGAGTGGTGTAAGAGGAAGTACAAAGAGCGAAAGAAATAGTCTATGATCATTGGTGGCTTGAGGAGGTGACTGGTTTTGGATAGAAATACGGAGGATGGATTTTTCATCGTTACTCGTATCCACAGGGATGATCTTAGAATGTTGGGGTTCGATACTTCTAATACCTCTGATGAAGATATGGAGCGTCTCGCAGAGAGGATGGAAAACGACTATGTGGAGCAGCTTTATTGGTCCAGCATGGAGATACTGGCTGAAGACTTAGTTCCTAGGAAGACTGAGTAGGGAGGAGACGTGGCGCTTGATAATCTTTTGCTTTTTGAAAAACACCTCGGTGAAGGCAAGAGGTGCGGGAATGTCTGGGCTTTCCACTGTTGGCGATGCGATCAGGGAAAAAGAAGCCGGCATCTTTATGTAAACTCTGAGGGCCTGTACTACTGTCACAAGTGTGCTACGGCTCCTGATGGGCTCGGTCAAGGTAACGCAGTGAAGTTCGCTCGCATAATGAGGGACTCTCCAGGCGGAAGTTACTCTTTATATAAAAGAGAGACTGCAATTTCTAGATTTGATCAAGGTGTGGCCCTTGATGTCTATACTCATTTGTTCAACGAAGCTGGGCTCACTAGAGAACATAGAGATAAGTTAGCTGAGAGGGGCATAAAGAGCCCGTATTCAAAGTTTGGGCTGCGTTCTTCTAATGGCGCTATTAAGATACTATCGAAGAAGTTCGACGAGCCTGCCCTAATTTCATGCGGCTTACTCTGTACGGATGGCGGTAAAACTTTTACCCATCGCAGCGTGTACAACAACAGAATCCTCATCCCTTACTGGGTAGATGGTAAAGTGTGGTACTTCAGGAGCCGCGGGGTAGTCACGTCTGGGGATTATCTTGGGCCTTATGATGTATCGTCTAATAACTACTTCTGGGGATTTGTAAACCCAGATAGGAAATGCGATCTAATAATCACTGAAGGTGAGTTCAAGGCGATGGCGGCAGTGCAGGCTGGGTTTCACTGCGTCGGGCTTCCTGGGATGAATTCAGCACATGACATAGTGGCTAAGGTGTGCAAAGAAAAGGGGATACAAGAGAGCACGATATTGTTCGATTCCCAGATAAGAAATAACAAGTATGTAGATTATGCCGCATATTCGCTCGGAGAAAAGCTGAGTGCCGCGGGGATTAAGGTATATAGAGCGTTCCTGCCTTTATACGAGGAAAGTAAGATAGATATAGATTCATTTTTACTATCGCATAGTAGAGAAGAGCTGGTGGATGTGCTGTTGGAGGCCAAGAGGCTGTAGTTGTAAAGGGCGCGGCTTGCTAGGTAAACTAATCAGTGGGTGCTGCATCTATAAGGAAGGAAATTGGTATTAAAGTTTGATATGAAATGTTTTTATCATGATGACCTGGATGGGAAGTGTGCGGCTGCTATAGTGTATAAGTGGCATATAGACAATCATATACCGGTAGAGCATAGCGACTTTTGTCAAATAGATTATCCAGCTACAATCTCAACAGAAGATATACATGACGGGGATCTAGTGTTCATAGTGGACTTTTCGGTAAGCCCTGATGAATACAAACTTCTTATGGAGAAAGCTGCTGATGTCATATGGATAGATCATCATAGATCGGCCCTAGAAAAGTACGAATCTGCGAACGTTCATCCCATGGGCGTTAGAGATACTAAAGAGTCAGCGTGCCTGCTGACATGGAAATATTTATATGAAACGTGTGGTGTGCCTTTAGCGATAAAGTTTATTAGCGATATGGATACATGGACGTGGGAATATGGCACTATTACTGAACTGTTTATTTCTGGCCTGGAATCCCTACCCACCGACCCCCTTAGCTGCGTGTGGGAGGAGCTATTCGATCTGGGAGGCCCCAGTTATGTTGATACAGCGTACTGGCTTCTAGATAAGGCCACGGCTTACAGGAAAATACTGGATAGGGGCGAGGTTGTCAAGGACTATAAAAAACAGTGGTATTCCTCCTATACCAGGAAGAGAGCATTTACCTCATATATAGAAGGCCACAGATGTCTGTGCTTGAATTTGGGTGACGCTGGAATAGAGGCTTTTGGCGATGATACCAGTTCTTACCCGATAGTTGTGGCCTTTGCTTTTGATGGGGATTTCTGTAAAGTTTCTTTGCGAGCTACTACACCTATTAGTGAGGGTGGCGTAGATGTTGGGAAAATGGCTGAGAAATATGGGGGCGGCGGGCATCCGAGTGCGGCCGGCTTCACTATACCGCGAGAAAAGTTTTTCGAAAGTTTTACTAAGGAGGGTAGATAAGAGATGAGTCATTACATGTTGGGTGTGATAATACCAAAAGATACGCCGGAAGAAGAAATAGATAGCCTAGTTAATGAGTTGATGGAGCCTTTTGATGAGAACCTGCAGGTTCCGGCATATGAAGAGGATTGTTTTTGCGTAGGGATACAGGCGGTAAAGGCTGTCAGAAGCGCGGCTGATGAGGCCTACGGTACCTGGTCAGATATCCAGGACCGCTATAGGAAGGAAGTACTGATTCCAGAAGCCGAGAAACTCGGCGTGTCTTTACCTGACTTAGATGAAGAGATAATGAATAAAACTTCCATCGGTAACAGGCTGCAAAAGCTATGGGAAGATGACTACTGCCTCCCACGTGGAAGGTTTGAGCAAAGTACAGCAGAGACTCATCCATTGAAAGATAAGCCGGACCCGGACTGCCAGGACTGCCATGGTTCGGGAATAAGAACTACTACGTATAACCCCAACTCTAAGTGGGATTGTTGGAGTTATGGTGGTAGATGGAATGGGGAGATAGCAGGCAAACCAGAAAATGATTCATCGGGCTTTAACTTCGGTGACGAATACAGACAGTTCGAGAGCAATATTGCTAGAGTGTCTGATTTTATAGCCACTGGAAAAGTGCCGTTTGCTCTACTTACCCCGGATGTTAAGTGGTACGAGCGTGGAGAAATGGGTTGGTTTGGTAATGTTAAGGATGAAAAAGATGAGTGGGAAGACCAAGCCATGAGTATTCTGAAACAGTATCCTGAAGACAAGATAGTGGGAATAGACTGCCACATTTAATAGGGAGGATAACATGAAATTTGAGGTGAATGTGCCGGAGCTGCACTGGTGTACCTATGAGATCACCGCTGCCTCGGTAGCGGAGGCCAGGAAATTACGCCCCGAAGAAATACTAGCTAACGATGACACAGGTGCCGTATTTAGTAGGACGTTTGACCCAGGTGAGGTACCATGGGAGCTATGTGATAGCAAGGGAAACTTGTTGAATTTGATAGATAATGTTGCTTGTAAGGAAGGGTAGTATAGATGGCTAACTATTATACAATGTTTAGCGTGAAAGTAGAATGTGTAAGTAAGAAGGCATGCGACTTTCTAGAAGCATTAGCTGAGAACGGCGAGGAAAATGAATCGGCCTATGAGTATGAAAGGCAGGGCGACAAAAGTATTTGGTTCCACTCCGAATATAATGCCCCCGAGGCAGTAGCCACTATCATATCTACTTACCAGGAGCATTACCCTAAGGCAGACCTGGTGGTTATAGAATGGTCTGCCAGCTGCTCCAGCCCCAGATTAGATGCTTATGGCGGCGGGGTCGTAGTGATCTACAAAGGAAAGCAATACTGGATGTCCACCTATGAGTGGGCGTTCTCTAAACTAGAGGAACTTGGTTACCGGAAGACAGGTAACACGCCCAAATAAGGAATGGAGGTAATGTAGTGGGACAATATTATAAAATCTGCAATTTGGATAAGAAGGAAGTCATCAACCCACATGGTCTTGGTAGTGGGTTGAAGCTCTGGGAGCAAATTGCCTCCTATCCAGGGACGGGAGCGGCTCTTATAGTACTCTTAGCCTGTTCTAATGGTAGGGGTGGAGGTGACCTTAAATACCACCCGATGGTAGGTAGGTGGGCTGGTGATAGGATAGCTGTGGTAGGAGACTATGCTGAGGATGGAGACCTGCCTGAGGAATTCGCCGCTGGGTCCATATATAAAAATAGTGAGGGCTGGCTTGATATTACCTCTAGTGTGGCCGAGGTTTTGGAAAAGGAGTTAAGTCTTAGATTCATCGGCACTGGGTGGAAAGACGTGCTTACGTATGATACTAAACTCTATTGGGGAGGAGATTCTCCTGTAGCTAGCGAAGCCTACGCGAAGTTTATAGAGTGGGAAAATTCGCTGGGCGCTGATGTTTATGATGAGGTCGAAGCACTCATCAACTGGATTGTGGACTCCGGCTTGGATGTTGCCTTAGCCCCTTGGGAGATTATCGCCAAGCCGTTAATATTTTCAAGAACGCCGAAAGAGATAGTAGCAGATTTATTAGACATACGAGAAGGCAAACTAACTCTCTTGGGTAGATCTCACTTCTACATAGACAGACACTAATGAGGGACACATTATGGCATGGATAAGAATAGATGATGAATTACTGCCTATGGTAGATAAAGTCCTTTCCCGCGCCCTGGCCGACCTGGCATTTCTAGGCATCACAGCTGAAGAGGGGCAGTTGCGTGCGTACGTGATACGTGAGCTACTCAGGGAATTGAGTGAGATCGATGCACAAAAGCATACACGTATAGCTGATATATCGGAAGCAAAGAGTCTCTACGAAGACAACTTCGATATAGCTGTGGACGCTGACGCCAGGGTAGTCGATAGCACGGACGGTAAATGGGTGATGGGATGGCTGCTACTAGGGGGTTGACATGACAGACTATTTGGAAAAGTTGAGTTACAAAAAATACACTATAAAAATATTCATAGATGACTTGGCTGAAAGCCCGAGAGAGTGGGATAATCTCGGAAAGTTAGTAATCTTCGGTAAGCATGGAGTTACTGAGATTAGTGAGACTGCCACTAATTACAACCCTAAAGAATACTCTAGGTGGAATGAACTAGACGCGGCGGTCATGGAAGACTACCCTGAATGCGAATATGTGCCAGTGTACAAGTACGAGCATGGTGGAGTTATGTTCAATACTACTGGGTTTCCATGTCCATGGGATTCGGGAAGAGTGGGTTTTATACTTGCAACTAGAGAAGATGTCGCAAGGGAGTATGACGTTACATACATAGCCGCCGAGCTAAAGGCTAAAGTTAAGAAGCTATTAGTAGAAGAAATACGCCAGTATTCTAAATGGGTAAACGGGGAAGTGTACGGCTATGTTATTGAGGATGAAGAAGGCTGCGAGGAGGATTCCCAGTGGGGATTCGAGGGTATAGATGAGGCTATTAAAGCTAGCAAGGAAATTATAGATAACCTCTCTACTAAAACGGTGTGTAATAGCGATGTGTCTGGCATCGCTAGACCATCATGGGATATGCTAACCAAATTGGAAGGCTGCTATGTATACGATACCTACCTCTTAGAAATAGCGTGTGCTTTTATTGATAGCCAAAGGCTGAGCGGGAAATTCGCTGACTATGTTAACGATTACATTTCGGAGGACCAGCGCAATATTTGAGTAGCTGATACTTTAGAAGTGGGGGTGAGTAAGGTAGTAAGAGTAGAGAAATCATATTATACCGATACCGGTGATATTACCTTGTATGGTACATTCGCTGGGACAGTGGAGGAGTTTGAAGAGAGACTTAAAACGTTTAGTATACAAACTACAGACCCTAGGATAGATTGGGATGAGGAGCCAGATGGAGGCTGGGAGTATATAGACTTCTCATTCGGGTTAGTAAAGGAGTAACGCTATTGGAGAGTAAAACTGTTTACGTTTTGATGATTTCCAACGATGATGGAATCGATGCAAGCGTCTATACTACTCATGAATTGGCTTATGAGGCACTAGATAACTACGTTGTGGAGTTCTGGGATACTATGTTTGAGGATACCGATGCTATGCCTGACGATGTGCAGACGCGTGTAGACATATATTTCGAGAAGGCTCAGGAGGCACTCGGTAAAGAGGAATCTTATGATATTCTTGATCGTCCACTGGTGACCGAGAAGGAGAAGTAATAGTATGCTTGCCTTGGAGATACTAGACTAGATTTACGTGAGGCAGATGAGGATTATCTAGGTTAATGTTAGTAGTAAAGATAGAACTGTGGCCTCATGGGGATGAGTCCAGGAAGGTGAACCTGGGGACAGCGCATATCATCAATGATGGTACTGGAGATCGCCGGGTTGGTAATTACATAATCAAACTGTTTAAGTGGACTAATAAAAACAAGGAACCTGGGATCTGGAAGGCAGGCAAGGTGATCGGGTTTAGGAGGCTGGTTGGTGGGCCTTGGGATCTGTTATTATTGGGGCTGGGGGCATTATTGGAGCCCAGGAAAGCTGGGCTTCTAGCTAAAGTAAAATGAAGTAGTGAAGTAAGGAACTATAGGAGGAAAGAGGATGACATTTAAGTACACTGGAGCAACGTGTCCTGGCCAAGAGACCTTTGTTAGCATGCTACAAGATTTATTAGAATCTTTGCTTGCGCCGGAAGTCATAACCATTAACTGCGGCGTATCCGACGGGCGTGCCTGTTACCAATTGGTAGACAGTACTAGTAAGATGAGGCTAATTCAGATCATTGCCTTCAATGAGGGAGATAAGTGGACGTGGTCCGTAGAAAACTTATTCACCTGCGAGGCTGTGGGTAGTGGAGATACAGCGAAAGAAACTATCGCTTTGGTGCGAGAAGCATTGGAGGATATATTAGGTGAAGTATAGAGTTACTATAACAAGGAGGACTTCTGCTACAAAGGAAGTCATCGTGGAAGCTCCGGATATCGACGCCGCCGGGGATAAGGTTGAACTTATGCTGCTCGATGGGAGACTAAGTGTAGAAGATGCTGCGACTGCCGAAATAGTTATTCAAGAGATAGAGGAGGTCGGAGAGTAATATGATTTATCGTTTTGCTGGAGAGCTAGTGTGCCCAGCCACTGCCACTATAACAGCAGTGGACGAAGCTGAGGCTATCATACGGGCTGAGAATGGAGACTTTGACGCGATAGATTATGAGATCCCGCTAGATGCTAATAGCTGCTTTGAATGGTATAAAGAATTACCTGAGGTAGAGGAGGAATAACTATGCAGTGTCTCAATTGTGGAGAGGATATTCCAGGCTATGATAATTTCTGCGAGGAGTGCTACTATGAGCTGACCGCTGAAGAGATGCAAGAGCTGGAAGATGAACAAGATGAGATAAATGATGGATATGGGGAGTAAGCTGCTTTCTTCACTCGATAAAGACCAAGCCACCGCGGCGAAGATTATAAATGGTCCTGTGTTAGTGCAGAGTGGAGCTGGGTCTGGCAAAACCAGGCTGCTTACCCACAGAATTGCATACATGTTAGAGCACGGGGTGTCTCCAGAAGCTATCGCGTGCTTCACTTTCACCAATAAGGCGGCCACTGAAATGAAAGAACGTTTGGCCACACTCATAGATAGCAGAATAAAGGGTATGTGGGTGGGTACCTTCCATTCCATATGTGCCAGAATGCTGAGAGGATTCGGGGAATTGGGCTTGGTTCCCAAAGAGTTTACTATAATAGATGGTGCTGAATCCTTAAAGATAATGGTCAATATAGCCAAGCAGTTGGAAACTGAGACCAAGCCGGAAACATTGCTCCATGCCGTATCCAAATCTAAAAGAAAACTAGCTTCGATAAAAGATCTCTACTCCGGCTTACTAAGCCCCAGGTGGATAGAAGAGCTCAGCCTGGCCTATGAGCTGTATCAAAAAGAACTTCGCCGCATAGGCGGTTTGGATTTCGATGATCTTATAACTACCACTATTAACGTCATGGAAAACAGTGTAGTGGCTCGGGCCTCAATTCATGGCAGGTTCCGGTGCGTGTGCGTGGATGAATATCAAGACACGGCTCATGCGGAAGAGTTGCTACTTAGAAAGATAGTAGAACTTCATAACAATATATTTGTGGTAGGAGATCTATCGCAAAGTATCTATTCTTTTCGTGACTCGGATTACAAGCTGATGCTTGACTTCTCTAAAAATTACAAGGGAGCTAAGGTATATGCTTTACATAAGAATTATCGTTCAGGCAGCAGAATTGTTAACGCTGCTGACAGTCTCATATCGAGAAATAAAAGCTACGTCAACCTCCCTAGCGTCGCGGAAAAAGAAGGTGGGGAGGTTGTTAAGGCATGGTTTGAATCTGGTTCGGACGAGGCGGAAGGGGTAGCTGATAAAATACTGTCTTTACTTGATAGTTATAAGTTCGAGGAGATTGCTGTTTTATGTAGGCTTAGGGTATTATGTTTTACCATAGAGCATGCATTGCTTACTAGGAATATCCCGTACACGATGTCTGGCGGCGCCAACATAACCAGCAAACATGAAGTCAAACTTTTAATCAGCTACCTCAGGCTTATCCTTAACCAGAATGATGACTTGGCACTCAGAAAACTCTTGTTGGCATTCGGAACAACGTCCGGATCGGTAGTAAAACTCGAAGGTTACGCGGCTGCACATGAGGTAAGTATGTTCCAGGCGCTAAGTATGGATAGGCCTGCGTGGATAGCTGAGACGGTATGGGGAACGCTCGTATCATTCAAAGAGGAAATAGAGTCTCTAATAGGTATGGCTGAGTCTTTAAGCTTGCTATCAGTTATAGACGTAATAATGTCCATTCGGTTGAAAGATTATGTCGTGTCCCTTGACAATGGCCCCTCCAGACTCAATACTATAAGCAGGTTTATAGATATGCTGCGCGATTATGATGGAGAATGCGGCGAGGCCCTTCCAATCATACTAGAGAAAGTTGCCGTTTCTAGCGCCTTCGCTAGTCAGGAAGAGGCCCCGGCCGTCAAGCTCATGACTATACATCAGGCTAAAGGTCTAGAGTTCCCGGTAGTATTCGTGGTAGGGATGGAAGAGGGGCTGCTTCCACACCTAAAAAGCCTCGACTCTGAAGAGGCAATAGAAGAAGAAAGAAGACTATGCTATGTCGCCATGACGAGAGCTGTGGATAAGTTGTATATGTCTGGAGCCGATAGTAGAGAGTTGTATGGCAAGATGCACAAATCCTTGCCTTCTAGGTTTTTAGGAGAGACACATGTTTGATAATACGAAAAGGGGTATAAGAGGATTACGCATAAACGTTGACAGTATAGTAAGGGTTCTTATTGGGATGGGACACTTGCCGAAAGATTCTACACTACATGGGGCCGAATATAAACTCAACCACAACTGTATCGATATTGCTATAACTAGCAGTGACTACGCTCCTGATGCAGAAGGCTGTGAGCTTCCTTACCTGTCCTATATACCTCTGGGATTGGATAAAGTATTTGCCATTAGGCAGGCTACTATAGGGAAAGCCTTGTGCACTGTAGTTGCTAGAGGTATTAAGATCCCCAGCTATGAGAATGTATGCCACTTTCTGATTCATAACCCTGACGCAGTAGAGGCAATGCTTGTATTATGCGAAACCACGGCCAAGGAATTCTCCGCAGACTCGCAGCTTTCCCTGGAGTCTTATGCGGAAGCAGAAGGCAGACATTTAACTCTGTACGTTAGACAAGAGCATTACGATGATAAGATAATGAATAGGATCGAGGCTACTTGGATTAAGTGCGAGGAAATAATTTCTGATAAATCAGGTTGGATTCATATTACTACTGATTTTCAACCACCCATGGAGGAATGATAAATGAGCAAACAGTCCGCCGGTGAACTTAGAAGTAACCTAAGCCAGTTCATAGGAACTACAGCTTACCATCAATTCAGTCCCTTCTTTCCTAAAGTAGTCTTAACGGACGGGGCTTTGTACCTAGCAGAGAACGCTGGTGCTTTCTGGTTGATGGATTTAGTAGCACCCCAACTGTCTAGAATAAATGATGTGTTTGTTCTCATTCGGTTGGTAACCGAACCTAAGAACAGAGCGCTGCTAGAAATGACTGACGCGAATGGCTCGGACGAGAAGATTTTTTATGCACACAAAATAGAGTTTACGGATTTTCCACTAGACCGTCTGGAACTCTATGCCGGAAGACAGGATGACCTGTGGGTAATCATGCTGCCGAGCGAGTATTAAGAAAGTTGGATTATGGTTAAGGCTAAAAATACACGTGTAACATCAGGACATCTACTTGACGAATTTGTAGCACAGGAGAAGCCACTATCTCCGTATCAAAGCTACACGGCCAAAATGAAGCCGGTGTACATAGCAGATCAAGACGAGTTGGATGCCCTGGCAGAGTTCTACAATGACGCCCCATCCCTGGGTTTGGACCTGGAAACTTCAGGACTGGATCCACATACCAGCAGCTCGTGGCTGCTATCGTTGAGAAGACCGGACTCAGATGTAGTGCATGTGATAGATACTTTTATGTTGGATATCCTTCCACTTAAAGAGGTGATAGAGGGTCATCTACTGCTTGGAGCCAACATAGGGTTCGATCTCAAAATACTTCGAGCTAGAGGGATACGCCCACGCAGAGTCTATGATGTAGTAATAATGGGACGCCTGCTGACCGTAGGTAAGTATCGCGGCTATAAACCGAATGGTGATCCGATATACACGCCAAACGCTCTAACAGATCAGTGTGAGAAGTACCTCGGATTTCGGCTGGATAAGGATATGAGGTCGTCTTTCGTGATGCACCCGTCACTGGTAGCCGCCTATAGAAAACGCGAAGAGAGCCCTGCCTGGACCGGTGAGCATATAGAGTATGCTGCAGCGGATGTTTACTGTTTGCATAACATAAAGCTGGCACAAGAGCAGGAGTTAGGTAGAGAAGGTCTGAGTGCAACAGCTATTCTGGAAAATAGACTCGTACCAGTTACTGCTGATATGGAGTATGAAGGCATCTATGTTGACAGGGATATGTGGATGCGTATAGTAGACCTTGCGGAAGCAGAGCTGCTGCGGCTGCATGGAGAAATATGTAATTACTTCAAAGGCTCCGCCAATCAACTAGGGATGTTTCCTGAAATAACTGGCAGCATCTACTCCATAAATCTACGAAGTCCACAGCAGGTCCAGCGTTGTTTCGCTGACATCGGAATACAACTGAGCAGCACCGATAAACGGGCGCTATCTCAGGTGAAACATCCTGCGGCTGTTAAAATGCTCGAACTTCGAGCGAAACAAAAGCAATTAGACAATTATGGGGAGAGTTGGATAGGGTTCAAGAACCCGGTCACGGGTAGAATTCATTCGAGCCTGAACCAGGTAAGAGCTGAGTCTGGTAGGTACGCGTCAAAAGAGCCAAATATCCAGAATGTGCCTAACAACCCGCATAACCCGTTTCCTAAAGATGACCCCAGATGGAGCAGTAGTAAAAGTAAGTACGACCCTACACTGCCGGACTACACATTCCATACCTGCTTCAGATCTAGACCAGGTTACACATTGCTGACTTGTGATTATTCACAGATAGAGCTGAGGATAGCAGCCGAAGTAGCAGGAGATGAGACGCTAAAAAGGGTCATCAGGTCTGGAGGAGATGTTCACTCACAGACAGCATCTACTATGTTTAATGTTCCTATCGAGGAATGCGGCAAGGGAACCGATAAACGATCACAAGGAAAGACTCTGAATTTCGCGGTTATCTATGGTCTTGGAGATAAGGCCTTGGCAGAAGCGCTGGGATATGACGTTACTTCATCAGAGAAGATAATGCGTGAGTCCATAAATAAAGCAGCCAAAGCAAAGCGCAAATACTTTGAAGCATTTCAGAATGTCCGAGCTTACGTAATAGCAGCACAAAGTGACCCATTCGACAAAGGCTACTCCACAACTATGCTTGGGAGAAAAAGATGGTACACTCTTCCAGACAGAGAAAGACTACCTGCAGATGTAGCCAACGCTATTGAGGCGTCCCTGAAGAACCAGGGAGCTAATACGCCTATACAAGGAACGAGTGCTGATATAACTAAGCTTGCTATGGTAATGATCGCTGATGATCTATTTTATGATGGCGTACCAGCGGCTATTGTGAACTGCGTACATGATGAGATAGTAATAGAAGTTAGAGATGATTATGTAGAACAGGTAGTTAAGATTGCGGAATCCCGCATGATAGAGGCTGGAGAAGTCGTGATTAAGTCTGTTCCAGTAGAAATAGACTATACAGTAGCGGGCTACTGGACTAAAGAGTAGTATAGAAGACCTGCCGAATTAGAGGAGTATAGTATATGCCTAGATGGTTTCCTACAAAAGGCGGAAATGATTGCGCAGATTTTCGATTTACTGTGCGGCTTACTCGTAGAGAGTATAGTAGATTTAAGTCCGTGGCGAGGAAGCGTAATCAGCCAGTAAGAGAACTTATGTGTGAGTTGGTGTTAGATGGTTTGTACGAGCCACTGGAAAGAGGAGAAGACATAGGGAGAGAAGAAGATGAAGAGGAGGTATAGCATAGTATGGCTAAATCAATATACAACTCGCAGGATCTCATAGATTCTAGAGATGTCATAAAAAGAATAGAAGAGTTGGAGGAAGACCGAGAAAATCTTCAGTTTGCCATAGATGAGGCCCAGGAAGCCCTAGAAACGGCCGATGTTGATAAAGATGACGAGAGACCGGATAGCCCCTATGCAAACCTCAGGAAGGCTGTGGAGGATGCAATATACAATCTCGAGAGCTGGGATGATTCAGATGACGCTGATGAACTTACAGCACTTAAAAATCTGGCTGAAGATGCCGGCAGCTCTCCGGGGTGGAATTATGGAGAAACTCTTATAAGGGATTCTTACTTCGAGGAATATGCAGAACAACTAGCCACTGATATATGCGACATGGGCAAGGCTGAAGGTTGGCCCTTCCGACATATTGATTGGGAAGCCGCCGCCAAGGAGTTGAAGCAGGACTATTTCACTGTAGACTTCGATGGGGAAGATTACTGGATTCTAGCGTAGCTAATTAATATTACAAGGCTCCAGCCATGCAATGCATAAATGCAGGGTTATAGCCCTGCAATAATTACTAAGTAGAATGAAAACAAAGGAGATAACGTTTGATTAGGGTGGGGTTTACTGGCGTTCCTGGCGCGGGGAAAACATCAACAGCTAGGGGATTAGCTAGTACATGTAGAAGGATAGAGAAACTAAAAAATATCGAACTCTTATCGGAGTACGCTAGAAGGTACATAGCGAAGTATGGTACTGTGACTCAGCCGTGGGAGCAGTTCAGGATTTTTAAAAAGCAGTTGGAGTGGGAAGACTCTGTTGGTTACGCTGATATTTTAATAACTGATGGTCCGGTGTTTAGTTCTTTGGTTTATGCCTTTATGTTATCTTCTGGAGACACTAAAGAGATTATGATACTGGATGATTTGTTCTCGGAAATGATTAAACTTAATAACCCAAACCCAAGGTATGATGTAATCTTTCATATCCCGCCAAAACTTACACCAGTAGTGGATGGCGTGCGTGCTAAGGTACAGTTTGATGATTTGTGGAGAACCAATGCGGATTCTCATCTATATAGTATGTATGCTTACTACCTACCACCTAAACATTTACATCTAGTGGAATCTGTAAGCATGGATGATAGAGTGGCCGAGTGCTTAGAGGTGCTAGACAGTTTATAGTCCAGACAAAGAAAAACCCACCAGGTACATAATAATACCGGTGGGTTTTACAGGCTTTACTAAGCCAGTGAGAGTTGAAGCAGTAGAGAGGAAGCCAAGCTACGCGGCAGATTGGCGTTTATCTAATATTGTTACTTTGATTTCTAATATGTTTTCTTTTTTAGGCATTGGTTTCGTAGCGCTCCTAGTTGTAACCATGGGCGCGTAGTAAGCACTTTCTATACTAAGCGTTACACTACCTATATAATAATGCTGTGGCGCTATACCATCTGAAGACGCTACGATCTCGATTGCGAAGTCGGGGTCATTTATGTCATCTGCGCTAAGTGCTATTGTGGTTGCATCATCCGTTAAATCGATTTCGACTTCATCGGGAGTTGTCATCGGAAATGAGAATTCAACGCCCGGGCTTAACGTTCCATCAGCGAGCCGGAGATAGACTATGTTGCCGTCATTCGGCTGCGTATCAACGGAAGCATAACCCTTGATAGTTACTATTAAGGACACGATTACCACTGTGCTGGGAATAGCTGCCTCGAATGTTTTCAGCTTCAAATTACCAGAGAGTCCGAGCACCTCAACTGAAGCATAAGTGCTGTCATCGGTAAGGGCATTGCTTGGATCAACCCAGTTAACTCCAGCTCCCGCAACGTTTTCCGCTATTGTTGGCGATAATATTGTGGTAGACATTGTTAAGCTCTTTTGTCAGCGTAGGTGTGCATTGTTTATGCCTTACGTCCTATGCTGCTGGTAGATAGCCAGGTCGCCAAATAACAAGCGCTACTCCGTCAGCAGCAGCAGCTTTCGACGCTATACCAAGATATTGCCCTGATGTGACTTTAGTTCCCATCCCTGCCGTCCCTGATAATCCAATGTAATCTCCAACGGCACATCCACCAACAGCACTATCAAGTTGGATTGGTAAAGTCCCCGCGAATAATATCTCGAAAAGTCCGCCACTATTTACTTGGCTACTGCTTGAATTAGTACCTATGGCTTTAGTAACATCCGTGCATTTAAGTACATGAGTTTGATCAGCGCCAACCATCACGATATAGTTCCCAGGTATGTTTTCACCAGCCTTAAAATCATTGGTTGCACCATCAGCATTTAGCCCATATTTAGGTGCGCGATAACCCTCGCCCAGTCCATGTATTTTGAGTTTTCCGCTGCCGTAAAAGTCAAATGTTTTACCTGTTGCGACAGAATATACTCTGAAAGCTATATCTGTAACACCTGCACGAGACATAAAGACGTGTGCTAAATCCGTTGCAAACGTATAGAAGTGTCTAAGTAGGGAAGTTATCATGCTCATATTATTACCTTAACTCTCAGTGTAGAAGAGTACGATGCCTTTGAAAGTATATGATGTAGCAGAAGTTTCGACTGGGTTTACTCCATACTCGAATGACTCGTTAAACTTCCAAGCAGCTGTATTAAATATCAAATAGTCAGTCCAAGTATGGCTGTCTAAGCCTCTTAATTTACAGTTACGCAACACTCCAGCATTTTCTCCAGCGTATTCGACACACGCATAATAATATCCACTATCTGGGTCATCCTCAGTGCCAGTTCCTCTGCGCTTTTCAGTCCCGTCTATTTTCAGATACCAGTTATTTTCGAGGATATTATCATTATCACCGGTCATCATACGGGCAATGGCAATAATGATACCGCCACCACTATATGTAAATACAGGAAAATCTGATGCAGCCCTGAATGCCGTCGGAGTTCCTACGGATACTGATGCGTTTACGGTGAAATGATTTTCGTCAGTGATACTGATTACTTTAAGTGCATATAAACCAACGTATATATAGTCTCCTACATCAAACTCTATGCCAGCTAAACAACTGCCATCTCCTGTCACAGCTGTGCCTGAGATTGTTATTAAACCCGTGCATGTTGACGGTAGACTTATATCATCAGGCGCTCCGGAGATTATACCAGACGCGGTATTATACTGTTGACAGCGTAAAACACCGTATTCCCCCAATGGCCAAGGATGAGCGCCGCTTGAATATTCAGCATTAGCGTAAACATTTTTGCCAGATGTTCCCGATGGACAAGTGATCGTTATTTCTATTCCATCATTAAACGGGATACCCCAAGGAAATGTAAGACTTACTTTACCTTGAGTTGCAGCAGCTCCAGAACCATCATCAGAAGAAATATATTTAAGCCCGTTCGCAAGCTCATAACTAGAATCTTCCCAGAATGATTGTGCTAATACTCGTGGCTGTAAAGCACATTCTGAAATGGTTGATACAAAAGTTGCTTCACCACCATCCGGTTTGATTTTAATGATTGCATCTGCGACCTTCTCGACCTGGGACGTAAGATAAAATCTCCTGATGACACCAGCGCCGGAATCAATTTTTAGTATTGTGGCTTCCGTGTCATTAACAGTAACAAAATCTTTACCTCCGTAACTCTTTGCCCATTCAGTAGGACGTGGATCGTCTTTCCAATTCGGAATACCAACTTTTATAATGCTCTCGATTGAATCTACATCAGTCTCCAGCGTCAATATATCATCTTCCGTACCGCTGACTCGCGAGGATAGAGTAGAGGCTTCCGAAGCTGTAGCGAAATAGTCGGTATTATGTCCATCCAGTAGATCAGAGTCCGCTGCTTTATTGAGAATACCAAGATATGCCGTGACCGCCGCAGTTGTTGTGGCTTCCAAGTCATTCAGCCGCAGGACAACTGATTCAAATCCACCAGAAGGATTCACGCCAAGTTCTGTTTGGATGGCGGATATTTCGTCCTGAACATCATTCATGTGCGATGCCATGATGTCATCAACGTTATCTTGTTTTACTGTAAAAGTTTTAATTGCACCTGGATATTCGGAAGTCATGTGGTTTTCTCCTGAGGGGGGGACAGGTAAGGGTGGTATTACGCGGCAGATTGGCGTTTATCTAATATTGTTACTTTGATTTCTAATATGTTTTCTTTTTTAGGCATTGGTTTCGGCCTTATCGAATTCCTATTTACAACGGTAGACCCGTACTTTGCATCACTATATACAACTGCTCCATACTTAGCCATTTGTCTTTTCGCTGCCTCAATTGTTCCTAACTACACCAAAGTTAGCTTGTTCGCAACAAGTCTTTACCTTGGATCCTCTATTTTAGATTCTAGTTCCGTCTTTGTAAGTTTAAGTGGAGTTTTTCCGTCCCACTCGCGTTCGTAGCCCATCTTGTTTAGCAGGTCGGAGTTATAAAGCTTCTTAGCCTCTATCCGCTCATCTAATTTTTTGCGCAAACTAAGGTACATACATTTCCATGAGCAATACTCGAGGGAGGTGTTGCTAGAGGGAGCCACTATATAAAGCATTCCACTTTTGTTTGCAAGCTTTTTCCCACAATGAGCACATACGCGTGCGTCTTCATAAAAACATGCCACTATTTTTCTGCAGTAACTGTCCTTATTCACCGGATCTTACTCCTTGTTTAGATTGAAGTGCTTTGCTAATATCGATTTCCCGATTCTTTTGCACCGTTTCAGTTGGGAAAGTGAGATATGAAGTTTCTTCGCAGCTACTGCCATACTTAGACCGTCCCAATAGATAAGCTTTATTACAGCGCGTTCGAGACACGTCAGCTGATCCCATCCATCTCCGGCGGTTACCCCGTTTATCCATGCTTGGTCTATGTCCCCAGGATCTTTCGTGCTGCTGGTTTCCAGGTCAGCTAAAGTCGAATAGACTATAGGATCCCGTATTAAGGTTATCACACGCTGCTTAACTATGTACTTAAAGGTGGATGAGATATTAGTGTAGCGTTTAGCCGTCTTGTAGAGACAAAGTACTAACTCTCCCCATATATCCTCTGGATCATAGACCTTCATAGTCTGTACCAGCCTCTCGGAAGTAAGTTCCAGATCGGCTGTTCCCAACATACGCAAAAACTTGGTTATGTCCTTATCGTCTATATCCCACAGACCTGATGTGAGCAGCCGCCAGTACTTTACCAAGAGCGGCGTAAATGCTACCAGGAGGGCCTCTGATGCTCCAGAGACCCCCACTCGATATTCTTTGACCAGCCCATCTAAATAATCACTCGTGGACTTTACATCCTTGCTGCCAGTTGTAAAATTGAAGGTATGGCTGCTCATAACTTATTACCGGACTACCGGCCCTCCAGGCGCTACTATCTGTGGCTTGCGGCTAGATGCGTTAGAGATCGCGGTTAAGGCTTCTTGCATGTAAAGCAGCTTAAGCTCTCCTGCAGTAGGGAGCAGCGGACACCCGCTCGCTTGCAGATAGTTAAAGAGTCCTTTTCTGCGATAGTAATCCACAAGCCACTGGGTCTCTACCTGACTTCTAAGCAGCAGGCTTGGAAGTCCACACTCATCGCTTGACTCTATGGTTATGCTATTAGCTAGCTCCGGGGATACAAGCTCCGAGAACTTCTTCTTGAATAATTCCACATCCGCTGTATTTAGATGTATTGCAAATACCGAATCCTGCTTCTGGTATATCTGCGACATCGCCTGTATCAGGCCAGTGAAATAATTCTCCAGCTCGTTATTCACTACCACCTCAGGGATATCTCTTAACGAAGCCATGAGCGTGTCCAGATTTTCAGCGGGAATATCCGCAGCGATAGCAGATACCTTTTTAGCTGTATGTTGAGGCACCGCACCGGCTGCTTCGAATATTTTTTTTATGGCAGCAGCCTCGGGTGGGCCCAGGTCCTTATTCTCTGGTAAGGCCACCGTGATTTCCAAGCTTTTTAGAGTTTTGATCTCTGCCCCTTCTATATTTGGGTTGGGGTTTTCTTGTAACTTACTATCTGTCTTTTTCTTCGCCACTTTTGGTTTTATCCTCCACCTTTTTCTTGCGTGATTTAGATGTGGGCCGTTTCTTCAAGACTGAAGGTGCGGCTTCCGGTTCTGCATCACGCTTCTCCCACTCCTTAGATATTCGAGTGGTCCCATCCGTATCTATTTCACCTAGGATTTTGCCTTCCTTAGTTACAAATCTTACTTCAATGGACATGATTATCGCCCTCTGACTCTCTGAGCCAGCTCTTTTACCTCCGATACTGAAAGCTCTCCGGCACTAAACTGCCTTAAGTTCTCCGCGATCTCGTCCCAATCAGCCACATCGGTTACGTCTGTCTTGCTCACTGTTCCGAACTTGCAGTCCACCTGAGGATCTACATAAAGTGGTCTTCCGGTTATCGACTCCATTCTCCTAACATTGAGCTTCCTTACCTCTGTGCATTGACATATCTGCTTTGGGACCTTACGCATTTCGCAGTACTGGCATACGACATCAGCCGGCATGTAGTTCTCACACAGCATGCATGCTTTGCACTGCTTAAACCGTGGACACCCCAGGAACCCGGGGTGTGGGTAAAGAAACCCCCTTCTCGCATAGGCAGTATACAATGTTAGTCGTCCTCTACATCCTCGCACACCACTTTACCCAGGATATCTAACTCACCGATTATGTGTGTGTACGTCGAGTCTGCAAACTCCACCCTGATAGAGGAGTACTGGGTAATTGCTACAACGTCCCCGGGCTTTACGTCCATACTCATGCGCTCACCGGTCATGAGGGCTCTTGCTCCAGGCCCAACCGCTATAACTGTGGCTAGCTGCGGCCTGGGCTTTTCTTTCTGTGCTACAACTAGGCCACTGTCAAGAATCTTCTCTTCCTGGACTATAGGCTCCACCGTGCAAAAATTGTGGAGTGGTTCCAATGTAAACTTCTTCATGTTATCTCCCCTCTAGGACCCGGAGGTCCCATATCAACTGTGTTATATCTTCAGTGACTATTTTTATTCTAGGTATCTCTATGAAAGGTTTTGCTTTTAAAAGCGCTGCCGGGACTGATTTTCTGTCTAATTTGTTTGTCAGCTTTATCCAGCTATCTATATCTACCGCGTAAGTAACGTTACGCGGCTTTCTAAAGTTAAGTAGAATCCACGCCGGGTTGTTATGGTTTTTATAATCTTTGAGTCCTTCTACCTGATGATCTTCCACCCGTTCGAATGGAAAACTACCTAGACGTTTAGATGACTTGGCCTCTATGGCAGGATTGCTCCTACCACTTGCAGCGAAAAAGTCGAACGGTGTCTTACGCATAAATCTCCTGGCAACAGGAGAAGGGCTTACTGATGTGGACAACTTATGGTGCCACCATCCGAGAGCGGTGAAGCTTTTGGAAAGCTCCGTCTCGAATATATTAGCCATCTAGAGGAATAGTTTGTCCGCATTTTATGCAGACGAGCATACGTCTACGCTCAACGACTGTGATCCTGGTCGGACTGTTCTTATCAAGCCGCCTGACCGAGGCTCTTTCCTCGATTCTAAAATTCATTGGGCCACCAGCTCCGCATTTGGGGCAGTCTGTTATACCCGTAGTTATTTCTCTTAGCGCCATTAGTTTACCTGCTCCTTTAACTCTGCGAGATATCCTCTTCTGCCTAGTGTAGCTAGCATCTCCTTATTCGCGTTCTCGTTAGGCGCTGCGACTAATTTGATATCACCGCCAGAATAGTGCTGTGTTAGGGTAATTTCCTCACCCCAAGGACTTTCTATGACTCTGATACTTGAGCCGTTAACTAGCTTAATGGCGCAGTCCCTCAGGTTCATGTACTCGAGGTTCCCCCAACCCACATCCCTCGCTATAGCCAACAATCTTTTTAAAGGTTCATCTTTAACAAGAATAGAGACACTGACTCTGGGAACGGAAAGTGCATACTCCATAACGGCATCATTACAAAGCAGAGATCGTAACTGCTTCACTTATTGTAACCCCCTTAAAATCTTACTCCCGCACAAACTCCCACCTCGGCTGAGTGTTTCTGTAGTTTGTACTCTCCGTAAACTCCCGCGTAATATCGGCCCTCTTTTGCAATGTCTACTAGAGCCGCTGCTCCAACGCCGGATAGTTTATGCTGTTTTACGTCGATACTAGCAGTCGCGGATAATGATAGATCTCCCAATTTAACCACATCATAAGTAGCCAATGTACCAGCCGGGTAAGCCATGGCTACCCCGAATCGAGAATTTTTCTGTGGCTCTTCGTATACTTCCGTCGTCTTCTCGGAAGTTGTTGCTTCAGTAGTTGAATCTTTCGTAGTGTTGGAAGTCTCGATAGTCTTTGCGGATTTGACATCATTTGTGATCGAGCTGCTACTTTCCTTATCCTCTACTATAATTTTGTTTGTAACAACAACGTTCTCTGTTGTTTCTTTTATCTTGGTCCCCGTCGTAGGGTCATATTCGGTAGTTGTAGTTACTTTGGTTATGTTCTTGTCTTTGTTGACTACTTTGGCTTTGGCAGTCACCCCAGCCACTGTAGTATTTTCATGTACTTCATATATTTTGCTATTGCTAGTAGTCTCCTCCGATGCACTTTTTGTTGTGGTTGCCTTTTCTGCAGCTTTGTTAACGAGCACTGGTTTACTCACATCGAACATCCTGCCTAGCAGTATAGCCGCGAGTATGATTACCATGACAATGAGCGTCTTACGATAGGTTTTTACGAACTGAAGAAAAGGCATCACGTTTAGCTTTCATCCAACTTACAGAGGGCGACTACGTACTCTCGTATGAAGTTCAGGGTGTGGTCTGATAATTCGTAACCTAGTCTATCCTTGGCCAGCTTCTGAATAATCGAGGCAAATGCTGTGCGCTTAGTGCTATCGGCCGCTTTGGTATCAGCTTCTCTATAAGCATCGACAAGATTATCCCATGTGAACTTGTTCAGGATCTCTATGTACTCCGCCGGAAGCTTTATGGTTCCTCTCTTTACAAACCACCTAGTAATAAAAGCGGCTATTACCGGCACGCCAACGCATGCCACCAATGTCAATGTATACTGTTCCATTCTCTAGTCTCCTCCGTAAATCGTCTGTCTCCACAGTTTTTGAAAGTTATCCGGAGCCTCTTCAACATAGGAATACTCCGGGTAGTGCCGGAAGAAAATCACGTCAGAGAAGTCTCCAGCCTTATTCTTCCTAACGTCCAGCTCTATGACTGGCTGCCTTTTTCTTAGCTCTGGCTCATGCTGAAGGTAGGCGTCGAAATACACGCTAGCGTTGTTTCTATTGGCCTTATAGTCCGAATAGATATTAGCTATAACCTTAGCATCATAGCCGGTGTTGCCTGCTCCTTTTACCGCAGTGTGGTCTAATCCTCTTCGCGCTCTCTGCTTAGGGATGTGGCATGTGGCTAAGATAATAGACTTAGTCATAGCAGCTATATGTTTTAGAGCTGAGGACAAGTAGACCTGTTTCTCAAGGTCCTTCATGCCAAACGCGTCGTCCACCTCTATGTTGTGAAAACCATCTATCACGATTAGAGGTTTAGCACTAGATGGCAAATTACTTGTCCAAATCTCTATAGCCGCCCTAATAGTAGAAAGTTTGTTGGCTGCCCCATCGAAGTCGGTCTCATCTATTATCGTAAGCCTCGGAGCTATACTGTCATTCCATGCTTTGTACCCCAGGTTACGTGCCTCTTTGGCCTCGTCTGGTATACCATGAGGCAGTTTGACCCAGTTTATAGGGATCTTAGCCATGGAAGCTACAGCAAATCTGACCCTCTCACTGAAATCGTCGTCCAGTGATAAGTCGAGCACTACTCGGTCAGGAGAATTAACTATGACCTGCTGATACAGACAGCGCACAACAGTACTGTTATGTACAACGAACCCGTTAGCTATAAAGTTGTGGGTGTCTGGAACCTCTATATCGTAGGTGTCACATACCCCGACATAAGACCGGCCTTCCATAAGTCTCCACGTAATAAAACCTTCATCGACTACAGCTATTCTGTCATCAGATCTGAGTTCTATTAGAGGTACCCAGCCACGAAGAGTAAGGAATGGATGATCTTTGGTGGCAGTTATCTCGTCTCCCAAAATCGTCCTAAGCTTCCAGCATTTATGCTTACCACTACAGACTACTGGGCTGGCCATCTTTGTGGTCAAGCACATTGCAGCAGTATTTACTGTGACTACGTCACTGCTTCGCCGCATGCCGTCTATAGCTTTGGCCTTACCGCCATTAAGGGAAACCTTAGTACCTTTAGCAAGACACTTACCGAAGTTCGGCGGACCAGCCACCAGGAAGACGCCAGAGTCCAGGCCAAGGAAAGCCTCATTGAGTAGTGGGCTGCCGAAGTCTATAAACTTTTCCGGGTTGCCTAGATCCGATATGTAGACGTCTCTTGCCCTCTGCCTTACGTCAGGAAGCGAAAGATTACTGCCTTCCATTACCCCTCCCCTGAATATCTTTCACATAAGCCTCAGCTTCCGCTATATACTCGCCCTGCAAGTCAAGTGGTGACTGTGGATAATCATCCGAGTCAATTGCAAAATCGATTGCGAATAGAATAACATCGAGTGAGTAAGATCTTAACAGGTAGTCAAAAGCTCCAGCCCAGATCTTATCACGATCAGTGCTTCTGCTTATGCTAAAAGCACTAGCGAATGTATCTAACAGTAGCTCTAGAGTGAATTCCTCTACACGTGTAACAGTCGGTTCCTCAAGCGCTTCCGTAGTTTTGTCTGACCCGAATTCCATCCTGACCGCTGGAACCTCTACTGTTTGTAGTAACCTGTGCAGCCCGACGGTAGAGTCGGTCAATAGATTGGTAGCCATATCGAGTCCATCAGCTATTGAAGGAACATCAGATATCCACATACACCTAATGTTATTCTTGAGCGCAGCTCTACAGGAAGCCTCTACGTCGTTCCTTCGAGCTTTCTTCATCTCACGAAGAATTTCCAAGTTCTTAACAAACCTTGGATCTGTTTGCGCCTCGGGAATCAGCCCCCGGGTTGCTCTATCGAACAGCCCAAGGTTTAACCCAGCAGTACGATAAAAAGTGGTAAGTATTCGAAGCTCGTCTTTAGTCGCGGGTCTCATCCAACCTCCCCATAAAATGCCCAGTTAGCGTCCGGACATAATATATTATAGGCAAGTTGGATGAGAAAATTATACTAAGTGGCTATTCTGTTAGATCAGTATTTGCTAGTACCCAAGCAGAAAGCTTTGCTTGTATGTAAGCCAACACGGCTGCACTAGAAATGCGAACGTTAGATGTCGGGGCCTGGATGAAAAACCGTGTCTTTTCTGCTCCCGGCTTTGGCGAAAACTGCCCTAACTCCATCTTCAGGCCTTCGCTTATCTCAAACGCGAACCGTATAGACGGACCAGTTTTGAGCGCGTTACCCGCGGAGTCTTTCGTGTTGTAGGTTATCTCCAGGTGTCTCCAACACCATGGCCACTCCTCGTGGCCGGCAGCAGATCCGGTCCCCCCACCGTAGTCATTGAGTAGCGTATAGTGACCTTGAGCATCGGGATAAAACCTTCCATTAAGTATGTCATCGAAGACTACCCTGGCCTTAGCCGCGTCTAGATAGTAAGTAATTCTTCCCTTGCTCCTATTGGTGGTGGTATCGTACTCGGTAAAGTTTAGAACTATTTTTCCTTCTTTTAGGGCCTCGTCTTTCTTCTTGATGTCCATCATGTCGGAAAAGTCGAGGATCTTTCCCTTAGTGTCGATACGAGTAATTTTGGTGTTTCTTTTGATCTCTGTTTTTTGTTCCATATTAATCTCCTTAGCGGTTGGAATCTCGCCGCACTTTTATCAGGATGTGCGCTCCACTTTATATTATAGGCAAGTAAGCACTAATTATTTAGAGTTATACCCATGATGTTTCTATGCCTACCACTACTGGTGATACCCCGGATACATGTTGCTCAATCGCGTAAGATAATACCTTGTCGTCTATCGTCAGTGGCAGTTGTGCTAGTTCCGCTGGATATTTTCCGTGCAGCACTGTACTGGAAGGTGAAAGAGTTGCCCCCGCTGGGATCACGGTAGAGAGGTCTACCTCTAACGTGGAGCTCGGCATGAAGTCAAGCATTTTAAGTTCTATTGCAGTGAACCCCCATGTTGCCTGGGCCGCATTGCCTCCTATATGAAGAATAACAGCAGAAACATACGCAGGCTCGAAAAAGAGCCTGGTGTTACCGAACGCGTCTACCCTGCCACCGGATTCAAGACTCGTGTCCACCACATAGCCGGGTTGATAACTTAGATCAATGCTCCTCCATGTACCATTATAGTCGCAGTACCATGCCCCCTTCAGGTTGTGGGTAAACACAGGAAATGGGTGGAGGATTAAAGTATTCGCGTATGCCTCAGTAAGAGTCTCTATCGGGACTTGAACGTATATCCATATGTCTTCTTGAGTAGCAAGATTAGTTCTTGTTTGTGCCCACGTAGTATCGTCTCGCTTATCGAGGGCATATGTATAGTTGACGCCACTCTTGTAGGCCGACTTGGAAGTAGACCTGGCCGCCGTACTCAGAGTGTACCTATACTTTATGCTGCTGGCATCAGGAATCCACACGCTGCCTTCGGTATCAACGTAAACAAGTTTATCCTGCTCCGCCCGTACCCCGAGGGTAGCTTGGCCATATACAGTATTTATATTAGCGGTGCTGTCCTCAGTGACCAGGCTATCGGAGTACATATCCACGTATAGGGTATCAGAATCCACCATGGCGCTGATCGCTTGAGAGATCGAACTTGTCAGGCTTGACACCTGACTTTGTAGGGCAGCTGCCTGTACGCTCATCAGCTGCTGCAGCAGTGCCATATCTGTCGTAATGTCATCCAGTCTGGTAGCAATAGCTAAAATATCTGCTCTGGTGTTATTACCTATTGTATTAAGCGCCGAGGAACTGGATCGGCCCCCGTATTTTATGGTTGGGTTGTTGGCTGTCTCAAGCACTGTTTGGCTTGTGAGATATGAAATATCTGTCCCCATATACTATGAAACCTCCCGTATAAAGGATAATAATACCCGAGCGCGTTGTACTGTAGACTGGGCCTGATCTATTACATTGGTACTGCCATCCACTAGAAGCGGCTCCACCCCTAAGGTATATTTTCCTTGTAAGAATAATGAAGCTCTGGATAAGTAGGCTATATCAGATAGAGCTCCCTTAGAAAGAGTCACCAATTTCACAGACTCTCTCCACCCAGCAAAACGATGATTATTATCTGGTGTGTACATATACTAGTTTATATGCAGTTTATATGAATATAACTTAGGCACATTCATGCTGCTTATCTCCTTCTCGAGATCGGCCCTGAATATAAGACCCCTGGCGTGATTTGCCGAATCTTGACGATACGTGAGTTGTAGGCTTGGCGCTACTGGAGTAGTTATAGTATCCAACTTTCCTGTGATTGTTGTCGGGTTGTGATTAAACATGACACCGTAAGGATAGGTGCCAGTAGTTCTATCCAGCCAGGCCCAGCTCCCAATATCTCCAGACTTCACGGTATTGCGTAGTTGAAATTCCGATACCCGTTTCATCGATCCTGGATCCGTCTGTATCTTTATTGCCGGATTATCCGCAGCCAGCTTGAATGGATTAGGCTCAATCAGAATACCAATGTTATCACCGATACCATCCACCAAGCCAGTTCTTACGTAAACTAAGATTTGTAGCTTATTCCACCCAGCTTTGAATGAGTAGTTGGCCTTGAAATCCAGCTGCGTTGGGCTGGTTATGGCGCTCGCGGAACAACTATAATAGGTGGCCACCGCCTCGTCATTCAGATAGACGCTGACCGGAACTATGGGTGTGTCTCCTGAAGCGCTGCCTCCTAAGTTTAGGACCGTGCACGCCTGGTTGGTAAGGATTGTTTCCTCGGGCATATAAATGTAAAATGTAAATCTGTAGTTTCCGTACGGGTTCATTACGTATGCCCCGGAACAACGGACCGCTATTCCTAACCACTTCTGCTGTTCTACTGAAGAAACTGTAGATCCTACCGGCAAGTCTGGATAGACCTGATCCGCTTGGTATAACATCCCCTTGTAAGACGACGAGGCATTAGATCCAAACGGCCTCTCCCCATCCAGCAGCGGGTCCTCTCCTACCTCATAGGGTAATGTTCTGAAATAGCCGGATGTGGCTGTCGGTAATCGGCTCCAATCCGCGGCATAAGGCAGATGGACCAGACTACCCTCGTCGCTCTCCCAATTATAGTTAGTGTAGTCAGCGTAAATCTGGTTGGCTCCTCTGGTCAGTTCTCCAGTAGAGAGCATAGGAATACCGGATGATGCCGCAAGCCACGCTACGTAAAACTTTCTGGTCGCACTTGCATTGTCGGCTTTTACGGTCTTGACAGAAAATGTTTTTGTACTCGCTTGACTGAGTGTAATTGGGTTTGTGTCTAAGCTGACAAAGGTTCCTACCTTACCCTCCGTGGTCACCGGAGCTACTTTATAAGATATGTTAGTTCCGGCGGGAAGGTCTGCCTCAACAGACAACTTCACTGTCTCTATCGGCACAGGTTTGTTGGAAATATCGGCGGCCATCATACTACTAGAATATAGAGTGGCCTTATTAGCATACCCAGCCCGGAGAGGCTGTATACGCCGTATTCCTACAGACTTACCAGAAACCATAATACGCAGGGAGCAAGCATCGACGTTACCGAAGTTCCATGTCTTTGCCTGATAAATCTTCTCAGCAGGAGTAAGGTCGGTAAAGTTATAGCCGTCTGAAGAATACTGTATTATTATCGTCAGCGGGGTTAGGGGGTCAACGTAAATGCCGTTCAACATGGTCGTCTTAGTGGCTCCATCTTCTCCCAAGAAACTAAATGTTCCGGCAAACGTCCCTCCTCCTAGAGAAGCGTACCACGCGGTATTAGACGCGTCAGAGAGGGCACTCATGAGGTTTCCATGCAGCCCGTCTCCCGGGTACTCTTCTTTATCTACTCGTATGCTGTTTGCCCCTAGTGGAATCAGCTCTTTCATAGACGTGGGCAAGGTAACGTAACCGGCATCCAGATTTACTTCGGCGTCCGTTTTTAGCATGTCTATTTTGGAGCTCGTATTGAACGTATCTTGAATTACGATCCAGCTTCCGTTCACAAAGGCTTCTACCGCGCCACGCGACAACTGAATCAGATTGGATAACCTACTCTTTATTAGGGACAGTTTAGCCTCAAAGGTATCATACGTAACCAACATCGTATCAGCAAGCGACACAGATGCCTCAGTATAGAGTTCCATATCACTACGTAGTTCTTCGTAGGTGCGTTCTATGTCTTTGCCGTCTAGGCCGCCGACCTTGTACCCCTGTATAGCAGGTCTAAGAGCAGCGGTTGGCTTGCCCCATGACTTTCCTCTCATTACCGCGGTAATGCCGGAAAGGATCTTAGTCCACGTTGGATAGATTCCGCTTTTCAACAACCCAGCGATAACTGAATTGGTTACTTTGTTTTTTTGCCGTTCGGAAAGCATATAGTTGCTATATTCCTTTCACCGCATAATAGTTCACTACTGGACTATCAGTGGGAGTATCTGGTGGGCGCTTCAAGATTATACGCACATAAACTGAATTGGTTAGCTCGGGAAGAGTAACGACCGTCGAATCAGTTTCACCCGCGTTTTGTGGAACAACGTCGTACCACACAATGCCATCCGCCGACAGTTGATATGTCAGCCACTTGGTGCCCCTATCCCAACTGGCTGGAATTTCCTCACCAACGATCAAGGACAGCGACCGTACTGGCGTTTTGAACACGTGCGCCTTCGAAACTATGGTGCCGGTCTCCGCGTATACTCTGTTGTATAGGCCAAGTTCCCTTATACCTATGCAATAACGGTAGGCCTCTAAAATATCATAATATGTAGAGATCTCTACATCGGTTATAGTTTTGGAATGGGAACCTAATCCGAAGATCCCGCCTATCACGGCCCCGACCGCTCCACCAATAAGCCATGCCCCAAGTCCGGCTCCGAGTAGGCCCTCGGCGGTAGAGGTTCCCTCCGAATAAATAGTCTGCGCTTCTTCATTAGGCACCCGTTGGTACTCGTACCAGGTACGAGTCTTTGTGCCGAAAAGGCCTTTCTTCTTGTCTACTACCTGCGAAGTTTTTATATAGAATGGGTGACCGATCTTAGTCAGATATGGAGTGTCTTGTATTATGACTAGCTTAATGGCCTTAACTTCCGTCACGCCGCATGGAATTACGGCCGTGCCTGTGTGGTCTTTTACTGGAAGGCCCTCTTCTATATCATTTATTGGCTGTCGGATATCAGGCGCAAGATAGATACCGTCTCGAGTTTTAATCAAATTGACCCAGTTGCTGGTACCGTCAGTACTGACTAAAACCTCGGTCACTCTGGCTGGCGATGTGTTACCTCCAGCTGGAGAGGCGGGAAGGTAGGGAACTATTTCCATCCAGCTAAGTGGACTTGGTTCTTTCAGCGTGATGAGCAGCTCAAGCCTTAGGGCGTTTTTATCCCCATCGGGACGAACCGTATAATTGTTCCAAGGCGTGGCTATCCAATGTTTGGATTCTGTTCCCGCGCTATCACCCGGCCACCTTATAGTATAATACCACCCGTAGTTTTTGGTAATGACTCTTCCCCGAATACTTGAGTACCGGCGCCGCCAGAACCGCACACATAAGCGTTACCGGCGGCAGTCAGTTTTTGCATAGATGGCACTAGATACTTTTCCCATTCAAACCAAGTAGAAGGATTGCTGTCGAACATACTTGCCAGGTTAGACGATTCCGTGTGGGAAGCTCCGATGAACGTCGGATTAACAGGTTCTGGAGTTTCTTCCGGGTTAGTATTCCATCCGATATTCGATACTTCCAGCGTATTTCCCGGTAGGCCTGAAGCGTAGAGCTGCTGGGAAGTCGAGTGCGTAAGGACTATACTTACTATGTTATCGACCAACGTAGATTCAGCTTCGACAGCTAGTGTTGCTATGCCGGAAGTCGTAGAAACCCGCGCCGTAGTAGAAGCCTGATTAATATACTGTGTACTTTTGAATGTGTTGCTGGTATACTGGAAATCTGGGTCTGAATCTGATGCCCAAAGCTTTACTGCATCTACCGCCGCATAAGCTTCCTCCATCAAGTCAGATAGGCCGCTTCTCTTGGCTATGGACATATTTATAAGCATAGTGGCCGCGTCGGATAGTCTGGATAACTGTGTATACCCGGAATCGAGATCGGCGCTCAACTCTATCAGTGGGTCACGGATAGCGGAAATATAAAGCAGGCCATCCTTTACCATTGGTTCGGGGGTAATCGTGGGCTTCGCAAGGTTATTATAAAAGGTAGTGTATTCTTCCGATACTTTCTGCAGCAGTTCTACGTCATTACCTACCCCACTCGAGTCGACTAACGCGGCCAGGCGAGTTACAGCGTCTTGAGCCTTTCTTTCGTGCAAATTTAATATGTGGTCATGAACAAACACTAGATTATGTCCTTACATTCAAAAGGAGAGTGTACCCATGAAGTACTGGAGTACGACAAGCTGACGAGCCGGCCACCGGATCAGAGTATTCCACGACTACAATCGGGTTTATGTCCAGGGTCTCGTACTCTACATCGATGACTGCGGGAGTGTCTCCATAAGTGAACAGGTCGTTAGCGAAGACCAGGTTTCCAGAAGAGTCCAAGTAGTATTCGAACACCGGGTAATAGTCCCTACTGGTAGGATTCATGTCCGCTGGAGTAAGAGTCGGTATAGTCCCCGATATGTAGTCAGTCATATTTCTCGTGACTGGATAGTTCTGTAAGCTGACCAGAGGGATCATCGAGTTATCCGCGGCAGTGAACAACGTGTACTCGTCCGTGTTAGTTCCTACTGAGGGTCGTGTAGGTATCTCAGTTCTATAGTACGCTAGTATTTTATACTTAGCAGATCCGTCTTCTAAAGTTTCACTGAACTTAGCCAGATCCGTGATGTTTAGTTCTATCCTACTGGAACTTTTAATCTCCGTCTGCTTCTTATTACCATACCTTTTATAGCCGACTGTAGCTACGCTCTGGCTCCATCGTATATTATATGTAGATGGTGGTATAAGTTCTAAAGCGCTAGTACTTACATCCTTCCAGTAAAGTGCTAATCTCGGACCCAGCCCCTCTACCCAAACGATTGGGTACTTAGTTATGTAAGTCTCCACCCTCTGTGTAGATTCTTGCGTACTAGTAGTAGACTTCTCTGCCGTTTTTTGGACCAAGGAAGTGACGGCGCTGGTGCTTATGCCAAGTTGTTTAGCGACCCGTTCTATGGTTTCTTTGGAAAGTTTAGTGATGGAGCTACCAGTGCTGCCTTGGTTCTCCTGTATTAGCGTGGCCAACTTTATGACCATACCATCAGTAACCGACGTAAGCTCCTCCGCCTCCACCAGCCTGTAACGTGTATAATAAGGAACCCCAACTGTATCCGGTGGTACTGTCGTATCACCTATTTTCAGGGTCACTTTAATTGGCACGTAGCCATCGATACTGTCAATGGCTCCGGTCGCCGGGGCTCCCGAATCGGTCCGAACATAGCATGGAAACACGGCGTTGGGGTCGTAATGATTGTACCTATTCGGATTCTCCCCACCCAAAGACACGACGGTTCTAAGAGTATTATGGATACCAATTATCTTGTCCAAATCCACGCTTGGATAACTTGGTAACCTGAGCTTGTTATATCTGTCCGTGCCGAGCTCCGTAAACTTCATTGGCTTCGGATGCACGCGCATTACCAATGACTCATCCCCGCTGACGCACATAGATAACGAAGACTCTTCTTCGTATACACCCTTAAAGTAAACTGTCTTATCTGCCTGGAGCTGATAGAGGTTATCCGGATCTAAAGACTCGTCCGCTCTAGCTGCTATGTAATAGTTTATTTTACCTTCCTCAGCAGGATCTGAGTCCGGCACTAATGTCAACTGCCTTAGCTCCCCGGTCAACCCGAGAGGCCATGACGCCCAGTATCCAGTCGGAGTATAATCCCTGAACCTGAAGTCTATCTCCCATGCCCCGATAACATACTCGTATTTAACTACTGATACTGTCTCATTAGTCGGATAAGCCAGGCTCAGAAGGTTCAGCAGCATCGTCTTGATTCTTCCGCCTAGTTTGGAGGCAAGGCGTGCAATAGTGGAGTCCCCATCTATAATCTGGTGGTTAGGAGACTCCGCAAAAGAGCCGCGCCAATCTGCCTCTTCCGGCGTGTAAACAGCCCCGCCCTCGGAATCCAGAGCCAGTGTCCACATCTCATTCAAATCTAACATGGATTTTGGTATGGACATATGCCGGACAGCAAAGTTAGGCTGCGCCAGCGTCAGCCAAATTGTTCTAGTGGAGATAGGCTGCCCGTTAGTCGAAACTAATGGAATGGTAGTGACTGCTCCCGCTGTAGTCAGCCTTGGTGTAAACGTAAAGTAGTCACTAGATATTTGCAGATCATCTATTCTTACTTCGCCACCTTCGCTGGACACCTCTATTAGCAGATCAGCCGTGGAGCAGTTAGAGCTTGTAGTAAAGGTATGGGAATACTTAGTCCATCCCAACCGAGAACTTACCCAGTATGGAGAAGATTCCGTAAACGCCGGCTCCTCCCTCACCACGCTACCCCCACTACTGCTCAATGTAGAAAGTGAAATCTGTATTTGGTTACTTATCCCGCTTCCCCAGGCATAAAAACTTACAGTATACTGGGTGCTGGGAGTCAACTTGACTCCTCTGCTTACGGATCTGGTTATCATACTTTCACTATCTGGAAATGCGAAAGCCACGCAGGATGTGCCATTGTGGCTGCCCTGAGATACTATGGATACGGTAGCGTCACTGTCCCCATCCTCCGTCCATCCAGACAGCGTGCCGAAATTGCCATTAGTATATACTGTTCCCCCCGTCTCTTTAGAACCACGTGACGGGCTGGCCCAAGCGACTTCCAGTATATCCATTGGATAAGGGGTCAGCCCCTTTATAACCAGGTCCGACACCGTAACTACAGACTCGAACTCGAACTTAAGTCGCACAGCCGCTCCACCACGATAGTTGGAAGGGAGCCATGATACAACTTTTGGGCTGGAGAATATCGGAGCATCGGTATAAATTACCTCCCTCCAACATGTATCGGTAGATCCATCTATGGCTTCCGACACGCCGTGCCTGGTTTCCGCCGATAAGCCAAGCATCTTATCCACAGATACCTCACACATCTTATATTTACCGTTGGGCATAACCATAGATATATCAAGTCCCATCGGTCTTTTGAGTGCGAAGTCTTTAGTATCGATGGTGAGGCGCTGCAGATCCGGAGGAAGCAGCGAACTGCTGCCATCATCTGTATCAAACGTGTGATGTATTACATGTGTATAGTCAGCGGAACTACCATGTAGGCGAATGGATTTAGAGAGTACTTGCTCCATTCTGCCGAGCTCAGCCATCATCCTGTCTGCTTCACCATCGTTTATGGCGTTATTGGATCTAACCACCCCGGCCACCGTGTCCAGCCCGGTGTAGAGAGCCATTATATCAGTAATACCAGCCATGATGGCGGTGTTATAAGCGTCAGGTTTGGTTATGTCATCGGGAACAGACAGCACCTTCGCGCCAACTGACGCTACTTTAGAAAGTGCTTCCGTTGATAACCCGGTTTCCTTGGCTGCTGATATAAACGTCCTGAGCGCCAAGCGCTGTGTTTCAGGAAGTGCGGTATCTATAGCATTAATGTAATCTTGCAACTGGCTAGCCTCTCGCATGCTGAGATATGATTATAAGAGATAATATAAAGTTTCCAGCGTGTCCAACGGCGATATTATAAACATCATCCCAAGCAGTGCTCAATGTAATCTCTTCCGCTGGGCAGAAGGTTATACTTACACTTTGTGGATCAGTGCTACTAAGTGTGCATGAGAACTGATGTAACAGTGGATCGGTATACACAAGCGTGTTCCACATGCCTTTAACAAGGGCAATCTGCGATGTGTCCGTGTACTCCAGGTAGTAAGGGCGTACGCCTGTAAGATATGCCGTTACCGACTCAGATATCCCGAGATTCGCCCTGCCTATGAAATCCGCCGCCGCTTCTGATATACGAAATAGATATGGCACACTTATGACAGCCTCTTTTATTACCGAGGTAACTGCCACGACTCTTAGATCCAGGGAAGAGTCCATATTAACCGGGGCATTCAAAAGCTCGGCTTCTATATTATAGAGAGCATCATCGAGCTTATTCTTATACATAGAAGATATTATATCCCCCTCCAAATCTTGGGTGAGGGGATTATACTTGGCATTGCTCTTCTCAAAAAACTCATCGATAGCCAAAGGAAATTGACTTGTCTTGCCTACATTTTGTTCTTGCATATTGTTACCTACGCATCGCCTGGACAAAAGCGTTAACCACACATGGATACTCGCCTGGTAAGGCCGGAAGGACAGTGCCGTCTCTATTAGATAGAGCACACATGAAAGTTATTCTGTCAGTATCGGAGCTTACAGCCGTGATGTATTCCGCTTCTCCATCTCCAGTAGCGGGTCGCACCAGTGTAACTATCGGCATACCGGTGACACCCGTATTAGTTGTCCTAACACTGGTTCTCCAGTCAACCGGAAAAATGAAGGTATCCTCATCCACATCAAAACTCATATAGAATGGAATGCTGGCAGATGCCCCAGCGCTGGTTACTAATGCGCTCGAAGTAAGCATCACTGTATTCCATGAATATGTACGCTCATACATCTCAGATATCGGGTCGGCTTCATCAGGGTCTAACAGATTACTATTAAATCCTCTGAGAGGAGATACCAGTTTAGAGCCTCCAGCTTCTACTGGATCGAAAACATTGTTGTTAGTGAATTTGAACTGTGTGTGGTAGTCGAGGCTGGAGTCTAGGACCACTACCCTCGAATTGTCTGGGTCACAAATATATACATAACCGGAAGAATCTATATCTATTCCCCACAGCCTCAAAGCTCCGGTCACAGTATACAACTCCCACTCGTCCGTAGATGGATTGTAGGTTCTGAGCTTATGGGTCACGGCGTCCGTAATATAGATGAGGCCGGACACATCTATTGCTATACCGGTAAACCCAGTAAGAGCGCTGCCTGTCCAGTACATAGTTGTGTAGCTGCCGCCAGAGTCGTATACAAGCACACGGCCATTATATCCATCCAGCAGATATATACTATCGTCGCTGCCAATCGTTACGTCCTTTACCCATGTATACTGGCCAGTGCCGGCTCCGTGGCTACCAATAGCTGCGCCGGACCACGTACCTCCACTGTTAGTGTATTTGGTTACACGTGTACCCGACTCCTCGACAACTACTATCCAGCTCCCGTCACTGCTGATACGCAGTGCTGTTGGGGTTGATAGGGTAGCTCCGGTTATACAACCTGAATAGGCGCCCGTAGCTGTATGGTAAGTCACTAAGTGACGAGCCATATCCGCCACGTAGATGTCGCCGGACACTGAAACGGAGACCGACACTGGGTTCTGAAACTCGCCGATTCCATAACCCTTTTCGCCAAACCTAAGCGTACTGCTGCCACTGCCTGTTACTTTAGTGAGTTGGCACGTGTGGCTGTCTATTATGTATATACAGTCGTTAGCGTCTACCGCAACATCGAAAGGTTTGACCAACCAGTAGGGGTCTACATCTACATCCGTAATTTCCGTCTTAGTATCACCGCTGACCGTACCTATTACTTGCACTTCATGCCCGTCGCTATCCGCCGCATAAAGGCTCGTTTCTCCATAGGACGTCATGCTTGATACTCCATAGATTAGACGCGCACTTCCTTCCAAATCCACATAGGTTCCAGAGTAGACTAAGCTGTTACCGGATAACGTGTACTTGCAAATATGTGGAGTCGTACTGCTAGTCATCCATACTGCTCCACTGGCGTCTACATGAACGCCGAGGGGAGACGTTATACCAGTCGCTGTGATGGTGGTCGTGCTTGTGGCTAAATCGTATACTAGTGCCCTGTTACCCGATGGGTCCGCGATAATAAGTTTACCGCTGCCAACAGAACTGAAAGCCAGTCCACGTGACCCAGGGGCTGTTGTACTTGGCAGCTTTGAAGTCATTACCGCGCCGCTGGTGGGATTAAACGCTATGAGTCTGTAGTTGAACCAATCATAGGCCCATATAGCCGGCTGCCCGCCATAACTACCATACGCTATGGACCACGCATATGATATGGTCCCCGTCGCCGTCTGGTTTCCGCAATAAGTCAACAAATATGTACCGTACTTATCGTAAGATTGTATCCTATGGTTCAAGGAATCGGATATATGCACATTACCAGAGCCATCCACGGCAACCGATGTGGGATATTTCAGTCTGCCAGCCGCGGAACCGGGTCCACCAAACGTAGTCAGCATATTTCCACTGGCACCATACGCCGCACAGATAGACGCCCAGGCGTCTGCTACATAAACGATGCTATCCGTGGTGTTTATAGCAATGCCTACTGGAAATGATAATTCCTCTGTCGATGTGGTGCTGGATGTTAGGCGTCTCTCCAGCGCAACTATGCCATGAGCTACGTCATTCCAAAGATCAGCGTTTACACAGTTAGATCTGTAGTAGTCATTTGTAACCACCCTTGTGGAAAAGTCATCGACTCCGCCAACTAATGCCGCGCTATCGGTACCGTCTACTAACAACCCACTCATACTAATCTATTAGCTCCTTATGCCATATGGAAAAAACTATGTTATCGACAATTAGAGCGTAGTCCTCGCTCATCGGACCAAGTGGGTCATCCACCATGCACATCAAACCCAGCACACAATGTCTTGCTCCTATCGGAGGCTTTACTTCTATTACAGACTTATGTAGAGGTACCCGATGGATATATTTGAATTTGGTTATCCAGCTCCTCTTGTCCTTGTCTCCGAGATCATATTTAATTTCATCCTCCAGCCGGAAACGACTCACGCCAAGCTGCTCCCAAGAGTTGCTGAACCAATACATATGAACGTACCCGAAGAAGTTGTCCTGCCCGTGTTTAGTAAGCTCGTCTATGTGCGCGGCCCCTAAAGCCCACTCAAACTCAAGAACTCCCACATGGTAGGGAGAGCTTATCGTGAGGTTAGATCCTCCTATGGTTTTAAACTCTATAGCAGTGGAAGCACCTCTTCCATCTTGCATATAATCCCAAGAGTCTCCAATATATTTAGGCCCTGCGCCTTCTATCGGTGTTATTAAATCCGACCATCGATAGTCCGTCCAATCGAACGTATATGCGGAACTATTCTTATCAAGGCCGTGCTGTGGAGTTCTTCTAGTAGCCAGCATATAAGCCAGCTTTTCTTTGTTAGCACTTCCAGGAACATCGTAGACGGAGGGTTTTATGTCCCAGTCCGTACTTCCAGTGTAGAAATCTGAGTTACGTATAAGGTTTTTGGTGAGCCTTGTCTCATTTACAAACCCCGGAGAATCATCATCCGGTATGCCTGTCCCATCCCCTACTATACCAGAACCATCGTTACCTGTATCCTGTTCGCCTGGATCCAAATAGCCTCCGTCGGAGTAGGGGGAACGAGCATGATAACTGCTGGTAATCTCATCGGCCTCTGATACCGCTGTCCATGTAACCAGCGCAGATTGCTTCAACGCGGTGGATTTTACATATATCCGTGCCGTTGTATAAGTGGAATCGTAATCCACTATAGAAAACTTGGCCGGAGTCGCTGTATACAGATTACTGCCCGGCAGTATATCATCGGCGCTTTTGGGCACCTCTATAAAACCTGGATTAAGTAGGACCACATCTACATAAATGGCCCAGCGTGGATCACTCCATGCCCCCTTAACTACGTTTCCTTTGTCATCAGCTATGGCTACGTCTATCCTATGCGTATGGTTGGTGACACCTGCCGTAGGAAGTTGTTTCCATGCATGTCCACATAGCACCACGCGCTTCCCCTTCACAAATCCGGCGCCGTACCCAACGTCCTTGTCAGTAAACATTAAACCGCCGGAAGCCTTGGTTTGTGCTTGCATAACGGCGGAAGCCATTAGGTTCGCGTGCTCGGCTCTCACTACGGACTTAGAAACCACGTTATCAAACGAGTCTATCTGGTCTTTATTAAAGCTGGAAGTATTTTGCATTGTTAATCTACATACCTTATGATGGGAAGAACTCCGGCCGTTATGTGTTTTGATACGATGGCTTCAATTTCTCGCTCGGTAAACCCCCCACCTTCGCTTACTAGTAGGGATTTAGGCATATCGAATACTACGACCCCATTAAGCATGACCGGAGTACCATCCCAACCAGACACGTCCCAGCAGGCTTCGGCCTCGATGGCGGGCTCTCCTACCAGTTTTGCCTTTCTCTCTACAAAATCATCGCCTAACCCACCGCCGCGAGTGCGAGTATCCACCACTTTAACTGATGATATATTACCGGCACTGGCCGTGTATATCTTGGCAAGTACCAAAGCCGATGGATAATTCTTTAAGGTTCCTGTGCCTCCGGCAAGAAGTTGCGTTCCTACCGGACTACTGACGTCTCCCACTCCAGGGAAGTCAGTTGGCAAACGATCAGAGAACATGGACTCGTCATATAACGCGGCACCGTATACGTTTATATCCCATCCTCTTGCTAAAGAGTCATCTTCTTTTGGTACAGCTATAGCTGGGCCGGACTCCCACCGCAAAAGGTGGTTAACTCCATAGTCCACGGCCCTGAAAATGCGCACCTGCCCACTGGTATTCGCGTCTGACAGCCTGTAGGCCGCCGCAGGCAGTAGATAAATATACACCACACTGCTTAAAAGGCTGCTGCCGGAGGTACCTCTTCCATAGGTGTGCCCATAACTTGGGTTCAGGTCCAGATCCTGGTAGACACCGGCGTCCTCGTCATAATAACCACGGTAGGTATACTCAGTTATCCTATGAGTGAAAGTAGCCTGCACGGAAGAAGATAATGGCAGTGCGTTCTTTAGGCGAACAATCCCATTGGCCCAATCTACGGACTCTATTATTAGAGGATCTCTACTATTGGAGTGCGCGAAGTCCGATTGTGTCACGGTTTTTGTGCCGTTTATAGTAAGGGAGTATATTCTGTACACGTAGTCATGCGGTATCTTTATCTCTTTATTATTCAGTATAACGCACTCTACGTTTTCTTTATACCCCGCTTTAGCTGTGTAATTCACGGATGACGAAAACTGGTATACGGCATAATCGGCCATAGCGAATAGTACATCTTGTAGAGAGTATACCGCTACTAACTCATCACCTTCTTCCCAGCCAGCATCATCAGCCGCTAGTTTTAGCCAGCTACTGCTATCCTGGTCAAGCTCGATTACATCCAACACTACTCGCTGCTGCACTAAACCATCAGTTACCTGCAGGTACCATGCTCCAGTTTCGTCCTCCACTACCGACTTTACTTCTATAGGTACATGGATAGATACAATATCGCGCTCCCCCGACTTGATCCTGGTGCTATCATCGTAACTATCGAGAATGAATGTGGTAGCTGTGACCGCGCTTGATAGCGTAGTGTCATAAAGCAAGAATGAGTTCGCAGATATAGTAGCTGCCACATCAGACACAAATACGTTGTTCTCTGGTGTTAGTGGAGGAGGAGCTATCCACGCGAGGTTAACAGCTCCATCAGGAACTCTATGCCCAAACTTTAATTTTACGTCACTCACTTATAATTATCCTCTACCTACATGTATTATGTTAGAATAAATACGCCTTCCACTACCAGTAGAGGCAAAAGCTACTAGTCTATCATCATCAACCCAATAGTAGGTGGTCTTTGCCACTCCGTCCTTGTCTGTCGTAACACTATTATTAGCACATGTAAATTTACTTTTCAGACTACGTAGGCTAACTACCTGCCCCTTAATTGGGCAGAGACCGTCACAGGTCGTAGCAAAAACAGTCACAGGAGCTCTGCCATCTTTTACCGCGGAGCTATCTATGTGTAGGTAGACTTTTCTCGCCTCGGCGTAAGTCTCTCTGCTTGAATACTCTGTTAGCGAGTACTGGTGAATCGCTCCCGTAGCAGACACACTAGACGCCGACGCAGTCAGTGTAGTAGTTCCGCTTGCCGTCGGGGTCCAGGTATATACTACCTCACCCCTCCAATCTGTCAACCCAGTCCCCGGTATGGGCGCTCCAAGGCTGCCTTGCCCGGAAGCCCCTATCGCTATAGGTAAACCCTTTACCGGATTACTATCGGAGTCAAAAGCCCTCAGCCTGATCCTTACAGGTGGTCCCGTGCCCGCCGTCACGGAAACTACCTTAGGAGCCACGTCCATAGTTATGGAGTAGTTATCTGGAATCTGTCCAGTGTCTTCCTCTACATACAAAAAGCCGCTTGAAATACCGGAGTATATAGGATTGAACTGCAGCTCGGTATTTCCACCACTAGCATCACTGGCTCCTAACCACCACTCCTCGTTTGAATACTCATAATCCAAAGTGGCGCTGCCACCAATCGTGCCGAGTAAGTAGAGTATGCCATTATTCGTATTGACAACATAAGAGTCATCGACATAGTAAGTCATGGCGACTCTGTCGCCCGGGGCTGCTCCTATGCCAAGACCAGTCACATCGATTAGGTTACCTACACAATCCGCTGAGGCAGTTGCGCTGGTTACTACACCGTTCTCCATAGTATATACCATAACATCATATGGAGGAGTCAGCGATGGTGTTTCATACATAGTACGCACATTTCCGTAACTATCAACTACCCCAACCTCAGTTTGTTTCAAGAGGCTGTCCAATCCATCGCTAACACGGCTTGATGTGGTGGGCAGTATCATTGCGTACACCGTTGGTGTACCAGTCGCGGCAACGGTAACAGTGTATGCTACACTTGCTGTTCCTGGCTCGGTTTCTAGCGTATACTGAGTATCGTCTACTATGGCAAAGTAGTTATCCACCAGCGTATCGCTAACACCGACACACACCTTAGACATAGGGTAGGTAAATGAGTCTCTATAAAGCTCTAGTGGATATCTCGTTAGCTGCATCTGCCACTTATCCGTAGTCCCGGCCAGCAGTGTCCAACTAGAAAGTTCTTCGATGTAGGGAGAACAAAATACCCTAGTGAAGGGCACCCCACTCATGTATTTCACTATTATCGGCTCTGGGCAATCTGGGTGATCCACATTGGAAGATACAGATACTGTCCCAGGACCGACCGGGACATTAAATACCTTCCGCTCTTTGTCAGTAAATAGGTAACGTTCCACCTCACCTAAGTAGTACCACCCGGAATGGATCAGCGGATACCACTTACCGTCTACACTGGGTTTTATATTTACTAATAGATCATCCCCATCACCTATCCCGCTGTGTAGATCGGTAAGGCTTCTGCTTACAGGCACCATACCGGTAGTAGAACTTCCAGCCTCGAAGACGTCTTCCGCACCTGTGGGAGTTGTGGGATACCCGCTTCCTACTACGATGTAAACATTTTCAGAAAGGCATCCAGACTCCCCAGAAGCGTAAAGAGTAGTGGTGACCTCATTACCGACGCTGTCGGCCATGCTCCAGTTGCCGAGAACCAGGCTATTCGAGTACACATCCAGAGGGTCCGCCCCATCGCCATCTCTTACCACATAGCTAAAGATAAGTCT